TGCCCCGAATAACTATTACGAATAGTCAATTCCGTGTCACTCCCATATTTTGATACCACAAAGATAATACATTTTTGGATAAATCCAAATAAAATTATATTTATTATTAAAATAAATATCAATGCCTAATACAAACGACTCTCACGGGGAATCTAAAATAATATTTGAAGACGAAGATTGGTTAATTGTAGAACCTATGGACTACGATTCCTATTTATATTATGCTCCGGACAATACAAGATTAATGTGGAAAGATGTTAGGAATGGACAACTATTTTGTATTGTAGATAAGGAGAATAACGCCGGTCTTGGAGGAGGATTTAGAACTTATATAATTTTCAAAGACGAAGATAATAAAATCTCATATTATAATTGGAATAGTAAACCATTTTCAAAGAGTACTTTTCTTGAGGCAATACCTGAGGATATTAAACCACAAGTTGTAGAAGTTATTGGTGTTGGTAAAATGTATGATTTATTAACTAGAATTGTTAACGGAGAACCGGTTAGTTCTCGTTGGATGGAAAATGTTGATGAGTCAGTTTATGATTTTAAATACACCCCAAAGGCACCATTTAAAAGTAAAATAGTGTTGAAGTTTGATGACGACGAATATATTAAACTATTTGACCCAAGCGATGACGATATGTGGTACTACAACGTAATTACATCATACTATGATTCATATGAATGGGACGATGGTTACCAAGCTACCGAGGATTTTGGGGAGGGTTATTTTTTTAGTTACTTTAACGGTGATAACCTTAAAAAAATAAAAGAAATCCTTTCAATTATTGAACCTAGTTCAGTCCCGTTGGAAACGGATGAACAAAAATCAGATGCTGGTAAAAAATTACTTGATATGTTTGGAAATGAAATTGATAGCATCATCTCGGATTATACTAGCGAACAAAATCAATGTAAAACCAAAGGGTTTAACACAATGATAAAAAATGATTTTTGTAACGCATTTGACAATTACGGTATTTTTACAAAATATTGTCTTACAGAATATTTTACAAGTGTTGGTATGTTATTATCTCTATACGATACGATGGGTGATAAAACATTAACTATAAGTGAATTATTGTTTAGAATAGGTTCAGAGATGCAGATTGCTGGTTGGAGTGAATATATTTATGAAGTTGATTGTGAGGATTTTGACCAAGAATCATTTGATTCATATACATCAACTAACTTAGATAAAATTATTGAAAAACTTGAAGATGAATCTCAATATGAAGATATTCACGCATATGGTGACATATACAGAAGACTTGATGCTAAGTTTAAAGTAAATAACCGATATAAAACTAAATCCGGAAGAGAATTTTTCTATAGAGGAATTAACGTAAGAAATAACAGAATACTCATTGATGTGTTTAAAAAAGACAATGGAGGAATGGAAAGTAGAAGTTATACCGAAGAAGAATTTAATAACTTCTTAGTATCTCCGGAATTATTTGAAGGGTTCATTAGAATAAATTAAAATAATTCTTTGTTATTTAATTATTTTTTCTATCTTTGCTGAATGGAAAGAAATTATCAATTATTAAAAGACGTTTTGTCGGTTCCGACAGTAACATATCAAGAAGACCGTATGGTGGAATTTATAACCAATTGGTTAGAAGAAAATGGAATTCCCTTCAATGTGGATGAACATAACAACATTTATGCAATAAAACAAACAGATGAGTTTGTGGATTACTTCCCCTGTGTAATTGCTCACACTGATACAGTTCATAATATTGACACGATTAATATTCGTGAGGAAATGTTACAAAATAGTCAGTATGAAATCAAACCGGCTTTAAAAGCTTATAACGATTTGGGTAACCCAACCGGAATTGGTGGTGATGACAAATGTGGTGTTTATGCGTGTTTAGAACTATTAAAAGAATTACCAAATCTGAAAGCCGCGTTCTTTGTATCTGAAGAAACCGGATGTCACGGGTCCAAGAAAGCCGACCCAAACTTCTTTATGAATGTTGGTTATGGTATTCAGTTTGATGCTCCGGGAAATACAATGGTTACAGAAATTTGTATGGGAACAAGATTGTTTGATAGAGACAGTGAGTTTTTTGAAACTTGTAACGGTGTATTAAATGAGAGTTTCAATGGACGACAAGAATACTTCTCAAACCCTTATACCGATGTTTACGCATTAAAGAACTCTTTTGACTTCGCCTGTATCAATTTTGCGATAGGTTATTACGACTATCACACAAGAAATGAGTATGTGGTTATCGAGGATGTTTATAATGGAATTGAGACGGGTAAAAAGATGATTCAAGAATTGGGGAATAAAAAATACCAATATAAAGTAGAATCAAAATTTAAAATGTTTTAAGAGACTTCGGTCTCTTTTTTTTTTATATGATATTTATAAATAAAATATTTTATGAAAAAACTATATTTCTTAAATGAAGAAGAAAAAAATAGAATTTTAAATCTTCACGAAAGTGCCACAAAACGACAATATTTAAGTGAGCAAATTCCATTTGGACCTCAAATACCACCAAACCCATATAAGACAGCCCTTGATAATATGAAAGGTAATGCGAATTGGGAAGGAAAATATTCTTGTGTTCCTAGCCAAGGGGTTAAACCAACCAAATTAAAAGATGGGTCAACTATGTATATTATTAATGGTGTAAAATACTATAGTAATGGTAGAAAAAAAATGGCTGACGGTAAAATGTTAAATTATGCTTGTGAGACGGAATTTATTAAAGAAGGTGAACGACAAACAAATATTACAAAAGTTTATTGTAGTGTTAAAAATGGGATGATAACAACCGGAAGTCTTAAAAATTCACCATGGAACGACTATGTTAAATCTTTTAAAATAACTAGTCAAGAAATAGAAACGGCTAAAAAATCTTGTCCTAAAACTAATAAAACTAAACAAAGTTCTGGTAATAGACAACAAATTATTTCTCAAACAGAAAATAACACAAAGGCAATTCAGAAATTATTAAAGTTACCTGAAACGGGGATTATGGATACAACATTATTACAAAAAATTAATGAAGTGTTAAATGGTGGGGGACAACAAGCTCAACCAAGACCTCAAGTTGAACCAATCCAACAACTGACTCCGGCAGGTGTTAAAACACAACAATTAACAACTATGTCTCCGGAACAATTAACCGCAGGGTTGCAACAAATGCAACAAAAAGCTGCCGCTGCAACCGCAGGATTAAAACGATAATATATAAAGATGAAAAAAGTTATATTAGAAGAAATTGAAAATATGAAATACCTTTTGGGGTATAAAAGAGGTGTTGTTATTTCTGAACAAGAAGAAAAAAATGATTTGATTGATAAATACTCAACTAAATCAATATCAAATTCTATCGATTCAGGTGATTACTCAAATCTTGACCCAAGAGTTGCTGATGCAATTAAACAATCTCAGAATATGGTTGGTGGACAATCTATTTTACCTAACTCAACTTCAGGAACTACGTCAGGAACTACGTCAGGAACTACTTCAGGAACTACGTCAGGAGCAACAACTCCGGCACCATCAACCCCTGCAACACCAATAAAAATCGGTGTAAAATATCCATCAATAATGGAATTACAAAATTCATTAAATACTAAATTTCAATCAGGATTAACTCCGGATGGTATGTATGGACCTAAAACCTCATCAAGTATTTTAGCAGCATTAACAAAAACATCAACAACAACCACCGCAAATACGACACCGGTAAATACTGTTGTTGGTGGTGACGCATCATCTGAAGCGATTAAAAAAACCGCTGAGGCAAATGCTTCAATATCTAAAGGTGTTGTTGCTAATGCACCAAAACCGGCAGCAAATTCTAATTTTGCTGAAGTAGACGGTGGTGATTTTACATAAAATATAAACAATAAAAAATAAAAAAAATGAAAAATTTATTCAACAGTATTTCTCAAGAAGAAAAAAATAGAATACTTGAGATGCACTCAGGTAAAAAAAATGTAATATCTGAACAATCTGAACACGGAAAAGGGGCGATTATTCCTGAACCTAAAAAAAATAAAGTTGCAACACCACAGATGTTAGATAAAGTTTTAAAAAAACTTAATTATGATATTGAAACAGGGGGTTCTAAATTAAAATTTATGAAAAATATACCTGAAAAAAAATTAACTTTATTTGTTACTTTTACTCCGGAATATGCGATTGTTAATAAGAAAAAAGATAAAGAACCAACTCAAACAGGAACTGATGGTAAAATTCACGGAATGGGATTAGCGATTCCAGCTGAAAAGTTTCCTTTATTGTTGAAACCTAATACTCTAAAAGAATTTGAAAAATTTCTTATGAGTTGTGAAAAATAATAAAAAAAAGAGGACTATTTGTCCTCTTTTTTCTTTCTACTCTTTTTTACCTCTTCCGGTTTAACTACCACTTCTTTCTCTACGGAGATAAGGGTGTATGGAACACCCTCCACCATATTTCCTTTGATAATCTCTTCGGACACAAAATCCTCAATTTTATCTTGGATTGCTCTTTTGATTGGTCTAGCCCCGTAGGTCTCATCAAATCCAACTTCAGATATTAGTTCTAAAATAGTTTCATCAAATGTGATGTCATATTTCAACCCAACTAGTCTGTTGGATAATTTATCCAATTCCAATTTAACAATTTTCTTAACGTCTTCCTTAACCAAAGAATTAAAGATAACTACCTCATCAATTCTGTTTAAGAATTCCGGAGTAAAAAATTTCTTAAGTTCTTTTTTAAGTGTCTCACGTTTGTATTCTTCTTCCACATAAGAACTAGCACCTGTTTTGAAACCAACCCCTGAACCAAAATCTTGTAATTTTTTAGCTCCAACATTAGATGTCATAATGATGACACAATTTTTGAAGTTAATCTTTCTCCCCATACCATCGGTAAGGTGACCGTCGTCTAATACTTGAAGAAGTGTTGAGAAGATATCTTTGTTTGCTTTCTCAATCTCATCAAATAGAATTACAGAATAAGGTTTGTTTTTCACCTGTTCAGTTAATTGTCCCCCCTCATCGTATCCAACGTATCCCGGAGGTGCACCAATCAATCTTGAAATGGTGTGTTTCTCTTGGTATTCAGACATATCCACACGAATCATATTATCTTCACTACCAAACATTTGTTTCGCTAGTTGTTTTGCCAAGTATGTTTTACCCACACCTGTTGACCCTAAGAAGATGAATGAACCGATTGGTTTGTTCGGGTCCTTGATACCAATTCTATTTCTACGGATTGACTTTGCAATCTTTGAAACAGCTTCTGCTTGTCCAATTACTTTATCAGATAGATTCGCCTCCATCTCAGATAATAGTTTGGTTTCATCTGCATTTAATTTGGTTACCGGGATTTTAGTCATATTGGAAACAACCTCATAAACTAAATCAAGGGTGATAACTTTCTTGTGAGTAAGAAGTTCTTCCTCAAACTTTTTCTTTTCAGTCTCAAGTTTAGTTAAGATACGTTTTTCTTTATCACGTAGGTTTGCTGCCTCTTCATATCGTTGTTGTTTTACAACGTCCACCTTTTCTTGTTTGATGTCGGCAGCTTGTTGTTTCAACTTCTCGATTGATTCCGGCATTTTAATTTCCACTTGACTTCTCGCTCCAACCTCATCGATGATGTCAAACCCTTTGTCCGGGAATTCTCTATCGGTGATGTATCTGTCGGCTAAGTCAACACATACTGACAATACTTCATCCGTATAAGTTACCTTATGGAAGTTCTCGTATTTGTCTTTTACGTTTTTAAGGATTTCTAAAGTTTCAGCTTTGGTTGCTGAATCCACAACAACTTTTTGGAAACGTCTTTCTAACGCTCCGTCCTTCTCAAAGTTTTTTCTATACTCATCCAAGGTTGTTGCTCCAACACATTGAATCTCCCCACGGGCAAGTGCCGGTTTAAAGATGTTTGATGCGTCCATTGAACCTGATGAATTTCCTGCACCAACTATGGTGTGGATTTCGTCAATGAATACGATGATGTTTGGTGCGTTTTGAAGTTCTTCGATGATTACTTTCATTCTTTCTTCAAATTGTCCACGGTATTTGGTTCCGGCAACAATTGATGTCATATCTAAGGATACGATACGTTTGTCCATTAAGTTTCTTGGACATTCCCCATTATAAATCATAATGGCAAGACCTTCAACGATTGCGGTTTTACCACAACCAGGTTCACCAATGATTATTGGGTTATTTTTCTTTCTACGTGAAAGGATTTGAGCAATTCGAGTAATTTCTCTTTCTCTACCAATAACCGGGTCAAGTTTACCCTCTTCGGCAAGTTTTATCAAATCTCTACTAAAATTGTCTAATACGGGTGTTGATGAGTCAGTCTTAACTGCTTTATTACCACCATTACTTCCACCATCCATAGATTCTGTCATAATTTATTTGTTTTAATTAAGTATAAGGATTATTTTCACTTTTTCAAATGATTCTACAAAAGTAATACAAATAATTGGATGGACAAAACAAATTTTAATTATATTTATCAATATGGAAAAAAGACCCGCTTGGAAAAAATATATGGACTTGGTTCATCCGGAATCTGAATTAACTGATGTCTACAGAAAAATTCGTCACGCCTTCCAAAGAGAGGGTTGGACTCAAGAACAATTGGAGAAACCCCCGTATTATCCTCAGGATATTATGAATTACTATCAAAAAATATCTAATTTAGTGACTGACTTAAAAACTGAGATGAAAACTTATTTTGGTGATATTGACTCTGACGAATTTACTGATTACATTCATAGTAAATTAAAACATATAGATTTAGAAACACCTTTAAGAGATGGCAATATTAAAAGAAACAATTCAAGGGACGAAGATAATTAATGAAATCCAATCGTCAAATGTTAAAAAAACAGAATACGATACTGAAACTAAAGTAATGTTAGTTGAGTTTAATAATGGACAAAAATACGAGTATGATGAGGTTCCTCACCAAGTATATACTCAATTCAGAATGGCGGAATCTCAAGGGAAATTCTTCTCAACAAAAATAGTTAAAACATACAAACACAAAAAACTTTAACAATTATAGATATTTAAGTATTTATAGTTAATGAGTAATCTAAAAAGTATATTATCTAGCTTTCATTTACAGGATGAACTAAATCCTAAGATTTGGGAATTACCTAATGAACGTGATATGTCCGACCCAAAAGGTCAGGTTGAAGTGATGGTTCCTAAGGTTAGAGAACGTCTATTAGAAATCGCCTATGAGTTCATAGAATTCTTAGGGGTTGATGTTATTATATCCGATGTTGTAATGACGGGTTCATTAGCCAATTACAATTGGTCCAAATATTCTGATGTTGATTTACACTTAATTGCCGACTTTGAACAATTCTCAGAAAAAGAACTCCCATTATATGAGGAACTCTTCAAATTAAAAAAAACTTTATTTAACGACAAACACAACATCAAAATCTATGGTTATGATGTAGAACTTTATGTCCAAGACGAAGTTGAATCTCATTTTAGTAGTGGGGAATATTCAGTTTTATTTAATGAATGGAAAACCAAACCGTCAAAAGAAAATGTTGAGATTGACACTAACTTAATTAAAACCAAATCTGAACATTGGATGAAAACAATTGATGAGGTTATTGATGACGTAAAAGAAGAACCATTACAGTCCGGAGTTGAGAGTATCAATAAGGTTAAGGATAAATTAAAAAAATATAGAACTGCCGGATTAGAAGATGGTGGTGAAATGTCTGATGAAAATTTAGTATTCAAAGTTTTGAGAAGAAATGGGTACATTCAAAAACTTTTTGATTTTCAAAATGAATACCAAGACAATAAACTTTCTTTGAAAGAAAAATCAATTAATTAGTAGAAATAACGACAGAATTATAACATTTTTAATTCTGAACATATTTATATATAAAATAATTCCAAACAAAAACACATAAAATGGGAAACAATTTAAAACCGGTTGGTAGCGAAAAACTACAAGGAATGGAAAAAGTTCAACGTATCATGGAAATCGCTAGATATAAGGAGAATATTCCAAACCCTATTAATGAAGATAAATCTACAGAATATACTAAAGTTTTAGCGAACGGTAGAACTTATAAAATTGATAAGGAAAGAAATGGTTACGTACTTAAAAGTAGTATAAATGAATCAGCTAATGAGTTCGATTATATGGAGCCTATGAAAAATAGAAAATATTATTCTTCATATTCTCAAGCGTTGAAACGTCTTAACCTAGTTGCTAAAGAAGTTAACGTTAACGAAGGTAGTGAGAAAAACGTTAATTTATTTTATGAAAGTGAAAACGATGCAACCAAATACATTTTAAAAATGAAAGGTGGGGAAACTGACGAACAAGTTGCTCCGGCACCCGCTCCATCTGCGGCTCCTGCTCCGGCACCCGCTCCTGCTCCGGCACCCGCTCCGGCACCTGAAGAGATGTCAGAACCGGCACCTGAAGATATGGATTTAGGTGATGATATGGAAGATGACGACAACAATGAAGAAGTTACTTTAAAATCTATTCAAAAATTGACAGGTAAATTAGCTCAAAAATTAAGAGCGTTCCAAGAAACAGAAGAAGGTCAAGATATGACATCTAAAGATTCAAAATATGTTATTAACTCAATTTTGTCCGCAATAGATTTAGAATCTATTGATGATGAAGACAAAGAAGAAATTGTTAATAAAATTGAAGGTACTGAAGATGAAGGTATGGGAGATTTTAACCCTGATGATATGGGTGATAATGAAGCTGATTTTGGTGACGAAATGGGAGATGAAGAACCGGTTGCCCCTGAAGGAGAAATGGGTGAAGGTTTTGATGATTTTGAAATGAAATCAAGATTCAGAGATTTTGATGATGACGAATTTAGTGAAATTAATTTAGAAAAAGATTTTGATTTTAAACCAAGACACCCAAAACATAGAAGTTTAAATCATCCTGATATTGACTCTAAACACTCAGGTCACATTGAAGATATGATTGAAGGAATTTTTACTGAATCTAAAGTTGATAAAATTATAGAAGGTTATTTTAAATTGAACGATAAAGAACAACAATTATTAGAATCTAAAAAAAGACAATCTAAATTAGTAACTGAAAATAAAAAAGCTAAAATTAATAAAATAAAACAATTGTCTGAAAGTATCTCTCAAGAAGTTGGTGCTAGAAAATTAATGGAAAAATATCCAAACGCTAAGTTGGTTGGTAAAACAAACAGACAAAATTTAGTATTTGAAATGAATGACAAACAATTAAGAGTTAATACAAAAGGTCAGGTTATATAATGAGTTATTTAATATATGTTAATGAATTAGGTCCTAATTATAAAGGTGATAACATATATGAATTTATTTTCTCGGATAGTTCAGAAGACGTTTGGGGTGAATCTTGGGAATCAAAACCGTCTAACGGTTACCCACTCCCACCGGACATAGAACACATAAAAACAGTAGGAGTTTTGAAGAATGACCAAATCACAATGTCAGTAATTCAAAACTCTGACTATTTTTCGATGATAGATTCAATGGATGATATAATCGCATTATGTTGGGAAAACGAAAGTGAAGACGTTGATTTCACACGTCAAAGAAGATTGGTGTTTAAGTTTGGAGAAACAGAACAATCAGTCAAAGATAAATTATACGAAAGAGATATCGTATTAGAGTTTGAAAAAAAAATCGAATATGAACACTAATCAAAAAAAATTAAAACTAGTGAAGGAGGGAATTAAAGCGTCTACTCTAAATAAAATGACTGATAGTCAGGTTGATGTGTTGTTCAGTAAATTACAAGAACAAGTTAGTACGGTAACTGAACCTGCTAAAACAGGATATAAAGTTGGTGATAAAGGTGGTAATTTACCTGCAACACCTAAAGGGTATAATGTAAAGAAAAATCCTGATGGGACTATTCTTGCAACCCCTAACGAACAAGACAATACTTTAAATGTTGTCCAAGACCCTGACGCGACTGAGGACGGTATGGGTATGTTTGAAGAAAAAGAAATTGATGAAAAATTTGAATCAAAAAAACAACAAAAATATTTCTTCGCTAAATGTGGTGATGGAAAAACAAAAGAACAAAAAAAATGGTGTAAAATGGCTGATGAGTTTGCTGAAAAGACTAACTTTGCCAAACTTCCTGAAAAGAAAAAAGAAACCAAAGAAGGTTATGATGATATGGTTGGTGGGGCTTTAAATAAAATTGCTCAATCCAAATTAAGTCAGGTAAAACCAAGTGTTACTATGGGAGAAAGTAAAATTGAAAAAGAAATTATGAGACTTGTAGAAAAACACATTACACCAAAAATGTCTAAAAAAGATTTTAATAATCTTTTAGAAGGAGACACAAAGACAGCTCCGGCGAAACCAAAGGTTAGTCCTGGTACAAAACCAAAACATCCATTCCAACCGGACCCTGATAAAAAAGGAGCTCCTAAAGCAAAAAAAAGAGTGATGGATGAGGATACAAAAACTGCACCGGCAAAACCAAAAGTTAATCCGGGAACAAAACCAAAACATCCTTTTGCTCCGGACCCAAGTAAACAAGGTGCTCCAAAAGCAATTAAAAGAGAATTACCAAGTTTTTTAAAATTCAATCAGTTAGGACTTAAAACAAAATAATTATGAGCGTAAATTTAAAAATGGAAAAAATATTGAAAGCCAAAAGTGACTTAGATAAAAAATTAGTTAATGAAGGGTTAACCAATAATCAAACAACTATGTTGAACGAAATTAATCGTCGTTTAAATGAGGCTCCTGTTAGTTATGATGGTCCTGAAAGAATGGAACCGGGTATTGAAAGACAAATTAATCAAAGAGAAACCCCATATAAAGAACATCCAGCATTACCACAAGATGGTGATAGAGATTTCATTGAAATGATTACCTCTCAACGATTTAAAGACTCTGTAGACAAAGTAAGAAGATTTTTAGGTGATACTACACCAATTCAGGGAAATAATCCAATGATGGGACTAATGAGTTCTGTAATGGGTAGTTTACAACAAATTAAAAGAGTTGAAGTTCAAAACAAAGAATATCTTGAAAACTTGGCAGTTGATTTAGTTAAAAAAGAATTAGGTATTCCTGAAGGTCAATTACAGTTTGAGGTTGAATTAGTTAATGGACCAATGGGAGCGTCTGAAGGAATGCAAACACAACCGGAACAACCGGACGAAGAAGATGTCGAAGAAGCATTCAAAGAAAGCGAAGAACACCAAGAAGAAATAGAAGACTTTATGGATTCTATGGAAAAATTCAATTTAGAGAAAGCAAAAAGAAGAATGATTAATTCATTAGTTCAAGGAGCGGCATTTAAAGGTGGACATATGTATACATTAGTTAGTGACGAGATAAATAGATTAAGTCCAAACTTACTAAACCTATATGGTGTTACACAATCATTGATGGAACACTTATATTGGTTATATCCGGATATGGAAAATATGGCCGGTGGTGGAGGTGGTCAAATGGGACAATCAGAATCTGACCCTGAAACTGACCCACCAACAATTAAAGCGAAAGCATTTACATTCCCTTTATTAGTTCACGAAATAGTTAAAGGTATTTATTCATTATATGGTGACCAAGGATTACCAAACGACCCTGTTCAAAGAAGTATGGTTGTCGGTGCTGAGGATACATTACCAGCAGAAATATGGGATTCAAGATTAGGTCCAATATTTTGGGAAAAATTCAGAGATTCTTGGCCTGATAAATTATATGAAGACGACCAAAGACACCTTCAACAATACTTATTTATGAAATTGTCTCAATTAGAGGCGAAAGATTTTATTGTATTAGCGAAAGCCATTATGGCTGATAAACCTGAAGCAAAAGAGGTAATAAATAGAATGGTTGCAGAAATCGTTGAAATCCTTAAAAACCACGAGTATGAATCAAAAATGTCTGATGACGAAGATGATGAAGACGATAGTGAAAATTATGGTGATTACGGATTTGATGACTTAGATGACTTAGATGATATTGATTTATCTTCGTTAGGATTCTAAAAATTACCGACAACAGTATGTATGTCGAATTTAACAAAAGAACAAGTATTAATAGAATACGTAAAATGTAGTAGAGATATTGAATACGCACTTAAGACGTATTTAGAAACTTATGATAACACCGTTAAAAAATATGTTCCATTGGAACTTTTTCCGGACCAGTTAACATTACTGAATGACTACGAAGAATACAATGAGAATATAGCATTAAAATACAGACAGGCCGGGGTATCAACAGTTACCGCGGCTTGGATGTCTAAAAAACTTGTATTCGCAAGAAAAGAAACTCCCGAAAAAATATTAATTATCGCCAATAAGTTGGATACTTCATTGGAGATGGCGAACAAGATAAAAGCGTTCGTTGGTCAATGGCCGTCTTGGACAGGTGTAGATTTTGATAAAGCAAAAAATTCCCAAAAACATTATAAGTTAACAAACGGATGTGAGGTTAAAGCCGTTGCAACATCTAAGGATGCCTTGCGTGGATTTACACCAACCATACTTGTATTTGATGAGGCGGCGTTTATTGAGGCAGATAGTGATTTCTGGTCTGCCTGTATGGCGTCCCTATCTACGGGGGGTAAAGTAATTGTGGTTTCAACACCTAACGGTTATGACGCAATTTACTATGAAATATACGACCAAGCGTTACGTAATATGAATGACTTCAAAATTACGGAAATGTTTTGGTATCGAGACCCAAGATACACCAAAGATTTATTTTTTGTTAAAACAGATAACATTATTCATTATTTGTTAAACAAAGAGGAATATGACCCTAATGGATTTATTGATTGGGGTAGTAAATCATATGACGCTCGAAACTTTGATGATGTTAAATTATTAATGAATGACGGATACAAACCTTGTTCATCTTGGTTTGAGGCGATGGTTAAGAAATTAAAATACGATAAACGTAAGGTTTCTCAGGAGTTAGAATGTAACTTTTTAGGTTCCGGAGATAACGTATTTGATTCTCTTATGATGCAAGATATTCGTGAAAATCAAATCCAAGAACCTATTAACAAATTGATGGGGAATGCTCTTTGGATTTGGAAGGAACCGGTTGTTGGACATAAATACATTATGGGTGTCGACGTTTCCCGTGGGGATTCTGAAGATTTTAGTTCATTTCAAATTGTTGATTTTGATGAAAGAGAACAAGTTGCTGAATATGTTGGTAAATTACCACCCGATACTATGGCTGAAATTTGTCATAAATGGGCTGTTATATATTCTTGTTTTGTCGTTATCGATATTACAGGTGGTATGGGTGTTGCAACTTCAAGAAAACTCCAAGAAATGAATTATCGTGATTTATATGTTGATGGTGTTGATGTCTCTAACAAATGGAAATACGACCCAGCCGCGGCAGATAAAATTCCGGGATTAAATTTTAATAATAAAAGGGTTCAAATTATTGCCTCATTTGAAGAGGCGATGAGACATAAATTTAGGATTTATAGTTCTCGTTTAAATAATGAGATGAACACCTTTGTATATATCAATGGTAGACCTGACCACCAAAAAGGACATCACGATGATTTAATTATGTCAATCGCGATGGCGACGTATGTTGCGGAGTCTTCTTTTGGAAAATTAACTAAAGTTACGGAACAAACTAAAGCGATGTTAGATTCTTGGTCCGTTAACAATAATGAATCAATTAAAGAAAACATCAATTTTAACCCTGTAATCCCACATTATCAAGATAGAATAAATCAATTTAACAGCCAACAAGTTAGTCGAGACGATTATCAAAAATATGGTTGGTTATTTGGCGGAATGTAATATTTATTTAAAAAGAATAAATGGGATTTGATAGTAGAAAAAAATCGGGTAATATAATCGGGGGGTCAAGACTTAATGTTATTGGTCAGGGGATTTATAATGTGAAAATTATCCCACCTGGATTTACTAAGCGTTTACCTGCGTATGCCGATGCTGGTGGAAACCCACCAAGTCAAACACCAAGTAACACTCCAACTCAAACTCCAACACTATCAATAACCCCATCAAATACGCCAACACCTACATATACTCCAACACCAACTCAAACTGCAACACCATTATATTGTGATTTTAGTTATTATGTTAACGCAATCACTCCAACTCCAACATCAACATCATTAGCGTGTGATTTCACATATGAAGTCGAATTATTTACAAATACCCCAACACCAACCCCAACACCAACTCCAACACAAACAATAACACAAACACCAACACAAACTGAGACGCCAACACAAACACCAACACAAACTGAGACGCCAACACAAACTCCAACACCAACACAAACTGAGACGCCAACACAAACCCCAACACAAACCCCAACATCCTCTCCATTACCACCAACAGTTGAGTATTTCCAAGATTGTTGTGATAGTCTTACCGTATATAAAGTTGGTGGTGTATCAACCCCTATTATTGTTGGTAACACTTATTACATCAACACTGATGGATTTAGTGGTTGTGGGACTGCGGTAAGTGGTCCACCATATAATAGTCAATCTTTAATTATTAGTGTTACATCATACTCAAATTGTGTTCTGTGTGAGGTAGACAATCCTTGCCCAACACCAACACCAACACCAACAATGACAGTAACACCAACAAATACTCAAACCCCAACGGTTACACAAACACCGACGGTTACTCAAACACCAACTAATACACCAACAAATACTCAAACCCCAACTAATACACTTACACCTACACCTACTCCAACAGTTTGTATTCCACAAATGATATATAGTGGTGAAAAATTTATTAATATACCACTTCATACTAGTGCGTCTTTCAAACCGGATGGTACGATATTATATATTGCAATTCATAATGGTTCACCAACTGATAGTGTATGTGCTTATTCATTATCAACACCGTGGGATGTTTCAACAATTACATTACCACTAATAGGATGTTCAATTGCTGTTCCGGTAATTTCCGGATTAACCCCTACTAGTGTAATTGGTCATCATTTTTCACCGGACGGTAGTAAATTATTTGTAGTTGAGACAGCATCAAAAAGTGTCCTTAGATATATATTATCAACATCGTGGGATGTTACAACATCTAGTTATTCACCCGGTGACTTATTTACTATAGTTGGTTTAACTCCGTCACATATTGATTTTACCCCTGACGGTTTATTTATGTTTGTTACTGTTACGGGTAGCCTTCTTAAAAAATATAGTTTAACCACACCTTGGGTTATAAATACGGGGGTTGTGGAAATTCAATCAATTTCCAACTCAATTGTTTCCGATTTTACTTTTCAAAATAGTGGAACTTATTTGTTTTCAATAGTATCAGGTCCAAGTATAAGAAGACAAACACTATCTACACCGTATGATTTAACTTCAATTGTTCCTGTTTTAACTCAGACAGAAAATGTAAGTAGTTTTATTTCAGGAGGTAATCTTTATTCTCTTAATTTTAAAGATGGTTATAAAGGGTTTATTGGTGGTTATTACTCAACCGGTTTGAACGGAATTACAGCTTTTAATCTTACCTGTGAATACGATATTAGCGGGACTTTAATATTACCAACACCTACTCCAACACCAACTCAGACGGTTACACCAACCAATACAGTTACTCCAACACCAACATTACCACCATCGTTTGTTTCAGTATGGAGAACAACAACACCATCTGAAAGTATTACATTACCATATTCACCATCAGGAACATATAGTGGAACAATAGATTGGGGCGACGGTAGTATATCCGCTAACACATATGCAAATAGAACACACACATACTCATTATCAGGTAATTCTACTGTTACAATTTATGGAACAACTAATGGTTGGGCGTTTGGTAATACTGGTGACATATTAAAAATTAGAGAAGTTTTAAAATGGGGACCATTAAAAATTAGTAATGGTGCTCAAGTTTTTAGAGGATGTAGTAATTTAGTATTAACCGGTGTTACGGACACTATTGATTTAACAAGTGTTAATAATTTAATTTATATGTTTGGAGGTTGTTCATCTCTTACAACCATCAACAACGTTAATAGTTGGAATGTTTCAGGAATTACCGTTATGAGTAATATGTTTCAATCATCAACTTTTGACGATGATATAAGTTCTTGGAGTGTTTCAAATGTTACAGATATGAATCGTATGTTCCAATTTGGAGCATTTAACCATAATATAAATTCGTGGAATGTTTCAGGGGTTACAAGTATGGAAAATATGTTTAGACAATCTTCTTTTAATCAACCATTATCAGGTTGGAATGTTTCAAAGGTTACATCTACTATGGCAGGTATGTTTGATGGAACCTTATTTAACCAAGATATAAGTATGTGGAATGTTTCAGGGGTTACAAGTATGAGTGGTATGTTTAGATACACCCCATTTAATTATTCTCTTAATAATTGGAATGTTTCAAAGGTAACAAATATGTCTAATATGTTTTATGGTGCGTCATTTAATTTACCATTATCAGGCTGGAATGTTTCAAAGGTTACAAATATGAATTCTATGTTCGCATCAACTTCACAATTTAACCAAAACATTAATTCGTGGAATGTTTCAGGTGTTACAGATATGGGTTCTATGTTTTATCAAAACGCATATTTTAACCAACCATTATCCGGATGGAGTGTGTCAAACGTTAGAAATATGTCTTTTATGTTTTACAATTCACCATTTAATTATCCTATTGGTAATTGGGATGTTTTAAATGTTACAGGAATGACATCTATGTTCCAAAGTTCATCATTTAACCAAGACATCGGAAATTGGAATATATCGGGAGTAACCAATTTCACTGATTTTATGTTTGCAAAAACACCGATTACATTCTCAACAATAAATTTAGATTCTATTTATAATGGATGGCAAACCAAAACACCGCAAACCGGATTAACAATTAATTTTGGTTCTGCAAAATACACATTAGCGAGTCAACCGGGTAAAGATATACTAACAGGTTCAACTATGAGCGGTGGATATGGTTGGACAATAACAGATGGGGGGATATAATATATGGGAACAATTTTAAAAATATTATCAATAAATTACGACGGACAATTCGCCGACATTACCTTTTACCCTTGTTCGGGTGGGAGTATTAATATCGGTGAAGTTAACTTACCATATAATTATTATTCGGAAAATTACTACGGAACATATAACATTTATTTACTTGATTCGGGTAAAACTTGTTTGTTAAATGTTCCTTGTTTAACACCTACGCCTACTCCAACAACAACAATGACATTAACTCCAACAAATACTCCAACACCAACAAACACACCCGCACCAAATTGTGATTTATTAGGTTTAGATATTACAACCCCAACCCCAACTCCAACACCTACAATGACACCAACACCAAGTTCTACACCATTATTACCATTTATATCTGTGTGGAGAACAACATCTCCGTCTGAGAGTATAACATTACCTTATTACGGTTTAGATTATTCAGGAACCATTGATTGGGGTGATGGAAATTTTTCGGCGAATACATTTGCAAATAGGACACATATTTATACAACTCCTGATGACTATGTAATAACTATTACAGGTAAAGTTAATGTGTGGTCGTTTTATTATACACCAACAAGTAAACTTAAAATAAGAGAAATAACACAGTGGGGATGTCTTAACATAACTCAACTATCATATAATTTTTATGAGTGTTCTAATTTAATATTAACAGGTGTTACTGACACTCTAAATTTATCTCAAGTGACAAATTTAACATATATATTTCGTGGATGTTCGTCTATTACAACCATAAATAATATTAATAATTGGGATGTTTCTAACATTACAGGTATGTCAGGAATGTTTGGTCAAAGTAATTTTAACGATAACATTAATAATTGGGATGTTTCGGGAGTTGAGGATATGAGTTATATGTTCCAAGGAGCAACATCTTTCAACGAACCATTATCTGGTTGGACTGTTTCAGGTGTTACAAATATGTCGAATATGTTCCAAGGAACAACATCTTTCAACCAACCATTATCAGGTTGGAACGTTTCAAATGTTGCGTCTATGACATATATGTTCCAAAATTCACAATTTAATCAAGATATTAATAATTGGGATGTTTCAAGTGTTATTTATATGAATTATATGTTTAACGGCACACCGTTTAATCAACCGTTGTCAGGTTGGAATGTTTCAAATGTTACAAGTACGTATTATATGTTTGCTAGCACCCCATTCAATCAACCAATCGGAAATTGGGATGTCTCAAAAGTGGTTAATATGGAGGGTATGTTCCAAAACGCAACATCCTTCAACCAACCAATTAATAATTGGAATGTTTCAGGAGTTACCAATATGACATCAATACTCCAAAGCACTGATTTCAACCTACCATTATCCGGATGGAATGTTTCAAATGTCTATAATATGACTTTTATGTTTGCCAATTCACCATTCAATCAACCAATTGGGAATTGGAATGTTTCGGGTGTTACAAATATGGTAGGTATGTTCCAAGGAGCAACATCGTTCAATCAACCATTATCCGGATGGAATGTAAGTAACGTTAATAGTATGAGGCAAATGTTTAATACTGCTACCGACTTTAACCAACCTATTGGGTCTTGGAATGTTTCGGGGGTTACAGATTTGGGTTATATGTTTTATGCGTCATCATTTGACTATCCATTATCTGGGTGGAATGTTTCAAAAGTTACAGATATGACTTATATGTTTGCCAATTCCCCATTCAATCAACCAATCGGAAATTGGGATGTCTCAAAAGTTAAAAATATGTCAGGTATGTTTGTCAATACATCATTTGATTATCCGATTGGGAATTGGACTGTTTCAGGGGTAACAAATATGAGTAATATGTTTCAAAACGACCAATATTTTAATCAACCATTATCTGGATGGAACGTCTCAAATGTTGTTGATATGACATCTATGTTCCGAAATTCACAATTTAATCAAGATATTAATAATTGGGATGTTTCAAGTGTTATTTATATGAATTATATGTTCGCATCTTCCCTATTTAATCAACCATTATCCGGATGGAATGTTTCAAATGTTGGTGATATGAACAATATGTTTTATAATTCGGAGTTCAATTACCCTATTGGAAATTGGGATGTATCTAATGTTGTTAATATGAACAATATGTTTAATATTAATACATATTTTAACCAAGATATTGGAAATTGGAGTATATCAAATGTAACTAATTTTACTGACTTTATGTTAGGTAAAACACCATTAACATTCTCAACAACAAATTTAGATTCAATCTATAGTGGATGGTCAACTAAAAATCCGTATACAGGAAGAACAATAAATTTTGGAAGTGCTAACTACACAATATCCGGAGGACAACCAGGTAAAAATACATTAACGGGTTCAACTATGAGTGGAGGATATGGTTGGACAATAACTGATGGAGGAGGAATTTAATATTATGAAAACTTTTGAAATATTTACAACAAATTACGACGGGTATATCGGAGATATAAGTTATTCCGCATATACCGGAGGAACTATTAGTTTAGGTTCACAGTTATTACCATACGATTATAATACAGATTATTATTATGGAACATATACCGTATACATACCTTTTTATAATAAAACCTGTATTTTAGATTATCCGCCACCTTCTTGGGATTTAATCGGTGATACGTTAATATTGTTCATTTCAAGTTGGAAAACCGACAATGAAGGTTTTACTAACACTAATCAAATTGGTATTGTGTTAGACCCATCAGGAACTTTTAATTTTGTAATTGATTGGGGTGATGGAAATACAGACACAATAACATCATATAGTCAACCTGAGCTTATACATACTTACAATGTTATAGGAACATATACTATACGTATGTTTGGAGTAATTGACGGGTTTAATATAGGAAATTATGCTGGTGATTATGGTAAAATTTTAAGTGTTCAACAGTGGGGTGATGTAAAATTAATTGATGGTGGATATCAATTTTATTATTGTTTTAATTTAGATTTATCTACCGTAATCGATACTTTAGACACTTCAAATCTGACTAATATCGACGCTATGTTTGCAGAATGTTATAGTTTAACATCTGTAAATAATATACAATCGTGGGACATTTCTAATATAACAAGTTTATCTTATTTATTCTCCGGATGTATATTATTTAATCAAAACTTAAATAATTGGGATATTTCGGGAATTACAAATATAAGTGGAATGTTTTATTTGACAAGTTATAATCAACCATTATCCGGGTGGAATGTTTCAAATGTTCAATACACAAATTATATGTTTAGTAATTCTCAATTTAATCAACCATTATCCGGATGGGATGTTTCAAATGTTGTTGATATGAGTAATATGTTTGAGTCTTGTCCATTTAACCAACCAATCAATAATTGGAATGTTTCAGGTGTTACAAATATGGGTTATATGTTTAATGGGTCATCATTTAATCAACCATTATCCGGATGGGATGTTTCAAATGTTACAGATATGAGTTATATGTTCTATAACAACTCAATATTTAATCAACCTATTGAAAATTGGAATGTTTCAAATGTTACAAATATGAGTGGTATGTTCTATTACAACTCAGCATTTAACCATCCAATTGGGAATTGGAATGTTTCGGGTGTTACCAATATGAGTTATATGTTCTATTACAACTCAACATTTAACCATCCAATTGGGGATTGGAATGTTTCGGGTGTTACCAATATGTCGGGTATGTTCTCTAATAATCAAATATTTAATCAACCATTATCCGGGTGGAACGTCTCAAATGTTACCAATATGTCGAATATGTTCTATTCCAACTCAACATTTAATCAACCATTATCAAGTTGGACTGTTAGTAATGTAACAAATATGTCAGGTATGTTTTATAATAATAGAATATTTAACCAACAAATTGATAATTGGGATGTATCTAAAGTTACAAATATGAGTTATATGTTTTTTAACAGTTTATTTGACCAACCATTATCCGGATGGAATGTTTCTAAAGTTACTCTTATGTTTTCCATGTTTAATAATTCTCAATTTAATCAAAATATAAATAATTGGAATGTTTCTGGAGTTACAAATATGAGTGATATGTTCTCTAATAATCAAATATTTAATCAACCATTATCCGGGTGGAATGTTTCAAAGGTTACAAGTATGAGTAATATGTTTGCCACTTCATCATTCAATCAACCAATTAATAATTGGAATGTGTCGGGTGTCACAGATATGGGTGCGATGTTCTATCAATCTCAATTTAATCAACCATTATCCGGGTGGAATGTTTCAAATGTTATTAGTTTGTTTAATATGTTTAGGGGTTCAAAATTTAATCAACCTATTGGAAATTGGGATATTTCTAAAGTATCTAATGTTGTGTATATGTTTTATGAAAACCAATATTTTAAACAAAATTTAGGGAATTGGAACATATCAGGTGTTACAAATTTTTATTATTTTATGGGAACTAAAAACCCTATTACTTTTTTCACATACAATTTAGATAGTATTTATAATGGGTGGGTAACAAAAAACCCACAAATAGGGATACAGATTAATTTTGGTAGTGCAAAATACACATCAGCTGGTTTGGCGGCAAGGACAACCCTTGTAACAACTTATTTTTGGTCAATTAGCGACGGAGGAATGTTAACTTAATTTATGGAATATATATATAGAATATCGACAAATAATTATACCGGATATACCGCCGATATAACTTTTAATCCATCAACAGGTGGAACAATTAATATTGGTACGGTTACATTACCGTATGATTACCCTACAGATTATCCGTATGGTGATTATTATATATACATACCGGCAACAGGTGTATCGGGGTCTTTGAATAATCCCCCACCAACACCTTAATTTATACGAACTAACAATATATGAGTACAACTTTAGAAATATTAACTGCGAATTATAACGGACAATTAGCCGATATAACCTTTTTCCCTTGTTCGGGGGGGGTTATAAATATTGGTGAAGTTACATTACCGTATAATTACGAATCCGAAAATTATTATGGAACTTACATTATTTACGTAATGTATTACGATGAAACTTGCTCGTTGGATATTCCTTGTATATCATTAACACCGACAAATACACCGACAAATACACCGACACCTACTATTACAGATACTCCAACTCAAACACCAACTCAAACTAATACTGTTACACCAACTAATACTGGAACACCAGCACAAACCCCAACACAAACGACAACGCAGACACAAACACAAACACCTTCCAATACAGCTACACCTACTAACACTATCACTCCAACTCAAACTCCAACTAAGACTCATACTCCCACACCAACAAATCGCCCTACAACAACACCAACAATGACACCAACAAATACTCCTACACAAACAAATACTCAAACAAATACGCCAACAAATACGCAAACGCAAACACAAACGCAAACTCAAACCACTACACAAACTCCGACTAACACTCCAACACAAACACAAACTCAAACACAAACACCGTCACCATTACCTCCAACAATTGGGTATTTTGAAGATTGTTGTTACCCATCTATAATATATAAAGTGGGTGGAATAATATATCCTGTTTTTATTGATAACTTCTATTATATAGAGACTACCGGATATAGTGGTTGTGTTAAAGCAATAAATCCTACGTCATTTAACAGTCAATATGAAATTATTAGTTTAACTTCATATGTGAGTTGCCTTATTTGTCAATTAGACCACGAATGTATTTTACCTACACCTACACCAACTCCAACTCAAACTGTGACTCCAACGGTAACGCCAACAGTAACTCCAACAATTTCAACAACACCAACAAATACTCCTACACAAACACAAACACAAACTTCAACACCAACACAAACACCTACCAATACACCAACAAACACTCAAACACAAACTCAAACACAAACACAAACTCAAACTTCAACACCGACACAAACACCTACTCAAACTCCGACTAACACTCCAACCAAAACTCAAACTCCAACAACAACAACGACATTAACCGCAACACCAACTCAGACTCAAACTCCAACAAACACTCAAACACCAACAAAAACTCAAACACCAACACCAACAAAAACAATGACTCAAACACCTACTAATACTCAAACACAAACACCAACCAAAACTCAAACACAGACGCCTACAAACACACCAGTTTGTTCAGCACCTCAAATGTTAGGTGTTACATTGTCATCAGGTTCAATTTTATCTGTTTCGATTATTCCGGGACCAAATTGTAGTGGTATTTTTATGATATATTCTTATGATAATATAAACTTTAATTCTGCTGTGGCAACTCCAAGTAACTGTACATCACCGTTTACTTTTGACTCTCTTACTACAACAGGAAATGTTTATGTAAAAGTGGGTCAATTATGTACATCAGGTGGTATTAGCGCATATTCTGAAGTTTTCCCATATTTCTTCCCAACCCCAACTCCGACACCAACACCAACAAATACACAAACGCCTACTAAAACTCCAACCAACACTCCAACTAAAACTCAAACCCCAACAACAACAACAACATTAACTGCAACTCCGACTCAGACTCAGACGCCAACTAAAACTCCTACTAACACTCCAACCAAAACACAAACACAAACTCCAACTAAAACTCAAACTCCAACAACAACAACAACATTAACTGCAACTCCGACGCAAACACAAACGCCTACTAAAACTCCTACACAAACACCTACTCGAACAAACACTCCAACGCCAACAACATCGTGTGGTGTTACATTAATTTCTACCACATATGTTTCAGGAACCACTTGGAATTATAATTTCACAACAGCAGGTTCTTGTGGAACACTTTTACCGGAATATTCGTCTGATAATATAACTTGGACTTTGGGTGGTGCAGGTGGTTGTACTTCACCTAGGTCGGCAATAACCGGTATTAATAGTGGAACAATATACTTTAGAATGACATTATTTTGTTCGTCTCTTACGGGAGTTTCAAATGTTATTACTTATGTGTTCCCATCACCAACACCTACACCTACAAGAACTCAAACACCAACACCAACAAAAACACCTACACCTACACCGACTGAAACACCACCTGGAGTAACTTGTGTATGTTATGAATTATATTGGTCTCCACCAGGTGGTCCTTTCTTTGGTTCAACAACTTTTGATTATATTGATTGTGAAGGGTTCCCTGCAAGTTCCTTTGCTAACAATATGGGTGATTCACCGAATATTTGTGCTCAAGAAAACACTATTTCATTTGGCGGTGGTGACAATTCAGGTGGTTGGCTTCCATCAATATATAATTGTTGCGCAACAAATATTACATTAGGATATAGAGTGTCAAATGCTGTATGTTCGTTACCTGGTTGGGCGTTAGTTAATCAATGTATAAATCGTTCCGCAATTTTAGGTTTATGTGACGCAACCGAATTATATGATGATGATATATCCGGTAATTGTACCTTCGCATTTGCAGCTGCGGGTTATTATAAAACCACTGATAACTTTAGTAGAAGATATTGGGATGGAACCGCATTTACGGGTGCTTGTTTTTCGTGTGGTTGTTTAGTTGTTAATACAGTAATAACATTATCTGATGGTTCAACTAAATTAATACAAGATGTTCAAGTTAACGACATACTTAAATCTATTGATGTTTCAGGAATGCCACAACCATCAAACGAATGGTACTCTTGGAGTAGTGACACTTTAAATTATGTAGAATCAACCTCTACAGTAATTAATTTTACAATATATGAATTTGATTCGGTTATTAATATTAATAACGATAAATTAATTGCGACTGATTCTCATAACCACGTTGTTAAACAAAATGGTGTTTGGTATATCAGAACAACATCTGATTTAAATGTTGGTGATGTATTATTAGATATTGACAATACTGAATTTGAAATCACATCATTAGTGACAATTACAGAATCAACAACAGTTTATAACGTTGATGTGAATAATAGTAATTTATATTTTGCGAATAATGTCTTAACTCACAATAAGTAAAACAGATACTTATTAGAACAAAGTAAACTATTTATATAAGGAAAATTATATTTAAATTTAGAATATGGAAAATAATGAAAATAATGATTTAACGGTTTGGCAAAGGTTATCAAGAGCCTTTGGACCAAACGCGTTATTAAATCAAGACTACCCAACATATAAGTTAGATAAGAAAGAGTTGTTAAAGACAACATCACAAGCGGAATATGAAAGAGAAAAATTACAAGCTCAACAAACATATTACCTATCTAACCAATGGACTAAGATTGAAAGTAATCTATACACTCAAGCAGTTTATTATGAACCAACTCGTTTGGCTTCATTTTACGATTATGAATCTATGGAATACACCCCTGAGATATCAGCGGCATTAGACATCTATGGTGAAGAATCAACAACTGTTGATGAGAATGGATATATGTTACAAATTTATTCTGAATCAAAAAGAATAAAATCTATACTAGCCGATTTATTCAATAACGTATTAGACGTTAATACGAATTTAACTATGTGGACAAGAAATACTTGTAAGTATGGTGATAACTTTGTTTATTTAAAATTAGATTCAGATAAAGGTATTGTTGGTTGTATGCAATTACCAAACATTGAAATAGAACGTTTGGAAAGAGGTATGGCAGCAAAATCTGCAACTATAGATGAACCTGCAGAACACAAAGGATTAAGATTTAAGTGGAAGGCAAAAGATATGGAGTTTAACTCTTGGGAAGTTGCCCACTTCCGTTTATTAGGTGACGATAGAAAACTTCCATACGGAACGTCAATGTTAGAAAAAGCAAGACGTATTTGGAAACAATTATTATTATCGGAAGATGCGATGTTAATTTATAGAACTTCAAGAGCACCGGAAAGACGTGTGTTCAAAGTATTCGTTGGTAATATGGATGATAAAGATGTTGAGGCTTACGTACAACGTGTTGCAAACAAATTTAAACGTGACCAAGTTGTTGATGCTAAAACAGGTAATGTCGATATGAGATTCAACCAAATGGCTGTTGACCAAGATTACTTTATTCCTGTTAGAGACCCAGCGGCGGCATCACCAATTGATACGTTACCGGGAGCAACAAACTTATCTGAAATTGCCGATATAGAATATATCCAAAAGAAATTATTAACCGCTCTTCGTGTTCCTAAAGCATTTTTAGGATTTGAAGAAACTGCCGGTGATGGTAAGAATTTATCATTACAGGATATTCGTTTTGCAAGAACAATCAATAAGATTCAAAAATCAATGATTGCCGAATTAAATAAAATTGCAATCATTCATTTATTCTTATTAGGGTTTGAAGATGAGTTATCTAACTTTACGTTAGGACTAACCAATCCATCATCCCAAGCAGATTTATTAAAGAATGACCTTTGGAAAGAAAAAATTGCATTATACCAACAAGCCGTTGCGGCAATTGCGGGTATTGCTCCGGTATCTGTATCGTGGGCTAAGAAACATATTTTAGGATTCTCTGATGAGGAAATCAAACTTGATTTACAACAACAAAGAATTGAGATGGCTGTCGGAGCTGAATTAACAAATACGGCAACTATCATAACACATACAGGTATCTTCGATAATATCGATAAATTATATGGTAACCCTGCATCCGGAGCAACTGCCGGTGGTGCGGCACCATCATCCCCACCACCACCGGGAGGTGGAGGAGGTTTCGGCGGAGGTGGAGACTTAGGTGGAGGAATGGAAGATTTAGGTGGACCTGAACCAGGACCTGAACCGGGTGGACCTGAACCGGGTGGAGCCCCTGAGGCGGCAGCTCCCGAAGCAGAAGTAACTCCTGAATCATTTAATAGAGATAATTTAAAAATATTGGTAGAAAGAAGTAATATGACAGAAGATGATTCATACATTGATTTATCCAAAGGTGGAAACTCTTTAGGAGAAATTGAAGCTCAATTAGGTAAACTTCTAAAAGATTAGATATTTATAAATAAAAAAACTTATGAACTTCGGTATATTAAAAACAAAAATAGAAAGAGTGTTGTTAGAATCATACGCTAACGACACATTTAAAGACGAAATAAAAAATTTCAAAAAATATGTTTTAGAAAACAAAAACATAAGTAAATTATTTTATTTATACGATGAATTAAATTCTCCAAAAGCATTAAGTGAATCTTACGCCAGAGAGTTTATTAACGAAAGTATTAAAATGTATGAGAACACAATCAATAAAATCAAGCAATCTGATTTAAATAAAATAAAATCTTGGGTTGGTAATAAACAGATAGAGAATCAATATGAGACTATCGATACGTTGTTTTCTTCAGATATATTAACGATTGAATCTAAAATTAAATGTAGAAACATTCTGTCAGAATCTCTTAGAAAATTACCGGTGGTGAAAACAGAAGGGATTGATTTACCGTTAACAACAATGGTAAGTGTTGCAAACAAAACTATTAAAAGTTATATTGATGGTTTAACTGAATCTGACAAAAAAGAATTAATGTCTTTATTGTCTGAAGATGATTCAACATTGAATGAAAAATACGTTACACTTAAAGAAGGTGTAGTTACGAAACTAACGGAAATGAAGAATGCTAGCACTGATTCAACAATGCAAATAAGAATTGAGGATACTATCTCAAAAGTAATTTCTGAAAAATACGACAAACTTACGTACTTCAAACTTAAAAACCTTAAAGAAAATCTTTAATTATCGTCTGATTTAAATTTTTTCTGAACATACTTAGCTTTTGAAAGACCATCACGTTTAATTACTGATGGTTTTTTAAATTCTTTTCGTTTTGATAATTCAGAGCTTTGACGGGTTTTAATTACTTTACTTTTATAGAGTTTTAGAGCTTTCTCAATCGTAATGTGATTATTTAATTTTACTATTAGCATATACTACATATATCTCCCTCCTACAAAAAAGTTTTGACATTACCCATAAAAACACCTATTATTTTTAAAAATAAACAGGAAAATATGAAAATTAATGAAAAAGGGAAAAACTTCTCTACTACACGGGTTCAAAACAGCGAAGATTGTTTATGGAACGGTAGACTCAATCAAACTTAAATCACTTTACTTAAACATCCAAACTTGGGTTGAACCAATATACGAATGTGATAATTGGACAAGAACAGTTCTTAACCTAAGTAGGAGTATTAAACACTCAATCTACGAGTCAATAAACAAAGATATATTCAACGACAAATTTATTGTAGACTTAGATTTAAGGTCCAGCGGACTCAATCTAAACAAAAAATCGTTTATGAACCTTGAAATAAATTTTTATTTAATACAAGAAGATTTGGATTTCAAATGTAACGAAATAAAAGAATCATTACAACAAATAACAAAACAAATTTTTAAAGATAATTTTTTAGATAATGAAAATTTTAACTTTTATCTAACCAAAAACAGTAAAATCACAGAAGAATTGTTACAAACCGAGAATGTTTAATATTTATAAATAAAACATTCAAAATGAATTTAAGAATATTACAACCAAGTGAATCAGGGAAAGGTATATTAGTTGAATACGATGCTGGGTATATTAACCCAAATGATAATCGTAACGAAACATTAATTAGAGAATCTAGCGAAACTCTTGACCACACTAAACCAATTGAGTTTTATGCCGTATTACAAAAATATGATACCCCTAATAGAAATGGTAGATTATATCCTGAACGTATATTAAAAAGAGAGGCGGAGAATTATAAAAAAATGATTAAAAAGGGAACAGCCCTATCCGAGTTAAATCACCCGGAATCATCTTTAATCGATTTAGATAGAGTTTCTCACGCAATCACCGAAGTATGGTGGGAAGGTAATGTCCTAATGGGTAAAATAAAACTACTTACATCACCGGGATATCACGAAAGTGGTATTTGTTCAACCAAAGGTGACTTAGCAGCTAACTACCTAAGACAAGGAGTTACATTAGGTATCTCATCAAGAGGTGTAGGTTCCCTTAAAAAGATTGGTGAACAAAATGAAGTTCAAGACGATTTTGAATTAATCTGTTTTGATTTAGTATCATCACCATCAACCCCGGGAGCGTATCTATTCTTAAATAAAGAGGATAAACAACTATACGATGAGAACTTAGAAGAAGAGAAAAAAATGAGTGTTGAGAGACACGTTGGTGATTCCGGAAATAAATCGCTTGACTTAATGAAAAAATTAAACGATTATTTGGGTTACTAATAAAAAAAAACAAAATGGAAGAAAAGTATTTTATCGCAAAAGTTACCTTGGACTCAGTTGATGAGGCATCAGGTAAGATTAAAAAATTAAGAGAAGAAAAATTAGTAAGTGGTTACAACCCTACTGATGTTGAGGCGAAAGTTACCAAAGTTTTTGAACATTATACAATGGAGTGGAGAATTACCGCTATTGTAGAAAGTAAAATTGATGAAGTAATTGAGTAGTTAAATTTTTAATTATTAAGTAAAAGAGGACATATAGTCCTCTTTTTTTATGCTTTTTATTTTTTGGAGATATTTATCAATGTATAAAAACCTAACTCAATTTAAGTAAATTTTAAACTTTTTTTGAATTAGGAGATATTTATATATTAAAATAACAACAAAACGAAATGGCAAAAGAAAAATCTTTAGTTGAAGAGGCTATCATCCAAATGAAAAACTTGGAAGAAGCGGTAGCTGAAAATGCAAAAGGAATACTTGCTTCTACAATGAAACAAGAAATCAAAGACCTAGTAAAAGAATCTCTAACTGAACAAGACGAGATTAACCCTGATGACGTTGAAGTGGATGAACCTATGGGTTCTGATGATATTGCCGATATTGATATGGGTGATGATTCAGATGAAGAAGGTGATGAAATGGATACTGATGATACTGATGACGAAGAAGATATGGACTTTGGTGACGAAGAAGATATGGACGACGAGGAAGACACTATTGACTTAACTGACGCAGACGATGAAGAAGTACTTAGAGTATTTCAACTTATGGGTCCGGATGACAACATTGTCGTAACAAAAGACGACAAAGGAAACACTCACCTTAAAGATGAGGAAACCGGTAAAGAGTATATGATTGTTGGTGAAAGTGAAGAAGAAGAATTTGAAATGTCTGAAGAATGGGACGAAGAACTTGAAGAAGATGAGATGGGTGACGAATCTATTGAATCAATCGTTGAGAGAATGTTCGGTTCTGATGATGAAGACGAAGACGAAGTGGAATTTGATTTTGAAGAGTTTGACGAATCTGATGATATGGACGATGAAGAAATCGTTTATGAAATCGAAATGGATGAAGAAGACGAAGAAGAATTAGGTGAAGAAGAAATGGATGATGAATCTATTACTGAAGCTAAAATGTCTATCAAACCAAAAGGTGTTGGGATGGGTAATCAATCAAAATTTAAATTTAACAAATCACCTAATCAAGGAACAGGATTTAAAACTAAAATGAAAGAGGCTCCAAAATCTGTAGGAACAGGTAAAGCGAAATTCGAGTATAAAGAAGGTGAAAATTCAGGAACTAAATTAGGAACAAACAAAGTTGTTAAGAAAACTGAAACAAAAGAAGGTTCAACTAGAAAACCAATGGTTAAAAAAGTTGAAGGTAAAAAAGAAGAGACAAAAGAGGCTGTAAGAACTTTAGGTTCAGGGTCTAACTTTAGAAAAGGTGGTTTACCAAAACCAAGAGCTCATTCAAGTTTTAATACTGCTATCAAAGAAAGTAACACTAATTCAGAGTTACAAGTTCTTAGAGAAAAAAACGAAGAATACAGAAAAGCACTTAATGTTTTCAGAAGTAAATTAAACGAGGTTGCAATCTTCAATTCAAACTTGGCTTACGCTACACGTTTGTTCACTGAACATTCAACATCAAAACAAGAAAAAATTAACATTTTAAGAAGATTTGATGGTGTTGAAACTATCAAAGAATCTAAAAATCTATATCAGGTCGTTAAAAATGAATTATCCTCAGGAACTAAAACTCAAACTATGAACGAGTCAATTGAAAGAACAATCGCAAAATCACCTTCTACAGGAGCGGTTAACTTACTTGAATCAAAAACATATGAGAATCCACAGTTCTTAAGAATGAAAGATTTAATGGCAAAAATAAAATAAAAATAAATTAAAATTAATAAAAACCAAAAAAAATGGGAGCATTATTAGAATCAGGATTAGTTGGTAACATCGGGTTAAAACACCTTAAAGTTATCAAAGAAGACACAATCAACAAATGGGATAAATTAGGATTCCTAGAAGGTCTTAAAGGACACATGAGAGAAAACGTAGCTCAGTTATATGAGAACCAAGCGTCTTTCTTAATAAACGAAGCTACAGGTGAAGGTTCAAACGGTTCATTCGAAACGGTTGTATTCCCTATCGTAAGAAGAGTATTCTCTAAATTACTTGCGAATGAAATCGTATCAGTACAAGCTATGAACTTACCAATCGGTAAATTGTTCTTCTTCGTACCTAAAATTCAAGGTTACCAATCAGGTCAAGAAACTATCTTAGGAACTCAATTAGGTGGTGGTACTCACTACGGACCAATTGGTGCGGCTGATGGACAAACTGCGGCTGATGGTCAATCAGGAGCTGGTTACACAGGAGCAAACGCATTCAAGAAAAATCTTTATGATTTATTCTATGAAGGAAACGAAGGTCAATTAGACCCTCCAGGATTGTTTGACTACTCTAAAGGACAATGGTCGGCAGTTACTAAACCAACAACAGTTATGGTTTGGTCAAATGGTAGTTTAGTTGTTGCTGACGCAACTGCATTAGCTAACCAATTCAATGGAAAAAACATTAGAAAAGTAATCGTAGCATTATCAGGATTCACAACTGCTGGTACAGGTAAATTAATCGGACCAGACGGTAATGAAGTTGATACTGAAACTTTCTTATCTGATTTAAGAATCTACAGTGATTCTACAACTGCATGGACTTCAACAACATCACCTTGTAGTGTTGTAAGTGGGTCTACCGGAATAAACTCATTATTGTTTAGAGTTGTTACTCAACAATATGGTGAAGGTATCGTTTCAGGATTAAACGGAAGAGGAACTACATCATTTGCAACTACAGGTAATAACGGTACTTACAATGATACTTGTTCTCCTGCAGGAATCATCTACTTAGAAGTTGATTTATCTTGTCCAACTTGTCCTTCTTGTGGTGACACATTAGACGGTTATACAGGAACAACTATCGGAGTATTACCATCAACTGGGTTTACTGCTGTTTACAGACGTTACGCTGATATGGAATTTGAAGATAAAATCGGTGAGGTTTCTTTCGAATTAGATTCAGTTACTGTATCTGTTACAGAAAGAAAATTAAGAGCACAATGGTCTCCTGAGTTAGCTCAAGACGTTGCAGCTTTCCACAACATCGATGCTGAGGCTGAATTAACAGCTTTATTATCTGAACAAGTTGCGGCTGAAATCGACCGTGAAATCTTAAGAGATTTACGTAAAGGTGCGGCATGGAACTTACGTTGGGATTACAATGGTTGGAGAAGAATCTCTTCAACAACAAACTATACACAAAAAGATTGGAACCAAACTTTGATTACTGCAATTAACCAATTGTCAGCACAAATCCACAAATCTACTTTAAGAGGTGGAGCTAACTGGATTGTAGTATCTTCTGAGGTTTCAGCGATTATGGATGACTTAGAATACTTCCACGTATCTAATGCTTCACCTGAACAAGACCAATATAATATGGGTATTGAAAGAGTTGGAACATTAGCAGGACGTTACCAAGTATATCGTGACCCTTACTTCCCAGCTAACCAAGTGTTAATTGGACACAAAGGAACATCGTTACTTGATACAGGATACATCTACGCTCCGTATGTACCATTACAATTAACACCTACAATGTACAACCCATTCAACTTTACACCGATTAAAGGTATAATGACTCGTTACGCGAAAAAGATGGTGAATAATAGATTTTACGGCAGAATTACTGTAGATGGTGTTAGAACATTCGATTTAAGAGAATTGAGATAATCAAAATCTTAAAATATTTAACAAAAAGGGACTATATGTCCCTTTTTTTTATGTATATTTGTAAACAATCAAGTTTATGGTTGTATTTATAATATATGAAGAAAATACTATTAGAAAAATCAGTTGTTGATGAAATTTTGAGATTATATAATGATGAGATGTTAGGCTCTCCATCTATATCTGAAAAATTAAATATTAACAAACAAGTTGTGTTACGAACATTAAAAGAAAATGGTGCTATTGTCGGTATCTCCGGTAGAAAATATAAGGGTGGGAAATCTGAATCAGATAAACGACATTATCTTAAAAATAGAGAAAAACGATTACAATATTTTTCTGATTGGCAAAAAGATAATAGAGACCGTCTAAATGATTACCATCAAAAATGGAGAGAAAAAAATATTGATAAACATAGAGAATATAAACGTAAGTATGAAAAACATCGTAAAGATACTGACCCCCTCTATAAACTAATCACCAATTTCAGAACTGCAATATGGACAGTATTAAAAGAAAGTAATGTAGACAAATATGGACATTACTTTGATGTTCTACAATATAGTCCGGAGGAATTGATTAATCATTTAGAAAAACAATTTAAGGATGATATGACGTGGGATAACTATGGAATTTGGCACGTGGACCATAAACTACCAATTACATCTTTTGATATACAAGAGATGGGTGACGAGGAATTTATGAGATGTTGGTGTTTGGATAACCTTCAACCAATGTGGGGTGAGGAGAATATTCGTAAATCAAATAAAGTTTTTTAAATACTGAGGTATTTATATAAAAAGAAAAATATGAACAATTTATTTGAGATATCGAGTGAGGAAAGAAGTAGAATATTAAATCTTCACGAGAGTGCAACAAAACGACAATATTTAACGTTAGAACAGGTTGTTCAACCCCAATATCATTCGACAACTACATCAAAATCGACTAACACTACTTTTCCGGTTCAAAATGTTGGTGATAAATTTGCTTATGGTCAGGTTGATTCTCCAAATGTTAAGTCAAAAATAATTTCATTAAAACCTCAAATTGATAAATTTATCAAGGATGATGGTGGTAAAAATTTTGTTATAACTATTACTGCAGGGGAATCTAATGTTACGAATCCAAAAGGATTTGAAGAAAAGGGTAGTTTAGCATTGGCGAGAGCTAATTCTGTGAAAGGGTATTTTGAAGAAGTATTTCAAGATTTAATTAAAAATGGTGTTTTAACTATTAAAGTTCCTACAGATGTTAGTCAAGTATCTTTAGGTAAAACACCATATGATAAGACTAAAGGTGATAATAAAAATCCTGATAAGATTAAATTATATAGTGGTGAGCAATTTGTAAACTTTACTATCACAGGTAGTGGTTCAAAGTGTAATTTTGTTTTAGATGTTGAAGCTGGTCAAGGGGACCCTAATTTAGATTATGTAACAACTGATGAGATTTTAGAAGGTAAAGGGGAAGTTACATTTACTCCGGGACAGATTCCGGATAGATTGGTTATTATGGATAGTCAGGGTAAAATAGAAACGGACACAGGGTATATTACGGGTGACGTTAGTAAATACCCGGATTGGAAATATACTCCACTATATGTTTATCTTTTAACTTTGGTAAGTCAAACTAACCCGGTTGCGGTTTCAGGTAGTGAAATATTAACGATAACAGTTACAGATTATGCTGATTTGGTTAAACAATTATTGAATGACCCCAATTCACGTAGTTATCAAAAAATGGGTAGTGAGATAGAACCGGGGTTAAAAGCTATGGCGGGTATGATTAAAAAAGGGCGAACAGAGTTTGTTATTTATAAATTATCGAATGCGGGAACCACAGTTCAATTTGATTCACCAAATAATGATAAAAAAATCAAAGTATATTCACCTATTGGAACCGGAACAATTAAAACAGGTTACGGGTTAGTAGGTCGTTGTATTAATTAATTCGTTTTGAACTAATTAACTCATAAGTTAATTTATTATCTTTTGCGTAGGCAATATAGGTTTTGATAGTATCGTTTTTAGTAATTTTCATTATAGAAAAAACTTTTTTGTTATAAACTTTAGATAACGAATCCATCAAGACGTTGGCATCTTTGTCAATGTCTTTTGTTTTTGGTTTAACTTGAGCCACAGAGGTTAATGTTCCGATAAGTAATAACGATAATAAGAATAACTTTTTCATAGTGTTTGTGTTTTGTTTGACAAATATAAATATAATATTTTAACTGCCAAAATTTTTATATAAAAAAAGACGTTATTCTACGTCTTTTTCTTTTTTGGCGGTTACTCTAATTGCTTTTGATAATACTTCACATTCTCCTAATGAGAATATTCCGGATTGATATGCGTATTTAACGGCTTGGGTTAGATAGTATATTCCGTGTTCTTTATCCATAGTTTCAAGTATGGCATCTAAGTGTTCTTCAGATTGGATTGGTATTGATTCAAATAGCTTTCCGAATAATTGAGGTTCTTCCATTTTTTTAATTTGTTTGATATTTATAAGTATATGAACAAAAATAACAAAATACAGATTAAAGAGGCTACCGGAGAGAGTGGAACTAGAGGTTCGTTTATAGCACCTCTTCAAGTGGGTATTAGAAAATTCAAAAAATCTCAAATGGGTCCGTTTACGACATCGGTATCTAAGTATGATAATCCTGAATTGGAATTTGATAGTTATGATGGTTCGATGGATGAAACAAAGAAACAGATTAAGAAGATAGAGGGGAAGGCAAGAAAGGTAACTAATTATATGACGAAACACCCTGATTCGACCAATAGTGATGAAGAGGGTAACAACATTAATCAAACACCCGGTAAGAAAAATTTAAAAGTTGTTCCAATTAAAGAAAATACGTTGGCTAGTAATGCCGGTGAATACAATGGTCCAATTGAGTTAGGATTAAAAAAATGGAGAAAGACTGAATTATTTCCTTTTAGTATTGATGTTGATAATCACCATAATAAAAAAGCTAAAGGTAAACATATAAAAAATAATGTTGAACGTGTTATTGGTATGTGGGAGAAAGGTGTTGACGGAAGTTATGATATAGACACACACGACGTTCATACGGTTAAAGAATGGGTTGAGATAACCGAAGGCACCATATTGGGAGATATTGTCCCAAATGGACTAAAAATGTCCTCTAATTACGACAGAGTTATTGATAAGTTTAGAAAGGATATTCCTGAGGATAAAATGAAGGAATATGATTTGATTTCTGAGAAGATAAAAGATTTTGTTCAAGATAGGGGATATGTTATAAAAGTATTGAATTCTTGTAACACCGGATTTAAAGGGGTTAGAACAAATAAGGCAATTATTTTATGTTCACCTGAAATGTTTCCAAATTTTGCATCATTTGTTTATATTTTATTCCACGAATTAAGGCACGAACAACAGATGAGTGAATTTGATTTGAAGGATTCCTATATGGGGGATATTGAGGATTTTGAGGAATTTTATAAAATCTATTGGGATATGGAAATGGATGCCGATAATTACGGTAAGGATTGGGTTAAAAAAATTGGTGATGTGTTAAAATTGCCTGAGGATGTTTATTATCTAGATAATATGATTAAAAATTATCCATCAATGTCAAATATGGTTAGACAAATGACATCACACCTACACAGAGAAATACAAACCTTAAAGAGTCGAGGAATGACGTATACGGACATTAGTGACTTGGATATCGTTAAGAAACACTTACAGAGTCTTGAAGATATGTTTTAAATAACAAACCCCTACTCAACAGTGGGGGTTTTTGATTTAATTAAGATTCTATTCTTTAATTTTGATAATGAATGTTCCACTTGGGATTTCATTTGTTCAATACGTTGCATTCTATTTTGTTGCACTTTGTTATCATACATATTGGACATTTTCTTCCAATCTCTATCAGTAAGGGGGATATTACTATAATAACAAACGTGATTGATTATTGTAATTTTTTTATCGTCTAAGATAATGAATACACCTAATTTTTTATTTTCTATAATTCTATGGTCAGATAGTGGAGCAATTTCATAAATGGAATTGGAATGTCGTAAGACATTACGGAAAATAAATTTACAATCATTGATATCCGCCAATCTTCCCGGGTCAACAACATCGTATAATATCTGTAACTCTAATAGTTTCTTTCTAACAGCTCTACGTTTTAATTTTCGTTTTATGTATTTTATCATATCTTTAGTGAATTATCGGACAAAGATACGTAAAAATTTTATATATAAAAAAATAATTTGATAAAAAAAAGGAGAAAATTAAATTCCTCCTTTATTTTTTGCTTTATCTAAGTAGTCATAAGCTCTATCTCCATACATTTCATATATTTTTTTGAAGAATTGTGCGGGGTTTTTTCTTATGTATCTAAGAACATCATTTGGGATATACGAACCGTATTTGTCACCAAAGATTGATTTGACTTGTCTCTCTCTATCACTCGTTGGTCTATTAACATCGGATGAGTAATCTTGTTCAGACATTACTTTTTTAATAATGTTTGATAAATCTGATTCTGAAAGTTTAACTACCTTACCCATAACTTACGAATTTAATCCATTCATTCCACCAAGTTCGATTGCATCTAGTAAGACAACTGCCTTACCATACGCGTTTGTCCAAGTTGGGTGGGGTGGGACAACTGTTATAGTGTTACCACTACAATCAAGTACACACATAATTGTTTCTGTTCCTGCGGATATAGGTGGTGGTGATACACAATTTTCACAATCTAAAAAGGGACCTGAATAGTAATAATAATTTGTTTCACCCGAATTAGTTAACCCATCAAAAGTTACGCAAAATGGTGTTCCTCTACCAAATTGTATTTCATAAGTACTACCTGATGTGGGAGCACCAAAGTAACTACAAAATTCAGTTGGGTCTATATTAATCTCTTCTAATGTACCACATCGTATAAATTTAAAATTTAAATCCACTGTGGTCTCACTTAAACACTCACAACAATCTGTATATGATATCCCCAAGGTTACCCCTATAGTTGGAGGGTTAGACGTTTCTACCCCAACAGTAGCACAAAATCCTATCTCGTCAATAGAATACCCTACTGTTTCTCCCACTGTTAACGTTATTGCAGAAACAATGTATTCCTCATTAGTTAAACAATCATTTATAATATAATTTGCCATATATTTTGTATTATTTTTTTTTTAGTTTTTATTTATAAATATCTTATTATTCCAAATACTTCACATTAACAATCTGAAATTTGATTTGTTTTTTGTAGGTATTAATCACCCCACTACTCTCAACTTTCAAATCAACATAGTATTCGTTTGGTATTTTATCCCTCGTATCGAACATAAAGTAATATTCATTTGGGGTTTGGTTAATTCTTGTCCATCCTTGAACTTGAACTTCTGTTTGCCCTTCTCTTACATACACTCGGTAATGAGCCTTTACGTTTGGAAGTAACTTATTTGTTGTGTAAGCTTGTTTAATTACCACGCCAACTTTTCTAATATCTGTGTTGTATATTTTTTCGTCTTGTTTTATTCCGTAAAAATCAAATCCATAAATCTTTGGGTCCTGAGTTGACGTACCAATTTGAATTGAATGTTTTAACGGGTATAATACAAAGTCATTGGTTATATTAGGTAAAGAAAAACCATTTAATTTTAACCCTGACCAAATGTCATAAAAAGAACAAGGTGTACGATACCCAATTAATGGTGGTATTGTAACTTCATAAACACCTTTGGTTCTCTGACATACATCTAAGTAAGGACTCATTAATCCTAAAATAGGAGTTCCATTGGAATCCGAAATAGACACTGACGGTAATTCATCTAAGTTGATAGGATTACCATCTTCGTATATGTATAAGTATAATTTATTGATTTTCCCTAACGAAAATGAGTTTCTGTCATCCTCAATCAAATCATCATAGTTTGTTTCTAAGAATGGTTCGTAGAAGGTTTGAGTATGTCTTGTAAAGAATTGAACTTCGTAGTTCTCAGTTAACCCCGTTAAGTTTTCAATTTGAGGTAAATAAGCAATTCCCCATCCTGTTACACCGGTTAAACCATTTGTTAAGATATTATTAATTTCACTTGTCATATCAAAAGATATGTCTTCATTCCCGAATTGAAAATGTTGTGTGTCTACAATAGTTAACGCACTGTATGGTGTTGAACCTGAATTATTATTGTTATAGATACCCGGTGATGTCCACCCACTTAATGTTGTTGTTTGAATCCAATTTGACGGTCTTGTTGAGAAGTTTCTATCTGAATTACTATAATCATATATTAAGTCAGCAAAGTCATATCCAACACCTTCGTCCCACATTTGGTTGTTAGGTATTCTAAATAATATTAAATCAAAGGAAGTTGCTCTCAATCTAGCTTGAGATGTTGTTGTATTTAACTCTTCAATATTAAAGGTTGATGTGTTAACCATTCTTAACGTATGTGTCATAGCATCAGGACAAGTTGTAGATATTGTTCCGTCAGATATTTTTTCTTGAAGAAGAGACATATCCAAATCAAAAATGAAACGGCTAAACCCATTTGGGTATTGTGAAGTCGCTAATGAACCATAAAATAGTTCAGTCACAGGGTTTCTTCCGGTGTTTGTTAAACTATTTGATATGATTGTATTGTTTTTACTAAAATAGGAATTGTTAATTGACATAAAATCTTTTAACAATAAATATTTAGTTTAATCGAATATTTTGATTTAAGACAGTATTATTTACATCGGCTAGTAATTGATTGATACTAGTCTTGGTTGTTTTAGAACCTTGAGTCGCTTCATCCGGAACCATATTAGCATGAGGATGGACGTGATTGTTTAAAAATTCAACAATTTTCTCAATCAGTTTAACCAATTCTTCACCTCTAACACTTGAGTATGTTTTCTCAAATAATGTATCTCCGGCACCAACAAATTTATCCTGTGGAATACCGTATAACGTATTAGATAAATCAATTTGTCCTTTAGGACTTGTTGCGTTTTGAGATAATAAAAATACTTTTTGAGCACCTAACACACCGTAAGTAACATCTTCATTTTGAAATGTTGTTGGTATTACTGTTTCTTCTTTAACAGTTCCTTGAGGACCAAATAAAGGTTTACCCCCTTTATTTTCTGAAACCAAAAACCAACCTTCTTCTTTTGAATTATTTAATTTAATTTTATTAAAAAATCTTTTGTAATTCACGTATTCAACAACATCATTTAATGCCGTTGATGGTGTAAAGTTTTTACCGGTATCGTATGTTTGTTTTGATGGTGTAACAACAAAAGGAAATTGGTCAGCAAGATTTTTTGGGTTATTAATTGTTATTCCTGTAAATGTAACATTTGGGTTAAATACTTTAGAAATAAAATCATTAATTGATTTAACCGATTCCTGAAAAGTTTTACCCACAAACGATATGGACTCTAGTTCAACACCATAATCTTCACCACTATTTAATTTTAATATGGTATCGTATTTAAAGTTGTCCGTATTAACTTTTGGACTTGGTTTAAGATTATACAATTTAACTGACCCGGTAAAGGAATCTGCCGTCGTATTTAATGTTGCAATATCCCAAACAATCATTTTTTTAACTAATAAAACATCTTGAACTAATCTATATTTTGTTTCAGGTGGTAATGTTTTTTTAGTTTGAGTAAATCTTGTTAACTGTAAAAAGGCTCTATTTTGATTACCAATTGGGAATTTATCTTTAGATAATTCTTTTGTTTTTCCGGCACGGATTAATACTTCATTTTCTTTTACAATAACGTCAGCGGTTCCTCTACCTAACAAAGCGTTGTCACCAGGTTCAGGGAAGATACCTTGACTGTTTTTATCACGGTATTCACCGTCTTGGTTTTTAAGACTCATACCTTGTTTAATTCTATCTCCGGCTGCCAAGAATTTTTTGGCGCCTTGGTAGTGTTCAAAAGGTGTTGTCATTGGAGACGAGAACGGACCTTGAATATAAAATTGGTTATTAAATTCGGACATTCTATTCATATAAACAATATGAACATACTCATCCTTTTTAGGTGTCTGACTAATATAAAACGGTAATAACGGCATAAAAAGTAATGGGTCTCTCGATGTCCATATATCTTTTTGTTCATCCCAATTCGGAACGGACGCGATTATATCGTTATAATTTTTAGTTTCAGGAATAACTCTAATTCTACCCAACATCATTGGGTCTTGGTTATCGTAAACATATCCCGGAAATAATATTTGATACTTATTTTGACTATCTATTATCATTTGGTTTTATTCTTTTTTGATATTCTTTTAATATGGTGTTGTAAGTTAACTCTAACTTATCTAATTGTTCAGTTCCTTTTAAAACTAATTTTTTAGTAAATTCAAAATCCTCCAAAAGATAATCCATCGCAAGAATTAAATCTTTATTTGACGATGTTTTATGTTCTTTAATGATTTGTAATACTTTTTCAGATTTTTCTTTCTTATCCATAATTAGAATTTTTTACCATACGAACTGGCAGGAACAGTCAAGAACGCCGGAGTTACCACCAATGGTCCCACCGCAACTTGAAGTTTATTATTTTCCGCATCTTCCATAGCCATCGCTTTCATTTGTCCAAACTTCCCTAATAAATCAAAATTTGGTGCACCACTTGGCATCGCTCCGGTAGGGATTCCCATACTTTGCATTTCTTCAATGGCACCAATAAAGGCTCTTGATTCGGAGTAACCATCCAATAATTGTGCGGCATATAAGAATGGTAATGGTATTCCACTACTCAGTCCGGGGAGATTTAATAAATTCAATAACGCCAATATATCGTCTATTAAGTTTTTACACTTACGATAATCCGTTATCAATCCAATGATTGCCAATAATAACGCAATTAATTTTAATATCATTGCATATTTTTTAACAATCTTTTCTTTAACAATATCTTTAATAACTTGTTGAACAAGTTTCAAAATGTCTTCTTTAATTAATTTAAACAATTCCTCAACAAATATTGCACCTACTTTAGATACTAAATTAATGAAGAACTTTTTAAATATTTTAGCGAAATCAACAAATGATTTTATATTGTCCGCCAATGTATTACCCAACGCTTTATACATAACAATAATTGGTAATATCATTTTTGGAGTAATTAAAGCACTAATCATTCCGTTACTTATTAATTTTATAAAATTTGTGTCAACAACAACCTGTGGGGTAACATTTATTCCAACACCAATCCAAGCCGGATTGTTTGCCAAAACATCTGTTATGTTATTTGCCGCCTCTTCAAACTCAGAACCTTCATAAAAATTTAATTGTCCTAACGCACTTATAATTTCGTTGAAGTTAACAGGTAAATCAATGTTATCACAATCCTCAAATTGAATAACCCCTTTCTTAATGTTTTGTGTTCTAATATCAATATTTCTTAAATCAATTTCAGTAAACTCAAAAAATGAATCGTCAACACCATCTAGTTCAGCTATCTTAGCAATACCACTAGTATCTATTTCATTACCCCTACTATCAAAACAAAGTCCTAATATTCTTGCCAATATTAATTCGTATTTACTTGCGTTTTCAACTTGAGATGTTCCCGCAGATACTTTCATTGATATTGCACCGGATAAGGATTCCATAATAGACCCAATAATATCGGTGTCTTCCGCCATTCTTATTGTGTCGTAATAATCAACCATAAATTCACCTACTCTAAGAGGTCCGGTTCTACTACTTAAATCAACCTGAAACCAACCACCTGTTACACCATTTGGGTCAGCGTTTACATATTGTATTTTAAATAAATCTTGACCCGACTTACCTACGTGAGTGTATATACTATTATTTTGAGTTAATTGATGTAATTCTCGATTCATTGAGAATGGAATTTGTCCTACTTGAATCGACTTCTTTTCGTAAACAACAGCACCTACTTCATCTTGGGGGTCAATTAATAATCTATTAAATAAATCGATAGAACCAACTTTTACATAAATTGTTTCCGGAGATGTGTATGTTTGTTGTTGGTCACACCCTAATGCTGTTAAACAATCTTTAATAACAATTGTTCGTAACCTTGGTTGTACGTTTTTAATTGTTCTAATTAAGAGTCTTTTAATATATGATGGTGAACCACTACCATTTCCACCTGTTGTGTTGGTTAAATCTAAAAGTTGTTCAAATTGGTTTTTTACTTGTTTCTGATATCTTTTAGTTTGACTTTTAACACTGTTTAATGATTCTGAAACTTGAGATTTTGTTTTTTCAAAGGAACTACCCGCTTTTCTATTTGCCTCGTCATACTGAGACTTAATATCAGCAAAAGATTTTGTTGCGTTAACTTTCTTTTGAATTTTATTATATCCAAAATTAATGTCTAATGAACCCATATTATTTTTTCATTTTATAAGAATCGTTATCTTTTGAAATGTCTTTTTCCATTAGAGTTCTGAATAGTTCATCATCCCCTAAATCAGTTATTGAGAATCCTGCTCCACTATCTTTATTAGCGTTAGATTTTTCCCACATAGAAGATTGTAACTTAGATAGGGTTAGTTTTTTCTCAATACAGTCGTTAACAATTTTTTGTTGTTTTTCGATAACCGGACCAATGACAGTCATATCCTCCGGTTCTTTCATCATTGTTAACATCTTGTTTTGTATTCTTATTGCAGTATTTCGTTGTTCCACAACTTCGTTATAGATTTCCTGCATCAATGATAACATTGATTCTTTTGAAAGATTAATTTCTTTTTTTGTCGGTCTTGCCATAACAATAAATATTTAATATTGGATTTTATTTAACCATAGTTTGGACTAACTCAAAATACATATTTTTATATTTCTTCATTGACCCTCTAATTTCTTTAGTAGAAAGGTTGGTCATTTCCCTCAATGAGAGTAATATTATATTCTTGTTGAATTTATTATTGTCGTTACCCACAAAAATATTTTCATAATTATCGAATAAATCGTATAATGCTTGTCCGAGTTTTATTTCATTCTCACTTAGATTTTCATTTTTAACAAACAAATCTAATTTGATTAAAAAATGATGAATAATCCTTTCAGAATCTAAATTATCATTTTCAATGTAATATGCGAACCCTTCATCGTTTTCTAAACTAGTTGAAATATCTTCGTAAGAAATTTTTCTATTAGTTTCTTTTTGGTCCTTAATAATTTGACCCATAAGATAATTTTTACATATGGTTCCAAAATAAGAGTAAGCCTTCTTTTCTTTAGAAGGCTTAAACTTATCTATTTTTGTTATTAAGAATGAGTGAGTATCTGTATGGATTTCATTAAAATCCATGTCTTTTCTATATAATTTGTATCTTCTTATAATCGAAGATATCATCTTATCTAAAGGTTTTAATAAAAACTCATTATAAATTTTATTTCTCTCGTGATGACATTCGGTTTCTAAAAATCGAACAACTGCCAGTTCTTCTCGAACATCAAAATAATTTAATTGGGTTGGTTTTCTACCTTTCTTCTTTAACTCAACGCTGGTGTCTCCTGTCAAATTAACTGATTCAGTCATTACGATTCTTGAGATTCGTATTTTATGGCTCTGTCATTAATAAAGAAAAACTCTTTTTTTGCTGACTCTACCCAAAATTTAACCTCGTCCGGGGAAATGATATCGTCACCATTTTTGTAATTCCAAAAAATAGAACCTTCACGTAAGTTCATATGTTTGTAACCAATTTTAGGAATTGTCATAATTCTTATTGAGTTGTATGTCATTCTTAAAAAGAATTCGTACCCAAAGGTTAATTTAAACGATGGTTTTAACAATCCATAATCAATGAATGATTCTTTTTTAATTACTATCCCTGATAGTTGGAAATTTTGATAATCCATTAACGTTTCATTTGTTAAGATTCCCATTTCAGGTGTAAAATTTGCTGCGAATGTTGCCTCATTAGTGAAACCCGCAAAATTTGTGTTTTGGTCTACGTCAACAACTATTGGTAAAAATGCCGATACCTCAGGATATATTTCAGAATATTTAAGAACGTTCTTAAACCAAATTGAAGAATATTCATCATCAAATTCAAACAATGAAACCCACGTTGATTTTGCACTTCTAACACCATAGTTAATTTGTGCCGAGTAATTTGGTTCTTTAGTCCACTCAACTTTAATTACCGGTAAATCACCAAAGTCAAAATCGTTTAAGTATTCAACTAAAGATGTTTCGTTAGTATGAACAATAACAAGTTCTTTTATTTCTGTTTTTTGTATTCTTAACGAATCGATAGCTTTTTTAAAGTATTCGTCAAAATCTCGTGCTTTAGACGATTTAATCGGTAAGATAACCGATACATCAAATGTTTTAATTTCTTCCATATTGTTCTTAAATTGTTTGTAGTTTAGATAATTGTTCAGTAAAAGATTCTTGTCTTGACGTTAAATATTTATCAAATAATTCAACAGATTCTTTTTCAAAAGATTCTTTAGTTGGTAATGAATCAACAGTTTTTTTCATTTGAATAAATAAGTTTTCGTTTACATTATCCTCTAACCAATTTTGTAAATAATCGGCAATGAAGTCAACTAATTGTATTTTATTGTTAATCCATAAACCATTTTCCTCACTCATCCATTCAGGAATTAAACTAGGAACTAAACCTAATACAGGTATTCCACATTTCATAGATTCTAATGGGTATGTTCCATAAGCACTTGTCTCATCAATCCATACTGATAAACAAGATTCTTCCAACCCGGTTGAAAATTCTTTTTCTGTTAGACTTCTCATATCTCTGAAGGTTACCCATCTATATTGAGGAAATTTAATGTAGAATGTTTTAATTAAGTTAACCGTATCTCTTTGGTCTCTTGAATGTACTGTAATGATTGGTTTTGCGGGTAAGGTTTGAGGTTTAAAACTATCAGAAATGTATGGAGTTAAGATATCAAAAGATATGTTTCTCATAACACTTTCGATTTGTTCTTTTTGTTTGTTTGATGTTGTTATACATTTTAAAAATCCTAAGTCACTCCAAGATTGTCCTGGCTGTAACGTTTCTAACATATGGTCGTATGATTGACATAATACAATTTTACCACAAGGTAAATTGTTAACTTGAGACATAACAAAACCGTATAGTTCCGGGATGATAATTAAGTCTTCCGGAGAAACATCTAAATTCTGACCCTCAATTGATTTATGTGGTATTACCATATATTCTTCACCTAACCATTCAGATACACCAGTGTAATCAGGAGTTTCGTGTAAAATAATTGGGTTATACCCGGCGTTTAATAATGATAACGCTAATCTATAGATGTAAGCAATAGATGCTTTAGCGTTACCTTTGGTGTCTTGAGCAATAAGATAAATTCTAGATTTCTTATTTTTCATATTCTCAATAGACAATTCTAATTTTGTAATTTGTTCTTGATTCATATTATATTTTATTTAGTAAGTTTTTATAAAGTAGCGTGTTAAACGCAATTTTAAATGGTATTGATAAATTGTTAGTACCCTTTGCACCTAATTGTTCATCAATCTCTTCCGGTTCGTCCATAATTATTTCCATCATTAATTTAACCGTTTCATATTTAATTATACTAATGTGGGTTGATTCTGTAATACCTGAGGTAACAACTTTATCCCCTTTAATTTGAACGTAGTCATCTATTTTGTCTAAATCCAAATAATAATTTTCACCTAATACTTTTAACATTATATTATTTTTGTTAATTCAAATTCTAATTCTTTAATTGTTGTTATAGAATTGTCTAATTTGATATGTTTATTGTATTCCGTTTGATATTGTATGATAATTTTATCATCCGGATGTTCTAATAATAAGGCGGGATTAGCCGTAAGTAAAACATCAATTTCGTCCCACATTGAATTTATTGTCATATTACTATAGAATTTTACTTTTTCTATCTGACAACCAAATTTTGATAAGAAGAATAACGATGATGGTTTTGACCTACCCATTTCATCAGACACAATTAATATGTCGTGATTATCTCTTAAATTTACGTATATCTCATTTAAATCATTGAAGGTTGAATATTCAGTTGATTGAGAGTGTCCAAAAATTTCCATAGGAAACTCCTCATATAAAAATGAATATAATTCTTCGTCCGTTTGGAACTTAAAATGATTTCTAAGATTTAAACTATCTACCGGTAGGGATATCTCATATTTAAAAGATTCTTCGTCTTCCAACCCCTCCGTCTTATCTATCATATATTTTTGATAGGTTTGTTCTATTTTATCTATTGTATTTCTTAATACTCCGTTAATCTCAATTGCTATTCTCATCCGGTTCGTTATCGTATTTACGTAATATCTTACTAATTAATGGGTTTCGTACAATATCGTTTTTATCTTTAAATTCAAACGTTGACACATAGTCATCATCTCTAAACTTTTCGATTGCGTCCCATAAACCACTGTGGGTTTTATTTTTATATTTGTCCGATTGTTCCACATCACCTGATATGAAGAATTTACTGTTAAACCCAATTCTTGTTAAAAGAAGTTTCATTTGACTTGGCGAGGCATTCTGACCTTCTTCAAATATTAGAATAGAATTATCAATATTCATACCTCTCATAAACGCTAATGCAAATACTTCAATAACTTCAATCTCTTTAAGTTTTTCACGAGATTCTTTTCCAATAATTTTATTTAATAAATAATATGATGGAAAAATATATGGGTCTAATTTTTCTTCTACGTTACCGGGTAGTGAACCTAATTTTTCTTCGGCTTCAACCGCCGGTCTAACAATGATAATTTTCTCATAAGGAGTTTTTGGGTCTGATAATAAATCAATTGCAGCTTTCATTGTTATGTAACTTTTACCAACGCCCGCTGGTCCGGAACAAACAGTAATTTCACTTTCAATTAGAGTATCGTAATACTTTTTTTGATTTACTGTTAAAAACTTTTCTTTAGTTTTTCTCCTGATGATTTGACCAATTAAATCTTTTTTACTTACCGGTTTACCGGTGACTTCCGGAGTCGGAGTTGTTGTTGGTTTTCTTTTTCTAGCTTCAGCCATTTTTTAATTATTGTTGTTTATAATATGTTAACCAATGTTCAATCATTTCGTCTAACATAGTTTCAAAGGTATAGTCGTGAGTCCATCCCGTTGCTTTTACTAATTTTGATGGGTCACCTTTTAAATTATGTAATTCTTCCGGTCTTAAAAACTTCTCATCTTGTTTCACATATAATTCCCAATCTAAATCTAATTTTCCAAAAACATACTCACATAGGTCTTGTACTGAATGTGATATCCCTGTTGCACATACAAAATCATCAGGTTTATCCAATTGAAGAATCTCCCACATTACTTTAACATAATCTTTAGCGTGTCCCCAATCTCGAGTAGCATCTAAGTTACCTAGTTTAAGTTCATTCGATAATCCAAATTTAATTTTAACGGCCTCTTTACAGACTTTATTAGTTACAAAGTTAGTTCCTCTTCTTGGTGATTCGTGGTTGAATAATATTCCGTTTGATATGAACATACCATAAGAATTTCTATAGTTACGACAAATATTGTAACTAAAAACTTTGGCACATCCGTAAGGTGATACAGGGTTCAATGGTGTAGTTTCTCTTTGATATCCATCGGTATCAATTGAATTACCAAACATTTCTGATGATGACGCTTGATAAATTTTAATAGATGGGTCTAATAATTTAACCGACTCTAAAACATTTAAAGTTCCTATTCCAGTAACATTTGCGGTGTATAATGGTTGGTCAAATGATATTCTTACGTGTGACTGAGCGGCTAAATTATATATCTCAATTGGTTTAACCTCACTAATAACTCGTACTAATGATGATAAGTCAGTTAAATCAGCGTAATGTAATTTAACTTTATCATATACTTTATCCAATCTTGATGTTTGATTTTCTGCTACTGAATTTCTTTTTAAAGTTCCGTGAACTTCATATCCTTTTTCTATTAAGAATTCTGCAAGATAAGAACCATCTTGACCATTAATCCCTGTAATTAAAGCAATTTTATTTTCTTGTGTTTTCATAATTTTCTATAAACCAATTTATTGTTTCTTTTAATCCCTGTTCAATTGGGGTAAATTCAAAATTAGGTAAATACGATTTTAATTTTGAATTATCCGATGGTTTTCTAAATTGACCATCAGGTTTTGTTTTGTCAAATATTACTTTCCCTTTAAAGTTAAACTCATTAACTAATAAATCAACCAAATCTTTAATACTAATTTCATTTGAGTTACTGAATATAATAGGTTCTGATTCATTATAATTGTCTAAGGCCCATTCAGATAATTTTGCGATATCTTTAGAATATATAAATTCCCTTAATGGTGTTCCACTACCCCAAACAACAAAATCAGCGTTATCTCTTTGAGCGTTATACATTTTATGTAATAACATAGGGATTACGTGACCGGTGTCTAATGAAAAATTATCATTTGGTCCGTAAATGTTTGTTGGGATTACTGACACATATTCTAACCCATATTGTTCCCTATAAGCTCTTATTTGAATATCAGCCATTCTTTTTGCGTATGCGTATGGGTAATTTGAAAAGTGAGGGGCTCCTAAGTGAATTTTTTTCTCAGTTATTGGGTATTCAATATTGTCCGGAAATACACAAGTTGATAAAAATGATACTAATTTTTTAACATTATTTTTTCTGGCCGATTCAATAACGTTAGTGTTAATCATTATGTTATCGTAAAAAAACTCTCCTTTATAATTCATATTGGCACTAAGACCACCTACTTTACCGGCACAATGAATAACGTGAGTTGGTTTATGGTATTCAAACATTTTATCGGTTTCTTCAATATTTCTCAAATCATACTCTTTACCAATTTTTACATCAGAAGTAATGGAAGAACCAACTAAACCATTACCACCGGTTACTAATAATTTTTTCATATATTTTCGTTAACAATTTTAATTACTTTAGTTATTTCTTCTTCAGTCATTTGGTGATTGTTTGGTAAGTATAAACCATATTCGTGTACTAACTTTGAATTAGGTAATTCTTGTTTCCCATATCTTTCATACCAAAATGGGTGTTCGTTTATTGACCCACAAATTAATGGTCGACATTCGATATCATTATTTTGTAATTCAGTTATCAATCTGTCAAGATTTTTAGTTATTATAGGATAAGAAAAATTTGACACATAGGAATTACTTGTTGGTTTAACCTCCCAAAAATCATTTTTGATACCTTCTTTATATCTTATGTAATTCTTATATCTAGATTCAACAATATGGTCTAATTTATCCATTTGTTGAATTCCGATAAACGCTTGTAAGTCAGTTGCTCTTAAATTAAACCCCGGGTAATAAAAGGTGTATAATGATTTAAAATCATTAACCTTATATTTTTCGCGTAATTCTTTTTGTTTCGATAAAGGTAAATCTCTGTCCCACCCGTGCGACCTAATGGATAATAAAATATGATACAATTCTTCATTATCTGTTGATACCATACCACCTTCAATTGTTGACATATGATGTCCAAAATAAAATGAAAAGGTTGATAAATCTCCAAAAGTTCCTAAATGTTTATCACCGTATTTTGAACCAATAGATTCACAAGTATCCTCAATTAATAAAATATCATTTTCTTCACATAGCTCAATGATTTCTTTCATATGATTAGGAAAACCTAATACGTGAACTAATATAATTGCGGAAGGGTTTTCTTCTTTAATTAACGTTTTTAAATGGTTAATATCTAAACCTAAATTATCCTTATCACAATCACACATAATAGGCGTTAATCCTAATTGTATTGCCGGTGTCACAGTAGTTACCCAAGAAACTGCTGGAACAATAATTTTATTATTTTTTAACTTACCGGATAGTATTAACGAATAAATCGCCGCTAAATTGGCTGAAGACCCGGAATTCACAAATACCGAATACTTACACCCTAACCATTTAGACCATAAGTCCTCAAAAGTTGTTGTTAATTCTCCTTTAGTTAATCTTGGATTGGTTTTTAACCATTCTATTAATTTGGTGATGTCATCAAAATCAATAGTGTCCTTTACTAGTTTAATACTCATATATGTCTTTAATTGTTAAGTTGATTAGGTCGTTATAATCTATTGTTTTTTCGCAACTATAATAACCACCTCTTTTTATTTTTAAGTTATTGGATTCGTCGTATTCTATGTAATCTATAATGTTTTTATTTAATTTTGTAAAGATGTCCTCAATAAACTTTTGAACATTGATTAATTCACCTAAACCAACAATACAATCTTTATCGGCTTTTAATGAAACATCAACAATGTTTTTAGGGTGGGTTAAATCTCTATTAAAATTAATATCACCAATAGATATTTTTTTATCGTTCAGTATTGAATCAAATATTTTACCAAAGAGAAACCCTTCTTTTCTATAAACAGAATTAAAGTTAAATGGGTAGATTATTATTACGTTAGGGTAAACATCTCTGTTATGATTAATATAGTTACAGAGAATTTCTTTTGATTTAATATATGGTGAGTAATTATAGTTATACTCATCACTTAGGGAGACACACCCGTCGTATTTATTCCACAATTCTGATGTTGAATAAATGATGACCTTATTTGAGATGTCTTTAAACTTATTAATAACTTCTAACGTATAATCAAAATTAGTTTTTATAAAAAACTCATCAGATTCATTTAAAAAAGTTCGTTGTTCCGCAAATAATAAAAAAACCTTGTCATACTTTTTAGAACAAAGTGTTGCAAAATCTATGTTTCGGGACGATATTTTTTCATAATCATTGGGGAAATAATGACTTAACTGAGATGTATTCCCAATTACTAAATTACTCAACACCTTTATATAATTTTACCGAATCCTCAATTAATGATTTACCTTGACTTATTGAATTATCAACCATCCGATTTATTGCCTCAACATATTTAGGTCGTTTACTTTTAAAACAGATGTCAATTTTTTTCTTTAACACAGCAATTTCAGAGTCGGTTTTAGCATCACTAATGGCGTCTTCTAAATACCACATTCTACAATGTAATATGGATAATTTTTCAATCACCTCACCTAAATTATCGGTTTCAATGATATCATCAGGTAATTCAACATTTTTATTTTTAGTTAAAATTTCTAATGTTTTATTTTTAATTATTTCTTCAATTTTTTCACCTATCATAATTATTTAATTTTTAAATTTATTTCATTTTGTATTGTTGTTATCATATTAGGATAATTTAAATTATTTGACCATAAATTTTTATTTTTACCATCATAATAAAATATACCTTCAGATTCATTAAATGTGAATGAAATGAATGTTTTTTTATCGTCATTAAAATTTTCTTTAGTATGTGTAAAACAAAATGGTCCGGAAGCCCTTCCTACAATAATATCACAATGATTTGAAATTAGACTAATTTGTAATAAATCAGGTAATGATTCTGTTATTTGTGGATATGTTGTAATAACATTAGAATTATTTTCATATAATTGATTAGTACTTAAAAATAAACAATTAGGGTTATTTTCAGACAAATTTTCAACAATAGGTGTGAAACTAAAATTATGTGATTGACTTGAATTTACATTACCGTCACAAACTAAAATAATTAAATCATATTTTAGTTTTAATTCTTTTATTTTGTTTACAATATTATCATGCGATTTTAAATTAGTATTAATCACAGAGGGTAAATACTTATTAAAATCATTATCTAATTCAATATTATAGAAATCACAAATATCGGTAACTAATTTAAAATGATTAATAAATGAACAACCAGGAATAGGTTGGTGTGATACATAAATCATTTGTTTTTGTCCTATCCAAGTATTCACAATATTATTTTCTAAATTTGTGTTGTGAATATCATAATTTCCGGGGATACCCACAATTTCATTAACTTCAGGTAAATCTTCAAATAATGGTGATTGTAGATTATGATAGTATGTAATGTTATAATGGTTTTTTAAAATATTAATTAATATTCTTGAGTAAAATATATCACCATTGTGGAAATGATTATATAATGTTATATTGTTTTTCATATTATTAACTATAATGTATGTGTTTATCCATATATTTAAAATTTTCATTTAAATTATTTAATAATGAAAAAGTTGATACGTTACTTCTACTTACTAATTTAAAATCAGTTAATGATAATAAAATAGAATCAACAATAACTTCTTCGGCTAATTTAGATTTATTTGGTAGATTTGAAAAATGTAAACCAACATTAGAATCACCCCTTCTTGATTCAGTATAAATTAAAGTATCACCTAATTCTTTTTTAAAAAAATTCAAAGAATTATTATCATCAGTCATTAAATAAATTTTATCATAACTGTTATGTTTAAATTCTTCATTAATATTTGACAAAATAATTTCATCAGATAATAATGCTCCGTGAGTACTATGGTCTGTACCTCTTTTTTGAACACCTAAAGTTTTTAACCCTTTAAAATAATTTTTATCAATATTGTTAAAAAAAATATTATCCATTAATTTTAAATCAATCAATGTTTGAGAGGGGGTTTTTAAATTTTTTAAAATAGTTAATTCATCAAGTCCATTTCCAATAGCTTCAGGGAAATAATACCCATAAGGGGTTAAATTAATAAATGTTGACGTAATTGGTTCAATATCATAAACTTGTTTAAAAAATTTATCATATAGATTTTCGTTAGATAAATCACTATACATATAATTAAACCATTCAACATTAAATTTTTGATTATTATCGTTAAAATACATTATACCCGCTAATAATGTTAAAAAATCCGAAAAAAAACCTTCGTTTCGGTTTATTATTAATTTATTCATATTTTATTATAAATTTTTATTTAATTCAAAATTTATTGATTTTCTTTTTAGATATAAATTTTTATCAATATAATCATTTTTAGAATTTTCTAAATGTATATTGTCTCGACCACCGAATCCAACATCAGGATGTTCATGTTTAATTATTAGTTCATTAAAATAAGTTTGTTTATTTAATAAGTTTGCAACATCCATAAATTCGTTATCCGCCCATAAAGATTTATATTCTGGATGATAAATGTAATTAAACCTCTCATAATATTTTTTACCTAAAATACATAAAGTATTCAATCTATTACCTTGATAACCATCATTAAACCATAAAACACCATCAGTATCCGGATATTTTTCTTTCATTTTTTTTCTAATGATTGTATCGTAACCTTTAACTTTTGGTATCATATCATCAGATGCTAATAAGACAATATCCCAATCATTTTCGGTTTCCATATCTCTATTTATGGCTTCGATTTTTGATTTACTTTCACCATAAATGTATGATAAGTTTTTGTATTCTTTAAACATCTCAATAACACCCGGTTGATTCATAACTTTATCATCAGTGTCTAATGTTACTAAAAATTTAATATTATCTAAATCATCACACATTGTGTAATACATTTTTAAAACATTAAAGAATTTAAATGTTCGTCCTCTAGTAGGAAACTTAATTAAAATTTTCATTCTTAAAATTTTTGTTCATTATTTTATTATACAACTCTTGTTGGTTGTTATTCGCCTCTGTTGATACGGTTCCGTCACTTTCGTGGTGAAAATATACAAAAAGAGGTTTTGGTATTCTTTTCCCCGAATATCCCTTCAATCCCATTCTAATCCATAAATCATAATCTTCCCATCCTTTCAATGTAACATCATACCCGTCACAAACATCAAACGCTTCTTTATGAAACATTGAACAATTAACTATAAACGGACCTTCTCTTAATCTTTCTATAGACCATTCAGGTCTTTTTTCGATTCCTTGTATTTGACCTATATGATGTGTATCACAATAAACCGGACTAATGGTTTTATTGTTTTTTAAAATGTTAACACAGAATTGAATATAATCCGGATGAATAGTGTCATCACCATCTAATGGTAGTATAAAAATACCATTTGAATTTTTAACCCCATTATTTCTTGCTGAAGATGGTCCTTGATTTTCTTGATATATGATTTTAATATTTGGATGGTCTTTAATACTCTCTAATTTTAATTTAACGTAAGTATCGGTTGACCCGTCATCAACAATTACTATCTCTACATTTTTATAGGTAGAATCAAATACTGATTGTAACGATTTTTCGAATTGTAACCCATAATTGTAAATCGGAATTATAACAGAAACTAACGGTAACTTTGGATTAATTTTATTTATCGGGTATTTTGATTCTAATTTAATAGGTAATTTTTCTTTGTATTTTTCTAAAAATAATAATCTATTCTGTTCCCACTGATTATTGGTCATACCAATAGAAAGATGTGTTAACGGGACATTTGAAATTGTTCCAACTTTAACTCCGGATAAATGATTACTCATACAAAATGATGTATCATAAAAATGGAATCCGGTAAATGATTCATCAAAATTAGTTTTTAAATTACTTTTTTTAACGGCAAAGAAAACACCATCAACAATAACGGAATCTATTATTTTTGACCCAAATGGTTTATTATATTCAGATAACCATTTTTTACCTTCGTGCTGATGATAAACTTGACCAATCATCTCACCCTGTATGTCCCACCATCTTCCGGAATTAGGGTAATATGATGTTCCAGCAACACCTAAAATACCGTATTCAGGTTTTTTGGTAAAATGTTCTAAAACTCGTTTACCCCAATATTCTTTTTCAAAAATGATATCATTATGACAAAACACAATAATATCATTAACTGATTCGTTTAATCCTTTGTTATAAACTTCAGTTAAACTAAATTGGTTATGGTTAACATACTCCAATATTTGAACATTTTTTAAACCAACAGTTTGTAACAAATGTTGTCTAAATTTGTTATTATATTGTTCGTCTTTATGTGTTGAATAAATTACTGTTATCATACTAATCCTGTTGAACCAAATCCGTTTTCACCCCGTTCTTTTTTATTTATTTTCTCAACTTGATTTAATCCTACCCAAGCACCGTTTACAACGGGACAAAGAACCGCTTGTCCGAATTTCATACCTTTTGGTATTCTAACCTCAGTTGGGTTTGTATTAAAGATGATTCCTTTAACTTCTCCGGTGTAACCATTATCCACGGTTCCCGGTGAATTTAAAACCATAAGTCCTTGGTTGATTGCCAACCCACTTTTTGTTCTAACTTGTATCTCAAAACCGTCTTTAATGTCGAAACATAGTCCACTAGGAACTAACGCTCTACCAAACGGTGGGATAACAACATCCTCAACAGAATGTAAGTCAAACCCCGAATCACTATCGTAGTTATATTTTGGGTGAACAGCATCCGGGTGAAGTATCTCATAAGGTAAATCTAATTTAGTTGCCCCCTCGGCAATATCTTTTTCAATTTGTTCTAAATCAATATCCATTTCTTTCAAAATGTCATCGTAATCCACCTCACCTGTTTCGGATGAGAATGTCTCTTGTAAATTAAGTAATTTTTTTCTTAAATTTTCTAACTCTTCAAAATTGTCTAACATTATTCTAATTCTTTTAATTTTTTTATTACGTCAATTAGTACAAGTACGTCTCGTTCACAGTAAGCGGTGATTTCAGGTAACATATTTTTGTTCCAATATGCGTCGTGAACTTTATCTCCGGTAACATCACCTTCCTTTGGTGATGGAACATCCATACAAGTACACATTAAGTCTAACGAACCAATTGCCGTATATGCTCCGTATTGCCAAATTTCTTTGGTATCGATAGCTTTAATCTCCCACGGTTTTGTGTCGTAAGATGGTAAAAGTGTTGGAGGCATTAATCCGTTGATAATCATTCGTTTTGCCAACATAGGGATATCAAAATTCTTAAGATTGTGTCCACATAGATAAAAATCTAATTTACCACAACGATTAAGTAATGTTTGACATTCTTTTAATAGAACCTTTTCATCATCACCTGAAAACGATTGTTTTTTAATATCACCATTGTCCATAACAAAGGCAACACTAACACAAACAATTTTTGCAAACTCAGGAACTAATGCGGCTCTTTTTTCAAAAACTTTATCGGCAGAAAATCCGGCATCTTCAGGAAATCGTTTTTGGAACCAATCAAAATATTTCTCAAATTGACTCGCAACATTAGGATTGTTAACTTTACACTCGGTATAGTTTTTACATCCACCAACAGTTTCTATATCAAGAAACAATATTTTGGTTAAAGGTATTTTTATCATTTTTTATTTTATTAAAGATTTGTAAAATTCTGCTCTATTTTTTGTAACCACGTTAAGGTCGTATTTGTCTTTTACTGTATTATATAATCTTTCACCCAATACTTTAATCATTTCAGGGTTCTGAACTAATTTCTTAATTGCTTTAGACCAATCACTATGATTTCTACTTTCAGGGATTAAAATAGCGTTACCCTCTTCGTTAAATTCACCATTTTTCAAACAGTGAACTAAATCGATTGTGTATGGTCCAATTTCAGACGCGATTAAAGCTTTCTTATAAAACCCTGCCTCAATAACTTTTAATTGAGATTTCATTCTGTTGAAGATGTGATTTTTAATCGGAGCCAAAGATATATCAAATTTTGAATAATTCATAGCGTAAGTTGTGACAGGTTTTGTCCAAACTCTAACATAAGGTAAAACATTTCCGGAATTATATTCACCTTCTTTAAATTGTTGTAAGAATTTTTTATAGTCATCATCAACTGTTTGATAATTGGTTGTAAAAATTTCCTCATAACGAGCCCATACAGTTTCGTGTGGTTTAATTTCTCGTTGTTTTTCTTCACCTGTTTGAGGATTTATTTCAGTTACAGTTCCTCTTGTATCAAAACCACAAATCACATATTGTAATTTATCGTTAATGTCACTATTTTTTTGAACAAACCCCCCAAGTAATTCTAAATCGTGTAAGTGAGATGAGCCACCTAACCACCCAACTCTAATTTTATCAGAAGGAGGTGTTGGTTGATTAAACTGTAATTCTTTTGGGTTAATGGCGTTTGGAAATACAATAACGTTTTTGTTTAATTTTTTGATTTCCTCAGCAAATATATCAGTAGTGGTGGTTACATAACTTGCCGCTCTCAGATTATTTTTAATTTTCTCATCAATTTTGTGTTTAACAATAATACTATGTATTGGATGCTCAACCGTTGGTAACCAATAATCATCTAAATCGACAATAACGATAATACCCATTGACTTTAACCATTGGATTAATTGAGGGGCGATATTATAATCTTGTCCAATTGTTCTGTGAGCATGAATTATCTGATATTTTTTCCAATATTCAATATTATTTATTTGAGGTTCGTAGTCAATATCTACGTGGAAGTCATCCGGATATAAGTTTTGTAAGAATACGTGAGGGTCAACAGAGCGAAATTTACCAACACCTGTTTTGTCACTTGGTAGAACTAATACATTAATTTTTTCTTTCATAGTTTTAAATTATATTCTAAAATATAATAAAAAACAAAAAGAATATCAACCATATAAAACTAAAAAACCCCCAACTTGGTAGATGAGGGTTAATCTTGAGAGTAAATAAAGTTTAAGAGATTTTTTTTATCTTAGTAACCTTACCTTCAAATATATGTTTTCCAACTTTAAAAGAAAAGACTTCATTAGATTTTTGTTCTGATTCAGACAAAATTCCATTTTCTTGTAGAACTTCCTCTACAACTTCACGAAGCATAGATTTTAATTCATTCACATTAAAGTTTGGTGATTGTGTCTGTTGTGGTCTTTTAGTTTGTTCGTTAACCGATTGTTTTGGTTGTTGATTCCCTTTTAAATTCATCAATCTAGATGCTTTCTCAACTAATTCGTCAGATAATACTGAACCACCACCACCCATTGAGTTTGGAACTTCTATTGGGTGTTCAATCATCAATCGTTTAATTGCGTCCGGTAATTTTGATGACATAACTCTATCTGCCGTTAGAGGTTGTGGCATTGTTGGTGCTTTAGGTATTGATGATAAATAAGGTTGTTCTGATTGTTGAGATTCTTGTAAAAATTCTTGTGGAATATTATATTTTGCACCAACAGGTTCAAAAGATTCAACTTCAGGTGAATTATAGGAATCCATTGATGATGCCACACCACCTCTCGGTGTATTGTTATGGGCATCCATTATTTTTTTAGATACCACTAATTTTTCCATTAAACTTAATTCGTTTGTCATAAAATTTAATTATTGTATTTAGTTTTGTCCGAAGACAGCGTTTATTATAACTTTTGTCATACTTTTATCCCCGTTAAGATTATAACCGGGTTTTGGTTCTGTAAACTTTTCACCTGATGGTCTGAATGATTGGATTTTATCAACCCTAAATAATCTCCACCCCGGTAAAGGTTGTTCCCCTTTATATCCTGTGTGAGAAGCTCCTTCACTGTCCCAAGCACGTAATACAGGGTTTCCGGCTTTTGAGTATCCAAAACAAACAGGTTCAATATCTCGTAAACCACGTCCTCCGGGTTCATCACCGTCGTAATAAATTATTATCTTATCTTTATTTTTAATAGCGTTAACAATTGAGTCAATTGACGCTACTTCTAAAATAAGAGATTTAACTGTGTTGTAAAGTTTCATTACGCACTTGGTGTTGTATAAGGTGCATTTGGTTTATACTCATTAATAACTAATTCAGAGTTTCTTTCTTGAATATCTTGAATAGCTCCCGCTTGTTGATTATAAACATCTAAAAAGTTACCTGTTCCTTTACCTGCGGTATCACCATCGGCAATTGCGTCAGGGTTAACTGAGGAGTATTCATTTGCTGTTTTTTTAAAATCATTTTTTGGAAATAATAATCTTCTTTGAGCCTCGGCAATTGATGACAAATCATTAGATGGTTGTTCAAAATTTAATGGTTCATTTACTGGCATAATTGTTATATTTTTTGTATTAATTCGTTTATTCTTTTTAGACTCTCTGTGATAGCGGTGTCAAATTTATTAATTGATGAACTATGTTTTTGATTCGGTCTATTCATATCTTTAATCCCTTCTTTTTCGTGAGGGTTAATGTATTGATTTGGTAATACTTCCGATTTTGATTGTTTTCCGGTATTAATACTATCTCTATCTCCTTTTAGGGTATTGTTCACCCAATCTTTAACGTAGTGTCCCCCATTTAAAATATGGGAAGTCTCATCTTGATGTCCATTGAAATTATCAAACCAATTCTTCATTCGTTTTAGTTGTTGATAAGTCACCTCACCTTTTTCACGCAAATCTTTATTACGTTTAAAACCTTCGGTAGTTTCATCAACTTCCCCAACAGCTTGATTACATTGTTCTAAATATTCAATAACGTCTTGCGGTACCGTATATGTCTTTCCGTATAAATCACTATTCATCTGAAGATTTTAACGCTTTTATCAGAGTATTGATACTAATACCTTCTTTATCTGCAATATTTTTAATTACTTGTAAATTTTTCTTTAATATTTTACTAACACCGGTGTTTTTAATAACATCAGAAGAATCTTTTGATTTTTTGGTTAAAATATCCTCAACCATTTTCTTCATCATTTTTTTCTGTTGTTCTTCTATGGTATCCTTTTCTGATAATCTTTGTCTTAATTCACCGTCTTCTTTTTTTGCCTTTGGTAGTTTACCAAATTCTTTAGCTCTTTCGATTGCGTTCTCAACACCCATTTCTTCAAGAGTTTTGACGGTATCTTTAAAGTCCATATCTTTTGTTTCTTCATATCCAAAAGCTTCTGAATAATCAACTTCATTAATTACTTCATCTGAACCTTCTTTACTTTCACCATAATAAACACGATAACCTCTTGTTAATGGGTCGTTTGTCGCTCTTGACATTGCAATGGTTTGGTCCATAGTTTTGTGTGGAGTTAACACTTGACTAAGATTTGGTATTCTTGAACCTAACATATTACCGTCCTCATCAACAAATTCGTCAATTTCTTCTTTGGGTTTAATTCCTTTAAGTTTTTTATCTAAAGCTTTTTTAGAAACTTTTGATTTTGTTTTTAACGCTGAAGAAACCACACCTTTAACTTTTTTTTCGTCTTTTTTATCGAACTCAAGTTTATCGTCAGACTTTCTTGATTCCGTTAAAGTGTCCGCCACATTATAATAAAGGGATATTTTGTTACCTCTATCTTTAATGTAGAAGTAACAATTGTTCCCAAAATATTCGGTATTAAAATTAATCATATCAACTTTTTATATATAAATACTTCGTTTCTGACTATTTATCATAAAAAAGATTGTGAGTCAAAATATAAATCAATTTCCGAAACCAAATTGGGGTGTAAAATTAGCGTTAGACGTTAGTGATATATCATTATCTACTGATGAAAGAAACTATAAAGAAGAGGTTGTTTTTTCCCCTTATTTAATTGCCGAGACATATGGTAATAAATTACCTATTAATTTTGATATTAATAACCCAATTTCTGCACAACAAATTGATTTATACTATAAAAACTATAACTTCAATAATCTTTTTGTTTCTAAAAACTATTACAACCCTGATAATGTTGATTTATTTTGTTTAACCGCTAATACATCTTGTGATATTGGTTTAACCGGGATTGACAATGGGTTGGTGGAATCAATGACGGGACAGTCAATCACATTTACAAACGGTATTAATGATTACACCAAATTCAATAGATTGTCTTTTGATAGACGATTAAAGTTATTTCAAGTTACAGGATACACTAGTTCTAATGTTAGATTCTCAGGTTTTAATGACACAATATTATATGAGGTTGTTAGTAAAAATGATAGTGTAGGTAGATACCACGAACTTTATGGTGGATTCTATCAAGGGTTCTATAGATTATTTGGTTATGACTATAACATTTTTCCTGAAAGAATGAATAAAGGATGGTCGGTTGAAATGTTGTTAAAACCAAGATTAATTAACGAATATACTCCATCGTTAGGTGAAACAACCTTAAATGAGATTTACCCAAACAACAAAGATATATTCTTTTACTTTGGGGCTCGTGCTGAAAATAAATTCTATCATTACGCCGACGGACACCCAAGATGTTTTACCGGTTACACTAGAGTTACCTCAGAGGTCACAGGTTTAACAACTTGTGCTTGTTGTAATAATTCTGTTGTTAATAGTAGATGTATCTATGTTTATCCACCTAGACCAACTAAAGCGGATTGTGATGGTTGTATTAGTTGTGGTTGGGAATATAAAATACACGATTGTCCATTACCTACACCAACACCAACTCCAACACCAACTCCGATACCGGTCCCTTCAAATTGCGAACCAATCACGGCTTGTACTGCGGGATGTACTTGTGTACAATGTATATCTTGTAACGATTGTCAAACTTGTGATAATTGTAATGTAACTCCGGGTTCAGTTGAGAATACTTGTGAGAGTGACCCATTGTTTGATTCAATGTCAAACGCATTATCATTTAAATTATGTGGTGACCCACATAACCCTCAAATTGGTGTTAGATTACTAAGATTTACCGGAGGATGTGAGACTAGTGGAAGTTGTTCAACAACAGGAATTACTTACACAACAGGATACACTATAGACAATTATTGTACACCACCAATTTATCCTTATTGTTTAGAAGTTAATCCAAGTTATTTAGATATGGAACATTGGTTTCATATTACAGCCGTTTGGGAGAGATATACTTGGTTAGACACTTGTGACTTATGGTATAGAGGGGGTATTGGAGATATCACGGAGAAAAAATATTTAGATGGATTAGCAAATAACTCAAAAGAGTTAATCACTGTTCCATATACACAAACTTGTGGGACTGACCCACAACAAATTGATTTGGTTAATCTAAATGAGAAATGGTTGATTGATAAGGATTTTAGAAAAGGAAGATTAAAAATATACATTAATGGAAGAATATTCCACACATTTCAAGATATTGAGGAAATTATCCCAAGAGCATTATCCACAGATAAGGAAAAACAAGTCGGTGTTCCTTATAATATTTCGTGGGGTGGTGGAACCCAAGGTTTAAGAGAAAATTTAACTTTCTCGGCAATTACCGGAACAACTTATATCCAAGACCCGGAATGTTTACCAACTAACGATTTGTTAGGAACAACGTTTAGTGGATTAACGACTGATATATTATTAGAACAAAATTTTGGTGGAACATTTGATGGGGGTATATCTCAATTCAGAATGTATGTGGAGCCATTATCATCAGACGAAGTTAAACATAATTTTAAATTATTAAAAGATACGTTTGATATGTTTAATCCTGATTGCCCTGATTGTGGTGAAAATTTCTGTCCGGTTGATGATTTTACATATGTGATTAATGGTCCTACTCCAACACCTACCAATACTCAAACACCAACACCCACATCAGAACCATTAAATTTAACCCTTTTCGTGGAATATACACCGGGTTCTATAATTGCGTATTATAGATTAGTATTGAACCGTTCATATAGTGAAGAAATAAATGTTACTTTTGAAAATGTTCTAAATGTCTATAGTGGGACTCCGATTACAATATTTACTGGTGTTACGGTTAGTTTAGGGGATTTATCAGGACAAACTATTGTTACAATAAATGAAGATTATAACAACTATAATGGGGAACCATTTTTTAGTCAATTATCGGGAACTCCGAATGGAAGTACGTGGGAAATAATTTTAATCCAACCAACACCAACCCCAACACCAACTAATACCGTAACTCCAACTAATACCATAACACCAACTAATACCGTAACTCCAACTAATACCATAACACCAACACAAACCTTAACTCCGACTAATACCATAACACCAACACAAACCTTAACTCCGACTAATACTCCAACTGAAACACCAACTCAAACCTTAACTGAAACTCCGACAAACACTCCAACTCCGACTATTACAGAAACTCCAACTAATACTCCAACAAATACCTTAACACCAACTCCGACCCCTACACCAATTATACCATTAGTTTTAATACAAGGTTTATTTTCTTATGAAGGTTGCATACCTTGTGAGACTTCTTGTTTATTAGGTTTAATTACTTTATATACAGAACAATCGTGTGTTGATTTTATTACTGTTGGATGTCACTTGTATCTTGATTCAGAAGGAACAGAAAATGCTGAGAAAGGATATTACAATAGATGGGATGGAACACCAGGACTATTGTATATCGATAAGGAAGGGTTAGTATTAAATATAGATGTATGCCCACAACCTACACCAACACCTACTTTGACATCAACCTCAACACCTACTCCAACACCACCATCTTTAGTTACAATTAATCTATCTTCGTGGGGGCTTGGTACTCCTTGTACACCATCTGTTCTTCCTACACCTATTACTTCCTACACCTCTGCAGCATGTTTAGCTGCAATAACAGTAGGATGTATAATATATACAAATAATAGAGGAGCACTCCTTTCTCAAGGATATTATAACTTTTATGATGGTTATTTTTATGTAAACAATATAGGAGAAGTGGTAAATATTAATGTTTGCCCACAACCAAACCCAACACCAACAATGACTCAAACACCAACTGAAACTCCAACAAATACACCTACTCAAACACCAACTAACACAGAAACACCTACGCAAACTCCGACACAAACCCCAACACCAACTAATACAGAAACACCAACAAATACACCAACTGAAACCCCAACAAATACACCAACACCAACAACAACATTAACTGAAACACCGACTCAAACACCTACACCAACACAAACAGTAACCCCATCATCAACACCACCACCACCATTTGTTTCTGTTTGGAGAACAACATCCGCTTCAGAATCAATAATATTACCTTATTCATCTTTAGGAACATATTCAGGAACTATAGATTGGGGGGACGGAAGTACCTCAGCAAACACAAATGCAAATAAAACTCACACATATACAACACCGGGATACTATACTGTGACTATATATGGTTTAATTAATAAATTTAGTTTCGGTAATTACTTTGGAAGTTATGGTAATATTTACGAAATATTACAGTGGGGACCTTATTTTAATTTAGGTGTTGGAACCACTAGTCAATTTAGTAATTGTAGTAATTTGTCATTAACAAATGTTAGTGATACATTAAATTTAAGTGGTATAACAAGTTTACAAGGAATGTTTACTAGTTGTAACAATTTATCAACAATAAATAATGTAAATAATTGGAATGTTTCTGGTATTACAAGTATGTATGGTATGTTTTTTAACACTCAATTTAATAGTGATATTAGTGGTTGGAACGTTTCAAATGTAACAACTATGGAGCGAATGTTTTCAAGTTCTAATGGACCATTTAATCAACCAATCGCTAATTGGGATATTTCAAAAGTTCAAAGTATGCGTTCAATGTTTCAAAATAGTCAGTTTAACCAACCTATTGGAAATTGGAACGTTTCAGGTGTAACCGATATGCAAAATATGTTTGATGGTAGTCAATTTAACCAACCATTATCCGGATGGAATATTTCAAATGTTAATTTACAACAAATATTTAAAGGGTCACAATTTAATCAGCCAATAGGAAATTGGGACATTTCAAAAGTTATTAGTGTACAGGGTATGTTTGATAGTGGTACATTTAACCAACCAATTGAGAATTGGAATATGTCCGGTATAACTAGTATTAGTGCGATGTTTAATGGTAACACCTCATTTAATCAATCATTATCGGGATGGAATGTTTCAAATGTAACAAGTATGTTTTTTACGTTTGGTAATTCAATATTTAACCAACCTATTGGAAATTGGAATGTATCAAAGGTTACTAATATGGTAGCAGCGTTTCAAGATTCACAATTTAATCAACCATTGTCAGGATGGAATGTTTCAAAAGTTGTTTCCACTCAACAAATGTTTTATGGGTCACAATTTAATCAACCTATAAATAATTGGAATGTTTCGGGTGTTACTAATATGAGAGCTATGTTTCAAAATTCACAATTTAACCAAGATATCTCGAGTTGGAATGTTTCAAAAGTTGATAATATGTACCAAATGTTTAGTGATTCACAATTTAACCAAGATATTGGAAATTGGAATATTTCAGGTGTAACCGATTTTACTAATTTTATGTTAGGAAAAACACCAGCAACATTCTCGACAACAAATTTAGATTCTATTTATAATGGATGGTCCACAAAAAACCCAAAAACAGGAGTAACAATTAATTTTGGTTCAGCCAATTATACATCAACAGGTTCCTCAGGAAAAGCTATCCTTACAGGTTCAACCGGAAGTGGAGGTTATGCTTGGACAATAACAGATGGTGGTATATTTATTGTTCCAACACCAACACCAACTAATACGGAAACCCCTACACCAACACCAACTAATACGGAAACCCCTACACCAACACCAACATTAACTGAAACACCGACTCAAACACCAACAACAACATTAACCAACACACCTACACCAACACAAACACCTACACCAACATCGGCTTCAACACCGACTGTTTTTTCAGCATTTACTGATGATTATAATAGAGCCACATTATCTCCGGGTGGAACACCATCTTTAGTTTATACAAACACAAATACTGGTACGGGTAATGCAACAATATCGGCATCAACTTATGTAAATATTGCAAACGGTGGTACTGCGGGACAGTCATATACCACAGTACCTCTTTCAGGATTTGGTTCACCATTTAACCCAACATTGTCGAGTAATAGTGGAACACTTGAATGGTCGTTTAATTTAAGAACAAATAGAAACTCCATATTCTCAGGATTTCTTGCGTCGTCATACGGAGGAGCAGTTGTATTAGCAAGTACAACAACTAACCTTCAAAATGCCGGTAACGGATACGCATTAGTTTATGGTAGTGGGGGAACAAGAAACTGGAGATTTGTTAGATATACCGGTGGTTTAGCGGGAACACAAACCACCATAATTACGGGAGGTGTTTTCGCGGCAAACACTAATTATGTTAGTGCGAGAATTGTATACGCTCCGGCAACAAATACTTGGACATATTATTTTAGAGATGATGGTGCTGTTGCTTGGGGTGACCCAACAACTGTAAGTACGTTAATTGGTAGTGTGGTTGATAGTACGTATACCTCATCATTAATGAGTTCATTTGGTGTGTTCTTTAACTATTCAACAGGGGCAAATCAAAATTTACAATTTGATAATTTAAGGGTATTAATAACAGGTTAACAAAAAAATAAAATATGTCAAATACAATAACGATACAAAGTATAAATTATAGTGGGGAGGTTGCAAATATTTTGTTTAAACCTAACGGTGTTAATGTGGTTATAAATTTAGGTAATCAAATATTACCTTATGTGTTTAATCCGTCATTATTAACACCACCTCGTAATGTATATGGTGTTTACACTATATTAGTTGAGGGGGCGGATTGTCCTGTTATTATGAATGTTCCGGTTCCTACTCCTACACCAACACCAACACCGACTGTTACAAACACTCAAACACCGACAGCTACACCAACACTAACCCCAACTCCTTCTTTCAACCCTTGTAAAGTTCCTACACAAACACCAACAACCACCACTACACCAACTACCACACCGACCCCAACAATAACACCTACGGAGACTTGTACGAACCCATGTGGATGTTACGCCCCAATACCACCAACACCAACACAAACACCAACCAATACACACACTCCGACAAATACACCAACACCAACATTAACACCAACTCCGGTATATTATGCTAAGTTATTTATTGAACCTGTAAGTGGGTCTGAAAGTATTGGTCAATGGATGTATGATAGTGGTTCTAATTTCTTTGGTTTTACAAACAATACACAACCAACACAAGACCAAACACAATTTAATATTGATATGAACAAATATGTTGATTTCAGTGGTTGGACTAGTGGTGAGTTCCCACCAATAATTAGTCAAACGGTTCCTCAAATTTCAGGAGGGCTCGATAGTTTTGGTAACCCAATAGTTGCCTATAATTTCTTAACAACCGAAGTGTTGCAAGGTTATGTTGGTGGTTTAGGGTGGTATATTTGGATTATCCCAATTTCATTAACTAATAATGGAAGACAAACAATTATTGATTTTAATGAAAGTAATGATTCTAATTTATTAACAAATATATATACTGAAGATGCAATTAACACATATACATTTACCTACACCGGAACAACAATTCCACAAACAACATACCGAGTTTATACAACATATCCTAACATAATATTTAACATTACCGATAACAATAATATTTATTTTAGAGGTAATACCATAACACAATAATATGAGTAATTTTTTAAATAACATACCAGTTTCACCTATAAAATCATTAGGTAATCCTTCTGTTCGTAATAACGCAACATTTGGAACAAATTTCAGTATCCTTCAAACAGGGGGGTATATGGAAGTTTACAATTTAACCGATTTAGATTACATAATCCCTAACGGTTATCAAGGTTTAGTTGAATATTCCGGTAATACGATTCCGGTTCAGTTACAAATTGGGACGGGTCAAATTTTTTCACCTAATGTGTTAACATTAAATTCTGACAACATTTCTTCAGGTAGAAGAAAATTAGGGATGTTAGTTTATGTTTATGAAACCAAAAAAATATATCAATACAATATTGATAATTATGATACGTTATGGAACAACGCTACCGGAGCAACAGGTCCGGGGGGTTCTACAGTAGTTATATCAAATTTTGGAACAACGGTTAAAAATAACTCACCTGAAGGTATTGTGTTAATTAATGCTTGGACGGCATCAACAATATCAGGTATTAATGGTTATGACGATACAAACGCTTCTTGGAGAGTTCTTCAAACATTTACCGGAGGAACAGTAACGGGAGCAACAATATTTACAGATGGTTTAACTGCAAACACAATATCGGCAACAACATATCAAAATTTGCCTGCAACACCTTTCTTACCATTATCAGGAGGAACAGTGACCGGAGCAACAATATTTACAGATGGTTTAACTGCAAACACAATTTCCGCAACAACATATCAAAATTTGCCTGCAACACCTTTCTTACCATTATCAGGAGGAACAGTAACGGGAGCAACAATATTTACAGATGGTTTAACTGCAAACACAATTTCCGCAACAACATATCAAAATTTGCCTGCAACACCTTTCTTACCATTATCAGGAGGAACAGTAACGGGAGCAACAATATTTACAGATGGTTTAACCGCAAACACAATTTCGGCAACAACATATTATAATTTACCAAAAGACGTTTTTATTACCGGAGGAACATATTTCCAAGGCAACACTATTTTTACAAATAGTACAGGTGGTACTTTTAATATTTTTGGACCATCTAATTATGACCCGGGAGTTATTAGTGGTAACACAGGTTGGTCAAGTAATAATGACGGGTCAATTAATTTACCGCAGATAACGGTTGCATTATACGACAACCCTAATTTTTTTGAGCCTCTTAAATTTTATTCAATTTCAAGCGGAACCACAGGTGTCGGGTCACTTCCGGCATTAATAAATAACGACACAAATTATATTATAATTGAATATAATAATGGGGTTCCTAGATATAATGTTTTAGATAATGAGGGGACTGTTGATTTTAGTAGTATTCTATTATATATGATTGTCTATCGAACAAATAATTTTATTCACGTTTTAGAGTTTGGTGATGAGGGTGCGGGTTTACCAAGTAAATTAAATGAACGTATTGTATATACAGATAGATTCGCGAGAGAAAGTGGTTGTTCGTTAGGTTTAAGTGGAAGTACAGGTATTGTAACCTTATCTTCAGGTGTTGTTTGGAACGCCACTAATCGTCAAATAGTTAATGACACAACTTCATTAGGACTTTTTTTTAGAAATTTCCATTCAGGCGGTACGTGGGTTTATACCACAACAGCAAATACAATTAATAATCTTTACTATGATAATGGTACTGATTTAGTATCAGCAACCGCAGGAAAATATTTAGTTAATTGGTATTTTAGAGGACAAGAATTAAATGACCACTTATATGAGGTGGTTAGTGATGGACAATTCGATAATATATTATTAGCGGACGCTTCAAGTGAACCAAATTTACCTGAACTAATTACATCACACACATTTTTGGTTGGTAGGATTATTATTGAGGTAAGTGCGACAACAGGTATTACACAGTCGGCATTTTCATCAGTATTTCAACCAAGTGGTGCTCCCGGAGTTCACAATGATTTAACGAACATACAAGGAGGTCTTCCTAACCAATATTATCATTTAGATTCAAACAAATATAATAATTTAGCATTAACAAATATTGATAATAATTTTAGTGCGGGACAAACATTTGCATCAGGGTTAACTGCAACTACAATATCCGCAACAACATACCAAAATTTACCACCAACACCTTTCTTACCTTTATCAGGTGGAACGGTAACAGGTCAAGTAATACTAAAAAATAACTCGAGCCCATTAATAATCACAACCGATAATTATAGTCCGGGGATATCAGGTAATATACTATTTTACGGGGATATCACGGGGTCAACTAATGGGAAGTCAATTAGTTCTAGGTCAAACGGGGGTGGAAATCCAGGGAATTTAATCCTTCAAGAATTAGGGAATGGTAATGTTGGTGTTAATACAAATGTTGTCAATCCAATATTAAATTTTAATTTAGATGTAAACGGTACTTTTGGTGCGACATCAGTATCAGCAACAACTTATTTTAATTTACCGGCAACACCTTTCTTACCATTATCAGGAGGAACAGTGACAGGTGCAACAAACTTTACAGGAGGTTTAACCGCCACTACTATTTCAGCAACAACATACCAAAATTTACCACCAACACCTTTCTTACCATTATCAGGAGGAACAGTAACGGGAGCAACAATATTTACAGGAGGTTTAACGGCAAATACAATATCCGCAACAACAATAAGTGGGGGAACTGTAGTTCTTAACTCAACCAATCTACCGTCAACACCGATTGCTGTTTCAGCATTTACTGATGATTATAATAGAGTTACTCTATCACCCGGAGGTTCACCATCGTTAACCTACACAAATACAAATACAGGTGCTGGTAATGCAACAATAACGGCATCAACTTATTTAAATATTGCAAACGGAAATCCTGCGGGTCAGTCATACACTACGGTACCATTATCCGGTTTTAACTCACCATTTAATCCAACATTATCATTAAATACTGTAAATGTTGAATGGTCATTTAATCTAAGAACAAATAGAAACACCATATTTCCAGGATTCTCAGCCGGTACCTATGGAGCTGCAGTTGTTTTAGCGGGTACTAGTGGAACACTTCTGAATACCGGTAACGGATACGCATTAGTTTATGGTGGAACAGGAACAAGAAATTGGAGGTTAGTTAGATATACCAGTGGATTATTTGGTACTAGAACAGATATAATTTCAGGAGGTGTTTTCGCGGCAGGTACTAATTATGTTAGTGCAAGAATTGTATATACGCCATCAACAAATACTTGGACATACTATTTCAGAGACGATGGTGCAGTTGCGTGGGGTGACCCTACAACCGTAACAACATTAATTGGTAGTGCAGTTGATAGTACATACACGTCTAGTTTAATGAGTTCTCTTGGAGTATTCTTTAATTATTCAACCGCAGCAAATCAAAATTTACAATTTGATAATTTAGTTGTTAAACTAAACTCACCTTCTGTATTTACTCCTCAAAGTTATTTAACGTTGAAAAATTACGCAAATACTGAAGTATTTGATGTTAAAGATGATGGTTCAGTAACATCGACCGGACTTATATCATCAACCGGGGGTATCTCAGGAACAACAATTAGTGGTGGAACATATTTTGGTAATGGTAGTGCACTTACGTTGGGTCAATTTGGTACGATGATAACAGGTTCTACCTCATTACTCGTTACCAATACAACTACATTACTAACATTAATACCGGGATTGACCACTACAATAACTGTACCTACACAAACTATGGTTTGTATACAAACAAATGGTGGGGTTAATACCGTTGGAACCACAACAACTAGTGGTTCGGCAATTGATGTGGCATTAGTGGTGGATGGTATTATATTACCCAACGGTGGATATCAAAGAATGTATGCCGACAACCCAACGGGAAATGCTACGGTAGGAAACTGGGTCGCAAATTGGAATATGTCGGTTATTATAACATTATCAGCAGGAATTCATACTGTTGAGGTTGATACAGCAACTGTTCAGGGTCAAAACGCCACGGTAAGTGGTGGTTTTGGAGCAATAAACCAAGGCACATTAACAATAATGATATTAAAAAATACATAATATGGAATATACAAATTGGAATTTTTTGACGATTGTTTTATATCAAAATATTTTAGAAATAAATAGTCTTTTAATAATGAGAAGGGATATTAATACAATGGATAGTATTTCAGTTAAAAATCTATTGAATGACGTTTCTAATTCTATTGTGTTAGACGCAATAAAAACACAAAATGGGATTTCCGATTGTAAGAATTGGGATGCAATCGAAATACGTTTATCGTTAAATGATGAAGTATATAAAAATTTTAAATCAACAAGAAGTGAATTTGACAACAATCAATTTGATTTAGGTTATTTTTTATATGACGCATTTGTTGCTTTATCATTAGACGATATTGATAATCAACAAATTTATATACCATCAGACACTCTTTATTCGGAAGAGTTAATTATTAACCAAAATGAAGAACCTATTTTTTCCGGTATAACAACTACATTTAAAACCGTTGATGGATTAACTGTTGTAATTAAAAATGGGTTAGTAATTTCAATTGGTTAATTAGGACTATTTATTAAATAATGAATAGTTTATGCAAGTAATTGAAATCACAAGTTTATCCGGACATTCCCCATATAACATATCAATATGTGATATAACAAGAACGTATTGTTATGTTGTTGCGACAGCTGTCTCATCAGTCCCGTTAATTCTAAACATACCAACAGAATTATCAGGTTCTCAAGAAGTCTTAGTGATAGTCACAGATAACATTGGTTGTGAAGAAATTCAATATCATTTTTGTGGTGAACCTGCTCCTAGTCAAACACCAACGACAACACCCACTCCCACACCAACAAATTCCGTTTGTAATTGTATCTCAATTGATAACCCTTTAGGGGTAACATTAAATTTTGGGTATACTCAATGTGACGGGACATTAATCTATGGTGAGATTTACTCGGCAACCACATTATATGTTTGTGGTCAATTTCCGTATGGTGATAGTGGATTAATAATTCAGGTTTCATCTAATATTTGTGTTGGGGATGTTTGCCCCGGACCAACACCTACACCAACCACCACTCCGACACCCACTCCAACATTACCACCGATAGTTGGTTATTTTGAGGATAGTTGTGATTCATCAAACCAATTTACCTTATCAAACATACCAATATCATTTAGTCCTCTGTCAGGAGCGTATTATATTGAAAGTAGTGGTTTCATTGGATGTGCCACTTATGTTGTTAGTTCATCTACAAACAATTTCTATTCATTTATTGCGATGGGTTCTCAACCGAGTATTTACCATTGTCAGAAAGCCAATTTTATCTATCCGTGTCCAACATCAACACCCACACCAACACCTACACCATCAATAACACCATCGGTAACTCCGACTCATACACCTACACCAACTCCGACTCACACTCCCACACCAACAACACCTGTTAAGTATGTGTTGTTCCAAGTTCAATCTTGTTGTGCTAAAAAGATTATAAAATATATTATGTTACCGTCTAACTTTTTACCGGGAACTGCGGTTGTCAATTCATTTGGTGAGTGTTTAGAAATTATTAGTGTATCTAAAATTGTGACTTGGGTAACCGATTTTTGGGACCACGGAACAACATACATTTTTTGTGAGGTATGTGTTAAATATCAAACTTGTAATCCTGTTATACCACCATCCTTTATCTCTGTTTGGAGAACAACAACTATAAACGAATCAATTACATTACCATATGAAACTTCGGGGTTTTATTATGGAACAATTGATTGGGGTGATGGGGAAACCTCTAATAATATTTACGATAATAGAACACACACATATGTAACTCCGGGTGATTATATAATAACAATAACAGGGACATTAATTGGGTGGTCGTTTGGTGTTAACCCTATTAGTAGAAATAAAATTAGAGAAGTTCTACAGTGGGGTTGTTTACGTTTGGGTAATAGTGGTTCGTATTTTTCTAATTGTAATAATTTATCATTATCAAATGTTACCGATGTTTTAGATTTAACGGGAACAAATAATTTATCTTATACGTTTGAGAATTGTACTAATTTAACAACAGTCCCTTTTATAAATTCTTGGAACACATCAAACGTAACAAATATGCAAGGTATGTTTTTTGAGTGTCATAATTTTAATGACGACATATCAGGTTGGGATGTTAGTAATGTTACTGATATGGGAGCAATGTTTGATAACACTTATTTATTTAATCAGCCAATTGGTGTTTGGGATGTATCAAATGTTCAATCTATAAGTTATATGTTCTTACAAAATACCGTTTTTAACCAAAATTTAAGTTCTTGGAATGTTGGTAGTGTTACTAATATGAAAGGAACTTTTAATGGTTGCACATCATTTAATAACGGTGGTTCACCAATGATTAGTGGTTGGACAACATATAATGTTACTGATATGGGTGATATGTTCCCTTTAACACCATTTAACCAACCAATTAATTCTTGGGATGTTAGTAGTGTTACTAAAATGGATTATATGTTTTATCAATCAACATCATTTAACCAACCATTATCGGGATGGAATGTAAGTAATGTTACAGATATGAATTATATGTTTAGTTTATCCCCATTTAATCAATATATTAATTCTTGGGATGTATCAAATGTTACAACTATGGAAGGTATGTTCTTTTTTAACACAATATTCAACCAAAACCTTAATTCTTGGGATGTAAGTTCAGTAACTAATATGGATTATATGTTTTGGTTTGATTACGCATTTGATGGTAATATAACTAGTTGGGACACTTCTAATGTTACAACAATGAGATTAATGTTTGCTACGTGTAGTATTTTTAATCAAAATATTAGTGGTTGGAACGTTGGTAATGTAACAAATATGCAACAGATGTTTAACGGAGCAACACAATTCAATCAACCTATTGGTTCTTGGAACGTTAGTAATGTGACTAATATGTCAAATATGTTTGGTTCAGTAGGATTTAATCAAAATATTGGTTCTTGGAACGTTACCGGCGTAACAAACTTTAATGGATTTATGAATGGTAAAACATTTAGTGATTACTCAACAACAAATCTTGACGCAATTTATAATGGATGGAGTTCTTTACCAACATTAACCTCTGGAATTAACATTAATTTTGGAACAATTAAATATACTGCCGGTAGTTCAGCCGGTAGAGCAATTCTAACCGGAACGTATGGTTGGACAATTATTGATGGTGGAATATAATTTCTATTTATCTTTTTATAAAAAATATTATTTTTACAATAAAAAGATATTAAATGAAGATATTTGTCCAAATTGCGTCCTATCGTGACCCCCAACTTATCCCAACAATTAAATCAATGTTGGAGAATGCAAAGAAACCTAAAAATTTAGTAATCGGTATTTGTCGTCAATATCATCCGGAAGATGGTTTTGATAATTTATCAGAATTCAAAGGTGATAAACGTTTTAGAGTTATTGATGTTCTATACACCGAATCCAAAGGGGTTTGTTGGGCAAGAAACCAAGTTCAACAACTATATAAAGGTGAAGAATATACCTTACAAATCGATTCTCATATGAGATTTGAAAAAGATTGGGACGACACCCTAATCAAAATGGTTAAACAACTTCAAAAGAAAGGATTTAAGAAACCTTTACTAACAGGTTATGTTTCTTCATTCGACCCGGACAATGACCCGGCAAGTAGAGTTAAAGAACCTTGGAGAATGGCTTTTGATAGATTTATACCGGAAGGTGCCGTCTTCTTTTTACCTGAAACAATTCCGGGGTGGGAAAATCTTAAAGAACCCGTTACCTCAAGATTTTACTCCGCCCATATGGCATTTACATTGGGACAATTTAGTGTCGAGGTTCAACACGACCCTGAATTCTATTTCCACGGAGAAGAAATCTCAATCGCTGTTAGAGCATTTACACACGGATACGATTTATTTCACCCACACAAAACTGTTATTTGGCACGAATATACTCGTAAGGGTAGAACCAAACAATGGGATGATGATAAAGAGTGGGGTAAGAAAAATGAATTATCTCATAAAAAGAATCGTCAACTATTTGGTATGGACGGTGAAGACGTTACAATGGACTTTAGTTTTTACGGGTTCGGAACTGAAAGAACTTTAAAAGATTATGAAATTTATTCAGGTCTTAAATTTTCAAATAGAGCTGTTCAACAATATACTTTAGATAAAAATTACGCACCTAATCCTCAAATATTTGAAACTGAGGAAGAATGGTTGGCAAGTTACGCTAGTATCTTTAAACATTGTATCGACATTGGATTTTCTCAAGTTCCTGAAAAAGATTACGAATTTTGGGTTGTTGCTTTCCACGATGAAAAAGATGAAACACTTTTTAGAAAAGATGCTGATATCAATGAGATTAATAATATGATGAGAGACCCTGATGGGTATTGTAAAGTTTGGAGAGATTTCCAAACTGTTCATAAACCAAAATACTGGGTTGTTTGGCCGTTTAGTAAGTCAAAAGGTTGGTGTGAAAGAATAACAGGTAATTTGTAAAAATATGGAATATGCGATAGCAACATTTTGTTATGGTGATAGATATTATGCCCAAACAAATAGAATGATAGAATCATTTAAAGAATTTGAAGATAAACCAAATATTTTCATAGTTACAGATAATCCGGAATCAATTACTAAAGAAGATTATGTATTTGTTTCACATATTAAGGAATATAATGAAAAATATGTGACATATAATACGAATTATTATGATTTTGATTTTTCAGTTAAAAGATTCTCAGTAAAATTTGCGTTAGATAGTGGATTTACTAAAGTAATTTTAACAGATACGGATGTTATACCAAACAAATCATTATTCACAAAAAAAAATGTGTTAGAGTGTTTTATACCTAATAGTGTTGCCGGTCAAGTAACCTATCTTTTTGAAAAAGAGGTTGAGACAAATAGTATGTTAGGAAGACGATACTTACATTATGAAAATAAATTTGACGTTCAATATAATAAAGTGGATATGTGGATGCCGGAAGACTGCATTCAATTTTTAGATATTGATAAAGATAAATTTTATTCATTTTTAAAAACTTGGGATGAATGTATTGAGATTAAATATGTTGACAATTTATATAATATACCTGCGGGTAATATAGATGAAATGTGTTTCTCAGCATTACATAACGGTGTTGACTTAAAAAACAATTCTAGCAAACACATAAACTTATTAATCCCCAATCACGACAAATGGTATTAAAAATTATTACATCAGTTTATGAATTAAACTATGAAGATTCCAGAGGTGGTATGGTATATAAATCATATCCATTATTAACCCAAACATTACGTAGTATAATTTTTGAAGGTTTTGAATATGTTATTTACACTAATCAATACACTTACGACAAATATCATTTAGGTGAACAATTTAACCAACCAAATGTAACCATAAAGTTTCACGAATTAAATTCTGAAAATTACCTAAACAACATAAACCCAATTAGATTAGTTAAATTTGCCGAAGGGGAAATTTACGATAGAATTTATTGTGTTAAAAATTATGTAGAAGTTATTTTTAATAAGTTACAATTTTTACTCGATGAGTGTGAAGATAATAAAAATGTTGTGTGGATTGATTCCGGACTTTTTGGAACTAGTTGTCACGATAGATGGAGAGATTACATTAATGTTTTTGCCCATTCAGAATTATTTTTAAATAAAATAAATGAAAAAATATCTGAGAATGGTTTTATTTGTTTAAGAGGAGAATCAATTCAGGTTAATTACGAATTAAAAGCAGTTCTTGTTAATATGTTTAACACAGACTTTAAGTTAGTTCCCGGAGGTATGTTTGGAGGGACAAGTGAGTCTATTCAAAAAGTTTTATCTAATTACTTATCGATTTTTGAAACATATTACACAACAACAGGTAAATTAATTAGTGAACAAGAGGTTTTATCTATATTAACTCACACAAATGACGTTAAATTTTTTAATTTTGGTGATTGGTTAGATTTACAAAGAGGGATATTGGACCTTATGGATTTATTGGATGTCGACAAATATAAAATTGATGAGAAATATGATGTCTAACTATTCTTTTAACATTGTTTGCACAACTATTGGAAGAGAATCATTACCAAGATTGATTGATAGTTTTAAAAATCAGTTAACCCAAAACGATTCTTTTACCATAATATCCGATACAAATCACGAGTTTGTTCAAAATGTTTTATCTAATTATGATGTTAATTTTAAATTAAATCACATTATAAATGATGGGGATAGATTAGGTAAGTTTGGACACCCTTTATTAAACAAACACATTAATAACCTTGACGGTGATTTTATTATGTTTGCGGACGACGATGATTATTATGTTGATGATGCCTTTGAGTATATAAGGGAAGTCGTTACAGAAAAAAAACTATACATTTTTAAACATAAATGGGGAGGAACAATTAATTGGACGACAAAAGAAGTAACACTAGGGAATATTGGTAAATGTATGGGTGTCATTCCTAATACTAAAAATTTACCAATGTTTCAAGAAGACGTATTCGGGGATGGGTTATTTTACGAAGACTTATCCAAAATTATGGAATATGAATTTGTTGATAAAATAATATATAAAATTAGAGATACAATATGAGTAAAGTAACATTAGTGACAGGATTATGGGATATAGGTAGAGGAGACCTTCAAGAGGGTTGGTCTCGTTCATTCCAACATTATTTAGATAAATTTCAACAACTATTACAAGTTGATGTGAATATGATTATTTTTGGTGACGAAGAGTTAGAGAAATTTGTGTCAAACAATAGACGAAGTGAAAACACACAATTTGTTCGTAGAAGTTTGTCTTGGTTTAAAGACAACGATTTTTTTGATAAAATACAAAATATAAGAACAAATCCGGATTGGTATAATCAAGTCGGATGGTTAACCGATTCAACTCAAGCTAAATTAGAGATGTATAACCCGTTGGTTATGTCAAAAATTTATCTCCTACACGATGCTAAAATTTTAGATAGGTTTAATTCAGAATATATGTTTTGGATTGACGCTGGGTTAACAAATACAATTCACCCGGGATATTTTACACACGATAAGGTTTTAGATAAATTACCTCAATTAGTTAAAAATTTTCATTTTGTTTGTTTCCCTTATGAAACTAATTCTGAAATCCACGGATTTAAATATCCTGAATTATGTGAATTAGCCGGAGAACCAGTTAAAATGGTTGCTCGAGCAGGTTTCTTCGGAGGAAGAAAAGATGTTATATCAGATATTAACGGTATCTATTACGGGTTAATGAATGATACATTATCACAAGGGTTAATGGGAACTGAAGAATCGTTATTTACAATTATGACATACAAATACCCTGAGTTGATTAGTTATTCAGAAATAGAAGATAATGGATTAATGGGTAAATTTTTTGAGGACTTAAAAAATAACACGACTCAAGTTAAAGAAAGTGTTTTACCAATTAAACCGAATAGTTTAGACACATCCAAAGTTGGATTGTATGTTATAGCATTTAACTCACCTAAACAATTTGAGGTATTAATCCAATCTATGTTAGATTATGATTCTGACTTTATTGATAAACCAAAAAAATTCTTATTAGATAACTCAACCGATTTATCAACAACACCAAGATATCTTGAACTATGTGAACAATATGGTTTTGAACATATTAAAAAAGACAACATTGGTATTGTCGGGGGGAGAGTGTTTGTTGCTGAACATTTTGATGAAACTGATTTAGATTGTTATTGGTGGTTTGAAGACGATATGGCTTTTTATCCAAAAAAAGGTGAGGTATGTAGAAATGGGTTCCCTCGTTTTGTTGATAAATTATATCAAAAATCAGTAGAGATTGTTAAAAAAGAAAATTTTGATTTTCTTAAATTAAATTTTAGTGAATTTTTTGGTGATAATAGTGTTCAATGGAGTTGGTATAATGTCCCTCAAGATTTTAGACAATCTCATTGGCCGAATAACCCTAAATTACCGGTTCAAGGACTAGACCCTAATTCACCTAAAACACAATTTAAGGAGATAAGGACATATAAAGGGTTATCATATGCGACAGGGGAAGTTTATTTATGTAATTGGCCGATAATATTAACAAGAGAAGGTAACTATAAGTGTTATTTAGAAACAAAATGGGCTCACCCATTTGAACAGACGTTAATGTCTTATTGTTATCAAGAAACTGTTAAAGGAAAAATTAATCCGGGATTATTGTTATTAACACCAACGGAACACGATAGATTTGAACATTATGACGGTTCATTAAGAAAAGAAAGTTAATTCTATATTTTGAAGTATTTATAAATAAAAACTTTAATGGAATTTTTTATAAAGAAAAACGCAACCTTACCTCTTCTTAAACTTCAAGTAGTAAAAGATGGTAGAAGTGATTACAATAATTTTATGGAATTATTGGAATCCTCAACCATATTCTTTTCTATGGTTAATTCTGAGACAGGTATTCCAAAAATAACTTCAAGACCAGCGGGGTTTGTTGAAAAAATATTTGACGACCCCAATGCAGAACCTGAATATTATATTTACTATCAATTTACCAAACAAGACACGAGTGTTGAGGGTAGAAATGAAGGACAATTTTTAATAAAGACATCTGACGGTAATATAATATTACCAATTAGGGAAAAACTAAACATATATATTCAAGAGTCATTTATTGCTGACGATTTAGAATATGATACTTGCTACACATCAGTTTATCCTTGTTGTGTATCACATTCTGTTATACCACAACCACCATCACTTGTATATTTTAATTATGAATTAATTAAAGACAAAGATTTTATTTATAAAACAATCCCTAATAATAATTTAGATGACGATGTTATACCAAATAACGATATTATAACGAGTAATATTCCTGACAATAATTTAGGTGATGACATCATACCAAATAACAATATTATAACAAATAGTATTCCTGATAATAATTTAGGTGATGATATAATCCCAAATAATGATATTATATCAAACATTTTACTTTAACTTTTTTAAAGTGTTTGATATTTATAAATAAATAAAAAAAAACAAAAAAAATAATTATGTCAATAGGTTTAAGAATTATCAGTAATAATTTAATAGGTAAAACCGCGTCTGTTACCTTTACTCCAGCATCCGGAGGGACACCACAAAATTTAGGTATTCAGACAATACCATTTAATAATATTACACCATATCCATATGGTAATTATGATATTAATGTTTTAGAATATAACTATAGTTACAATTTTAATGTGCCGGCGCCGGCTCCATTACAATCAGGTTATACAACTACCCTTAGAGGTATTGTTAATCCGGAAGGTGGTTTAGCATATTCTTCGTCAACGTTATCGGAATCTTGGGGTGAGTATACAAAAGGATTTATTACTAGTAAAGGTTATTCCCCTGATGATATTATTTACGCCGAAGGTATATGTTCTGATGATGTTGATGGTCCCGTATTTACAGGTGTTGATAATATTGGACAATTTCCAACTTCTATGAACACATTTCTTGGTCCGTTTATGTCAGGTGGTTTAGCAGGGTTCCCATTTGTTGGAACTGTTGGGTTAGGTGCTTGGGCTAGCCACATTACAAGTGGCGGAACTTTATTTATAACAAGTACACCTCATATTGGTGTAACAATAGATGGTCGTGCGGGAAGAATGTTAAGAAAAGGTAAACCAGATAGTATCACAGATAATACTTGTGGAGCTGTGGCGGGAGCCATAGGTGAGGTATTAACAACTTGGAGTGCTACCACACCAACATTTAGTACTTATTCAGGTTCAGGAGATTATGAATTTTATAAGTTAGTTGATATCTTATGGCCGTTTCGTGGTACATTATCAGGATTTACGGGAACATCGGAAGAAATATATAATAAACAAATGATTTTTTCAACAAATAAAATTAAAGAAAACGCATTTACTTATTTATTTGCTAATTTATCGGGAGCAACAAATAGTGTGTTATTATCAAGACCTTCTACTGAGATATTTTTCACTAGTGGTGTTTTTATTAATACAGATTATGGATATGAATCATACGTTAATATCGACCAATTTTGGAAATATAGTATTAACGGTGGTTGGGTTGACCTAACATCAGAATATGTTTCAGGATTACCATTATAAAACAAAAAGACCTTCGGGTCTTTTTTTTTTGTATTTGACTAAATGAGATTATTACAATATATTTATAGAAACAAGACAAACCCGATTTATATCGGAGCCAATATGTCAATCTAAAAAATATAATTATGATAACACAAGAAGAAATTAAGGCATTCCTTGAAGGGAATGACCCCGAAGAGCACATAGTTGCGATTGAATATGATTACGTATCAGATTCAGTCTACAAAATTAAAGAAATCCCGAGTCAGGGAAAAATAATCAAAAAAGATACATTTACGGCATTTGCTTGGGTTGGAGACTTGAGAGATTTGAACTTTTATTCAAAATCTAAAGACTTACAAAAAGATGCGATGAAAAAACACGGAATCATCATTGATAAGTTAGAAACCAAAGGTAATGAGAGATTAGAAAAGGGTCTCAAATATATGGTTAAATCAATGAAGGGTTATCGTTCACTCATCCAATTCTTTAAAGAGGGTGGTGTAGACCCGTGGGGTGAAAAGACAAAAGGAAAATTAACAGTTCTCCCACCGGTAGAACAATATTTAATTTCAAGAGAGAAAAGACTATTCAAAGGGTATGAAGAATACAATGACATCACCCGACTCGGATTTGACTTGGAGACGACTGCTCTTGAACCTAAAGACGGTCGTATATTTATGATTGGAATCAAAACCAATAAAGGATACCAAAAAGTTATTGAATGTGCGGATGAGGACCAAGAACGAAGAGGATTAGTTGAGTTCTTCAACATTATCGATGAACTTAAACCATCAATCATTGGTGGATACAATTCAGCAAACTTTGACTGGTTTTGGATATTTGAGAGATGCAAAGCACTTAACTTGGACATCAAAAAAATCGCTAAATCACTAAACCCGGCAAGACCCATATCTCAAAAAGACGGTATGTTAAAACTTGCCAACGAGGTAGAGAGATTCTCACAAACTCAATTGTGGGGTTATAATATTATTGATATTATCCACTCAGTTCGTAGAGCACAAGCAATCAATTCAAGTATTAAATCCGCAGGACTTAAATACATTACTCAATACATTAAAGCTGAAGCCCCCGACCGAGTTTATATTGACCACTTAGAAATTGGACCGATGTATGCCAAAAAGGAGGAATATTGGTTAAATGTTGAGAATGGGAAATATAAAAGAGCCGATAATCCGGACTTTAATAATTTAGATACAAGATTCCCGGGGAAATACTTAAAGGTTACCGGAGATAATATTGTGGAGAGATATCTTGACGATGACTTAGAGGAAACGTTGACAGTGGATGATGAATTCAACCAAGGAACGTTTCTATTAGCATCAATGGTACCAACAACATACGAGAGAGTTTCCACAATGGGAACCGCAACTCTATGGAGAATGATTATGTTGGCTTGGTCTTACAAGAACAAATTAGCTATTCCAGCAAAAGAAGAGAAGACAGACTTCGTAGGAGGACTTTCAAGACTACTTAAGGTGGGTTACTCTACCAACGTATTAAAACTCGATTACTCTTCCCTATATCCGTCTATTCAATTGGTTCACGACGTGTTCCCTGAGTGTGATGTTATGGGTGGGATGAAAGGGATGTTAACTTATTTCCGTAATGCTCGTATTATGTATAAAAACTTGGCGTCGGAGTATAAATCAATTGATTCTAAAAAATCACTTTCATACGATAGAAAACAATTACCATTAAAAATCTTTATTAACTCGATGTTTGGTGGATTATCAGCACCACACGTTTATGAGTGGGGGGAAATGAATAGTGGTGAAAGAATTACCTGCACCGGAAGACAATATCTTCGTCAAATGGTAAAATACTTTGTTAAACGAGGATACACACCTTTGGTACTTGATACGGATGGTGTTAACTTTAGTTTACCGGATGAGGGTGTTGATGATAGAGTTTATATTGGTAAAGGACTAAATTGGTTAGTTAAAGAGGGTAAAGAATACAGAGGATATTACGCCGACACCGCAGAATACAATGATTTGTTTATGAAAGGTGAGATGGGGTTAGATTGTGATGGAACTTGGGATTCTTGTATTAACTTGAGTAGAAAGAACTACGCAACAATGGAATCTAATGGTAAAATTAAATTAACCGGGAACTCAATTAAATCTAAGAAATTACCACTATACATTGAGGTGTTTTTAGATAAAGGTGTGAAATTGTTATTAGAAGGAAAAGGACAAGAATTCGTTGAGTGGTATTTTGAGTATCACCAAAGAATATACAACCAACAAATCCCATTAAAACAAATCGCTCAAAGAGCGAGAGTTAAACTATCTGTTGAAGATTATAAAAAGAGATGTGGTCAGAAAACAAAGGCGGGTTCATTGATGAGTAGAATGGCTCATATGGAATTGGCTATCAAACACGACTTAAAAGTTTCATTGGGAGATGTTATTAGCTATGTCAATAATGGTTTAAAAGCGTCACACGGAGATGTTCAAAAAATCACAAAAAACAATTACACTAAAAAAGAATTGGATTTATTTACATCAGTTAATGGTATGGAACCTGAAGATAAGTCTACCTCAACAATACAACTTAATTGTTATATGTTGGACCAAACCGAAATTGAGAATAACCCTGACTTAACCGGAGATTATAATGTTGCAAGAGCAATCTCAACATTTAATAAAAAAGTGGAACCATTATTAATTGTTTTTAATAAGGAGTTAAGAGAAAGTTTATTAATTGCTAACCCTGAAGATAGAGGGTTTTTTACTAAGACTCAATGTGAGTTGGTTGGAGGTATACCAAATAAAGAAGGGGACCAAGATACGATTGAGGATTTATTAACAATAACTGATTTGGAATTAAAGTTTTGGGATAGAGTTGGTGTTAGTTCTGAATACATTTATGAATTGGCAGAACCAGGTTGGGAAGAACATATTAATTAAAACAGAAAAGGTGTCGAATACGACACCTTTTTTATTGTAGTTTTACCCCATCACTTGAAAGAATATACCAATTACCGTCAACCCGGAATAATTCAACGGCAGCACCTCTTTCAATTAATATTTCATCATATTGTTCATCAATAAGACCCATAAATGGAACTATTAAAACATTAGTTAATGACTTTATTACAATGTGTTCAGTACTACTTTGGTCTAATATTATTTTACAATTAGGGACATCTTTAACTAAGATGAATTCTTCGCCATTAGTTCTATGTTCCGGAACCGTAACTGTTTGAATAGGGTTAGTTGTGTTTAAATTGGACATTGAGCCAAATAATTTGTTCCCAATTTTTGTTCTTGTTATAAATGTCATATAAATTAAATTACGTATATTTGTCTTGGCATTGCTCTGAACTTTAACTGTTTGTTTAAGTTCTCTGCGATTAATGCCTCTCGTTCCATTACTTTTTCAGGTTTTAATCTTGTTAACCTACCTTCAGCACCAATCAATTCTTCAATTAATTTAGTCTTTTCATCTTTAGCTTCTGTCGCTAATGATTGATAGTCCATTGTTAACTCGCTATCAGGTGTTTTAACATTACCACTAAATTTACCACGAACTCTCGCTAAAGTTTCTTTAACATAAGCGGTAAACCAACGACGAATCCAAACTTGAGCGGGGTTATTTAAATCTACCCAATCAATTCCTTCTAACGGAACATCTGAAGGTAATTTAATAATGTCCGGATTTGATTTTAAACATTTGTCTCTATCTGCAGGACCTACGTCATAATACCAATACCAAACTTTACCTCTTTTCATTGTTGCACTACCAAAGTCAAATTTACCACCGGGAACTTGCATTAAATGTAACGCCTTTTTACCTTCAGGTAAAGCTGTAATTCTATAAGTTAAATCACCGGCAATAATTCTTCGTTGAATATTATTCTCTTGCATTCTCAATAACATATCAAACGCTGGCATCATAAACATTGAACCTGACATACCCATCTGAGCAAACCCACCCGGTCCACCAATACCACCGGCACCCAATGAACCAAAAGTCCAAGGGTCTAATAACATACTATTAAGTTCTGCGGGTGTATACCACATAACTTCATTGATTTCTCTATTAGCAGGGATTTCATAAATTTGTTGATGAGCAACTAAATCAATATAATCTTTTTTAAGTTCCCAATCACCACCGGCTTGTAATCCAACAATTTTTGAATAAGCGTAAGTGTATCGAGTTTCATAGTCTAAACTTTTAGTTATGAATGCTCTTGATAATGATTGAGTATCTAAGTTAAGATTATATAGGGATGTCCATTGGGATTCAATTAACCAATCTTGAACATATTGGGAATAATCACTAATTGACAATTCCATTAAACTATCCATCATTTCGTCTTCGATTTCAATCGAACGAAGTGGTGCACCCAATAAGTGTTTGATTCGTGTGTAAAGTTGGGTTCTTTCCGGTTCTGCAATTCCAGCCATATAGATTTGTGTTTCTATATAAATATCAGCTAAGAGTATAAATTAAATTTTCTTCAGGGAAAACAAAATTACCACCCCATATTTTACCGTTTTTATTGTTAAATATCAGGATTTCTTTGTTGTTTTTGGCAAATATCAACCAATCGGTATTATATCTTTTAACATTTCCTGAACCCATAACAATAGTGTTACCGTCTTCAGTTTTGGTATTTGTGAATGGTTTAATTTGTGCGGTTTTTCTCTCACCATCAATAATTATTTCACAATCAATTCCACCAATCATATCTTCACTACTACCAAGTTTACCAACAGCATTTACATTATCTTTACCAAATTGTTTTTTAAGGATTTCGACCGTAGTGTCTTCTCGTTTTTGACCCCAAGCGTGGGTTTGTCCTAAAACCATCATAAGAGATTGGAATGTTGATGACTCGGGATTAAAAATTCTGTCTTTATAATCATCAATAACGTTAACAAAACGTTTAACTTGGTTTAATTGTTCAAATGAGTCTGAGTTTTGAAACGATATTGGTTGTTGTTTTTGAGATAATAAAACTTTATTAACATCTCTAAGTAACACACAAAAACAACTATAGTTTGTGTTTAATTTGTTTATTACTGAACGACCCTCTTGTTCTAAATCGTATATTCCGGACATCTCCCCTTCACCATATTTACCTTTTGCGTAATAATTGTTAGGGAACACTTCTCTTAATATATGGTTGATTGAGTTTTTAAACGACTCTTTCACTCTTGGGTTTGTGTTGAATACTTGTCTAATTTCTTCAACTTTAGATGGTGAGCATTTTTCTGCTTTTGATTCTGATAAAACTAATGATATTTTTCTGTCCGTTTCGTTTTTGTTAATCTCTTGAATTAATAGATTAACCTTGTTTTCTGTATTTTTCATATAGGCTTGTTTATTACGATAAATATCTAAACAACCGAATTAACCCCGGTTGTTTATTTTATTCATAAGTTCTCCGATAAAATCTCCACTTTCAGAGATATTGTCCCCCATCACGGTTCCAATGTTTTGTTTCTTTTGATTTACCATATCGTAAATAATTCCTTCAATTGAGTTATCAAATATTGGGTAGTAAACTGATACCGAATTTTTTTGTCCGTATCTGTATGCTCTGTCTTCTGCTTGAGCTAAGTCACCCGGAACAAATGATAAGTCATTAATGATTACTGCTTCAGCGGCGGTTAATGTGATACCTACACCGGCAGCTTTTACGTTACCAACAAAGACTTTAATCTTTTCATTATCTTGGAATTGGTCAACAGCATATTGTCGTTGAGGTTTTGATGTTGAACCATCTAATCTAACCGCTTGTTTTCCAAAATGGTCGGCAATTCTGTTTAATGTTTCAGTAAAGTTGGTAAAGATAATAACTTTTTTGTCTTGTTCCAAAATATTTTCAGCTAATTCTATAGTATCTTTTATTTTTTCTTCAGCAATTACCTGACGAACTTTCATTAACTTACTGAATTGAACCGTCAAAGATGTTGACTCATCGGGATTCTTATTATACCAATCATAGTATTCCCCCATCAACCCTTCATAAAGTTTTGACTTTAATCTTAGATAAACCGGTGTAATAATTTTCTCAGGTAAATCTAACACTTCCGTTTTCAACCTACGTAAAACTTGTCTTGAGGTTCTGTCTCTTAATTCTTCCAAATTGGATGCTCCGGTTACATTCCATATTTTACGAGTTCCTGCGGTGAATTGGTAACCTTGACAATATCTAATAGCGTAAGCCATCCAATTCTGAGCCACCGGACTCTCAATAAGAGCCAATAAGTTAAAATAATTCATTGGACGGTTAGTCATCGGTGTCCCGGTTAATAACCACACTCTTTCACAACTTTTAGAAAAACTATTAACAAGTTTGGTTCTTGCGGCTTGTCCATTACTCACATAATGAGCCTCATCCAAAATAATTAAATCAAAATTTCCTTGTGTTATTAAAGATTCTGATTTACCTTTCAAATCGTAGAAGTTTTTAAGAATATCGTAATTTACAATAACAAAATCGTGTTCTATTGAAAAATTCTTACCTTCAGAGATATAAACACTTCTATCGGTATAGTTCTCAATTTCTCTTTGCCAGTTAATTTTAAGAGATGCCGGACAAACAATTAATATTTTCTTTGCACCCGTCTCTAAAGCGGCGATAATGGTTGCGGTGGTTTTACCTAATCCCATATCATCGGCAAGAATAAACCTTTTAGAACCGGCAAGTTTTTCGATAGCTTCTTTTTGATGTTCTAATGGTGGACGATTAGAGTATTTTGAATAATCTACCACAATATTCTTAATTGTGTGTGTTTTAATCAAAGCACCTTTAGGTAACCAAAAATCGTGGATTGTTTCAGATTCTAAAACTTTTCCCCAAACGTGGTAGGATTTTTCTTTCTCAACTAATAGCTTTTCCACCCATACCTGTTCGGGGATTTTAAGTAATAATTTTTCATCAGCAATTTTTTTGGCAAAGTAGGGGTCTAAATCAACCCATCTTTTGGCTACCTTTGGTGTTACTTCGTTAAAATTTATTATGTAGTCAGATTGTGCCCGAGTCGGGAAGAATCTTTTGTTAGTTTCCTTTTGGAATTTTAATTTTAGGATATAGTTATTTGCCCCCTGATAAGTTTCAAGGATAGATATCGCTCGTTGTTCTATTGTTAAATTAGAATTTTCAGATGTATTGTTTTCCAAATTTAATCTTTTAGTAGAAATATAACACATTTTATAATATTTATCAATATGAACAACAAACCAATAAATCTTGACCGGGATACAAAGTTAATTAGACGATATCTAAATATATCAAAACCTGAAGGGGTCTCAAAGATTGCGTTTGAAATAACTCCCGTAGGAGATGAGAGCGAATATTATATGAAAATAACTTATGTTGTTCCTGATGATAGTAAATATTTGAAAGCTAACGACAAAAATTTAATTCCTGTTCGTTACAGAGACGAATGGAATCATCATATAACAAAAGATTTAAAAGATTATTTTGGATTAAAAGTGTATATCAACCAATCCGGAACAAGAAACGAAAATTTTTATAATAGATAAAAACAATATGGATAATAAAGTACCAATTACAAGGATAGGTAAGTTCTTTGGAGCGGAGGATTTCAAGTTAGAACAAGACTTTGGGACCGAATGGTTACACGGGGATATGAACTTTACATTAGTTCTATATCGTGTTGATAGATATAAGACCAAAACGGACGATGTTTATGGTGAGACGGTATCTGACGGTATCAAATTTTTACCACCGGTGGAGTTCAAAGGATATGTTCAAATTATGGCCCCTGAGAACAAATATTTAGGTAATTCTAAAATTGACCAAATGGAGCCGGGTAATATGAAAGTATCTGTTTATCAAAGAGATTTGGATGAGTTAGAGGTGGAGATTAGTTATGGTGATTATATCGGATACTACGAAACAGAAGACAAAGTAAGATATTACACGGTTAATAATGATGGAAGGGTTACTTCTGACAACAAACATACTTTGGGTGGATACAAACCATTCTATAGAACAATTATGGCGTCACCGGTTACAAATAACGAATTTAGAGGGTTATAATGAAAGTATTAATAACAGAAAATAAATTATTTGATTCAATATATTCATATATCGAAGGAGATTTTAATAAAGACGATATTCATTGGACTTATGGTATGGATGACGGTGAGGATGGTGATTTAGTTGATTATAATGAAAATGAAAACTTATTAATTTTCTATAATGGAGATTGGGAAGGTGAAGAAGATAGTGATGTTATTTTTTATTATTTAGAAGTAGAATATTATAGTGACGAACCATCAGCTAAACCATTTAAAGATGATGCACCAACATTAGATGTAACAGGTGAATATTCCGAACATTTAGACTCTATGTTTGGTAACCATTGGAAGGGACCAATGAAAAAATGGTTTCAAGATAATTTTAATTTACCCGTTAAAACGGTAACAACATATTACTAATAATGAAAGTATTAATAACAGAATCACAAGCAAACAGAATCTTTGAAGATGTTTCAAATGATGAAGAAAAGGATTACATCGGTAAAAAAGTTATGATTTATTATAATCTACATAAACACACTTTTTCAATAATATATAAAGGTTTAGTTGTTAATCATTCTGATTACGTCAAACTAAGTGATGTTGAGTTTAGAGTTAGACCGGGAGGAAGAGAAAAGGTAATAAAAGAGAAAAGAAAGAATGTTCATTCATTTGTGATTGGAACATTGATGGATTATTGTAAATATCCTTGTGAAAACCTACCAACCGAACCAAATAGTAATATTGTGACTTACAACCCATACAAATACAACTCTTACGTTATGAAAGACACCGAAGAACCTATATATAGAGCCGGTGAGGTAGAAATGATAAATTCAAGAAACAAAATATTTATAACAAAACAATAAAATGGGTTTACCAAGTAAAATAAAGAAAAATATACCACTAACGGAGTCCAAAACTCTTTTACCAAGAAGAGAAGAACTTTTGGATAAAATCAATAAAGACGGAACTTATCTTCCAAAATCTTTATTGCATGCCGATTTAGATAGAGGTTTTTTAGATTTTGTTAGAGATGATTTAAAAGTGGTGGTTGAGGGTAAAACAATACCAACCGTTGATATTATTGTTACCACACAAAATTGGGCTCAGTTTACTGAAACTTGGAATTTCCAAAATATTGATAAAAACACGGAACCTCCTTTTATTACAACAATTAGAATCCCGGAGGTTAAATTTGGGACTAACCCGGCTCTTATGTATAATATTCCAAATAGAAGACAATATTTTTACGCTCAAGTACCTACTTGGGATGGACAAAGAAATGGGATGGATGTTTATACAATACCTCAACCCGTTCCGGTTGATATAACATATTCTGTTAAAATTATTTGTAACAGAATGAGAGAGTTAAATAAACTTAATCAGGTTATTTTAGAAAAATTTGCATCAAGACAAGCCTATGCGGTAATCAAAGGACATTACATTCCAATTGTTATGGGTGCGATTACTGATGAATCTGTTGTTGATGTTGAGAAAAGAAAATACTACATACAAAGTTATGAATTTACAATGTTAGGGTTTTTAATTGATGAAGATGAGTTTGAAGTTTCCCCGGCAATAACAAGAGTTTTACAAGTTGTTGAAATAGAAAAAAAAACAACTAAGCGTGGTCGGAAACAAAATGACGAAACCGGTCTTGGTAGTCAAGCATTGTTTGTTGTTGGTAATAATACGTTAACACAATTGTTTAGTTACATTGTTGATATTAAAATTGGTGAAACAATAAATGTTGAATCATTTGATGTGTATATCAATGATGATTACTATGGTTCTGATTTAGAGTTAATACAAATTAACTCCGGAGACGTATTAAGGTTAAATATTGTTAAGAAAGATGACTCATTAGAATCAACAATTCAATTTATTGATAAGATACTTTAGTCTTCCCCATAGATATCTTTAGTCGGTTTACATTTTTCAATAATAAGTCTTTCTAAGAACCGATACATTTTAATACCTTTCTTTTCACAGTAAGTTTTAAGAATCTCGTGTGTCTCCACCGATATCTTTAAATTTTTAATCTTTTTGATGTCTTTATCCATAAGTAGAAAAAAGGTAGAAAATAATCTCCCTAAAATATAAATAGTTGCTACGAAGTAAAGTATTTTGATTTTTTTTTAATATTTATATATAAATAAAATTATAAACAAAACAAACTAATGGCAACAAACAGCAAAGTATTCGTATCTCCCGGGGTATATACTTCCGAAGTTGATTTAAGTTTCGTAGCACAAAGTGTGGGGGTAACCACATTAGGTATTGTTGGTGAAACACAAAAAGGACCAGCATTCGAACCTATCTTTATACGAAATTTCGATGAATTCTCAACTTTTTTTGGAGGAACATCCCCTGAAAAGTTTATTAATACACAAATACCGAAGTATGAAGCTTCGTATATCGCAAAATCTTATTTACAACAATCAAATCAATTGTTTGTTACAAGAATTTTGGGATTGTCAGGATATGACGCGGGACCATCTTGGTCTTTTAGAACGATAGCGAATGTTGATAAAACAACAGTTGATTTTGACTGTTCAGGTAGTACATATGATTTTACATCATGTGAATCTATATGTACAGGATATACGGAATATTCATTCACATTACCGTTTACCGGATGTAATAATGATATAAGTTCAGTTGTCTTTGGTGCATTTACAGGTGATGAATCGATAATAACAAATAAATTTAATGAAACTTATGAAAATTTTAACGGAACATCGTCAACAATAATTTCAGATTTCCAACAACAAGTTTTCAATGTTATTGTTTCCTCAACAACTTTATCAACTTCAGCAACCTCATTATACTGTTATGGTACAATATTAGGTGATGATTACGATAATTTAGTTTCAATAGGTTATACAAACGTAACAAACGTATTCGACGTAAACAATGTTGATTCACATTTAGCTGATTATACTGCTCCAGAGAATGACCCTTGGTATTACGCATTATTTGATAATAATAATGGTAGTTATACAGGTAGTTCTTACTATACGGTAATCGATACTCTTGGACAAAGTTCTACATCATCAAATTGTTCATCTTTCTATTCATTTAGTGTTCTTGGTGTTGCAGGAAGTATTAATTACAATAACAGCACAATTAGTGTTGTTTTACCTTTTGCGACTTTTTCAGGAACAAATTTATCAACTATTGTTCCAACGTTTAGTGCTTGTTGTACAGGTGTAACGGTAAATTTATCAGCACAAACTAGTAATGTATCGGTTGTTAATTTTTCAACAGGTGCTGTTACATATCTTTTAATACCTAACGATGGTAGTTCAACAGGAACATCTTTTAACGTAACCGTTGAAATACAAAATCCTTGTAACCCACTAACATCAGGTAATACTGGAAACTATACTTCAGGTTCAATTAAAACTTGTTATACGGGTAGTGTTAGAGGTTCTGTTTATGTTTATACAGGAACATCTTATACAGACTTTGACGATTTAATTCTTGCAACACTTCGTTCAAGAGGTATTGCGACTTATGGTGCGGGTAGTGATGGACCAACTTATCAAGTAAATGATGTGACCGATGTAACAATGAATTGTACAGGTGGATACTCAAGTATTGGTAAAAATCCTTATTCTGAATTTGGTTTAAACATAACTGATAAGGATAATAATACATTTTTCTTTGAAACCTCATTTAGTGAGTCAGATTCTAAATATTTACCAAAAGTATTTGGTTCTTCAAACTTTGCAAAACCAAGAACTACGGTTCCATTATTTGTAGAAGAGAGATTTCAAACATTATTAAACTATGGTTATAATAAAGGTTATATTAGAGGTATTAATTGTAATTTAGTTGGATTACCAAGAGCTAATAACAGTAATAACGATATGTCTTCGATAGCGTTTTATTTAGAAAAATACCAAACACCGTCTTCCCCTTGGGTTGTATCTGAATTAAGAGGTAGTAAAGTATACAATCTATTCAGATTCACAACAGTTTCTGATGGTGATGACGCTAACACTGAGGTTAAAATTTCAATAGCAAATATGTCATTTGGTAATTTAACTTTTGATATTTTAGTTAGAGATTTTTATGACACAGATAATAATCCTGTTGTTATTGAGAAATTCACAAATTGTTCGATGAATCCTCAGGATAATGCGTTTGTTGGACAAAAAATTGGTACTGCCGATGGAGAATACGCGTTGAACTCAAAATACATTATGGTTGAGATGAATGAGGACGCACCGATTGATGCGTTACCTTGTGGTTTCCAAGGATTTAGATTTAGAAATTACGCAACTTCTAGACCACCGTTCCCAATTTATAAAACTAAATATGATTACCCTGGAGAGGTTGTATTTGACCCACCATTTGGATTAAGTTCAGGTTCTAACTTGGCAATCCAAAGTCCGGGCGATAATGTTCGTAGAACTTACTTAGGTATTTCTACAGGATATGGTGCAGGATATGACCCTGATTTCTTCCAATATAAAGGTAAACAATTACCATTAGATTTATGTACAGCTGTGGAAGGGAATGATTGGACATATAAAACAAGAGGATTCCATATGGATGTTAACGCATCATCAATTGTTTATCCGGGAACATCTAACCCAGAATTCTTTGTTGGTGACGCACCATTTACATCAGACCCTGATAGTGAAGTTAGTCCTTATTACAGAATTTATTCACGTAAATTCTCATTATTAGTTCAAGGAGGATTTGATGGTTGGGATATCTATAGAGAATCTAGAACAAATACCGACACATTTAAATTAGGTAGAAGAGGTTACTTAAACGGGGCTTGTACAAGTATACAATATCCAACGGCAACAGGATGGGGAGCATTCAAGAAAATTACTGTTGGAAAAAATAATGTTGATTGGGCAAACACCGATTATTACGCTTACTTATTAGGACAACAAACATTCTCTAATCCTGAGGCGGTGAATATTAACTTATTTGTTACTCCGGGTATTGATTATGTTAATAATTCTGATTTAGTTGAAGATGCGATTGAGATGATTGAATTTAACAGAGCTGACTCATTATACGTTTGTACAACACCGGATATTGATTTGTTTATGCCAACAGTAAACTTGGCAACTGATTTAATTTACCCTCAAGAGGCAATAAATAACTTAGAAACTACAGGAGTCGACTCTAACTATACCGCAACATACTACCCTTGGGTATTAACAAGAGATAGTGTTAACAATACACAAATCTACTTACCACCAACGGCAGAAGTTGTTAGAAACTTAGCGTTAACCGACAACATCGCTTTCCCTTGGTTCGCGGCGGCAGGTTACACAAGAGGTATCGTAAACGCAATCAAAGCGAGAAAGAAACTTACTCAAGAAGATAGAGACACCCTTTACCAAGGACGTATCAATCCAATTGCAACTTTCTCTGATGTTGGGACGGTAATTTGGGGTAATAAAACACTACAAGTGGCTCAATCGGCACTTGATAGAATAAACGTAAGAAGATTATTACTTCAAGCTCGTAAATTGATTTCAGCGGTATCTGTAAGATTATTGTTTGAACAAAACGACCAAAAAGTAAGACAAGACTTCTTAGACGCGGTTAACCCTATCTTGGATGCTATCAGAAGAGACAGAGGTTTATATGATTTCCGAGTTACAGTATCGTCAGATACGGCTGATTTAGATAGAAATCAAATGACAGGTAAGATTTACATCAAACCAACCAAATCGTTAGAATTTATAGACATTACGTTCTATATTACTCCAACAGGAGCTTCTTTCGAGAATATATAATAAATAAAATTATGACCCATTGTAATAGTGGGTCATAATAAGCCTTAATATAAAGATATGTTAAAAAATAGAATAAAAGAAGGTATTGACGAGTTTGGTGCCCCCGATGAAAAGTATTACGCGTTTGATTGGGATGATAACATTGTTTCAATGCCAACAAAGATAATCTTGAAAGATGAAGAAGGTGACGAAGTAGGAATGTCTACTGAAGATTTTGCAACTTACAGAGAAGAAGTTGGAAAAGAACCTTTAGAATTTGATGGTCACACAATCGTAGGGTTTGCAAACGACCCTTTTAGATGGTTTGGTGTAAAGGGTGATAAACAATTTATTGTTGATGCGATAACCGCAAAACCGGGTCCGGCTTGGGATGATTTTGTTGAGGCAATTAATAACGGTTCAATTTTTTCAATTGTTACCGCTAGAGGACACACACCTTCAATATTAAAAGAGGCTTGTTACAATTATATTGTGTCAAATACAAATGGGATTGATTCAGACGAATTGGTTAAAAATTTAGAAAAATATCGTGATTTAGCGGATGAAGAAAATGTCTCTAAAAGAGAAATGATTCGAGAATATTTAGACTTGTGTAGATTTTATCCGGTAAGTTACGGTGAGGGTTCTGCAACAAATCCGGAACAAGGTAAAATTAACGCATTAAAAGAGTTTGTTCAATATGTTAAGGCGATGTCTCAACATATACAAAAGAAAGCTTTCTTAAAAAATAAAATAAATAATTATTTTGTCCCTAAGATAGGTTTTTCAGATGACGACTTAAAAAATGTGGATGTAGTGAAAAAACATTTTGAGCAAGACCCAGAGAATATAATTAAAACATATTCAACAGCAGGAGGAATTAAAAAAGAATATTAAAATATTTATTATAAAATAATTAATAAATAAAAACTATTAATATAAAAACTAGGATTTCTAGAATGATAGATTTTTTAATTCTAAAAGTCAAGAGAAAAAAATTAAATAGGTTATATTTATAATAAACAAGATAAAAAAATAAAAATTAAAAAACAAATAGAAAATGGCTGATTTATTAATGAAAATGCCCATACCGTATGAACCAAAAAGACAAAATAGGTTTATTGTACGATTCCCTTCTACATTAGGGATTAACGAATGGTTTGTAGAGTCGGCTGCTAGACCACATATCACTATTAAAGACGTTGAGATACCCTTTTTAAACACTTCAACTTATGTTGCGGGTAGATTTACTTGGGGAACAATTAATGTCAAATTTAGAGACCCAATTGGACCTTCAGCATCACAAGCACTTATGGAATGGGTGCGTTTATGTGCGGAGTCTGTTACAGGACGTATGGGATATGCTGCGGGGTATAAGAAAAACATTGACCTTGAGATGTTAGACCCAACAGGTGTTGTTGTTGAAAAATGGATATTAGAAGGAACTTTCTTATCTGATGTTAACTTTGATACTTTAGCTTATAGTTCAGACGCATTGGCAACAATTTCTGCGACACTTCGTATGGATAGATGTGTATTAGTTTACTAATCAATTAAAATAAAATATATTACACCCTACATTTAATTATGTGGGGTTTTTTATTTATATAAAAAAAACATATCCTATTATTTATAATAAAAACAAAATTATATGGAACAAAATTTAATAGACGCTGCAACTGAAAATTTCAGCTTACCACACGATGTGGTTCAATTACCAACCGGAGGGATTTTTTATAAATCAAAAAAGAAAGCTGTTAAGATTGGTTATTTAACGGCAAATGATGAAAATTATTTAATCGGTTCTGGTCGTAATAGTGAAAATATTATATTAAAACTATTGAGAAATAAAATGTATGAACACGATTTACGTCCTGAAGAACTATTAGACGGTGATGTTGAGGCGATTTTAATTTTTTTAAGAAACTCTTCTTTTGGTTCGGAATATAGTGTTAATTTAATTGACCCGGGAACTGATAAACCATTTATTGGTTCGGTTATTTTAGATGAATTAAACATTAGAAAAACTGAAGTTAAACCTGATGAAGATGGGACGTTTACAACTAAATTACCAAGAACAGGTGTTACAGTAAAATTAAGACCAACAACTTTTTATGATACTATTGAATTAGATAAAATGGTGGAACAATATCCCGTTGGTAGACAAGCCCCTAAAATTACTTGGAAACTGTTAAAACATATTGTTGAAGTTGATGGTAGTTCAGATAAATCAAAAATTGCGTTATTTGTTGATTCACTACCAATTATGGATTCTAAATACATAAGAAGTTTTTTAAGAGAAAATGAACCGTCATTGGACTTAAAAAGAAGTGTAATCGCCCCTTCAGGAGAATTGGTATCTTTCGAGATAACCTTTGGGGTGGACTTTTTTCGACCTTTCTTCTAATCATAGACAATTATTAATTGAGGAATATTTGTACTTAGCTCAAACAATATACGTATCATATTCGGATTTCCACACAATGCCGACATATGTTAGAAAATATTTAATAAATCGAGTAATCGAGAATAACACACCAAACTAGTGATTTAAAAACTATGTTTGGTGTATTTATTTAGAAACACATTTAATTATGGTAGATAAAGCACCGGAGGGTACTTCAACAGGAGGGATAAAAGGACTAGGGGACGCCCTTGGGTCTAATTTTGACCCAATCGCAATAGCAAAAGTAGTGTTGACACTTGATAATGCGGCAAGTGAAATGCTTAAGAAATTTGGTCAAGGTCAGGCTATGTCGGATTTATTACGTGGTAGTATGGCGGAGGCTGTTACTTCAGTAAGAAAATTAGGTGGTGATATTGCAGATGTTCTTGCGACACAAAAAGATGCGTCCGAAACTTTAGGTAGAAACGTTGTTTTATCAGAAAAAACAACTAAAGATTTATACGCAACAATGAAAGTTACCGGACAATCTGTTAAAGATATTGTTGCAGGTATGGCGGACGCGGGTATTGGTGCGGGAAGGGCAACAAGTGAAATGTTAAAAGTTGTTAATGTTGCTCGAGAATCAGGGGTTAATGCTCAGGCGGTGTCAGGTGCAGTTATTAAAAATATGGAGGCTCTTAATAAATTTAATTTTGCTGGTGGTGTTGAAGGTTTGGCAAAAATGGCAGCACAATCAACAGCGTTAAGAGTTGATATGGGTAAAACATTAGAGTTGGCTGACAGATTATTTGACCCTGAAAAAGCGATTGATTTAGCCGCATCAATGCAACGATTAGGTGTTTCACAAAGTTCATTATTAGACCCATTAAAATTAATGGATTTAGCTCAAAATGACCCTGCTGAATTACAAAATCAAATTGCACAAATGAGTAAACAATTTGTTCAATTGGGTAAAGATGGACATTTTGAAATTATGCCGGGAGCGAAACGACAATTGAGAGAGATTTCAAGTGCTATGGGGATATCATATAATGACATTACTAAAATGGCGTTAGGTAGTGCCGACTTAGATAAGAAAATGAAGGAAATATCCTTTCCAAGCGCGACTGAGGACCAAAAGAAAATGATTGCCAATATGGCAGAAATGGGTGCCGGTGGAACTTATGAAATTAAAACAGCCGCGGGAGAAACTAAAGATGTTAGTAAATTAACAGGTCCTGAAATAGAAGCTCTTGAAAAAATGGCAAATACCGCTCCTCCAACAATGGAAGAGTTAGCCAAACAACAATTAACCGCAACACAATCTATTACGGCAGCGATAAATAGTTTGGCGGATAGAACGGGTTTAGGTGCTGCTCGTAGTGAAACTGCAGGTGGGATATTAAAAGGGACGAGAGCGGTTGCCACCGCGGCGTCAGAAATTCCAGGTGAAGGGTTATCAGCAAAAAACATTGCTCAAGGTATTGATAATACTGTGGACTCACTAAAAACTGCGATTGCAAAATATGCGGCGACAGGGGAAAAAACAGATGTTTTAGGAAATATTATGTCTAGTTTTGGAGGGTTTGTAAAAAAAGAATTAATGGATTCATTTTCAAATGTACAAGTTCAGGCGGATAAGCTAAGTGCGGAATTTCCTATGGCAACAGGTACAATAAAGGCATTCAACCAAATGATGGCAGGGACCTTACCTCCATCCTCAACAAATTCATCAATACCTCGAGGAACAGTTGGGACTAGTAGTTCACAAGTGTCAAATCAAAAATCAACAATGGACGTTAATTTAAATGTTAAAGTGGATTCTAATTCTCCAAATATTGATGCAAAACAAATGGAACAAATTTTTACAAATCCCGCATTAATGGAAAAATTAACAGTTAGTGTTAGAGATGGTATTAATAAAATGAATCCTGTTAAAAATGAACGACCTTAAAATAGATTATTAATCTATTTATTATAAAAGAAAAAAAATATGTCAAATAGTACATTATCATTTGCTTCATCATCTTCATTTAGAGATATTTTATTGGCTAAAAATTTAGCCCCATATAATGTTGTCGGAGTATATTCACCACAAGTTGGTAATTTAACTTATGAAACAGTTTTAAATGTTAGTAATGTTATTGATTCACCAAATGACTTAATTGCTAATGACCCATTTGCTGCACAATTATATCCATTAAATGAATATGGTCCTAATGGAGGTTATAACACAATAATAGATTATAATGGAGCTCCTCTTCCGGTAAATTCAAATCAGGGTGAGTATAGTCCGGATGATACTGTGTTAGATTTAGTTAATGAATTTTTTATTGATACAGCGTATATTGTAAACTATTATGGACCTGTTGGTGGATTTAGCAATTTGTTTGGGGTTACCACACAAATGTTAGCAGCACCAATACATCAACCATATGGGTCTACGTTTATACCTTCAACCTATTCTCCTTATTCAATATTATTATCAACAAATCCTACGGGTAGTGATGGTTCATTATCTCAGGATTCGTATTTAGCGAGATTAGGTGCTCTACAATTAAACGAGGCGTTTCAAGATAGGATAGCTAGACAAATTTTTATAAACACAGTTGGTCAAGTAAATTTAGAATCACTATCGGACCCATTTGAGGCTAGTTTAATTATTTCAGGACAAGAACCTTTAATTTATAGAAATTGGAAGATTACGTCACCTGAGGACCCTATTACGGCAGCCGCTGACTTAATTACAAGATTAGGTGGTGCGTATTGGCCTGTTTCACCAATTCCGGGAGATTATTTTACAGATAACACAAGAAATGGTCAAACACAACAAACATCAAACGCGTTAAACGTAGTTAATCAATTAACAGGTGGGTTTTTGGGTCCAATTTTAAATGCTAAAAGAAACCCTTCTGAAATATTTTTGGCGAACACCGGAAATGGACAAAGGTCTGTTTTATTTAGAAATCTAAATTATAATCGTTATCAACCAAGTTATAATAAAACTTTTGGTGGGTTATTAGGTGTTGGGCAAGCTATTGTTAGTTTAATAAACCCTGATAATGGAACCTTAGTTGGTGGTTATTATGTTGGTAGTAGAAATGCTGAACCATCTACAATAACTTCACCACCAAATCAAGTTCCTGTTAACGCTTTTGGACAACAAGAAGATGTTCCGGTATATGGACCATCTGAATTAGGTATTTTATTTGAGGGTAATCAAGACACTCTTAACTTTGGACTTGCGGCTAAATCATTAAGTGATGGTGGTGGTATTGATGGACAATTTGTTTGGACATCACCAAAATATAAACCAAATGCGGGATTCAAAGCGACACCCGGAGGTGGGTCAGGTTCAGCGGATTCTGAATTTAATTTAATTAGTAGCAATTACCTTAAAGACGAATCAACTAATTTTGTGTTTAAAGCAACATCAATTTTAGATGAAACTCAAAGATTAGTAAATTCTGCTGATAATGTTCAAGGAATTTCAAGACTAAAACACGTCGGTAATGCTATTAATCAAGTTAGTAAAGTGTTTCACGATGGATATAAAGAAATGACAAAAGGTTCTCAGGTTGTGTCGTATACTGACCAAACAACCGGTGGTGAGGCAGGTATTGAATATTGTAGAGTTTTTACTAAAGACACACCATATTACACATATAATGATTTACAAAAAGTAGATGGTATTACAACATCAGGAAGAAAATTTGCTAGTTCAGTATTTGACAACACATTTAATTTAAATATTTCACCAACAAGAAATCCGGGGTCGACAAATATTATTGCCGATGGACCAAATGGTATTGGTGGGTATGCTAAAAAATATATGTTCTCAATTGAGAATTTGGCTTGGAGAACATCAAGTAAACAAGGTTTTACTTATGATGAACTACCTGTTTGTGAAAAAGGACCAAACGGGGGTAGAGTTATGTGGTTTCCACCATATGATATTAAATTTAACGATACAAGTAACGCTAATTGGACGGAAACTTCTTTCTTAGGTAGACCCGAACCAATCTATACATATAAAGACACTAGAAGAAGTGGAACATTAAGTTGGAAAATAATTGTTGACCACCCTTCGGTTATGAATGTTATTGTTGAGAAACAATTAAAAGGACAGAATAAAGAAAGAATTAATTCTATTATTGATTCATTTTTTGCGGGTTGTGTTAAATATGATATTTACGAATTGGCTAAAAAATTCAATACTGTCCCAACTAAAGATTTATATACTTATCAACAGATATTAAACGACCCTAATTTAGATAAAAATACCGCAAAAGAGGTTATTAGTAGTAATGAAGGAAATGCGTCGGTTGGAACGGTAACAACGCCTCGTAATAGTTCGACAAAATCAAACCCTGAGTTATCAATTGCCGATTTAAGTAAGTATAATAATTTAGGGTTCTATTTTGATAATGATGTTCCGGGACCAAATAATAAAACTGCGGAAAAACCAAACTCATCATATAAGGCGGATTATGATAATTACACTAGTACTATGAATCAAGACCAATATGTTGCGATATCAACAAATACTTTTAGTCCACCAAGTATTAATTTAAATGTTCAACCATTTTTTACTAATGTTGTTATTGACAATTTTAATCAGATTAACTCTGGTTTTGTTGAAGATGCTTTTAAAATATTAAGTGAAAAAACAGGGACTATTCAAATATTATTAACTAGTTCAGCTTCCGCTCCTGCGAGTAAAGATTACAATGTAAAATTATCCATAAGACGAAAAAATTCTGTTGTTGAATATTTACAAACAACTAAATTAAAACCATTTATTGATGTGGATAAGACACTAACGTTTCTTGATGTTAATAAAGGTGAGGGAGAAGTTGTTTCATTCCCACAATCATCGACAGGTGTTTTTGGTGCGTCAGTTAACTGTACTGACGATATTTTATCAAAAACAAATAAAGTTACTAAAGATTCTCAAAAGTATTCTGTTAGTGCAATGGCTTGTCGAAGAGTTACATTAAAAGATATAAAAGTAACGGCAACACCTGTTGATAAACCGGTAGAACCTATTATTGAGGATGTTATAATACCTCCGGTAGTGGCACCAAAACCAAAACCAAAACCAACATATCGAACAGAAAAAACAATAAAGGATGGGATTAGTAAACTAATTGTAAGAAGATTACTTTCTGAATGTGATTATTTTGATGTTGTTAAAAAAGAGGTTCCTATGTTATATGATTCTATTCAGGAAAAAATCAAATATTTTAATCCTGCGTTCCACTCTATGACACCGGAAGGATTAAACTCTCGTTTAACCTTCTTGAATCAATGTGTTCGTCCTGGTGAAACAATTCCGGTTATTGGGGATAATGGACAGATAGTTGCAAATGATGCCTTAAATACCTCCTTTGGTGCTCCACCGGTATTAGTTTTAAGGATTGGGGATTTTTATAATTGTAAAATAATACCAAAAAGTGTTGCGTTCTCATACGAACCATTAGTGTTTGATTTAAACCCTGAAGGAATTGGTATTCAACCTATGATTGCTAATGTTTCAATGAATTTTGATATTATTGGTGGTATGGGTCTTGAAAAACCTGTTGAAGAATTACAAAACGCATTATCATTCAATTACTACGCTAATACTGAAATTTATGACGAAAGAGCTAAAGCGACCGATGATAGTTGGAAAAAATTAGACAAACAATATTTCCAAGATTTAATTGATGAACAACCTACGCAAACTCAAGTTGATAATCAACAAACAAATTCTGCGGGAGAAACTATTGGACAAATTCAAACAACTGTTAATGGTGCTAGTGGTCAAACAGGTGATATCACTTATATGAAAATTATGGATAGTTTATTGGATGTTAGTAAAGAATATATTGTAAATCTAGTGAATCAATCAGAATCGACAATTAAATCATATAATGGTGGTGTTTGGCAATTAATGACTCAAGAAAGACAATATACAGGTGGTGAATTTAATATGGGAACATCAAGTCAATTAGTTACAATCTATGGTAAGTCAGTTTATGAACAAAGAGTGATTGATTTATTTTCGGCATTATTAAATGATATATCAAGTGGCACTAATTTTATTATTGTTGGTTTAAATAGTGTGTTTACTGACACAACAGCGGTTAGGAGTGTTACAACTAATTTAACAAATTACATTAAAGCAATGCAGACGGATTTCAGTAACGGGATTGAGGAAATTAGTAATAAGATTGTTGAACAAGAACAGGGTATGGTACAAGTTTTTAGAAAAATTAATTATGTGACAACATTATCTGATGGTGTGTTGATAGATAGTAAAGCAAAAATTTATACAATTACCGCAACTGAAGAAGTTGACAGAGGTGATACTCAAGAGAGTGTGGACACATTCCAAGAAATGATATTTGATTATGATTTGGTTGCGACTAGAATGAATAAATATAATGAAACTTTAAGTAGTGTAGATTTTAATATAATTAGTAATGGATATACTGAACCGGGAGGATTTACTTCGGCGGTGTTTGATGATTTAACTGATAAAAGATTTTTTATGGTTATGGCTCAAGTATTCAATAATAGAAGTAATTTCAACACATTTAAATCTGCAATTATTACAAATGAGTTGGATAATACTTATGATGACTTATCTAAAAATTTTAACAAAATTGTTGATAAATTTAGAGATAGTGTAATTGAAGAATTAGATTTTGAAGAAAAAAATATTAAATCTCTTAAAAAATCGCCTGACTATATTGGGTGGACTAAAGATAACATTTATAATAAGGGAAAAGTACGTAAGTTTACGTATACTACAGAACCTTCACCAACAAATGATGAACAAACTAATAATTTAATATTATTGTATAAAGGTGATAATACAGGTGATAAAACAATTTGGACGGATAAAACTCAATTTAATTAAAAATGACTAATAGACAAAATTATAATAGGTATAATGAATTTTTAATAAATGGTGAACAGAGTGTTGTCCCATACATCTCCATTTCAAGTAAATCATCAGATAAAAGAGTAATTTATAAGATAGGTCAATCTAGATTGGATAAAATATCTCAACAATATTATGGTACACCAACATTTGGGTGGTTAATTTTAGCCGCAAACCCAATTTTTGGGGGAAATGAGTGGGCTATCCCGGATGCTGCTATATTGACAATTCCATTTCCTTTAGTATCATCTTTACAAGAATATAAATCTCAATTAGACAATCATTTCTATTATTATGGTAGGTAAACCCGAAAATATATTAGTCGAATTCGACTATAACAATATTACAATTATTGACCCAAACAAGGTTGTTGATAGTGATAATAAAGTAAAAGATAGATTTGTAAAGCAAGAAGATTTAGTAATGTATGCCAATCTTGAGTGTAGTGTTTTACCGAGAACTAAATTAGCTCTTGGTACCGCAAATAATGATTCTATTAGAACAGTATCAATCGCTAAAATTAATTTTTTAAAACCGGGTGATAAACCATATTTAGATAATTCATATACTGATGAAATAACAGGTAAAGGTGCGATAAGAGGAGAAGGTGTTAACCAACCAACTTTCCAAAGTATTACAAACCCAAATAACAGTGATGATTTTTATCTTAAACAAACAATTAGTTCAGGGGGTAAACCCGGAGCGGTAGATAATGGTTTGTTAGGAATCACTTCGATTAATATTAGACAAGGGTTAGATTTCTTACCAACAATTGATATTACTTTAGTTGATGTGAAAGGACGTGCTTTGTTTGAAGCTGGTGATAACTCACCATATGCGGCATTTTTTAATTTACCATATCCATTATTTCATTTAACAATTAAAGGGTATTTTGGTAAAGCGGTTAGATTAGGGTTAATGTTACAAAATTTCACAACAACATATGATTCTAATACGGCTAATTTTACAATTGCTTTGAAGTTTTACACATACAAATATACTGTTTTAAGTGATGTTACTATGGGTGCTCTTTTAGCAACACCACATATGTATCAATCAAGATTTAATATTACTAGAACTAGTGGTGGTCCATCTACAACAACTAAAACAGATAATGTTGTTGTTGAACGAGGTTATCAGAAAATAGTTGAAATGTATAGTGAGTATAAGTCAAAAGGGTTAATACCTAATGATTTTCCTGAAATCACATTAATGCAGATGAAGGATAGAATAGAAAACTTCATTAAGAATGTTCTTGATTCATTTACAAAACAAAACTTAGACCCATTAACTAATTTAGACACTTATGGAACCCAATTGAGGGACTATCAAAAAGAAGTGTTTTATACGGTAAAAACTTCGTGGTTTAATGAATTTATGGATACTGAGAATTACTATATTTTAAATAAATTAGACACAAAGGTTTACACCTTCAAGAAAAATTTAGACCCTCAAAAGAAAAGTGACGCGATTTCAAAACTAAAAGGGTTAATTGGGAAGTATAATACATTACTTAATGAAAATGTTACTTGTGGTAATGTCAATGGTAAAGGTAGTTATACAATCAACGGGAAAGTTACGAAATGTTCTATTCCAAATAGTGTTAAATACGAAACAAAGGGTGTTTTTACAATAGATATTAACCCTAATGATATTAATTTAACTGAAACATATAAATTACAGAAAAAAAATAGTCAACCAACACCAGAAGATTTAACAAAATTCCAAGCAGAGTTGGCGACCACAAATCTTTTTAATAATACTGAAATAACCCTTAAAAATGGTGCAAAAGAAGTTGTTCAAAACTATTTTGTGTTTGAAGGAAAGGGTTCGTTTATCGATTTAACAGATAAAATGAATACTCTTTTAACAACTAACAGAGGATTAGTTGAAGACGAGTTAACAAAAGCTCTTGCTGAGTTATTGGAGAATAAAGACAATGGTATCGGGTTTGTACCAACAATTAGAAATGTGTTAGCGGTTGTTTTTGCTAATGGAGAGGCGTTTTTACGTTTAATGGATGATGTTCACACAAAAGCTTGGGAGCAAAGAGATTCTAAAATTAGAAAAGGTGTTATTTTTGACAAACAAATTGCAAACGCTAGTGCGGATAATAAAAGTTCGGGGGACGATAAAAATCAACCGGTATATCCTTGGCCTCAAGTTATTAAAGAAACGACAGGGGAAAATGGTCAGGAAAAGTATGAGTTAAGATATCCGGGGGATAGTGATATTGTTGGTGAAACTAAAGGTTACCTATATGATGTTTGGCCGGAAATAGAATTTGTTGAAGAATTCATTAAGGGTTTGACTCAAAAAACACCACCACCACAACCACCAGCTAAAACTTCTAATGACACAAAAGACACGAATAGAGTTTCATTAGGTGCGATTGAATTTCCTATCAGTAATGAGGTGTATCAAAATAAAGTTATTAGTAAATTTATTTATGAAATATATGAAAGAGTATTGTTGACCTCACATTATTCCAAATTAGATAGAACTAATGTTTCAACATCTGAGGCGGATAAAATTGCTAACGTTATTGGTGAAGGAGAAAATATAAATATATCAAAGAGTGTTTCAGATAATAGTGATGTTGAATTAATTAAAACTTTAAAAGAGTATAATCTTAACTCATCTAATTTTCAAAGTGTGTTAAAACATATATCAAATGAGGGTGTTTCGGTTAGTTGGCAAAACTACATACGAGGTATTTTCAACACGGGGTATATAAAAAATACTGTTGAAAACGCGTCTTTTGAGTTTAAAACATCTGATGAAATAAATGATTCAAAATCACAACCATTAGTTTCGTTAAGTAATGAAAAAGATATTGTTGATTATGTTGCGACTTCTACAACATCAAATAAGTATGACTTTACTGACACTTATCCGTTTACAGATAAGACTTGGGTAAAAGGTAATTTGGCGAATGGTGTTTCTACAGATGAAACGTTAGCGTTTAATACAACAAAAACGTTAATTTATAACCCCAATAAAAAAGTTATTTCAAATTTCAGTGATATCCAATCTGAAGATGTTAAAAAACCAATAACAAATTTTGTTTATAAAAATGTTGTAATGCCAACAATTGTTGACGATGATTTGAGGAATTTTTATAGTACTAGAACATATACTAATCAATTACCAACTGAAGGGGATGTCAAATATTTAAATTATAGTGGACTTGTTAGTAGTTATCAAACTACATCAATTTTTAATACACCATATTTTATAAACTCAATTCAAGAGGGTGTGGTGAATTCTATTAATCAAGATGCAAACCCATATATTAGTTCCGCCTATTTGTTTATTAATAGCTTACCTTTATCGACACTAAGGGAAAAATATAAAACATACACAGGTAATGATACAAATTATTCTGATGAGAATTTAGACTATATATTCGCGTCTATGAAAAAATATGCGGCTCTTCATAAAGTCCCATATGCTTGGATATTAAAAATAGGTTCAATTTGGCATCGTTATAAAAAATATGTTAATACTAATGTTGATATTTTAGATAATTGTTGGAAAAAGTTTGACGCGGTTAAAAATTATGACCCGGTTAATAATAGTGCCTCAACAGTTTATAATTTTACTATTCCGGGACAAGTTTCTGCGACGACAATGGTGTTGGAAACAACAAACATAATTCCAACATTCTCAATTCCAATGGGGGCAACTAACGTTCAAACAATAATTAACACAGGATTTTATCCTAAATTAATTAACGATTTTAATGTTTTTTATCAAGGATATAATGTTTATACAGGTTATACTAGTTCTGATATTCAAAATGGGTTTAGTGAAGGTATATTGTTAAATTATGTTCCTGAGGCGGTTATAAATAATGTAACAGGGACTACAACAGGTAATAGTCAAACTATTTCGGTAATCCCTTGGTCTGTATCTATTGTTGCTGATTATGGACAATATATCTATATTCTACCATCTCATGGGGGATTAATTAACCAAACTAAAAATGAGTGTTTTGACACATCAGATAATTTAGTTTATCAAGTTACCGGTAATACTGCGATGTACAATGGTTCTGCTAGATTATTTTGGGGTTCACCTAATTATGGATATTTTGATAATACTAAAGTAATAAAACCGGAACCTATTCACTACCTAAAACAAATCTTTTCAGGTCAAGAAGCTCAAGAAAATTTCTCCATAAATGGGTTAAGTCAGGACTATACAAAAATTAGTGAAATTTTTTCAGTTTTTGATAGAGACGCTTTAGATAACTTTGAAACAGAGTTTTTAAATTTCTCAATATCTATCTACGATTATGAGACAGATATAAACTCAACAGATACTGAAACACAAAAATCTTTTAAAAATTTCCAATCATTAATGAGGAATATGATGAAAATTCCAAATACGGCAACAAATAATGTGGAATGGGTGGAAAATATTCAAAATAAACAGTTATCAAATATTTCAAATATAATTAATCAATTTTTAAACTACGATGTTTATTTTAAATTAGGTAACCCATCTTCGTTTAACAAACAATTGTTTTATACGTTCTCAAGTAACCATAGAATTGAAACTCCGGTTACGTGGGATTATTATAACTATATGACACCAAATTCGTTACCTACGGGAAGAACATTAAATAATTCAATTACGACTTATCCGTTAGAATGGGCGGCTTTGGAGACATACGTTGGTTTTTCTGAAATACCTCAATTAACGTATAAAGATGGTGGTTCATATATTACTGATTTCTTTATAGATTGTAATGTCGCCTTTGATGTGTATAACATTGAAAAATTGGCACCTATTATTAAAATATATGCTACTCAGAAATTAAAAGATAATACTTTAAATTACGAAAAGTTTGTTAAATTAATGAATGATTATTTAGATAATTTAGATTTGTTTAACAATAGAATTATCAATAATCTTATGATTAAATTACAAAAATCATTACCAAACGTTAATTTTACACCACAAACTAAACCTGAAACGGTGTTAGAAAGTAAACAAACTAAACTTGAATTATGGGAATCATTTAAAGCAACAAACGATAAATGGATTTCCGGGACTGACTTTAAAGAAAAAACATTATTTGAAGATGTCTTACTATTAGATAGAGCGAGTAGAGATGTTGGTAATTTAGTTTTAGTGGATGTTCAAAAATTAAAAGATGATTTAAAAGAAATTAATGTTGCTTCAACAATGTTAACGTATATTCAAACTATTTTAGTTAGAAATAATTTTGTAGTTATGAATATACCGTCATATGTTAATTTTTATAATGTCCAAGATGCGGTTAAGAATCCAAAACCAAAACCTGAAGGGACTTTAGAGTTTGCAAACACTTTATTTGGGACATTTATGAATGTTGATTATCGAAATTCATCTGCTAAGATGGTTTGTTTTTACGCCGGAAAACCAAGTGAACAATTAGACTTAAAAGAGAATGTTGATTACCGTTATAGAAATGATGCGTTTGATTTGAGACGTGTTGATAATCCATTGGTTGAAAATCAAATAGGTAAAAATGATTGGGATAAATCAAATAAGGTTGTTGGGTTTAATGTAGATTTTGGACCACAAAATCAATCAATATTTCACGGGTTTAATATTAGTCAAAATCCGGGGTTAGCGACTGCGGAATCATTAGAGGTATTAAATCAAATGGCGAATCAATCAAATAATAGAGGAGGGGCAACTCAGAATACTTCATTATATAATTTATATAAAAATAGAAGTTATTCTTGTACTGTTAGTATGATGGGTAATGCTATGATACAACCAACGATGTATTTTAATTTAAGACACGTCCCAATGTTTAGTGGTCCATATATGATACAAAAAGTTAATCACTCAATAACACCGGGACATTTTGATACAACATTTGAAGGTATTAGACAACCAACAGCATCTTTACCCAAGTTAGATAATTATATTCAATCTCTTAAAACAACATTATTACAATCAATAATTGATGAAAATAAAAAAAATAAACAGGAAAAAGAAAAGGCGGCACTCTCGGCAACAACCACTAACAGTATTACTCAGAACGCTGCTGTAGTTAGTGATAGTGTTGACCAAGATGGTACAACTCAAAGTAATAGTCAAAAATGTCCACCAAGTAAGGTTAAAAATGATAAGTATGTTAAGTTTATCGCGACAGACACTAAAAATGCGACTAGTGCAACATATAAAGAAGTGGTTGATATAATATCAACAAAAACAACAGACCAAAAAATACGATATGCTGTTTTTGCTAAAATGTATTTAAGCTCGTCTCAAAGTGGGTTGTTGCAATCTCAATCATTCAATTATAGTAATACTGATTTGAAACAAGATTGGGGACCATCCGTGGAGACATTCTTTACAACAAAAAAATATTATTGTAGTGATTCAAATATTCCTTATATTACATTTAAAAGTTTGAGTCAAAATATTGATTTTTTAATTTCAAGATATAAAGATAGAGTTGGTAAAATTAATAGTATTAGTGCTAAAGATATTACTAAATTTTTAATATTATATGGTGAAAGCGGTATTTCACCGGAGACAGAATATACAACTCTAAACCCGACTGACGTGACAACAATTGAAAATAATGTTCAAAACGCTATTAATGTTTATAATCCAACAAGTGGGAATAATACTAATCAAACACCTCCGGCGACAACACCGGCACCAACAGCAATACCACCAACAACTAGTGGGGATAAAGGTATTCTTGAAGAGTCGTTAGTTTTAAACACTTATTTTTTTAAAAATTTAAAAATAAATAGTAATGGGTCTTTAAGTGGTGATTTTGTTATTCTTAGTAATGGTAATATTTTAAGTCAATCATATCCTGCTAAATTATATCTTCCGGGTCAAATGGATTTAGTTGAAATTGCTACTTTTACTATGAACACTAATAAAAATAATACAGGTTCATTCATAACTAATGCTAACGTTATTGAGGCGATAGAACTAGTTCGTAATGATAATACTTATCAAAATGCTTTTATTGTTAAAATTAATGCGTTTTCAGATTTAAGATTTGTACGTAATAAGGTCATTATGCCGTTGGATTGTCCTGGTGAAGGATTTACGTATCGTCAAATAATTGATGTTGGTGATTGGGATGCAATTAAAGATGACATATGTTGTAATTGTTACCCTAATCCGTATACCGGTATGGAAATTATTTGGGATGGAAAACCTTGTTCTAAGAATGGAACAAAATGTTAAATTAAATTTTTCTTAACTAACAGATATTTATATATAAAAAAGATTATGGATACAAAATCATTATTAGAGAATTACTTAGGTAAAAAAACTCGTACTACTGAAAAAGATATGGGTAACGGTTCAAAACAAATTTGTGATTTAGAGTCAGGAGATTGTTATACAATTAGAATGAAAGATGGTCTAATAGAAAGAGTTGACAATACAATGAGTCAAAATAGAAAAATTCAAGTTGAAACAACAACTGGTGTAAAACAATTATTAAACGGATAAAATGAAAAAAATAGACAATAGGATTTTAGAAGAGATTGCTAGATATAATTCAATTAATAATTATATTGTAGAGCAAGACGCTACATTACCTCCACCACCGGGTGAAGACCCAAACGCTTTACCACCGGCAGGAGGTGCTCCGGCACCTGTTGACCCAAGTATGGCGGCACCGGCAGCACCTACAGGACCTCAACCTGTGGATTTATCCAATGACCCTGATGTTGAAAAAGTTGAGGGTGATGGAGAAACAGGTAAAACTGAAGAAATGGATATTACTGATTTAGTAAAATCTCAGAAAAAAGTTGAACAAAAACAAGAGGAATATTTTGATAACCTATTCCAACATTTAGATAATTTAGAATCTAAGTTAGGTGAAATGGACGGTATTATGACTAAGTTAAATGACTTAGAAATGAAAATTGAAAAATATAGAGAAAAAACTCCTCAAGAAAGATTAGAATTAAGAACATTAGATTCAGGACCATTCAATCAAAAATTAAGTCAATTCTTTGATGATAAGGAAGAGGATATGGAAAAATCAGGAAAAAATGAGTATGTTTTAACTCAAGATGAGGTTCAAGATTATTCACCAATCGAAATTAAAAAAACATTTAGAAATTTTGATGATTCTTCATCAGGGTTCCAACAAGTAAGATAATTAAAAGGGTCTTAGTACCCTTTTTTTTTTACAAAACAATTTGACAAACACACGGCTGACACTTATACTTTTATAAACCTTTAAATATTTTAAACACTATGGCGACAAATTCATTAGACGCAGTTTTGGCTCAATACGAGAAAGCAAAACAAGGTAGTACTTCTTCTACCTCAAAATTTACACAAGAAGAAAGAATGAAAAAATACTTCGCGGCTATCCTTTCAGATAAGGAAACTCAAGGTCAACGAAGATTAAGAATCTTACCAACTACAGATGGTTCTTCACCATTTAAAGAAGTTTGGTACCACGAGATTCAAGTTGATGGAAAATTCCAAAAATTTTATGACCCGGGAAAAAATGACAATGAACGTTCACCTTTAACTGAGGTTTACGAAGAACTTCGTTCGACAGGTAATGAAAATGACAAAAAATTGTCATCTACTTATTTATCACGTAAATTCTACATTGTTAAAGTTATCGATAGAGATAACGAAGAAGATGGAGTTAAATTTTGGAGATTTAAATCTAACTACAAAAATGAGGGTATCTATGACAAAATCATCCCTATCTACAGAAACAAAGGAGATATTGCTGACCCTGAAAAAGGGAGAGACCTTATCCTTGAATTAACAAAAGCTAAAACTCCAAAAGGGGCGGTTTACACGGTAATTCAGACAGTTATGTATGATGACGCGGCTCCAATTCACGAAGACACAAAACTTTCTGAAAGTTGGGTTAACGATGAATTAACTTGGGAAGATGTTTACTCTAAAAAACCGGTTGAATACTTAGAAGCTATTGCAAGAGGCGAATCTCCAAAATGGAATACTGACAAAGGTGGTTACGATTATGGTAACTCTGATGAAAGTGAAACTTCATTTGGTGGTTCTAAACCATCGGCTCCAATTGACCCACAAGCGGGCGCTGAAGAGGATGATGATATGCCATTCTAATCAAAAAAAAACTTGGACAAATAACTTGGACACTAAGACATAATTAGTGTCCAACTTGTCTAAAAAAACTCAAAAAATTAATTTAACTTAGACATATGGCGATTAAAAAACACGATTTTAAGTCCATTAAGGACAAATTCTCGACATCTGCAAAATACAAACCACAAAGGTTTTTCGACTTAGGTCCTGACTTTTTGGATGCTGTTGGTATTCCGGGACCGGCTATAGGACACTTAAATATGTTCTTGGGTCACTCAGATACAGGTAAAACAACTGCGTTGGTGAAATGTGCTGTTGATGCTCAGAAAAAACAAATATTACCGGTATTCATTATTACCGAACAAAAGTGGTCATTTGAACACGCAAAACTTATGGGTTTTGATTGTGAAGAAATGGTTGATGAAGAAACGGGTGAATTAGAATGGGACGGGTTCTACATCTTCAATAATAACTTTAGTTATATAGAACAAATTACAGATTACATTAATAGTTTACTTGACGCTCAAGAGAAAGGTGAATTAGATTATAGTTTATTGTTCTTATGGGATTCTGTTGGTTCAGTTCCTTGTAAAATGACTTTTGAAGGTAAAGGTGGTAAACAACATAACGCGGCGGCGTTGGCTGACAAAATTGGTATGGGTATCAATCAAAGAATATCGGGAAGTCGTAAAGCGGATTCTAAATATGAGAATACTTTGGTTATTGTTAACCAACCTTGGGTTGAACTTCCGGATAATCCATTTGGACAACCTAAAATTAAGGCTAAAGGTGGTGAGGCGATTTGGTTGAACTCCTCATTAGTTTTCCGTTTCGGGAATGAAAAAGGTGCGGGAACAACAAAGATTACCGCGACTAAAGATAAAAGAACTATCAAATTTGCTGTGAGAACTAAAATCTCAGTAATGAAAAACCACATCAACGGATTGGGTTATGAAGATGGTAAGATTATTGTAACACCTCACGGATTCTTGGCAGGTAAAGAAACTACCGAAGAAAAAGCGTCTATTGAGAAATACAAAAAAGAATACTCTGAATATTGGAAGAATATCATCGGAACAGATGGTGATTACGATTTGAAAGAGGTAGAAGAAAAAGAGGTAGAAGAAAAAGAGTAGTAACGAATACAAACAAAAACAAGTGACTAAAACACTTTTGGTTGACGGAAACAATTTAGTAAAGATTGGATTCCACGGGGTTAAAGATTATTATCACAATGGAAAACACATAGGTGCCTTATGGCACTTTGTGAATACCATTAGACGTTTCATAGACGAACAAGACTTTGATAAGGTTGTTGTTATGTGGGACGGTGATGATAACTCTTCGACTCGAAAACTTATTTATCCCCAATATAAAGAACAACGTAGAGACAGAGACAACGAGTATAAGTTAGATTCTTTCACTGAGCAGAAAGAAAGAATCAAACAATACTTGGAGGACTGTTATATAAGACAAATCAACGTAGATAATAACGAAGCAGATGATTTGATTGCTTACTACTGCCAAATCTCGGAGAACGAACAAAAGACCATCTATTCGGGGGATAAAGACCTTACCCAATTAATCTCGGATAAGGTATCGGTGTTTTATCCGAGAACCAAACAAACTTATCACGTTGGAAGTAAAATCAAATGTGATTTTTACGAATTTCCGCATCAAAACATTAGAACTTATAAAATTTTATCGGGAGATAAATCGGATAATATTGATGGTATTTCAGGGTTGGGGGAGAAAACACTTATAAAGTTTTTTCCTGAGCTACTTGAAAAACCGGTTTCAATCACCGATATTTTAGAAAAGGCAGAAACTCTACTAAAGGAGAATAAAGATAATAAGACATTACAAAATCTTTTATCCGGTAAAACTAAAAGTGGTGTTTATGGTGATGAATTTTTTGTGATAAATGAAAAAATCATAAACTTATCAAACCCATTAATTACTGATGATGCTAAAGAACTTGTTGAATTGTATTATAAAGAAACTTTAGACCCTGATGGTAGGGGTCATAGAGGACTTATTAAGATGATGATGGAAGACGGGTTTTTTAAGTATCTACCAAAGGGGGATGATGCTTGGGTGAATTTTGTTAGACCCTTTATGAAATTAACAAGAAAAGAAAAAAGAAATTATAAAAACAATTAACTAAAGCTATGAAAGACCAAGAATCGGTAAAATTAGAATTCTTAATGATGGTAAATGATAACATCATTGTGCAAAGATTTTTTAACGTGAGAGAGTTCAATAATGAGGGTAAAAACTCTTTGGAACTTTACGAATTACTTCGTGAATTTAAAGACGACATTCAAAAACAATTGTCGTTGAAAACCGTAACGTATATGACGGATAATCTGTACGAAATTATTAACAATCCGGCTATTTTGGAAACGTCTAATACGGACGGTCCGGAGTACTTTAACATCTTCATCAAACAAAATGATGTGACAATTTGTCATAGACAGGTGGACGCAAAAGTATACCCTCCAAAGATAAGATATACTGTGGATGTACGCCCACACCTAAAAAACCTATTGATGAACTTGACTGACATCTTTTCATCTAAAAATTTAACAAAAAAATATCTAGATGTTACCCTAAGTGTGTAGTATTTATTATTACACTAAAAGAAAAAATATATGGCGTCAAACAAAAATTTCGAGTATCTAGGTAGCACCTTTCAGATACAATTACTAAACCAAATCATTATCGACAAAGACTTTTCACGGTCAATTATAGATGTGATTGAAACAAGTTATTTTGAGAATAAATATTTCAAATTAATCATCCAAATGATTAAGGAGTATTATACAAAATACGAACACACACCAACCTTTGACACATTAGAACAAATTACAAAATCTGAGATACAACAACCTCTAGCAGCAAAAATAATTATTGATACCCTTACAAAAGTTAAGGAGTCTACGCTTGAAGGGGCTGAGTTTGTGCAAGAAAAATCGATGAAGTTCTGTAAACAACAGGAGTTACAGAAAGTAATGGTTAAAGCTCAAAAAATCATCGACACTGGTGAATTTGAGAGTTACGACACATTAGAAGAGATGGTGAGTAAAGCTCTTCAGGTTGGGGAACACGATAAGGGAACGGAAAGTGTTTTCAGCAATTTAGATGATGTTCTAAACGAGGATTATCGTCATCCGATACCAATGGGTATTCCGGGGATAGATAGACTCTTAAAAGGAGGGTTGGCTAAAGGTGAAATCGGTGTTATTTTAGCACCAACAGGTGTAGGTAAATCTACTTTACTTACAAAAATCTCAAATCACGCATTTAATTTGGGATATAATGTGTTACAAATATTCTTTGAGGATAACCCAAAGATTATTCAACGTAAACACATTACATTATGGACAAAAATCCATCCGGATGAATTGTCTATTAGAAAAGATGAAGTAATAACTAAAGTTCAAGAAATTAAGGAAAAAATGCCTAATGAATTGATACTTAAAAAACTTCCATCCGATACTGTAACAATGATGCAGATTAAGAATCAAATCAGAAAAATGATTTCAGAAGGAATCAAAATTGATATGGTATTATTGGACTACATTGACTGTGTGGTACCGGATAAAAACTTGGGGGATGAATGGAAATCTGAAGGGTCTGTGATGAGAGGTTTTGAATCTATGTGTCACGAACTTGATTTGGTAGGATGGACAGCGACTCAGGGTAATAGAAGTTCAATATCGTCTGATGTTGTTACAACCGACCAAATGGGTGGGTCTATTAAAAAAGCACAGGTTGGACACGTAATCATTTCCGTGGCTAAATCTTTACAACAAAAAGAAATGAAATTAGCAACAATCGCAATTACTAAATCACGGATTGGTGATGATGGTGTTGTCTTTGAGAATTGTAAATTTGACAATGGTATGTTGGAGATTGATACTGAAAGTTCAGTAACATTCTTAGGATTAGAAGAACAAACCGAAGAAAGAAATAGACAAAGAATCAAAGACTTGTTAGACAAGAGAAAAGAAAAAAACCAACAACAAAATTAATTTAAAATGAAAGAAAAAATATTAGAACCGAATAATGACCGATTCGTTATCTTCCCTATAGAACATAACGATATATGGGAATTTTATAAACAACACCAAGCCGCGTTTTGGACGGCAGAAGAAGTGGATTTATCTAACGATATTAGAGATTGGGAAAATCTATCTGATAATGAGAGGTTCTTCCTTAAAAATGTATTAGCGTTCTTTGCGGCGTCTGATGGTATTGTTAATGAAAACTTGGCTGAGAATTTCTTAAAAGAAGTTCAATATGCTGAAGCAAAGTTCTTCTACGGATTCCAAATTATGATGGAGAACATTCACTCATTAATGTATTCATTATTGATTGATACTTACGTATCTGACGAGAAAGAAAAGGATGAATGTTTTCACGCAATTGACAGATTACCTGCCGTTCAAAAGAAAGCTAAATGGGCTCTTGATTGGATTGAAAACTCTTCATTTCAAGAAAGATTAGTGGCGTTTGCGGCGGTTGAAGGTATATTCTTCTCCGGTTCATTCTGTTCTATCTTTTGGATGAAATCAAGAGGAATTATGCAAGGATTGTGTAACGCTAATAGTCTTATTTTTAAAGATGAAAACTTACACTGTGATTTTGCTATCCATTTGATTAACAATCACGTTGAGAACAAACCAACAGAGAAAAGAATTAAAGAAATTTTATTATCTGCGTTAGAGATTGAAAAAGAGTTTATTACTGAGTCATTACCTGTATCTTTAATAGGTATGAATTCAAATTTGATGAAACAATATCTTGAATTTGTAACTGACGGACTATTAGTTAAGTTTGGATGTAAGAAACATTTTAATGTGGAACAACCATTCAAATTTATGGAACAAATAGCTGTCGAGACAAAGGGTAATTTCTTTGAGTCAAGAACTATGGAATACCAAAAGGCGAAATTAGGTGAGTCATTAACATTTACAGAAGATTTTTAAAATATGATGTCATTAAAGATAAAAAAAAGAGGGGGTGACGAGGTGTCGTTTAACCCCCAAAAAATATACAGTCGAGTAAAAAGAGCTGCTAAAGGGTTAAACGTTAATGCTGATGAGGTATTCATTAAGGTGATTACTTCTGTTCCGACTGAAGGTGTGATTACCACAAAAGAGTTAGATAAATTGGTTTACGAGATTGCTGCGGCTTATACCGGTAGTCATCACGATTATTCAAGATTGGCTTCTTCGGTGGCTATTTCTGCGTATCATAAAGAAACTGACGAAAGTTTCTGTAATACTATGAAACGTTTACACGAGGATGGAGTTATTAATGACATATTAATTGATACTATTAACGAATATGGTTGGGGGGATATTGATTCTGTAATAAATCACGAGAATGATTACAATTTTGATTATTTTGCGTGGAAATCATTACAGGAAATGTATTTGTTGAAGACTCCACAAGGTGTTGTTGTTGAAAGACCGCAACATATGTATATGAGAGTTGCTTTATGGGTTACTAAATCATTTGAAGAGGCGGTTGAATACTACAATTCGTTATCAAATCAACTTATCTCTCCGGCAACCCCAATTATGATTAATGCGGGAACTAAAACACCTCAATTAGCGTCCTGTGTGTTGAAATACAATAACGGGGATTCAAGACAAGGTTTATTAGACACCTTTAATGATATTTCAACGTATTCATCAGATGCTGCAGGTATTGGATTATGTATGTCTAACATTCGTAGTAAAGAGAGTCGTATTAACTCATCAGGTGGATTTGCCGGTGGTTTATTGAAATACCTAAAGATTGTTAACGAAGGACTGAGATTCTTTAATCAACAAGGTAGAAGACCGGGTAGCGCCGCCATCTACATAGAACCTTGGCATAAAGACATTATGGACTTACTTGAAATCAAAAAGAATACAGGTGCTGAGGAGTTGAGAGCAAAAGATTTGTTTACGTCAATTTGGTTACCGGACAACTTTATGAACGCGGTTAAGAACAATGATGATTGGTACTTATTCTGCCCTAACGACATTGTTAAAGCGGGTATTAAACCATTACAAGAGGCTTACGGTGATGAGTATGAATCAAACTACAACAAAGCGGTTGAACTTGGTTTAGGTAAGAAAGTGAAAGCTCAGACAATTTGGAATAAAATTATTGAATCTCAGGTTGAAACCGGAGTTCCTTACTTATGTTCTAAAGATAGTGCAAACAGAAAAACAAACCATCAAAACATTGGGGTGATTAAACAATCTAACCTATGTAATGAGATTTACCAATATACTGATGAAAACACCACAGCAATCTGTACATTATCATCTATGGTATTGAAAAACTTTATTATTAAAGGTGAGTTTGATTTCAAGTTACTTTACAGTGAGGTTAGAAAGGTTGTTAGAGCACTTAACAAAGTTGTTGACATTAATAGTTACTCAACTGAACAAGGTAGAAAAGGTGGTTTAGAACAAAGAGCGATTGCGATTGGAACTCAAGGTCTTGCTGACGTATTCTTCTTAATGGATTATATCTTCACGACTGAAGAGGCAAAACAATTAAACAAAGAAATTTTTGAAACAATCTATTTTGCTGCAATCACCGAAAGTATGAACTTATGTAAAACAGGTGAATACAAACCATATAAATTCTTTAAAGGGTCACCAATGTCAAAAGGGATATTTCAATTTGATATGTGGGGATTAGATTACGAAGGATTAGGTAGAATGTGGGATTGGGACTCACTTAAATTAGAGGTGTCCAACCACGGGGTTTGTAACTCATTATTTACGGCTCAGATGCCGGTAGCATCTTCGGCTAAAATCACAGGTTCATTTGAAATGACAGAACCGGCTCACTCGGCATTATTTAATCGTCGTGTGGTTGGGGGAGAAATTTTAATTGTTAATAAATACTTAATTAACGATTTTGAAAAGTTAGGTGTTTGGTGTGAGGATTTAAAAAATGAAATCATAATGAATGAAGGTTCTGTTCAAAACATTAACTTTAATCATTATTTGGACACGGAAGATAAGAATTACAATAAAAAGGTAAAAAGAATTGAACATTTAATTCCTAAATATAGAACAATTTGGGAAATATCTCAAAGAGAACTTATTGATATGGCGGCTGACAGAGCACCATTTATTGACCAATCACAGTCGATGAATATCTATATGTCTGAACCAACATTATCAAAGATTTCATCATCTCACTTCCATTCTTGGGGTAAAGGATTAAAAACTCTTTGTTACTATGTTAGAACAAAAGCAATATCAACCGGGGCAAAACATTTGGCAGTTGATATTACAAAAGTACAACAACCAAAGACTATTGAAAAACCAACGGTAGATTTAACACAAAAACCTACTGACACAGAATTTGAGTGTTTTGGGTGTGGTTCTTAATTAAATTAAAATAATTATAACAATAATCACGACTTCGGTCGTGATTTTTTATTTTACTCTATTTATAAGAAATAATTACGACACTATATTTATAGTTATGGCAGATGGAACAACATATGGTTTAACTTTTCCTTTCAGAGAATCTTTTGATGGGAAATACTTAGATTTATCAGATTATAATGACCAAGAGATTAGGTCTAACTTAATACACCTTTTATTAACAAGAAAAGGTAGTAGATATTATTTACCGGATTTTGGGACAAGATTATATGAGTTTATTTTTGAACCATTAGATGGTCCAACATTTTCAGAAATAGAATCTGAAATACGAGAATCCGCGGGAAACTATTTACCGGGGATAACAATAACTAACATTAGTGTCCAAGCCGCCTCAGAGGGTAGTGAAGATAAAGGTAGTTATATAAATGATAACGATGAGAGAATATTTCGGGTACCAAATATGTCGAATAAAGAACATACAGCGAAAGTTAAGATTGATTACACCATCAACAATGATGTGTTTAATAGTAGTGACTTTGTAATTATTAATATATAAAATTATGGCAAACAAGAAAATTTCCTACACAACAAGGGATTTCCAATCAATCAGAACTGAGTTAATTAACTTCACTAAAACGTATTATCCGGACACGATTCAAAACTTCAATGACGCGTCTGTTTTTTCTGTATTATTAGATTTGAACGCTGCGGTAACGGATAACTTACAATTTAACATTGATAGAAGTATTCAAGAGACAGTTCTTCAATATGCTCAACAAAGGTCGTCAGTTTTTAATATAGCAAAAACTTATGGATTAAAAGTTCCGGGTATGAGACCATCGGTTGCTTTAGTTGATTTTTCAATTACAGTTCCTGCTTTTGGGGATAAAGAAGATTTACGATATTGTGGTATTCTAAGAAGAGGGTCACAAGTTAATGGTGCCGGACAAGTCTTTGAAACTGTATATGATATTGATTTCTCATCACCTATTAATGGTGAAGGTTTTCCAAATAGACTAAAAATACCTAATTTTGATTCAAATAATAAATTATTAAACTATACAATTACTAAACGAGAAACTGTTGTTAATGGAACAACAAAAGTGTTTAAAAAAGTAATAACACCTAATGATGTTAGACCTTTTTATGAATTATTTTTACCGGACAAGAATGTATTGGGTATAACTAGTGTTTTGTTGAAAGATAGTACACAGTATACTAATATACCGTCAGTTCAGGAGTTCTTAGGGTTAGATAATAGATGGTATGAAGTGGATGCTTTGGCGGAAGATAGAGTATTTGTAGAAGACCCAACAAAAGTATCGGATTCTCCGGGGATTAAAGTGGGGAAATACATTCAAACAAGTACTAAGTTTATTAGTGAATTTACACCTGAAGGATTTTTAAAAATTACTTTTGGGGGTGGTTCACAATCTGCGGACGAACAGTTAAGAGAGTTTGCAAGAGATGGTTATCAATTAAATCTATATAAGTATTCCAACAACTTAGCGTTAGGTAGTACTTTAAAACCAAATACAACACTATTCATACAATATAGAGTTGGTGGTGGTGTAGGTAGTAATATTGGTGTAAATTCAATTACTCAAATAGGTACAGTATCATTCTTTGTGAACGGACCATCAGATAGTATTAACACAACTGTAGTAAATTCATTAAGATGTACAAACGTAACCGCAGCGATTGGGGGAGCTAATTACCCAACAACTGAAGAAGTTAGAAATTTAGTTTCATATAATTTCTCATCACAAAAAAGAGCGGTAACCGTAAATGATTACGATTCAATAATCCGAACAATGCCTTCACAATTTGGAGCTCCGGCAAAAGTATCAATAACGGAAAACAATAATAAAATTATTGTCCAAATGTTGTCGTATGATGAAACAGGTAGACTAACAGAGGTAATTTCAAACACTTTAAAGAATAATGTTGCAAATTATTTATCAAACTATCGTATGATAAATGATTATGTGTCAATACAAAGTGCTAACGTTATTGATTTAGGATTTAATATTGATGTTGTTTTAGATAATACACAAAACCAAGGAACAGTTATTTCTCAAATCATTACGATTGTTTCGGAATATTTTAATCCGGAAAATAGACAAATGGGTGAAAATGTTAATATTTCTGAATTAAGAAGATTAATACAAAGTGAAAACGGGGTAATTTCATTATCCGATATTCAAGTCTTTAATAAAGTTGGTGGACAGTATTCATCATCTCAAACATCTCAACGATATATTGACAGTACAACTTATCAGATAGGGTTAATTGATGATACAATCTTTGCGGAACCAAACCAAACTTACCAAATAAAATATGCAAACAAAGATATAAACATTAGAGTTAAAAATTTAAAAACGGTTAATTTCTCTTGATAATTTAATCGGTATTCTCTATTTTTAATAAATGGATTATATTACAGATATTTTAACTTTTATTAAAGGGTATAATGGGACTTGGTCTCAATGTTTTGTTGCGGGATTATATCTTAACTTCAGATTGATTTGTTCTTTTATTATTTTTTTGATTTTTTTTAATCAAATTAGGGTAACTAAAAAAGTAACAAAATTTCAAATTTTTTTATTAATAATTGTTAGTTCTTTTATTACTTCAGATATTACCGATTTTAATGAAAGAAGAAAATTAGAAACAATCCAACACCCCCAAGATTATTTTAATAAAAATACCAAAAATTTAGTTATAGTTGTTGAAGGTTCGTTAGGACCATTCAAGGATGTGTCAGGGGCTAATGAGGTTCAAATTGACATTTCTAAGTCGAGGGACTTAGATGGTTTGGGTTTGGTTGAAAGTAAGGTCGAAACTAAAGAGACAAGTGTAATTACATATATTGGAACAAACAACTATAATTTAACGTCCGAAGAGGTTTTTAAAACAGTAAAGTATTTTAGGCTATTTAACCCAACAGGTAAGGTTGTTCTTATTGGACATAGTATTGGTGGGTATAATGTTGCTCAGGTGTTGGATAATTTAAATAAAGAAAAAATTGGTGTTGATTTAGTTGTTTTCTTAGATAGTGCTAACCAATTGTATAATAACTATGATTATCAAATTAAAGATAATGTTGGTTATGTGATAAACTTTATGTCTGTTAAATGGTCGGACAATATGATTTTCTTCACCAATTCAGGGGGACGAGTGTCCTTATTTAAGGATAATCGAATAACTAAAGTCCTTAATGTTGATATTCCTAATACAACTCACACATCTATTGATAACACTGTTCACAAATATGTTATTAGTATTGTTAATAATTTTTTAGAAAAAAAATCAAACCCTATTGATTTTGTTAAACAATATAAGTTTAAACCATAATTTATTTTCAAAAAAAATGTTTTATCTTTTAAAAATGGTATATAAACTATTTATTAAAAAAGATAAAAATGTCAAAATCTTATAGAATAAGAACAAAGGTCGGTGTTGACACTTCAGTTAAAGTATTAATTGACCAAGAGTTCGAACATTTAGAAATATTATCCTTAAAAATATTACAAACAGACATCTATACTAGACAATGTGCTGATTATGGTGTTATTGTTGGACGTGTTAGTGTTAATAATGGATTTGGTGTTCCAAATGCCAAAGTATCTATCTTCATACCTTTAGATAGTAAAGACCAAGCTGACCCAATTATTTCTGAGTTATATCCGTATAAATCATTGTTAGATAATAATGATGATGGTTATAGATATAATTTACTACCCTATAAACCATCATATAGTGCTCACGTTCCTACCGGGACATTTTTCACTAGAACGGATGTTTTAACTAACCCAACTTTAATTGAAGTTTACGACAAGTATTATAAATATAATGCGGTTACAAACGATAGTGGTGATTATATGATTTTTGGGGTTCCTGTTGGTGCTCATCTAATTGTTTTAGATGTTGATTTGTCTGACATTGGAGAATTTTCATTATCACCTCAAGATTTGATTAGAATGGGTCTTGCAACAGAAGCTCAAGTATCCGGAACAAATTTTAAATCATCAAATAATTTAAGAGAATTACCACAAATTGTATCGGTAAATAGAAGTATTGAGGTTGAACCATTATGGGGACAACCTGAAATTTGTAATTTAGGTATAACAAGAACAGATTTTGATTTAAGTAGTGAGGCGAATGTTGATATTCGACCAACATCTATTTTTATGGGTTCTATAATTTCTGACTCAGATACTAACGCATTAAAGTCTAATTGTAAACCAACTAACAGGTCGGGGTATCAATGTAGTTTAACTACGGGTCCCGGTGAAATATTGGCGATTAGACAAACAATACAACAAGATTCTAACGGGTTACCTATTCTTGAAAATTTTAGTTTAGAGGGGGGTGGTAAAGTTATTGATGAAAACGGAACTTGGTTGGTAGATGTCCCAATGAATATGGATTACTATGTAACCAATGAGTTTGGAGAACAAGTTCTTTCAAATGACCCTGAGGTTGGTATCCCAACTAAAGCAAAATATAGATTTAAAGTAAAATGGTCTCAATCACCATCATTATCAGACCTTACTAAAAGAGCTTATTTTTTAGTACCAAATATTAGAGAATATAGTTCCAATCAATTTGAATCGTATGCTTTTAGCGTTGATTGGAATGATTATGGAAATACTCAAATGATTCAAGACGCTATAAATTGTGATGATAAGTTTTACATAATGCAGTATAATAAAGTTTATACTGTATCAGAATTTATATATAATCATAGAGGGGGTAGCGGAAGTGAAAGGTATGTCGGTATTAAAAATATCTTAGAGGAATCTTGTGAAACTGAAAATAATAAATTTCCAACAAATGATGGTAATTTTAGGTTTGACATACTATACATAATTTTTATGTTTTTCAGTATAATACTTACACCGGTATTCTTTGCGTTAATATTGGTGATGCACATTTTATATTTTGTTGTGTGGTTATTAAGGCTTATAGTTATACCTGGATTAATTGTTTGGTGTGCTATTAGTATTATTAACTACGGGATATTGATTCTTGGTTGTGTTCCATATGCTTTAGGGATGATTGCGGGGTATTTGGCTATGATAGTTATATATATAATATTAGGACTTCTTTTGGCGTATATTTTAAGGCTGTTATGGAAACTTGACTTAAAAGGGATAAAAGTTCCTATATTAACATATCCGGATTGTGACCTTTGTTCTTGTGAACAAGGACAAAGTGTTAATGAAAACCCTGACCCGGATGGTAATGATGAGGATGAAGAAAATGAATTAGTACCGTGTCCAACAATATCGTCAGACCCTAAACCAATATCACCATTAAATGCTGGTTTAATAAGTGTTCCATTATCTACCTTTGCAACGTTTAAATTACCATCCTTTAATGCTGAGACAAATCCAAATGGGTTTCCGGGTCAAAGAAAAGTTATTTTTGCTAATGATTTTGCGGGGTATCAATTTGATAATCAATATGGGTCATCCACTATTGGAGCACCTTACTTACAAAGTGAGGTTATTGCTGTGGGTGAAGGGGGTGATAGTACATCTTTTGCGTATGATTGGTTTACTAACGCATTACCAATGGCGGATAGAATTAACTTATTTAATGTTAAAGCGAAATATTTTAATAGTGGTACAACTAATCCGGGAGGTGGTGTTAATAGAATTAATGTTACTTTTGACGAAGCACGTAATCCGGGTAAATTTCATAAAGATAATACTATTGTAATATTATGTGATAAATCAACTGCTAGAAGATTAGTTGCGGGAGAAATGTTGGCTTTTCAAAATCCGACTTTTAGTAAAGACCCAAATTTAACGGGAGGTATTAAAAATATATTTAATAACAACGCAATTACAGGAACAACATATACAGGTGATACAACGGTGACAGTTAATTACGCACATCCTAACGGTATTAGTAGTATGTTATCAACTACTTATGATGTTAGAGTATTTGATGATGCTGGTCCATATAGTGCAAAAACAACTACAAATACCCATAAATTCCCTATTGATATAGAATATTTCCAAGTTATTACTGCTATGACATACAGTAATTTTAGTGGTCAATGTGTAAATACTTTACCTAATTCATTAAATAAAAAATACTTCAGAAATGAGTCGACTTTGTTTCAATTGTTCTCAACTATTAATGGAGGAAGACGGGATTGGACGGGTACTATTTTTAACCCAAATTGTTATTATCGACCTAATGGTAACACACATCCAGACCCAATACCTTTTGGAGTTCAAAAGTATGATTCGATGAATTATGTTAGAAACCGTAATGAAAACGTTGTTGTGATATTAAATAGAGGTGTTGACCCATATACCAGTAAAATACCAATTAAATATGGTATTGGTAAACTTTTTGGACATCAAAATGAAAGTGATGTTGAGATTAGTGGTTACTATAGAATGAATATTCCGATTCAGGGTAAATTTTTAAATATTAGTCACGATGGTAATGAAAGGGCGGTTACAACACCATTACCTGCTTGGACACCATTACCAACTGGTAGCACACCAAATTATGTGACAGGGGCTACTTGGGTAGGTGGAATCCAACCAACGGTAGGTGGAAATATTAATACTGAAACAGGGTACGCTATTGGACAAAATTTATATTTTAACTCATTTTCTTATTGTCCTAATCAAAAAGAAACTTGGCAATTTGTTACAGGTTATACTCAGGGAGTGACAGCGTCTACTTGGACGCAAATGACATCTAGATTCTCAGGGTTTAATTCAAACTTAATTAGTTATTATTCTAACTTAGATAATCGTTCACTATTTTACGCACCAAGTTGTAAAAACGCACAACCTTTACGTGGGACAACTCAAACAAGTGATGATTCACTATCAAATGGAGCTTATCCGAATACACCTACCGTAAGTAATGGTGCAAGTTCTTCACCATTTGGTTTACGAATAAGTTTAAATAATGATTTTACTAAAGCGTATACATACACTCCTTATGGGATGATAAGGGATTTTAATGGTTACTGTTATATGCAGGTACCTACTCCAGATAATCCAAGTGTCTATAATGTGACAGGTAGGACTGAAGGATATATTCCTAATGAGATTGTTGAGGGAGCATCAATGATGCTCATGGACATTCAATATTTAAGAATTTCCCTTAATTTCGACCCATCCGATACTCCATATTGGTATCAGTACGGTGATTATCGATTTCCTCCAACTCGAGTTTTAACGTATTATTATTCACCAATCTATAGTACGGGAAATACTATGAATTTTACATTAGGTAGGGTTGGTTCTTATTCTGGTGCTAGTAATAATCAAATTGTTATGAGAGGCGATAGATTACCGACAGGGACTGTTGTTGAGGAATACTGTTGTAATGGACGTGTTTTACAAAAAAACAGTAAATTAACGTTGTATTTAATACCTTCGACAGGTGTAATCGGGATAAATTCAATAGCGGGGTCAACAGGGTCTTTTGGTAACGGGTCTTTAGATGATGTTAGGGAAGATTTAGTTGGTTCTCCAAAAATAAATCGAGTTATAAACACTTTTACCTGTGCTGGTTCCGTTAATTTGGACTGTTATGGTTGTACTCCAAGTCCTGTAAATAGTACTATATTCGTAAGACCGAGAGGTGGTGATTGTCTCCAATATGAGGGTGAAACGATTTTTGTGGGTGGATGTTATGTCTTTATTACAACAATATTTATTTCTTTATTTAGAGATTGGGAATTAATGTTTGAATGGATTGCTCGAAATATGGTGATGCTTGGTGCGTGTAGAAATGTGTTTTCTCACAGATTTAATAATAATTGGGTGAATGGAGTATTATATGCTTTTCCATTTAAAAATGAGATTAGTGGGTTTAGTTCTCCAACATCAAATCCACCAAACTTTCCGCAAGGAAAGAAATGTAATAGTGTTATTATGTATCATAATCCATCTAGAAGTTTTTATTATAGATGTTCACCTTATGACTCCAATTCAGGTGAATTTAGTGCTGACCTAAAGTATCCAACAACAATTATGGATTTGGGTCCTAGAGCGGACTTTTTACAAGAATTGGTGATGTCTGACGAGTATGACGGATACTTGGTTAATAAGTTAACAAGTTCAACGTATTCTCACGTTGATGAAATCCTTAATTTATTTATTATAAGTAGATTTATGGATAATAACTTTTTAAATAATTTGTTAGGGGCGTTTAACATATTTGCGTATTTTCAAAATAGTAGAAAAGGGAAATATTTAATTGATGCTGATTACTCTCAATTAATTTCAATTAATTCTGAATTAGGTGTTGCAGCATTCCAATCGTCGAATTATCCTGATGCACCAACAACGGTAGGTGCGGGTGGTTTTGTAACAGGTATTCGATATAAAATTTTGTCGGGTGGAACGGCTTCTAACCCAACAGATTTTACGTCGATTGGAGCACCTCCGGGATACGTTGCGGGAACAACAACATTTATCGCAACAGGTCCCGGAACAGGTACAGGAACAGCATTGGTTGACCCTGGTATTCAAAACCCTATTTTCTTTGATTGTAAGAATTCTTTGGGAATATTCTTTTCATCGGATACTCAAATTAGAGATTATGTTTCACCAAAAAGAACAATAATAAATCCAACAGGGACAACATCAAGTATTTGTACATTTAATAATTTTACAGTTTATTCTCAAGAAGTTCCATTATCACAATGGAGAATTGATGGTGGTGGTGAGCATGCGGGAAGTATTTTTGGTGGTGAATCAAATGATTGGGATTTTCAAACAATTTTTTCTTCAAAATATCAATCTTTGGATAGGTTATTACCGGTATCTAGATATTTTAGAACTACTAATCAGTCACAAAATGACTTTTTTAAAGGTTACATATACGCAGTCACTAATGGGAATAGTTTACCAACTTACCAAAATAACTCAATAACTGCAAAACCACAATATTGGAGTCAAAATACTCCTGAAACAGATTTGATTACTGTCGGAGCGCCATTTCACTTTTATTTTGGACTTAGAAGAGGAGCGTCGGCATTTGATAGATTTAGAACAAAATGGATAAACACTAGTAACGTTATAAATTAAGATGGATGATATAAGAATAGTATTAGGGTCGTTAAGGTATAAAACGTCGACGGACACTAATTTATCGATACCAACACCATTGGTTCAAAACACAAAAAATCTTGAAGAATTTGATAGGAGTATTGATGTTAATTTAGTTCAAATATTTAACGATGAAAGGCAAAAATCGACAACATTTAGACCGGTTTGTAAGTTTCAAGTGTTATTTAATAACTCATATACGGGTTCAACAAATTATGAACCATTAGAAAATAATTTATATTACATTAATGAAACTGCGTTAACTTTAAGACAATGTGGGGCGTTGTCTACCTCAGTAAGTTGGGAAGGATTTCCCCAATATGATGAGTTTGATTTTATTAGAAGTGATTACAATGTTTCGGGATACACGGTTCCAATACCATCAACAATTCCAAATGGACAACCACAGGTTCACGTTGATTTTGTCGCTAGAAGTGCTTCAACCTATAATTGGAATCATTTTGTTAGTTATCCATATAAGAACATAGATAAGGTTATGAATTTTTATGATGGTACCGGGTCTAATGTTCCTACTTTTGTTTGGAATGCTGTTGATGGGATTCCTTTTATAATTAATAGTAAGGATAATGACGGTAATGATATTATGGAGGGAGGGAACCCTATAATTCAATTTAGATGTCCCGTTAAACACGGATTATCGGAATCTGAATTTGTAAAAATAAAATTAAATAATGGGTATGTTAATACATATCAAGTATTTTCTTTTGGAGACGGTTTGCCGGGAACTAATGAGTATATCTTTAACATATTTAATATCGGATACGGGTCTTCAATTTTTGTGGATGACCAAACTACAGGAACATTTAAAAGAGTTATAAATTATGAAAACCCTAATGATACTACATCCAAATATTATGTGATTCAACATAAAATAATTACAGATGTTAATGACGCTGTTTTAGTTAATGCCGGGTTTGAAAAAAATATATTTGGGACTAAAAAGAAATTTGAAAGTCCTGTTTATACACCAAATAATGTAAAGAGAGTTTCAATTAAAGAAAATGCTCAATCATATACTTTATCGTTTAATAAAGATATTGATGTTAGTGAGTTGCGTGACAATCAAAAACGACCAATTAGTGAGTTATATATTACAACAATTTGGAAAGGGTATTTTGGATTAACTTTTGGGGGTGTTGATAGTAATGGTAATGATGTGGGATTAAAACAGGGGTTTGATTTTAATTTACCACCGGATACTCAGTTTAATAACCCACAAACTTGGTGGGATGTGGATACGGTAGAATCAAATTTTGTGGATTCAAATAATAACGCATATCCAACGGGGTATTATAACACACCTTATGGTGGTAATGTGAATGGAATAAATATTGATTTCACATATCTTAAATCACTTAAAAGTGGTGACACAATAAATGGTAATTACTGTGAGTGGAATGATTATGAACAAAAAGAAAGAGTTATTTCTGAAATGTATCATAAGTTTACATTTAATACTGATGTGTTTGATATGAGTTTGGTAGATATGAATAATAATCAATTTGGTTATTACTACAAACCAAATAGACGAATGAAAATAAGAGGGTTTTCTGATTATATAGAAACAGGTAGCATTAACAATATGGTGGGTGTTCCGGATTACTCATATTTTTCAACAACATACAATTCATTTATTTGGAGAGATTTATATACCTATGGTTTTAATGATGGTCTCGGTAATGGTGTTGATTATCCATTTTTAAATGGAAAACATTATCCATATGAAAATTTTATTTTTAGAATAATACCGGAAGGAACTAATTATATAGAAAGTACTTTAAATAATTACGCAACTCTTTATGGAGCTGCTCAACCAACAAAAGACGATTGTGAATAATAACAGTTATAAATTTACCTTACCAAAAGGTGACGACAAATATATCAATATACCGATTGAAATTAAATGGGATTTTCTTGGGCAAGGTGATGCCGTTGAAGAATATCAACAAAATGTTGTTGAGGATATTGTTGGATTTCCGGGGGATTTTGAAGTATTAAGATTTGCTCACGCACCGTATAGTAGTGATACAAAAACGGATATTAAATACGATTTTCATTTTTTTAGTGACTTACAGTTGGATTCAAATGGTAATTTAGTTCCAACGGTTCCTGTTAATCCATCTTCGTTAGTAACAACTGCTCCGTCAAGTTATTGGGTGACTAGTTATGTTCCGGAAGGATTTACCATAAGTGAAATATATTATTATGTAAAACCATTTACTAAATCTTTCTTTAAATTGGATTTTTATGATAGTAAAGATACTATCACTCAAACTAATTATTTTACAGTGATATTACCTGTGCAACAAGGGTTTACGGTAACAGAAGTTGTGAGTTCGTATAAACCTTCAGTTCAAATTAAAATACCATCATTTAAGTTAGATTATGTGGGTGACAAAGAAGGGTTCTTTCTATATTGGTTAAGAAATAAAAAATTCTTAGACATTAGTAAATTTTATATGACAGCAAAATTTTTTGATGCTAGATTGGGTGTTTTTGTTAAAATGACAAATACACCACAAAGTAATATTACATCAAAATTTATGTTTGACCCTGAGATTTATTTTTATTATGAGGTAAGGTTAAATTATAATGAAAAAACATATGAAGTTTGGGATAATAGTGTAAGAAGAGGAACATCAGTTCCAATAAAATGGTATGAATATATAAATCCATAATATGACAGAAAGAGATTATCATATTAAAATATCACCGGAATTTATTAGTGGAGACATTTTTAAAGTTAATTATAATGCTGGAACTATAACGGGGTCAGGTATTGTTAATAAGTGTTGTATTATTCCTGCAGAAACCTTTAAAATTGATTTAGTGGGGGCATCTTACATTTATTCGTCAATGACAGAAGTCTTGTCAGGAGGTACAAACACTACTAATATTTCGTCGGCGACAACCAAATCAGGTACTTCTTTATTAACCGGATTAACTATCCCAATTTTATTAACAGAAACTGTGACAGACATAGGATATTATTCTGTATTTGATGGTATGGTGTTACAACAAGAAACTATGACGAATTTTATCTTTTCGGGCAATAGTTCAAACTCAAAAAGGTGTTATGTTTATAATACATCGGATATTGAGTTTAAAAAGTATTTGGAGTTTTCTACATACAAGATTGATTGGGGTGATGGGCAAGTTAGTGCGGTAACATCAACATCAATGTACCATGATTATGCTAATAATACGGCATATACAATCACTATGTCAGGTATGAGCCCTTGGGGGACAAATGTAATAACAAAAACGGTTAACACACCATTCACGGGTGTAACAATAACAAATCCTAAAGGGGTTGCTTATTTTAAACCTGCGGGTGGTAATTGGTCAAATACGTTATTATCGTATGATTATATATTCAGTGGAGATTCAAGTTGTGGTGCAACATTAAATGATATTAATTTATTTAACCCAATAACATCAATTCCATTTTTAATAACGGGATATACAATGTCATCGTTAAGTGATTTAAAACAATATGGAACGACTCAATATATACCTAATCAATGGGTGACGGGTAATACTGGTACGATTGGTAAATATTCAGGAGTAAGTTCAAATGGTTTATATACCGCCTATACAATTAATGATATTGATTACTATGATTATTCAAATGGGACAACAATTTTTGTTGTAAAATCTTCGGGTTTAACTTCTGATATGTTAGTTTGTGAAAAAATAGTAAAAAATGATTTATTAATGAATATAATTGATGAAGCAGAAGTACAATCCAACATATTTATAGAACGAGGGAAGAACTCAGCACTTGAGAGAGTTGAAAGATTGGGTGAGGTTGACAACGTAGGTGATTTAGTCAAATACGGATATAAATTTTTTAATGTAAATAATAGTATATAATATGGCTACAGGAACATATGGGACAATAAGACCGGCTGACGTAAGTCCGGAAGATGTTGAGATAATTTTAAATTATACTCCATCAAGAGATGAAACAGATAATTTTGTTTTAACAAAATTGGATGCGAAGTCTATTTTAAGACCTTATTATAATAATGATACTACAGGTGTGAATAATGGTATTGAGATATTAGGTGGTTTATATAATTTAAAATTACCTGCTGAACAATTTAATCAAATTGGGATTTATACGATTTTTATTAGACCTGCTCAAATAAGAACAACAATATTAGATTGTGGTGTTTTATCGGCACTTCCTAATGTTAAAGGATTAATTTTTGATTTAAATTCTGTTCCATCTACTTATAGAAACAAATTTGTTAGTCAAGGGTTAGTTGGTTTTAGAATTGAATATCTAAATGCTGATGGGACAAAGATACCTAATTTCTTTAGAATTATTACCTCATCATTCTTTTGTGAACCGGTTGTTCAAAACTTAACAAATTCATCTCAAAAGGCTATTAGATATCGATATACAGATAATAACACTAATTTATTGTTTTGTACATTAACACCATCTTCGGCACCAACAAATAAGCCAAACGCCACACCATATATTGGTCAACCAAATCAAAATGTTATTATAACAAATACTTTCTTTAATCCAATAACTTTGGATATTGAAATTGGAGAACACGATTTCTCAACATTGGCTATTGCTTTATATGGTAATCAAACTAAATCTATTGATGATGGTGTGTATACACTATACGATAATGCTAATAACATATACAAACAATACAACTTATATGAGATTAGAGACCAATTTAACGAGTTATTATATGAAGTTAGACAAGACAGAGGGAATAACATAGATTTTAGTAAAAACTTTACAAATATAACCCAATAATGGCAATAGAAAAATTTACGTGTCCACCACAGACAGCATCCGGTGCAGGTACATTCTCCGATAATTTAGTTGGATTCCAACTTGTTGCGGGGGGTGGATTGACGCAAGGAAATTTTGAGTTCACTAGAGGAGTTAAGGAAAAATCAAATAGAACTTTTACAACAGGAGCATTCTCAAACCCTATTAACTTAGATAGTATGGGGGTTAATAGTGTTGTTCAATCAAAGGTGATATTTGAAAACAATTTTAAAGTTTATCCTAATTTTGATTTAACTGAAGTAACTAATTTTACATCATACGGTTCAATGGTTAAAAGAATTTCAACATCGGTTGAAATGATTATTAGTAAATTTCCGGCAGCGTTGGAGGTTACTTTTATGGATGAAAACTATTTAACCGGAGCTACTGCGACAAACATTTCATATAATCCAATAGTTAATGAAACAAGTATTGATTTAGATATTTCAAGAATTAGAAACCCTTTTGATATTGATTTTACTGTTAACGCAACTAGAAATTTAGAACTAAGAGAGATTCAAGTTTCTCCTTTAAGAAATATGACAAATCAATTTGCCAAATACTCCTTATATTATGGTGGTGTTGGATTTGATGTTACTCATATTGAGCCAACAACGTCATCAACTACAGGAACCCTTAGAATATACCTTAAAGGTGATGTTTTTCCGGGTCAAACTCAGACACAAGATGATTTAGTTATTAGACCAAATGATTATCAGGTTAATAGAGTTCTTAATGAGGATTTGGATGAAGTTCAACGATTTTTATTAAATAGAAATGTTGTTCCTATTTATACAGCAACTTTCCAAGTTCCAAATGAAAACGATGATGGAACTTTTTATATTCAAAATAAGTTAGTGACTTGGCCGTTATATGGTAATTGGAATTTGGATATATTAACCAATTCCTTTACAATATATTTAACAACATTAAATGAGATTAGTTTGTCTTTTGATGGATATCAAACAAATCTTGTTTCAAGATTTTTAACAACTGATTCACTTAAAGAATTTGACACCTCTGACCAAAAAATTGAAAAAATATTACAAATTTACGGTAGAAGTTTTGATGAAACTAAGAAATTCATTAATGGTTTAGCTTATATGAATTCGGTGAATTATAACACCGGAAACGATATTCCGTCTCAATTACTAAAAAATTTATCACAAACATTAGGTTGGGCGACAAATATGTCCCCAATTACTAACGAGGACTTTTTAGGTTCGGTATTTGGTCAAAAGAATGTTGATAAATCCGCTTTTAGTGGTGTAGGACAGTCTCAAACGCCTGACGAGTTAAACTACCAATATTATAAGAATTTAGTTCTTAATTCCGCCTATTTGTTTAAATCAAAAGGGACTAGAAAATCCATAGAAACTTTAATGAGGTTAATTGGTGCTCCGGACGCTTTAATTGATTTTAATGAGTATGTTTGTTTAGCTGACCAAAGAATTAATATGTCAGAGTTCGACTCTCAATATGCTAAAATATCGGGTGGAACATATTCTAAAACATTACCGACATTAGAGAGTGGATATACATTCAATATACAAGGGGTTCAATATTCTGGTTTTACAACAACATCAGTTCTTCAAGAAGTTGATTTAAGTAAAGGAGATTATCCAATTAGTGATAGTGGATATCCTATGTCACCGGGTAATTCTGAAACATATTTTTATCAGATGGGTGCTGGTTGGTTTGAATCAACACCAAAACATAGGTCATTAGAACAACCGGATTTAACTAATAGTGTGTTCACAGGTTCAAATCCTAATTATCAAACAAAATTAGCTCCATTTACTTATGGGCAAGAATATTTGAATGTATATAAATCATTCCCATTTACTGATTTAGGTTATAACATAAGAACAGCCGTAGATAACAATAAAACGTGGGTTGATAGTGAAATTGGGGATAGAAATAATTTAGATGGTGGGTATAACGCATTATATAATGTTGGGGCAGAAGGTTTAGTTATTAATGTTAAAAATATTGATTTATACTTAAACCCCTCTCAAGGATTATCTTACGATGTTTGGTATATGTCAAGACAATACAACTTCCCAATTAATAATCAAGGTTTGGGTTATGTTGCACCAACAAGATGTAACCCTAATCCGGTATCGTCTTATCCACATAACGGTGGTGTTGACTCAACCCTTATTAATCCCCAACCAAGGAAAGAAACCTTTTTTGAGTTTGCTCAAACATTTTGGAAAAACACAATTAATGTTAGAAATAGACAATTTGCAACAGATGGTGGAACAAGTGGATATCCAACGTTATCATCAATATATTGGAATTATTTACAATCAGAATCTTTAGCTGGAATTCCAAATGATAACTTCACATACAAAACAATGATTGAGTATGTTGAAGGTATGGGTGATTATTGGATTAGATTAGTTGAACAAATGATTCCGGCAACTACAATTTGGAATACGGGTGTTAAATTAGAGAATTCTATTTTTCATAGACAAAAATTTGTTTGGAGAAGACAAAGAGGGTGTGCGTTGGTACCAATTATTTGTAAACCTTGTAAATTCACGGGTAGTGTTTATCAACTTAATTGTGATGTTTGGTATACCTTATGTAATCGATATCCGGAAAATGTAATGGAATTTGATAGTTTTAGTGGTGTTTTTAGTGATGTTATTAATCAGTGGGAAACCGATAATGGAATAGATGTTGGGTCGTGTTATAGAGACGGAACAATTGTTAGTGAATGGTTTGTTGACATAAGTATAAATGGAACTAATATTATTCAAGATGTGTTCTTTGATGGGGTAGGATACTCAAACCCGGTTGGTTACCTTTGTAGTGATGCGATGCCTTGTGTATCTGCATGGGAAACAGCGTTAAATAATAGTCTTTCTACTTTAATATTAATGGGGTATGATTATCGTTATGAACGTTCAGTTAATGATGAAATAGGTTCACCACCAACAAAAGTTAAGATATGGAACATAAATTGTTCTGTTTCTCCACTAAATACAACTATAAGTATAAATGTAGGAATAAACTTTAATATAACTTGTCCACAATAAAAAATGCCTTGTAATTTAACATATAACGCTAGTATAACAGGAGATTGTGCTAATACTAATTCAGGTTCGTTCACCATTGATATTATTGGTGAAGCTCCTGATTATACCATCCAATGGTTATCACCATCGGCAACAACTATTTCATTAGGTCCAAGCGCGACAACATATAACGCAACAAGTTTATCCGCAGGAACGTATTCATTCAACATTATTGATAGTTGTGCTCCAACCAATACAATATTACCGGTAAATATTATTATATCTAGTGGAACCTGTGTTACAATAACATCAGCAACCAACACATTATGTGGGTTCAATAATGGTTCTCTAATTGCGTCAACAATTAATGCGTATGATATATCAACTTTTAGTTTATATAATAATACAACAGGGTTTGTATCCTCAGGGGCATCATATTCAAACACATTTGAATTCACAACAATACCTTATGGAACTTATTATGTGATTGCTGATGACGGAGGTGGTTGTACCGGGAAGTCTGAGACTTGTATTATTAAAAATTCAACAACAATTGATTATGGTTTCTACATTGTAAACGATGCGGGATGTGCAGTTAATTCCGGAAAAATGTTTATTTCAGGATTAACAGGTAACCCACCATATACGTATTTATGGTCTGACGGTAGTGTTGGGGATTCTATTTCTAATTTATCGACAGGGACATACTCTGTGACAGTTACAGATAATACAGGATGTAGTATAAGTAAAAGTGGGTTTGTTGGTAAAATAGAACCCGTTGGTTTTGGTGTTGCTTATTTAACACAACCGACTTGTTTTAGTAGTGATGGTGAAGTTAGTATAACTATAACCGGCGGTACACCACCATTTTATTACTTAGGGTCAAATGGTGTAACAAATATTACTTTTGACAGAACTGTTGTCTTTAGTGGATTGGGTGCTGGAGGATTTACAATTCAAGTTACTGATGCCGGGTTATGTACGTTTACAGCAACAGTTACTCTACAAGTTCCTATGGGGATATCTACAGTTTCTGTTAATACAAGAAACTCAAAGTGTAATGATTCATCAGGAGCAATAGGTCCTATTCAAGTTTTTGGTGGGGTTGCTCCTTATACATTTACTTTAACAGATTCTGACGGTAATTCAGACAGTCAAACACCATCAGATAGTGGTACTTGGATTTTTGATTTTTTATCGTCAGGAACATATTCATTAACAGTATCTGATTCAGGTTCTGCTTTATGTGTATTTATGGGGACTTACGTCATTAATAATGATGTTGTGTATGATTTAACAGTTACCACAACCGGAACAACTTGTAACGGAAAAGATGGGTCGGTTAAATTGGAAATAACTTCAGGTGGAACTCCACCTTATTTGTATACAATTAATGGTAAATCTATATCAACTTCATTTACGTCATACACTTTTACTAATTTATTTTCAGGTAATTATATTGCAAATGTGACAGACGCATTGTTATGTAATCAATCATCTCCGTTTACCATTGATGGTTCAAATACTATTGATTTTCATTTATTAAGTACTGACTCTATTAATAGTAATGGTTCGTTAACATCTTATATAACAAACGGGACACCACCGTTTACATTATATTTTGATGGAGATACTGTTGGAACTACTGTTATGGAAATAACTGATTTACCTCCGGGTGATTATGAGGTTAGAATTGTAGATAGTTCAGGGTGTTCAAAAGCGAAAAGAATGGGTATTAGGGGAGATAAAGTCTACGAAAACCAAGTAGGTTATTCTAATGTTTGTTTAGGTGAATTAAACAAACCTATGAAAATTTACTCAGGTCCTAGACAATATTTAAATGAGGGATATGCCGAATTAATTATAGGGAATGAAAATTGTCTTTTAACTCAAACAATATTCTCAGCGTCAACAGTCATTGGTGACTGTGTTAATTCCGCAACATTCTATACAGGGTCTACATTGCAGGATTACCCTTCAGATAATTTATGGTACTCAACAATCGCATCATTGATTGAATCGTGCCCTCAAATTGGTCCGGGAAATGTTGATATTAATCCATTAACAAATGAAATAACAATCTCAACAAATTGTGAACCGGAATCGTTACATAATTCTAATGTTTTAATTAAAATGAGAATTGATTACGATATTGAATGTGAATTTGGTTGTCTTACACCAACACCTACTCCTACAAATACTACGACAGTTACGCCTACCCAAACTCAAACACCAACTAAAACTCCGACAAATACGCCAACTCAAACACAAACACCAACTCATACTCCAAGTCAAACACCAACAATTGGGTCTATACCTCCAACTCCAACACCAACACCAACAAATACGGCTACAGTTACGCCTACAAATACTCAAACCCCTACTCAAACTAAAACTCCTACTCAGACTCCAACTAAAACTCCGACAAATACTCCAACTCAAACTCAAACCCCAACTCAAACAATGACAATGACTCCAACACCGTCTTCTAAGAAAACGTATTACGCTTATTTAATATGCGGAGAAAGACCGAATAAAACTACTGTAGTTATTCAACCGGTTCCTGCGGTTCCGGGTAACGTTGTTGGTGGTGTTATTTTGGACTTTACAAATAAACTTTGTTGGGAATTGAAAGAGATTTCTAGTGATTTAGCTCAATTAGAGAACAATTGGGGTGGAACAACTTATGATTATAATTGGTTTGACGATGTGTCGCCAACAATATATACAGGTAGTGATGGGGTTAAACCTTGTGAAGAATGTGTTAAACTGTTAGATACTGTTATTGTTCCTGTTAAATCAAACTGTCCTACTAAATTAAGAAATTGGAGTGATTGTGCTAGGTCTAACGCAAGTGGTAATATATATATTAATGATATTTTAATCTATTCATTTGATTCAACCTTTGACGCTAATGTATTTATTAGTACTTTAGGTACAAATGAGGGTGACGTTGTAAAAATTGTATTAACACCAAATGTAACTAATAGTGTGGTTACTTTAAATGTTACGTATAATGGAGCATCAGTATTTTCTCAAACAAGTAGTAATAGTGAAATTGGTTTTGTGTATACGGTTAGGTGTGATAAAAAATCAACCACTCAATACAACATTGATATCTTTTCAACTTGTAAAAAGGGAGAACCATCAATAACATTATACAGTAACACATATACTGAAGGAAATGTTATTCCAACAGCGTATTATTCATCGTTTTGTTACCAATTTAATGACTCTCCTGAGATGAATTGGATTTTAAATTCGTTCGATGTTTCAAATGTTGTGAGTTATGAAATACTTTGTGAAGATATAGATGCTTCAGGTAGTAGTCCTGATGGATATTTCATCCATTGGTGGGTGACGGATATTGACCCGACCCAATTAAACATACCTATAAATGGTAATTGGAATAGTGGTAATGTTCAACCAACAGATTATGGTTCAGGTGATAATTTTAATGGATGGAATGGACCTTGTCCACCTTCAAATCCGGTTCATAATTATAGAATAAGAATATCGGCAACATTATTAAATGGTAATGTTATTGATAGTAACTACTCAACATTTACTGCAGGTTGTATATACCCATTCTGTTAATAAATAAAAAAACCCCCTTAATTGGGGGTTTTTTTATTACCATAAATTTTCTTGATTCATATGACCTAAGACACAACAATAAGCGTCTGTTTGGTCGAAGTTCTCTTTTTTAAGAGTGTTGTTTCTTGTGTATTGCCAAGTGATTTGGGGTTCTTTTTTGGCTATTAATTCCCATATGATTTGTTTTTTATCAATGTCTTTTGGTAGACCACCAAATAAAACAAACTTACCTTTATCATTTTCTTTAACTAATTCGGGGAAGGCGAACTTACGAGAGTTATATGTTGATATGAAGTCAGGAACTACCCCTAAAACGTCGTAAATTTCTTTTGTGACTAATGTGTTAAACCTTAATAAAGTTTGGACTGTATAGACGTTATTTGAGTTTAATAGAGGTTCCTCAATAATAACTTTAGTGATACCCATATCTTTGTACTCTAAAAGTTTGGTTCTAAAGATTTCACCTTTAAGAAGTAGTTCTTTTATTTTATTATCTTCCTTTGGTTTTGGTGTTGGTGATACGTGGGTTAGTTCTAATAATTCTCTACTTTGTATGTCAAATAATGCCCAACCAATAGTTTTGGTTGATACATCAAGCCCTAAAACTTTAGGGCTTTCTTTTAATGTTTTTTTCATATGTTAAAAATCAAATTTTACTAAAAACTGTTGAATCCCCTGTCTAAGAATAGGTGATTGTAGCTTTGATACAATCATAAGATTCATTTTGTCATCGTAAAGCCCAATTTCTGAAATATATGGTGAGACACCTTGTGACCAAGTTGGGTTTGATGAACGTTGAAATTCTGCTTGACCAAGGTTTATCTTATATCTCATTTCATAGATAGTTGCTTGGATGTCGGTTTCTAATGAACCATAGAAATAATATTCGTCACCAAAATTAAGAGTAGGTGTTGTAAGATTTATTGGTGTTTTAGGTGGTAATGAAATGTAATTATTTAAGTTGTATTTTGTTGCGACAGTAGAGTTAAGCATATCGCTAGTTATAACAAATGTGTTCCCTGTTAATCCGCTTTGAGTTATATAACCATTTACTGTTGACGCACTTAATTGGTTTGTAAAGTTAATTATTGTCCAAGCGTTTGACAAAGGTCTACTACCGTCCTCAACTATTTGACAAATAATTTGAAATTTATTTGCAATATAACCACCAAAAAGTGAATTATTTGTTATTTGATTTAAACAATTAAATTCTCCACCAAATCTAACAGCAACGTTTTGACTACCCGGAGTTCCACAGTCAACGTTTGGTCCGGATATGGTTGAGTAGTAATTACAATGTAATGAATTAGTTGCTCCTGAGGTTGTATTTGTTAATAAATAACTAACATACATAGTTTGATTAGCACTTGTTAATACACCATTAAATGACCCTTCTTTTGAACTACAACTATTTGGAACGATTAGTGATGTTGTTGCTGCCGGTAAAGTCCAGTTACGGTTTGATTTATATGATAACGCCGCAATCAATTCTTCATCATCTATAATTATTATTTTTTGGTCAGGGAATACTTTACCAACTCTATTTGGTAATCCACTACTACTATTTTGGTGAGTGTCCCATAAAAAATAATATCGAATACCCGGATTATTCATATCACTACTTTTTGTTGATTTAATATAGTGAGGTTCAAAAACGTTAATTAATACCTTGTCTTCAGGTGGACTAACATAAAATGTTTCACCAAAACAACATTCAGGGTTTTTATGCCACATTAACCAAGGTAAATGTAGTTTAAAGTTTCTAGCGTCTCCTGTAATATCTTCAGGGATTGTTCCACTAATAGGTTGTTCTAATGCAAATTTTTCACCATAAAAGAAATCAATAGATTGGTTTGTGTAATGAATAATTGCGATAGCTTTTTGTTCTTTAGGTGCGACTGTTATTTTATTGTAAAATGAGTCGTAGTAATAAACTGAATCTTCAACATCGCCCGCCATATTAACAAAAGTTTGTCCACTATCGGACATATATCCTAAATATTCTTTAGTTCCAATGTATGATTTAGAGTTAAATGTTTTATAATCTTGAGAAATAGTGTCAATTAATCCCGCAGGATTCTCCGACCAAGGAATATTCATATTCCAAACTTTAACGTCAAATTCGTCTGTATTACAAACAGATTCATAATTAATTACATCAGTGTTCCAATGTGGTGACGGTGTAATACTGTCATATAAATCAGTCATATTTGGCGGATACACTAATGTTCTAACATAAGAACATCCGGAGGCAATATATGAATAGTTTGGTGTTACTCTATCTAATGTTACAACATTTAAACAAATATCGACAATTCTGTATGTTAATATATTGTAACAACTATTAACATTTACAAAACTATTAATAATTGGTGTTGGAGTACAACCTGTTGGTGTTGTAACGCAACAAGATGATGACGGTGTTGGTGTTGGATATATGATACAAGCGTCGTATGATGGTGTTGGTGTCGGTGTTGGTGTCGGTGTTGGGGTAACAGAAATTGGTTCAGTGGTACAAGAACTTGAATTACCGTCAAAATAAATTGTTATTAAATCACCTTTAGCTGGTAATCTAACAATGGTTGAATCACCGCAAGCTGAGTATATTATTTTAATGTTTGTTCCTCCGGTAAATGTTGAAATATCAACAACGTAGTTAGAATCAATCACATAGTTAGTATCGGTTAATGCACTCCAATTAGATGTGGATGAATCTCCACTAAAAAAACCTCTCATTGTTGCTCTATTATATATTGGAGAAACCGCTGGGTCTGAAAATGGAATACCAAACGTATTACTGTCATCAGGGTCAACGTAAATTGGATATTTTACATTTTGTTTATTACTTTGTCCCGGAGCGGAATTTTGTGAATTAAAATTAGGTTCTAATATATTGTTACTAGATTGATTGTAAGATGTTCCGGTTAGTGTATTATAAGACACTTCACTATCTCCAACTTGGAAATACGAAATGTTAAAATTACCTTCAGATAGTTTTTGTCTAGCTGTGTCGGTTAATCTTGTACTAATTAACGCTGATGTGTTTTTAATTATATATGCCATACTGTATAAATATTCTGTGTTTTATTATTAGTTAATAATTATTGAACAACAATCGCATCCACTAATAACCGGATTACTAATTGAGTAGTTATCGTTACTATATCCAACAACACATTTTCCTGTTGTTGTTTTGTCAACTCTTGATGATGTAGAGATTGTTATTGTATCACTATTAGAGATTGTTAATGAACTCCAAACATCACTAATATTTGATTGGTAAACATAATCCGTTTGACATCCTGCGGCGGTATTAACAGATTGATTAACACTATTTGAAGTGCTTGTTAATAATACTTCATCACCATTTTTATATAATAATGTTGAAGTGGTTAGTATTGATGTTCCACTATTAGGTGATGAATAGAAATTATTGTTATGTATTAAATCAAAAGTTATTGTTGCTCCGTTAGGTAACGGTGGGTTCACTACTACTGTTGTTTGATATGAATTTGCTAACGACACATTATTGTTAACCGGTTTTGTATTAGTTGTGTAAAGAGATATTGTATACGTTGTTGATGGGATTTCAGTTTTTACTATTTCCGTACTTAAATGAACATTCCCAATTGAATCAAGAACTGCTAAAATATAAGTTCCACTACAAAGGTTTGTAAATATTGGAGATGATGAATAGGTTACACCATTATCAATTGAATAACTGAAAGGTGGGTTATCTAAATCAACATTAAAAATAATACTACCGTCACATATACACGTAGGTTGGTTTACACTTCTTCTAAAATTACCTTGTTGTATTACGGGACAATTACCTAAAGTTTGGGTAAAGTATACTGAAACCCCCCCAACACTCTGCCAATTACTTGGTGGGTTTGATGTTGAGTTAGTTGGATATTTTGATGAGATAACATTACCTGTTCCCCCCGGTTGATAATTATTTATTACAAATCTAGCGGGGTTCAGAGTTGCGTCCCAAGTGATTGTAATTGTTGAATTCAATTCATTATCCTTCCAAGAAGGGTATCCACCAACTAAACCATTTGGTATGAAAGTTTTATGTACAACAGTTCCTAAATAACTAGATTCAAATGATAAACAGAATGGATTATAAGTAATATTCACCGGTGGTAATAATGATAAATTGTTACCACAATACGTATTGTAAAGGAAAATTGAGTTTGGTGTGGTGTTAGTTTTTATTGTTACGCCCGCTTGTAATAAAGGTAATGATAAACCTGTTGCTGGGGCGGCAACAGGATAAAGTGTTGCAACGGTTCCAAAGACACTATCAAGATAAATTGTGTATGGTCCCGGTGATGACGTTGTCCCCGTTATTTTTATTGTGTAATATTTTTCTGTGCTCATAAATTATCCGATTATATATGTTGATGATGAATATGTAACATTTCCACCTGAATATCTGTATGCTAATACATCTGGCGGTGTTGGAACATAATTAATAATTGGGGTTGCCCATATTTCAAAACTACTAGTATCGGCAGAATTAGGGTATAATGTTGTATATTGACATAATAATGTGTTGTTGTAGAAACCCCCTTGAAAAGACCCTTCAGAACCAAGATTATTAAAGTTACATACAGAACCGGATAATGATGGTATTATTGAAGGTGATGTTCCTGAATATGGGTATGTACTTGTTGACCAATCATTGGTAAATATTTTTTCTCCTATTGTTTGTGCTGAAAATGTGGTTGTGAGTGCTGTGATATAATATAAAAATTCAAATACGGGGGCATAATAGATACCATACCAACCAAAACTTGTATTGGCAGAAAAGTATTGATTAAATTGTGTATTCCCGGTTGAAGAATCGTTAACAACCGATAATACCCCACTAATACGTGATACACAATCGATATCACAAGTAGAAATGGTATATCCGCTTGTGATTGTATTTGCGGTTATATTAAAAAAGTAATTTCCGCCTGATGTTGTCCCGGTTAATACCGTTGATGATGGGTGAATTAGTGCCGCGTTTGTACCACTTTGGTCACCACAAGCATGTGGGTGATTCGTTTTTGGAAAATACCAACCAAAATATCTATAATACCCCAAATTTGTGTTATTAGGGTTATATCCTAATGAGTTTGAAAGGTTGATGGCGGCTATCCAAGAATCGTAAAATGTTGATATTACGGTTGATGAACCGGTAATGCTAAACACTCCTCTATTGCTACCATCAGTTAAAAATGTTTTTTTGTAAGTTATATCATTTGGGTCTGTTTTACAACTAGTTAGGGCACCTTGAGGATATTGAAAATCATAAGTACAAACTTTATTATTATAATAAAAATCGGCACTATCATATGGTAAATTACCATTTGTGTCTGCGTATCTAATATTGTTAAATGTACCTCCAAATTGTTGTTGTGATAAAATACGTTGAGCGTCTTGAAATAATGTACTAACACCATTCAGTTCGGTGGTATCGTAATACTTAAAATAATCCTCACTAAATAAAGTATTTGAAGAACATCCGGACACTGTAAACTTTACGTTTATTTTACAATTATTTGTAATTCCTGTTATTGTTGAACCAATAATTTTGTATGGGTTAGTATATGCACAACTATTACAATTAAAGTTATCTAAACACGTTATAAGTAAGTCCCAATCAGTATTTGCTTCTGCGGGGATTACATCAATAATTATTTCATCACCGGGATTTCTTGTTAATCCTGTTAAACAAGTTATTTTTGTAAAATAACTTGCGGTTGCGGCTGATTTAGAGATTAAAGATGGAGTATATGCGTTGGAACTATTTGTACCAATTACCCAATTTTCCAATCCAATATCATTAAGATAACTACTACCTCTAAATGATAATTTAATTGTATCCGGATTCGCTTTACCTTGAAATTTCCAAGCAATAAAATTTGTGGTTGGAGACAACACATATGTTGATGAAACTGGTTGAGGTATTCCTTGACTTTGTGAACTAAATGTAATGTTATGATTATAACCGCTAGCCCAATATTCAGTTTTTGTGTTAGTTTGATTAAAACAAGTTAATGGTTGTATTGTTGTTGTTGGAAGACAATTACCATCAAACAATATACTATTGGTCCCACCTGTGTTTGAAAAAGTTAACCCACTTACAATTACTTTTTGAATAATAGGGGTGTAAATACCTTCGGGTAAAGGTATAGAAGATATGCCCAAAAATGGGTGGGGAATATCGTATTGTCCTGAAAAAACTGAACCAAATCCGGTTCTTTTTTGTAATGTTGTTGTATCGTTTGGACCATACCAATGAATAACATAGTCCGTAATATTTTGACAAGACCCTGTTAAAAAACCACAAGACAATCTTGTTATTGTTGTTGCAGAATAGTTAGATAATCCTAAATTACAAGTTTGACATATGTTGTTATCTCTAACAGGTATTGTAAAACAATAAAGTAAGTTAACATCTTTTAAGTAAAGGGTGGTTGTTCCGGTAGGAATATTACTAAAAATAAATGGACATCCAATTGTAAGTTGATTTTTTGTTACAGAACTAAAGGGTGTTGAACTATAATCATCGGTTAAATAGATGTTAAATGGTCCCGGTGAAACGAAACTTGATGTTAGACAGGTTGCTGCTGAAAATGTTGTTGGCATATATGTTTTAAGTTATATCAAATGTGTATCCGGACATTACCGTAGGAAGACATTCTTCCACAAAAGTTTCTTCTATACTAGCACCAAACGTGCAAATTTTTGGTGTGAATATTTCACAAACTGTTGTTGCCGTGTAATCACCATAAAAATCAACCGTAGTTGCGGTGTATGAACCATTTCCAACCATTTCAAGTGCTGGTGAGACATTTCCGTTATTCAACCAAGTGACGGTATATGGGGCGGTTCCTCCCGATATTGATACCGAGACTTCGCCATCTTCGAGACCCCAAACTGATGGTGGAGAACTTTCACATACTACACTCATTGGTAAAATTGTTACAATTCCACATTCGTTTTGATATCCTATGATTGTAGGGGGTACAACAACGGGTGGTGTATAACAAGGAAATAAAATAATACATTGATTACAACTATATGAAATAAATATTGGAGGAGTTGAGGATACGTTTTTTAATGGTATAGGCGGGTTTGTGATAACGGTGTTTGAACTACCACTATATGTTACGCATCCTGAGTATGAACCAATAACAAGTCCGTATGTTGTTCCAACAGTATCTGTGAAACCATTCCAAGGCACAAACGGGTTAGAGTTATTTGGAACCCCAAAAACCTTTGTTCTATCACAGCAAGAAGTAAAGTAATATATCATTATACAAGTTTTATTTTACTATAAATAATCTAAAGTTTGATTTTATTAAAATATAATTGACATTTGTTGTTAATAAATGGTGAGGTAGTTGATATTTATAGATATGAAACTTATAGACACAATATCAAATGTTGTTACTGAGGCTAAAAATGTCTACGAAACGGCTTGTGACAAAGGTGTTCCTGAGAAGGAACTTGATAGATTAGAAAAAAATTACTACGAATCCTTAAAACTTCTAAGGATATATGAAAATTTAGGTAAGAGAGAAAATAAACCTATTGATTAATAAATTTTAGTAAGTGTAAAATTTCTTGAAAATATTTGATTTCCCGCATTAGTGGTATTCCATTGGACATTCACCGATAATGTGTTGATTATTGTGGTGTCAAATGTCGTATTATTAATCTCACTTAATGGATATCCTTCATAGGTAAGTCCAGAATCTTTAAGGTAGGAGAATAGTCCACCGGATGATATTGAAGCAACGGTGGTTCCCCCGATTTGTCTTATCGTGAAATATAGTGTTAATAACCAAGGCTTTGAGGTTGAGGTATCCAAATCTATTACTCCTGTATCAATGAGTAATGTCCCACCAGTTGTTCTAACGTGAACGTGGATTGTTGCGGTGTTAATGCAAGACAAAACGCCATCGAATGATGCTTGAAACGAATCACCAACTCTGAAACTATTTGCAGGAACAGACAAAGTCCCAACACCCGGTCCTATTACACTAGTCTCGACAGTGGTTGCGGATACCGTAGCGCTATCACCTGTTTGGGCAAATAAACCATATGCCAACGGAAACGGTGTTAATGTTGATTGTTTTATTTTATATGTTGTTCCCGAAAGTTCAACAGCATATTCTGCATTTGAGGTTGTAGCGGTTAATTCGGGTAATCCTGATATTGGTAAATCTGGCATATCTTTTTATTTATAAATAGTTTATGTTATAATAATTTTTGACCCATTGGCTTGTAAAATGTAAAACCCGTTGGCTTGTTCTAAATAATATATTGGAGTCGGTGTAGGTGTTTGTGTGTGGGTTGGAGTTATAGTTGGTGTCGGTGTTGGAGTAAGAGTGTTTGTTGGGGTTTGTGTGTGGGTTGGAGTTATAGTTGGTGTCGGTGTTGGAGTAAGAGTGTTTGTTGGGGTTTGTGTGTGGGTTGGAGTTATAGTTGGTGTCGGTGTTGGAGTAAGAGTGTTTGTTGGAGTTATAGTTGGTGTCGGTGTTGGAGTAAGAGTGTTTGTTGGGGTTTGAGTCATTGTTGGGGTTGGCGTTGGGTATAAAGAGTTACAATTAATAATATTAAATCGTTCACACCCATCCGAGGTTATAATTTTAATACCGACAGCGGGTGCCATATCAAATGGAATTGGTAATACAATTTCTACAGATGCTGGTACAGGTGTGTTAATTTGAACAATATATCCACAATTATTCCCATAGACATCACATACGTAAACATCGTATGGGTAAGTTAACCCTGTGATACTATTTAGGATTATTGATGTCATAAATTAATATGTGTATAATGGGTTTGTAGGTAATTGGAGAACACCATTAATTACCGTTGCAACTGTATCGTATGTCAAACTATACACTCCATTAATAATTGGTCTTGCCAAAATTTGATATGATTCGACATTAAGAGGGTCTGTTAATTTTATGTCATAATAATACATGAACATTTGTCTGGCACCCCAACTAACATTTGTCCCTGCTGATGTATAATTATTACACGTTGATGCTGATAATGTGGGGATTGGTGTATAAGGTAATGTATTACCTGAAAACGGCATTGTTGTGTTTAACCAATCACTATACATAAAATATCCATAAGCGGTTGATGCTGAAGCAACTACGGGTGCGTTTTGGTAATAGACGAATACACGCCCAAAAGGGTCTAAGTATCTAGAACCGGTATTTGAAGTAAATGCTGTAACATTTGTTGTTCCGGTCGAACTATTATTAATATCATTGATTGCACCATTGTGATATGATTGACAATTATCATCACAAATATTATATGGTGGCATACCATTTGTTATTGTTGGCATTGTTATCGTTATAGTATAGTTTCCTGAGGTAAAACCGGTTGTTAATACACTAGAATAATGAAATTGATATCTTAATATATTAGTTCCATCCCCACATACTTGACTACCACTTCTTTCCGGTATTGATAATTCATACCATCTATAATAAGTTGTAAGGGAAGGTGTTGATGGTGTTCCTGAATATGGTAAAATACTTAGAAATGATGAATAGTATGCGGAAAAATCACTTAAATTATTAAAACTCATTTGAACAAACCCTTGACCAAATGGACCAGTGTTAGATTTTTGAAATGATATTGTATTTGTATTTGCGGGTGATAAACAAGTAGGTGGCTCTATGTATTTTTGATACCCTCCCCCACAACTATTTGAGACCCACTTCAATGGACTCGTAGTATTTTGTAGTAGTTGTGTGGTATTGTCTGTTGATATATTATAATATTGTGTATTATTAACACTATATAAACCTGATGCTTGATATCGTGTAATATCATTAGTTTCTATTGAATTTGTTGTACATCCAGATACGTTAAAAGAAATACTGATTGATGAACAAGAACCTGTGGTTCCTGTGATAGATGATGCTTTTATTTTATATGGGGTGTTTAAATAATCGTATGCACATATGTTACAGTTAAAAGTATTTTTACACGTAAAATAAAAATCCCAATTTGTTTGATTGTTATTTGGATTTGGGGTTACTTCTAATTTTATATAATCACCTGTATTTCGAGTTAATGAGGTTAATGACGTTACTTTTGAAAAATAAGTAGGTGTTTTACCTGATTTTGGGAGAGTTAATAAGTCAATATTGGTTTCTGTATTAATACCTACAACCCACTTTTCTAAAATAATTGGGTTATAACTATAGTGTGACCCATAATATGTTAATGTAAGAGTGTCAGGAACTGTAAAACCTGCAAATTTCCATGCAAAATAATTTGTGGTTGCGGCAGAAATTTCAAAAGTTGATGACATTATTAATGGTTGTACTCCCGCAGATGCTCCTGAAAACTGAACTCTATGTGTATAATCCCCGGATTCGGTACCATTATCACATCTATACGCTTGAACCACAACGGTTGTGGAGTTAAAACATTCTAAGTTTGCTTGAATAAATCCTGTTCCACCTGTTTGTGAGTAATTTAACCCGTTTAATTTTATTTTATCGATAATTGGTGTATAAGTCCCCGCGATTGTCATTGGTGAGGTTGCACCGGTTAATGGATGTGTATAATTGTATGGGATAAATTCTGTTCCATATCCTGATGTAAATACAGGTGTTGTAAAATCAGGACTTTTAAACCAATTTATTCTATATTGAGCAATACTTGGTTGACAAGACCCTGTTAAATTTCCTGCAACTATTCTACTAATTAAACTTGTTGAATACGAATCAAAAGATAAATCACACGTCGTACATAAGTCATTACAAGTAAGAGGAACATCACAACAATAAAAGTTTGCTGATTTTAACTTTATTGTTGATGTCCCATCAGGTATTCCTGTTAAAACTAACGGACAATTTGTTATTTGGTTTAATGTAACTGCGGTAATAAACACATCACTAAAAGTGTAAATTGATATTGGTTCCGTTAAAGTTGTTGTTCCTGTATATGATAAACAAGTCGATGCTGAAAATGACATATTATTTTATTTTATTTTATTTTATTACTATTAACTAAGACACACAGTATTTGAAAATGAATACCCTGACATACCACTATCTAAACAAACAATTGGTAATGTTGATGTTGGAGTATTAGTTGGTGTTGGTGTGTGTGTTTGTGTTGGCGTTTGTGTTGGTGTCATTGTCATTGTTTGGGTAGGTGTCATTGTTGGAGTTCGTGTTGGTGTAGGTGTTGGCACAGTATCTGGTTGACAGTATATACAATCACCTTCTGTTGAAAGACCATACGAAACCGGGTTTGTAATTTGAATTATGGAATCGTTTCCGTGATTATAATCATAACCATAATATGAGACACATTTTAATTCATTCACACCATTGTAATATACAAGTGCTAAATAAACCGAATATAACTCAAATTGAGTTCCCGTTGGAACACCAGTTATTTCGTTAGCGTAATAATATTGTTTATTATCAAAACAATCTTGGAATTTTTGAGTGCCGGGACATATAATTTGTCCTTCTATTGTTGTAAAGATAGCCAATCCGGACGCGTCACAATTTCTAGCAATTAAGGATGAATAGAAAGGTAATCGAGCTTTTCTATTATTTACGTAATACATTGTGGGTGTTACGGTAGGTGTTGGTGTTGGAGTTGGTGTGTAGGTATATCCACTAGCGTCAATACCAATAATTGAACAGAAATTAGTTGGTGATGGTGTTATTGTCGGAGTTGGAGTAACACTAGCGGTAGGTGTGGGTGTTTGTGTCTGAATAAAATCACAATTAAACATTGCGGAAAAATCTAACACATCACAATTCTGTGTAGGTGTTGGGGTAGGTGTTAAACATATACCACTAAAAACATAAATACTTGATAAATCAGGACATAGACTACTACAAGGTGATTTACCTGTCAAGTAACAAGGTCCTCCTAAAGTATCTGATAAACACCATTGACTAGTTGTTCCGGTTGAGTAATAAATGGTCCAACCACTTGTTTGTCCTGACCAATAGGTGTCACCATTATAGGTTCCTCCTGTAATGTAATTATCGTCGGCACCTACTAATCCGGTATTGCTTATACAGTATGTTGAATTACAAGGCATATTAAATTAAGATATTTGAGATTGATACGCAACCATTATTATCGACAACTTTTAAATTATATGATGGTTGATTTTCCATTATTGATGGGACCTGAAAATCGTATGGTAACGACAATGCGGGGATTGTATCAATATAAACGCAAGTGACGTTTGTTTGGTCACATAGATAGACATTGAACGGTGTTGCTCCTGATATGTCGTTAATTAAAATATTCGTTGGCATTTGCTTAAAAGTTATTATCATAAATATAGGGGGATTAAAAAACTAATAAAGTTTTGATAATAATAATTTTATTCGTATCTTTGCTGTATGTCAGATGATGCGGAAATTTTATTGGAGATATTACACGATATCTTAGGGGATGAGAAACTTCACTATGAGTCAAAGGGTCAGATATCTTTTGACTGTCCAATATGCGATGAAGACCAACATAAGGGAAATATGGAGGTGAACTACTTTGAACACGTCTACAAGTGTTGGAGTTGTGGGGATGAAAACAATACCAAAGGACCTCTTGGAAAACTTATAGATACTTTTGGTAATAAGAAACAGAAAAAAATCTACAACCTACTTCAACCGGAAAATCACAAACCAAAAGAGAAACGTGTTGACAAACTAAAACTACCTGATGGATTTACCAAATTCAAAGATAGTAGTTTAGTTTATCCGGTTCGTCGTCAGGCATATAATTACTTAACCCAACGTGGTATTACAGATAAGATTGTTGAGAAATATGGAATTGGATTCTGTGATAGGGGTGCGTTCTCGGGTAGGATAATAATTCCTTCTTATGATAGTAAGGACGAATTAAACTATTTTATCGCCCGAAGTTGGGACCCAAATAGTCGTGCTAAGTATAAGAACCCGGAGGCGGCAAAAGATGAGATAATCTTCTTTGAAAGTACAATTAATTGGAATGCCGATATCTATCTTTGTGAAGGAGCGTTTGATGCTATCTTCCTACCAAATAGTATTGCTATGTTGGGAAAACATATGTCGGAGTTGTTACTTAATACATTATATGAGAAGGCAAATGGGAATATAATTATATGTCTTGATGCTGATGCGTGGCAAGATGCCGTAAAACTATACCACAACTTAAATGGGGGTAGACTATATGGTAAGGTTAAAATAATAAAACTAACGGGTGATGCCGATGTTGCTGATTTAAGAGGTGATATAGATAATCATTTTTATACAATGAAATAGATGATAGATTTAAATGAGGTTGCAAAAGAAATAAGGGGGTTGTTAGATAAACGAAGAGAGGACCTTGGGTTAACATTCGTTGAGGATACCCACACTTATTATATGAAGGATGAAACCGGTGTAATCCGAAGTGATTATCCGTCTGTTAGTAAGGTAATGAAATATTTCTACGAGGAGTTTGATACGGAAGGTATCTCACTAAAGAAAGCCAAAGGAGACCCTGAGGTTCAACAACAACTATTAGATGAGTGGAAAGCGGCGGGTGACTATTCAACCAATATGGGGAGTAGAGTTCACTATATGTTGGAGAAGAAAACCATTGAGATGTTTGGGGATTACAAAGAAGTAAGACAACCCATATTTGAATGTGACTTCACCCAAATATTAAAGGGGGATAGTATGATATCTGCGGGAACGGCTTACTTGGACCTTATGGTTGAGAGGGGTGCTGTGTTATTGGACACGGAGATTGTATTGGGTGACCCCGAGTTGAAATATACAGGACAACCGGATAAGGTGTGGTTGATTATGAATAAGGAACAAACTGAGTTTGGTTTGGTGATAACAGACTGGAAAAGTAATAAGCCGAAGAACTTTGAAGAATCGTTCTTTACCAAAAAGATGTATTACCCGTTTGATAAGTTACCAAACAATGCGTTGGGTCACTATTTTACCCAATTACCATTTTACGGGAAACTTCTTATTAAAATGTTACAAGGAACCAAATACGAAAACATTAAATTGTATGGATGTGTAATTGTTCTTGTAAAAGAAATTGGTCAGTATGAAGAGTTCCGTGTTCCTAAAGAAGTTCAAGAAACAATCTTGAAGATGGATGTGACAAAATATTTGACAAAGAAGTAAAAAATAACTAAATTTAAAAGAAAAACATATGGACGATTTATTACAACCAAAGATTGATTTAAAAAAACAACCTACATTAGTATGTGAGGAGTGTGACAGTATCTACTTCAAAGAAGTTGTTATGATAAAAAAAGTTAACAAATTGTTAACAGGAAGTTCGGAAGACACTATAGTTCCGTTCCCAACATACAGATGTGATGATTGTGGTCACGTAAATGTGGAATTTAAATTATTTGATAAGTAATGATTACTGAAAGAACTTTTGATACAAATGATTTAAATTGGATTGCCAACTCATTAAAAGAAAATGTTGGGAGAATGAACTATACCGGTGACTTGAGTGACTGTGGTAATGAGATTGGAATTATAGTTGGATATAAATATAAGAATATGACTGAAGATGAAACTCAAGATTTTATTTCAGGTATTAAACACGGAATTTCATTAACAAATGGGACTCACTAATAAAAAAAATATGATTAAAAAAATAGTCCACTTCAGTGACTTACATATAAGATTATTCAAAGACCACGACCTTTATAGGTTAATTTTGAATGATATGTTGGAACAATTTAGAGATATTAAACCTTGTAGAATCGTGTTTTCGGGAGACCTAGTTCATTCCAAGAACCAAATGACACCTGAACTTATTGAGTTCGTTGCTTGGATTCTTACGGAGTGTTCTCAGATTGCCAAAACTATTGTTATAATTGGAAACCATGATTTTTTGGAGAGTAATTCATCAAGATTGGACGCTCTTACACCGGTAATTGATTCGTTAAAGGACGACAACATCGTTTATTTGAAGAATAGAGGTGAATACGAGGATGATAATGTTGATTGGGTGGTGTATTCATTACTTGACCATAACATTCCGCCTGAGATTGAAAAAACGGGTAGATTAAAGATTGGATTGTTCCACGGACCAGTTCAGGGATTAACAACCGATATCGGATATAAGTTTGAAACCGGATTTGAAACTGATAAGTTTGATGGTTGTGACTTGGTATTATGTGGTGATATTCACAAAAGACAAATCTTTAACATTCCGGGAGGAAAGAAAGCATATATGGTGGGTTCAACAATCCAACAGAACTATGGGGAGACAATAACCAAACACGGATTTGGAATTTACAATTTAGAATCTGATGAATATTCATTTGTTGATTTAGATAATCCAAAACCTTTCTTATCATTTAAGATGAAATCATTTGATGATATAATTAATGGAACTGAAAAATTAATTAATTATGGGAAATCTTAGTGACAAATACACCAACGAAGAGTGGGATGAAATGGAGAATCAGATTAAAAGAGATAGATTATTGGGAAAACCGCAACACGGACATATTACGGTTTGGGTGGATAAATTGACTATTAAACAATTAAAAAAACTTAAAAAGAAGTTAAAGAAATGTGGTATTGATAGTCACGATTGTTCCAAAGTTGACCAATGGATAACGTATAATGAAAACAAAGAACGTGTCACAAATAAAACTAACGGCTAGTCAATTAAGTAGCGTCAACGAGTATTGTAAATTAAATAATATTGAGGATGTGGACAAGTTCATAACCAAATGTTATACCGAAGGGTTTAACATTACGAAATATGGGTTACTTGGTGATGATTTGGGAAAAACGGGTATTGTTGGTGAAAAACAGGTAGAAATTGAAGTAATCCGTGAAATACGGGTTGAAGTTCCGGTTGAAGTTATCAAAGAGATTGAGGTAATTAAAGAAATAATCCGAGAAGTTGAGGTTATTAAATATGTTGATAAAGAAGTTATCAAAGAAGTGAGGGTGGAAATCCCTGTCACAAATTTAGACAACATTTGTGACAAACCTGAACCAATAATTATTGAGAGAATAATTGAAGTCGAGAAGATTGTTGAGATAGAAAAATCAAATGATAAGACATTACTTCTTCAAGAAACTTTACAGAAACTTAGAAAAGAACTATCTTTAAAGAACACAAGGATTGAAGACCTTGAAAAAATAAATAAACAATTGGAATCTGTTAAAGTTAGTCAAGGGGCTATTTTTATGAAAGGTTCTAACTTAAACGAAATGATGTAATATGATTAACATTTTAACTTGGTTCATCTTAAGCTACGGGCTTATGAATATTATGGTTTACGGGTCAATCTTTCAGGGATTCAGAGATTTCTTCCAAAAATGGGGAAATAATAAATTATTACCATTTAATGGTATTGCTAACTTTATCTCGGGTATAATAACTTGTCCGATGTGTTTTAGTTTTCACGGAGGTTGGTTTTTATCATTAACCGTATTTTCACCAACATTTGTATTGTTTGGTACACCAATATGGATTAGTTGGTTCTTTGATGGAATTCTATCATCTGGAGCGGTATGGGCAATCAATGCAATAATTGAATGGTTTGAAGAAAATAAACCATCAAAAAATTAAAATATGGAAACTAAATTAGGTGATTTTGTTATTAAGTTTTTACAAAATAAAACAGAGACAAGAAAGATTATTAAGTGTGATGACTTTTTTCAGTTAATAAATGATATGGGTATTACTGATGATAGTGATGAAATTATAAGTATTATAAATTATTTGGAAGATAATGATACAGATATAAATTTTCATAAAGCTAACACTCAAGATTATTATAATAGGTTTAGAAATATTGAACGAAAAGTTCAGATGTCTAAAATGTTAATAGGTTCTAAAACTGAAGTTCAAAAAATGATTGAGAAGGTTGAAAGTATTAAAATTGAAGAGAGACCGGATTGGTTGGATTATTATAAAAATGAGGATGATGAAGATGAAACAAATGTTAATGGTAAGCCAACATCGGATAGAGATAAAAATTTGGGTCAAGACATTATTGACAGATTGACTAATGAGATTAAAGAAAAAATTGAGAATGAACCGGGAATGACTTTAGATGAAATCCGAATAGAAATTAATGATGAAATGAATGTTATGAATACTATTCGTCAGGGTTTTGGTATGACTAATGAAATGTTAGAACAATTAAGAAATGCTCCGGATATTACTGAAGAACAAATAAATGAAATTAGAAATAACAATTAAATAAAAACAATTATGCCAAAGTCAAAATTACGTGGTGGAGCAAAAGCTCACAAAAAAAGAGTTACATTAAGAAATCAAAACCTTAATGGATTAAGAAAGAAAGCTCAAGCAGAGTATACTGAAATGTTTGAGAAACAAATGGAAGAGTTGAAAGCTCAATACCAAAATGAAAATGGTGAAACAACTGAATTAAATACTGAGGTTCTTGGTGACGTTAATGAGGTTAATGTAACAGATGCTGAAGTAATAACTCCTGATGTTGAGAACTAAGATAGTATCTGCGTTTCCTGGTGTTGGAAAAACAACGTATCATAAAAACAACACAGGGACTACATTGGATTCGGATTCAAGTAATTTCAGTTGGGTTGTTAATGAGAATGGAGAAAAGGTAAGAAATCCTGAGTTTCCACAGAACTACATTACCCATATTAAAAATTGTATAGGTAAATATAAATACATTTTTGTGTCATCACATAAAGAAGTTAGAGACGCATTATTAGATAATTGTCTTTTCTTTTATTTAGTTTATCCGGATGACAATAGAAAAGAGGAATTTATCCAACGATACCGAGATAGAGGTAATGACGAGAACTTTATTAAGTTGGTTGATTCCAAATGGGAAGAGTGGATGTCTGAGTTCTATTGGATGGGTAGAGGTTGTGAGAAACTTACTGCGTATGATGGTTGGAATTTAGATACTGTATTGGAGGCTCAAGAAAGAAGAGACGGTGGTGAAGTCATTCAAGAAGACGTAGAAGAACTGAACTAAAACAAATGGAGAAGTTAAATGAAGAATATATTGAGGTGATTAATCAAATGAGGGTCTTAAACAAGAAACGAAAAGAAATCTTTGATAAATATAAAGACATTGAGCCCAATGCTGAACCGGTAATTATGAGAACACCAACATTTTATCACGATTTATTCGGGAATGATTTAGACAAAAAATAAAATGGATTTATTTAATCCCCCACCACAATTTAATTACACAATAATGGAAGATTTAGATATTGTAAACTTGGATAATCCTTACCTACAGGTTGTATGGGAGGATTATGCTGAGAATTTTACACAAGAAAAAATAAAGAGTGTTCGTCATTACTTTCAAAAGAAGTATAACACAACCAACGTCAACGTAATCACGAAGACAAAGGTTGCTGACGACACCACACATACCGTAGACATATCATTTAACATTTTGGATGAGAACTATCAATTAGAGTTAGTTCGTTCATTCTTGGAGTCAAAAGGGAATATGGAACACTACGATGATATCTACCAACTTAATAGTATTGTGGATAACAAATTGTTACAGGACCAAACCGATGCCACTCCGTTTAAGAGATGGTATATCAAAAACATTGAGTTCTCAAACTTTTTATCCTATGGTGAGAATCAGAAGATAGATTTTGAGAAGTGTGATGGGATTACGGTTGTGGAGTCAAACCCACCTAACTTTGGGGGTAAGACAGTTCTTACTGTTGATTTACTTATGTTCTTATTCTTTAATGAGACAACCAAGACATCAAAGGCGGAGGAAATATTCAACAGGTTTACAGAGAGAAACAAAGTCGCCGTAAAAGGTGAGATTACAATCGATGGTGAGGAGTATATCATATTGAGAAATATTGAGAGAAAGTTATCAAAGAAAAATGAATGGACGGTTAAGACCGAGTTGGACTTCTATAAAAGATTGTCTGATGGTAGTTTGCAGAACTTCACCGGAGAACAACGAAGAGAGACCGAGGCGTTTATCAAAACATCTATCGGGACCAAAGAGGACTTCTTAATGACCATCCTAACAACTGCCACCAACTTGGAAGAACTAATAGATGCCAAACCTACGGCGAGGGGTCAAGTTCTTTCAAGGTTTATGGGGTTGGATTTTCTTAAACGAAAGGAAGAAGCTGCCAAAGAAATTTATAGTGACTTCTCCAAAGGAATGTTATCAAACATCTATAACTCTGAAGAACTTAAAACAGATAACCAAACTAGTCAAGAAACGATTGATACTCTAACGGAGAGTAATCTTACGTTAGATACTCAATTGGAAGATGCTAAAGCAAGAATCCTTAAGGGTCAGGAGTATCGTGATGGATTGTTAAAATCCAAACACAATATTGATAGAGATTTAACATTGGTATCACCGGATAAAGTCCAAGAGGAAATTAATGGGTTGGACCTACAGAAATCCAAAGCCATTTCTGACAGAGATGGGGTTAAGGTTGTTGAACCATCCAAATTTTATCACGAGGATAAACACGATGAGGTAAAACAAGAGATTAAGGACTTGATTACCAAACAAGCGGAGAACAACGCCAAGATTAAAAATATTGAAGAACTTAAGAGTTCGGTTGATGGTGGAATCAAATGTGAACATTGTGGTATTGAACTAATGAATGCGGCAATTACCAACGCAAAAATTGGTGGACTTGCCGGTTTTATCACGCACAAAGTCGAATTAGAGGGGTTAATGCAGGATTTAACCATCAAAGAGTTAAGTTTTGTTAATCTTAAAAAAGAGTTTGATGAGTATGAGAAAAACAAACTTATCAAAGAGAAATATGAATTAAGTGTAGAACGTTTCCAATTGATGATTGATGCGTTAAAAACCAAATTGGAAAGATACTCTGAAGTTCAGGATAAGATTATTGAAAACAACAAGACAGATGGATTGTTAATTAAAGCGGGGATTAGAATTGATGAACTTGAGGGTGAGAAGAAAACTATTGAAACTAGTATCTCAAACAATAAGTTTACAATGACTAACCTGACTACCAAGATAACTTCTAACTTGGAAACAATTAGAAAGATTGCGGAAGAGGCGGAGAGAGAAAGAGTCTACAAAATCTATTTGGAAATCTTTGGTAAGAATGGTGTGACCAAACTTATAATGAAGACGATGATGCCACTTATTAATAGCGAACTTCAAAGACTATTGGAAGATAGTTGTCACTTTAGATTAGAGGTTAAGATTAATGATAAGAATGAGGTTGACTTCCTTATGATAGACAACAACACTCAGGTTGAGAAACCGATGGCATCCGGTTCCGGGTATGAGAGAAGTATCGCTTCACTAGCGTTGAGAGCCGTGTTGAGTAAGATATGTTCATTACCAAGAGCAAATGTTGTTGTATTTGATGAGGTGTTCGGAAAGATGTCCAACGACAACTTGGAGATGGTGTCAGAATTCTTTAATAAGATTAAAGAATATTTTGAGAAAATATTTGTAATCACACACAACCCATTAGTAACAAATTGGGCGGATAATGTAGTGAGAATTAGAAAAGAAGAAAATATTAGTTATGTTTCCCAATAAAAGTTTGGGAAACATAATTTTATTATTATCTTTGTAACATAATACATAACTTAAACGTATAAAGTATGAATGGTTTAACCAAATACATTTTATTTGTCTTTGCAAAAAACGACAACCCAAAAGAATTTACAGAACAAATCGCGGAAGAATTGTGTGTTATTTCTGACACACCAAATCTTAATTTTTATTTTGGACCGGAATCGTCTGTGTTCACAATCTCAACATTGGATTCTCATCAGGATGTGAAAGACTACATTGATATGATTTTAGGTGTAGGGGACATTATGTATGTCTTACTACCTTATACGTCTGACAATTTGTCATATGGTTTACCTAAAAAAATATCCGAACACCTTTTTAACGATGGGATTAGTGACTTTATGTCAGAAAAATCTAAACTTTCTGATAAAACTGAATTTGAGGTGCGAAAAATGATACAAGATGAGATTAAAGAAAGTTTTATGTTAAACATTGACGACTTTGACTTTGATTACGATGAGGAAGATGATATTGAAAAAATTAAAAATAAAACACGTAATCCATCTTTAGACCAATTGTTAGATAAAATTAAAGAAAAAGGTTTAAATTCGCTAACAGAAAAAGAATTAACACAATTAAACAAATACTCAAATTAATATGAAAGAAAAGAGCTCAGGTATTCCAATTAATCAAGAAGAAATAAACCTGTATTTAAAGGACATCCGTAAAATTAAGGTAATGACACCGGAAAGAGAGAAAGAATTATCTAAGATGATTACATCCGGTACTTTATCCCCAAGGGAGATTGATGAGGTAAACCAAGAACTATTGGAAGGTAACTTACGTTTTGTTATTACCGTGGCAAAACAATATCAAAATCAAGGATTAGACTTTCCTGACTTAATTGCTGAGGGTAATTTAGGATTAATGAAAGCCATCCAAAATTTTGATTGGTCTAAGAACCTTAGATTTATATCTTACGCGGTATGGTGGGTTAAACAATCAATCCTTCAGTCATTAAATGATAATGCGAGAACCATCCGACTACCTGTTAATGTGGTTCAGGATTTACATAGAGCCAAGAAAGCGATTGAATCCAACGGTGGTAAGTTGGAGGACAAGTTTCAAAATCTACCATCAATGGTTTGGTTAGATATGAGTATTAATGAAGATGGGGACACTCTTGTTGATATTGTTAGAAACGACCAAGCAGATATGCCTGACGAAGTTTTTGATACCAAGGATGAATTAAAAAGACAATTACATTCACTGTTGAATGTTTTGGATGATAGAGAAAAAGTTATTGTGGGAGACTATTATGGGCTTACCGGGACACCAAGAACTCTTGAAGACATTGGTGGTGACTTTAACCTAACAAAAGAACGTGTTAGACAAATTAAAGAGAAAGCCTTACGGAAATTAAGGAATGATAGTTCAATATTATACGATTATATGTAAAAACTTTACAACCTTCTATTTATTATGATAGAAGGTTTTTTACTTTTATGATAAAACTAATACAAAAAATTATGAAAGCAATATTAAATTTTATTGATGCTTGGGGTGTTAGAATAATGTTTTTACTTGTGGTAATCATTTTCTTCAAAACCTGTACAACTAACACAAAAATTCAAAATGTTAACGATAGTGTTGATTCATTATCGGTTAAACTTATTAAAGAAATAAAGATTGAAGGTCTTAAATCAGAGAAAAGAGCTATTCAAGCGTCAGATAGAAAAATATTAGATGTTAATAGACAAACTGAGATTGACCAAGAAATATCTAAATTAGAAAAATAATGAAGAAAATATGGAATTGGGTTATTGAACACCCAAATAGAGCAATGTTCTTAGTCCCAATTTTATTGGTTGCGGGAATATCAATATCACACGTTGTTTCTTGGTATAATTTAGCCAACCCAATAAGTTGGGCAATTTACTTATCGATAGCTATTGAGATTGGTGCTATGACAGCATTGGTTGCCGCTACCAACAAAATTAAAGGTGGTGTGTGGTTTATGTTTGGATTAATAACATTCATCCAAATGATTGGTAATATCTTTTTCTGTTATAAAGAAATTGATGAAACAGGTGAATTATTTAAATCTTGGATGGAATTAACCGGACCGGTATGGGAAATGTTAGGTTCAAAAGCTAATGATGTTATTACGATGAAAAGATGGTTAGCGTTTTTAGAAGGTGGGTTACTTCCAATTATTTCATTGACTTCTTTACATTTCTTCACCAAATACGATGATGGTAAAACTGATAAGGAAGAGGTAAAAGAGATAATTAAAGAAGTTATTGTAGAAAAAGAGGTAATTAAAGAAGTTCCGGTAGAAGTTGAAAAAATTGTTGAGGTTGAAAAAATTGTTGAGGTTGAAAAAATTGTTGAGGTTGAAAAAATAGTTGAGGTTGAGAAAATAGTTGAGGTTGAGAAAATAGTTGAAATTCCAGTTTATCAATCAGAATCTATTGATATAAAAGATGAATATGTTAGTCCGGGAATGGACACACACGAACCACCACGTCCAAATAGGTTAAGTTACGTTAAACCATAAAACATTAATCTATATGGAATGATAGACATAATTAAATATGGTGAATTCAAACCTGTTGGAAAACAAAAAAAGAAACACCAAATAATACTTACACACACATCAAGAAACATCAACGACTATCTTCAGTCGTTGAAGTTTCGTTTTAACGGGGGTTTTAAAAGAATTCCTAACTACATTATTACCCGGGAGGGTAAAATTATACAATTATTGGGAAACACCGAACACTCGGAATACTTCAAAGACCCCAATATAAATCGTAATTCAATTATCATATCATTAGAAAATTTAGGGTGGTTACAAAAAGAACCACTAACTGACCATTACATTAACTGGATTGGGGATATTTATAAGGGTAGCGTGTTTGAAAAAAAGTGGAGAGATTACTTTTTTTGGCAACCATATACTGAAACTCAAGTTGATAATCTTGGGTTATTATGTAAGGAATTGTTTGAAAGTGTAAAGATTAAATCACAAATTGTTGAACATAACACAAAAATAAGCGGGATTGAAAAATATTGTGGGATTGTAACTAAAAGTAATTTTGGTGTTGATTATACCGATGTTAGTCCGGCATTTAAATTTAATGAACTTTTAAAAAAAATAGAAAATGAATAATTCACACGACGAAATTAAACAATTATTAAATGTTTCTCGAAGATTATTGGGGGATAATAATGTAAATGAAGATATCCGTAGACAATATGGGTTATTGACAGAACAGGGTGTTGATTTGACAGATAATAATGTTACATCAAAAGTTAATGTGACTAAATCTGTTGAGGACAAAATTGATTATGATACCGCTGATACTGAAGAAGAACTTGAATCTGAGGATGATAAAAAGCAAGCGTATAGAATTTCCGGTGGATTATTGGTTTTACACGGAAAAGAACAAACAGATTTAGAGTTAACGACAGATGAGAAGATAGCGTTTCAAGAAACAATGGATGAGTTTGTTTCTAACGTTTCTGATATGGTTGATTTTAATAAATTAAACGTATATTCCAATAATGTTGAATGGTCCGGGAAACTTATTGAATTTGATATTGAATTTTTCTTTTCGATAGGTGAAGAAAATGGTGTTTACATCAATGGAGAAATGTTAAACGCTGATAATGAATTCATCGCGTTAATTACTAAATTAAAAACTTATTACGAGAAATTCAAATCAAAATGGGCGGCTGTATTATCATCAAGAAAGAAAACAATTAAAACTGAAGAATAATGGAAGATATTAGTAAAAATAAAGATGGTATTATTTTATTGGTAATTATTGCCTGTTTGGTAGGGTGGAATATTTTCACAACCAATACAATAAAAACGGATGTTAAAGGTTATGGGAAAAAAATTGAAAATATCCAAACAAAAATTGATTCCTCACAAGTTGTTAATAAACAAATTAACACTAAAATTGGTGAGGTAAAAGAAAATGTAACAACTATCAGTAATGAAATCCATCACATTGATAAAAACATAACAGTAATTAAAAAACAAACAAATGAGAAAGTTAATAACGTTGATAATATTCCTGACAGTGAGCTTGAGTTGTTTTTCACAAACAAATACGAACAACCAACCCCAAAATCAGGTAATTAGTGATACAACAAGAGTTAAGTTAAAACCATCGACAGCTAGACTAGCGATAAAAGATATTGTTAGAGGTGAAGGTTGTGAATTAGAGTTAAAATTAACTCAAGAAAAAGTTATAAAGTTAGAATCTAGAGAATCTCAAAAGGATACTATCATTTCTTTATTAGAATCCAAAGATAAGAATAATCAATTTATTATTAGTCAACAAGGATTACAGGTTGATGAATTTAGAAATATGACTAATGATTTGAAAAAAGAAATAAAACAAATGAGGGTTAAAACTTTTTTATACAAAGTGGGAACATTTGTTGGTATATTAACAACTTCGTATTTATTAATTGTAAGATAATATGTCACTAACTACAACAGATAAAAAGGAGATTGAAACGTTAGTTCGTAAAGAAATTAAAGATTTCTTTGGGAGTAATACTATGCAACAATATGAAAATAAACTAATAGATGTTATTTCCAAAGAACTTAAACGAGGTAAACTTGAGGGGGATGTTAAAGATATTACATTAAGAATGTTCCGTGAGTTCTACCAATTTATGTGGATGAATAGAAGTTATTGGGAACCAAGACTTAAAAACGCATAACATATGAGACTAAAAGAAAGTATTGGGACTGATTTGAAAAGCGCTATGTCAACTGAAATGGGAAAATTGTCTACAATTACTAGTGGTGGTATTGATGCGGCGGTTGCAGCTAACGAATTTAAAAATGAAATCCCGGAAAATAATAATAAAATAATTAAAAAACCAATGAAAAAGGTTGATATCGGCAAATTAGTGGGTAAGAGTAAACTTAAAACACCAACAGGTAAATTAACAATGGGACTACCAATAATGGGTGAAGATAGTGAAACATCTGAATCTACCGGTTCAGGTTCCGCAGGAGGGTTTGAGGCTCCATTATTCTCTGAAACTAAACAAGAGATGCAAGAAAAATGTTGGACAGGTTTTGAACAAAAGGGTATGAAAAAGAAAGGTACACGAATGGTCCCTAATTGTGTAAGAGAAGGTGACGAGGGTGATATTAAAAAAGTTGAGGCTACTGAATCAACAGGTTCAGGTTCTTCCGGTTCTTATGAAACTACCGCCGCTTGGGCTAAATCTCAAAGTAAAAAAGATTGGAGAGGAAAGTCTAAGACACAAATACCCGGAGGAAAGTTTGTTCAAGTTAAAAAGAAATGTCAAAAATTTCCATATTGTAATCAAGGAGATATTAAAGCTCTAAAAATATTTGAAAATGAAAAGGTTAAGAAAGCTATTCAAAATATTAGTGAGAGACATAATATAAGTGAGAATGTTATTAAAACAATTATCGCTTATGAGTATGAAAATACCTTTTCAAAGTAATAAAGTTAAAAACTAATATATTTATAATAAAAACTAAAAATGAAAAAATTAAATACAACTTATTTAGATAATTTAGTGTCTAAAATTTTAAAAGAAACTTTAGAAGAAAAGGCGGACACTCTTGTTTCAAAGATTAAAGGTGACGTTTGCGAATGTGGGGGTCAAATGTATGAAGGTGAATGTAATGAATGTGGTGGTATGTATGAGGATATGAGTGAAGGAATTTACGATGTTGATAACACATTAGATGATGAGTTTGATTATGTTGGAGAAAGTGAAGACTTTGTTGGTGATGAAGAAAACACTGACGAAGATAGAGAAAAAACTTGTAGATACCATATTGAAAATTTTGGTAAAGAAGACCCTGTTACTAAAGAAATGTGTCAAGGTATTAATATTACCGAGGCATTAAAAGGTCGTCAAAGAAAATTGGATAAAAACAAAAACAATAAGATTGATGCTGAAGACTTTGAAATGTTAAGAAATAAATCAAAAAATAGTAAAGCCATTAAAAGAATTAACAAAATTTCTACAACACACGGAATGGAAGAACAAGAAACGGAAGAAGGTAATGCTTTCTCAGGAGCGTTATCTAACGCTAAAAAAAGTGGTAAAGATTCTTTTGAAGTAGATGGTAAAAAATATCCGGTTAAAGAATCGTATAGATTGACTGAAAATGAAATGGTTGGGTTAATTGAGAAAATTGTGTTAGAACAAAAAAATAAAGAAGTTAAAGACCCTGCGGAAAAAAATAACATTAAAGGTTTTGGAGGTTCTCCAAGAGGATTAGAGGTTTATAAAAAAGCTCACAATGGTTCCGGAAAGGAAAATGATGATAACATTAAAGCGGTTACCAAAAAAATGAAAGATTATCTTAAAGATGGTTCTAAAGGTGATTATGAAATGAACCCTAAAATGTTTCCTAAAGGAAATGGTGAAATAGAAAAGATGAAGAAAAAGGCTTATACTATGTCAGATGCGGGTCAAGAATTTATTGATGATTTTATGAGTCCTGGTATGGAAAATTTAGACTATGACCAAATAGAACCGAATGAAGAACAAATAACTAATAACATTGAAGGTTCTTCTAAAACAGGTAATAACTCTGAATGGGGTAATGCTGTTGAAACAGATGTTAACAAAAAGATTAATGCCAAACGTAAAGCTAATAAATTTGCTAAAGTAAGAAATATGGCTTATCAAAAATCTGCTCAACCTATTAAAGATGCGACAGGTGAGGATAGTGGTAAAGGTATTAACCTTAAATTGGAATCTACTGAAAAGAAAACAAAACAAATCAACGAAGAGTTTGACAGAATGAAATCGTTAATTAGTTACGACCGAAAAACACAATAATTTACAAACAAATATTTTAACTTATAATTTCTCCATAGACGAACTCTATGGAGAATTTTTTTAACTACATATCAAAACCTTTATTACCGGAAGACGTTGACGTTTGGTTCCGAGGTAATAATATAATTTCTGAAAAATTGGAATTATATTCTGATTTCACGCATTCACTCAATAGTCTGATTTTAAATACTTATTTAGGTGAGAATGATGTTAACGAAACTAAAATTGTTTTAAGTGAATCTGATGATAAAAATCACTTCGAGTGGTGTTGGAATAAAACCATAGATAATTTTGATAAAGAAAACATTAAATTTAATAAAAAAGGTGAACACTTTGATTATTTTGAATCTTTTTTTGGGGAGACATTTTACAATCAAAAAGACACTAAAGTAAAATCCTCAATAGGGTTCTTTTTTACGGACCTATTTAACAATGAAAAACTATTTACTAAATCAGATTTAGATATGATAACAACCATTTATAAATTGTTGGATAAGTATTTAAAACATTAAAAAGGGTGATAGTATTTACTATAGGGTAAAAAAAATTACTTTTACTATTATAAAAAATAAATAAATTAAAATTATTCAGATGGAAACGTTAGAACAAATTAAGTCATTGGTAGAAGAACTATCAGTAGACACAACAAAATTTTTCGGTGGTAATAATAGCGCCGGAACAAGAGCTAGAAAATCAGCACAAGATTTAAAAAAATTATTAGATGGTCTAAGAAAAGAGATTTTATCTGAAAGAAAAGGGGGAGAATAATGACGGATATTAATACAATTTATTTATTTGTATTTATCTTTTCAACGTTAACTGTTGTTAAGACAGTTGGTAGAATAATGAGTTCCCTATTTTCAAACCCACCAAAACCAATTGTATGGGGGAAATGGGAACTTATCTTTCTTGGATTGGCAATTACATATTGCTTAACATATATTATAAAAAATTAATTATGAGTTTATATAAAGAATTTTCATCTCTATTACCTTATTTACAGTCTGTTAGAAAATTAGAAAACTATTTAAGTTTTGACGTTAGTTTCCCAACATCTTGGAAGTTACCTAAAAAATATGTAGATGAAGAAAAGGTAATGGAACAAACTAGTAAAATTGAAGAACATCGATTTTTTTCATTTGTTTCGGAAATATCTGAAGAAAATGTGGGGATTATTTCTAGTAATTTAAAAAGTATTATACAATACAATCTTGAGTTAGAAGAAAAAGATAGGTTATTCCAAAATAAAGTTAACGAATTAAAGTCAATATTTGAGAGACAAAATTTAACAAATTTAAAAGATTTAAGTTTTGAGATGAGACCAAAGACAAAAAAAATAAAATTAGACGATGGGGAAGAAAGCGTTAAAGGAATTGGAGTTACTGAATCGTGATATAATTAAAAATGACCTTATCTTAAAACGAGATAAGGAAATTTTAATTGATAAAATTAAACAAATTCGTAAAGAAGATGTTGTACCAAAACAACCTGAACCACCTAAAAAATTAACATTATGGCAGAGAATAAAAGTATTGATGGGATAATTGAAAAGTTGGCGCTTGTTGCAGATGGATTACAAACATTATTTCCGGATGGGACTATGGCGATTGCGATGGAACTTAACTACGATGATTATAAGAAAGTTCAAAAAAACTTTAGAGATGTTGATAGAGATTTCAAACAATTTAAGATTGATATGTCCGGTGTTGAATTTATGTTTTTATTGAAGGATGGGTCGTTGTCTGACGCTGTAAGTAATTCTTAGAAAACCCATTCTCAATTAATAAATTGTATAAGTATTTTCTTTGAGCGTTAGAATAATCTTTAACAAACATAGTGTCATATCTTTTTTGTTCTATAAAGAATTCAGATATCACATCAATAAATCTACTTGAGTCGTAATCATTCTTCAATGTAAATAAATTAAATTTATCGTCATTTTGAACAATAATTTTATTATTTAATTTTGATACTAATTTAAGTCCCGGTGGGTCCAAATATAATTTAATAAACTCTTTTGAGTTTATTTTTTTATTTAAAGTAGTGTCTAAAATATTTTCTTCAGTATGGTATGTGGTGATTTTTTTAATTGAAAAATCTTCATCATCTAAATTCACTTTTACATTTCTTCCTAACTCATCTTTTAAAAATACAGGTAGAAAAGTTCCCGATACCTTTTCGAGGATGGCAATTTCATAATTAAAAGAAAATCCATTTTCATATTGTTTGTTAAACAATACGTTGTTACTATTATCCAATAAAGATTCGTAGAAGTTATTTGCTCTATTTGAGGTCTTAAACTTCTTGATTATTTTCTTTTTTACTTTATTTTTAAATAGAACAATTAAATAATTCATAATAAATAATTTAACTTTAAATATAGTAGAAGTAAAGAATGGAAGATTTTTATCAAATATTAGGTGTTAACCAAAATGCCACACAGGACGAAATAAAGAAGGCTTATAGGAAGTTAGCTGTAGAACATCACCCGGATAAAGGTGGTGATGAAAATAAGTTTAAAAAGATTTCAGAGGCGTATGATACGATAGGCGACGAAAATAAACGAAGTCAATACGATAACCAAAAAAGAAACCCCTTTGCTAATATGGGTGGTGGTGGTGGAGGAGGATTTAATCCGTTTGAGGAGATGTTTAACCAAATGCACACTCAAAGAAAACGTGCTGTCCCGGATAAGATAATTGAGGTGGTTGTTAATGCTGTTGAATCTTTCTTGGGAGGTGAAAAAAACATTACATATGAGCGAAACCATAATTGTGGTGGGTGTAATGGAACAGGTGGTGAAAAAATAACTTGTTCTACTTGTAATGGACAAGGAATGATTACTCAACAAATTGGAACCGGATTATTTACACAAATAATTAGAACACATTGTGGTAGTTGTAGTGGTAGAGGTTTTACATATAGAACAACTTGTGGTACTTGTCACGGAACCACAACAACATCCTCAAAGGAAACCATATCAATTAAATTACCACACGGAATTGATGAGGGTCAATTTTTAAGAGTTCAAGGTAAAGGAGATTTTAGAGATGGGATGTACGGTAATTTAGTAATTAAAGTTAACATTATCCCGGAAAATAATTTTGAAAAATCAATGGAGGATTTAATCTATAATGCTTATTTTGATTTAAATACTATTAAATTAGGTAGTGTTAAAGTTCCCCATCCTTTAGGGGACATTTCAATTAAACTACCACAGGAGTTTGACACGTCAAAACCATTACGAGTTAAAGGTAAAGGATATCACGGTAGAGGTGATTTATATATAAAACTATTTGTTAAGTTTAAAAGATAACCCCTATAAAGGGGTTTTTTTATGGGATATATTGAAGTAATTCTTGGATTATTTTTATTGTTCCGTATATCGCGGAGAACAATATGTAAAATGATGCTGATAACATAATCCACTGCCCTTTAGTTAAACCTCTTTGTTTACAGGTTTTACATTCCTCTTCAGGTTGTTCAGGTTGTTCAGGTGTAACATCTATGATGTCTCTTTCTTCAATAATTTGTCCTTCAACTGTTTCCATAGTAATAATATTAATTTAAAACAAATATAGTAAAAATTTTTTAAAAGAGAAACTTGCTTTTTCACTTTTTATTTCTTATACTTTAAAAAAAGAAAAATTATGGCATTATCATACATCGGGGGTAAATCAAAGATAGGTAAATGGATTGTTCCGTTTATACCTCAAGACATTGAAACATACGTGGAACCATTTTCAGGTATGTTTTGGGTATTCTTTAATATGGACTTATCCAAATACCCAAATCTAAAAGAAGTTGTCTACAATGACTTCAATCCACTTAACTACAATTTATTTCAGTGTCTTCAGAATCCTGAGAGATTATTGGAAGTTGTTAACTCAATTCCTTGTCAACAAAGAAATGAGTTTCCGACACCGGACATCTATAAAGAACAATTTATCAGGTTTCAGGCTGAAATATTTGAAACCAATTTCAGCGTACAGGCTTACGATTATGTAGTTGCGGCTAAATACGCTTATGTGTTGGCTCAGGTATTCTCGGGCTCTAAACCTGAAACAAGTTCGTTTATTGACTTGAAAGGGAAATACAAATCAAAGTATCTAACATTCAGAGATAAGTTATCTAAACCTGATTGGGTGGAACATTTCTTAAAAATTACTAAGGTTGAGAATATGGACTTTGAAGAGGTTATTCAAAAGTATGATAACCCATCTACATATGTTTATGCTGACCCACCATATTGGAAAACAGAGAACTATTATAACAACCACGACTTTGATAGTGCTGACCACGAGAGACTTGCAGATTGTTTAAAAGGTATTCAAGGGAAGTTCTCTTTATCTTACTATGATTTTCCTCAGTTACATACTTGGTTCCCTCAGACTCAATATGTGTGGGAAAAGAAAGAATTTGCTAAGGCGGCTGCGGCTAAGAAAGGTAAGACTCAAAATATGGGGGAAGAACTTCTTATTATGAATTACCGAAAATAGTTTGGATAATTAAAAATATGTCTTATCTTTGTCCCGTTGAATAAAGAAAATAACGTTTGTTAGATTATTTACAAAAAACAAATATTTATAATAAAAACAATTAAATGAAGATTATCCAAGTACTTTCAAATTTAATAACTGAAGACGCTCGTTTTCAGGTATTTTATAATAAATATATACTACCTAGTGGTGATAGAAAAAAAGGATTACTTCCTTTTGAAATTGTTAAGCAAATAGTTTTTGCTGACCCAACAACAAGAGTTCCGGTTAACTATGACAAAAATGGTGCGTCCGTTGAAGATATGTTAAGTAATCAAATTAAGGTTGGGAAATATAGTCAATGGATGTTAAATATGTTTATTAAACCACATTTAACTAATGACAATAATGATGTTATAGAAGTTAATACTGACGAATATAAATCAAAGGCAAATCAATATAGAAAACTTTTTTTAGAAGATTTACATTACTTTACTGAATTACTAACAAAATTTGAAAGATTCAAAGGTAGTTTAGTAGATGCGTCTAAGAAAGATATTAATAATGTTAAATCTATTAACGAATTATCTCAATTACAAGTTGAGTATGGTGATACAACAGTTGATTTGGCTGTGTATCGTGGTAAAAAAGTTAAAAACGAAAAAGGTGCTGACGTTAAAACAAACTTTAATTTTCCCGGTGCGGAAATATTAAAGGTTGGTTCAGAATATACCTTGATTAGAATTTCTGATAAAGGTGACTTAGGTTCTAAGGCGGCTTCTTATTTTGGAGGTTACGAAGGAGGATTAGCAAGAGGTGAGTCTAATTGGTGTACGGCAGCAACAGGTTCTGACCACTCACATAGATATAGACAAAAAGGTCCATTATATATTATTATGGCTAATGACGATAAAGGTAAAGTAGGTGAGGTAACAGGATTACCTACAGAAAGATATCAACTTCACTTTCCAGCACCGAGTCAATTTAAATCTCGTGACCAATATTCTGCTGAGGGTAATGTCCCAATTGTTGAATTTTTAAATGGTAAATGGAGTGAATTTAAAGAAATATTGAAACCTGAATTTGCTAAAGGGTTTGTTACACCAAATAGTGAAAACGTTAACATTAGATATCCATCTGATGAAACAGGTAGATTTGTTGCGTTATATGGGTTTGAAGAATTATTTGAGGCGTTACCGGACACGATTAAAAAATTAAATATTGTTAACACTTCAAATGAAAACATTAGTGTAGCACTTCCTAAGTCAATTGTTAGGTTTAAATCGTTAGTGGCGGTGATGTTTCAGAATATGATTAGTTCAATTCCTGATAACATCTGTGAGTTGAAGAACTTGACGTTATTGGCTTTCCCTGATAATAAAGAATTAAAATCAGTTCCGGATTGTATACTGTCATTAAAAAACTTTACATTTTTAAATGTAAACGGATGTCCTAATGTTCAAGTACCAAAAGAATTGGAAAAATATAATGAAGGTAATGGTTATTACCATATGGAAGAATAGATAAAGAAAATATTTATAACAAAAAAACAATTAAAATGAAGATTACAAAAGTATTATCGAACTTAGTTACTGAAGACGCTCGTTTTCAAATTTTATACAAAAAATATGTGTTACCTAGTGGTGATAGAAAAAAAGGTTTACTACCATTTGAGGTTGTTAAACAAATTGTTTTCGCTGACCCAACAACGAGAGTTCCTGAGAACTACGATAAGGAAGGTGCGTCTATTGAGGATATGACAAGTGACAAAATTAAAGTTGGTAAATATACCCAATGGTTGTTGAATCTATTTGTTAAACCATACATAACTAGAGAAGGTTCTAATGAACCAATTGAGGTTGGGACTGATGAGTATAAATCAAAGGCGACTGAATACAGACGACTTTTCTTAGAAGATTTATCTCAATTCACTGAATTATTAGTGAAATATGATAGATTTAAAGGTAGTTTAGAGGATGCCGCTAAAAAAGACATTAACAATGTTAAATCACTTAATGATTTATCTCACTTGAAAGTTAAAGTGGGTGATGAAACGGTTGATTTAAATATGTATCGTGGTAAAAAAATTAAGAAAGAAGAAGGTGTTGCTGCTAACACAAACTTTAATATTCCCGGAGCTGAAATTTTAAAAGTTGGTTCTGAATACACACTAATTAAAATTGCTGACAAAGGTGCTTTAGGTTCTAAAGCGGCATCTTATTTCGGTGGTTATAGTGGAGGACTTGATAGAGGTGAAACTAACTGGTGTACGGCAGCAGAAAATTCAAGTTATTCAAACACTTACAGACAACAAGGTCCATTATATATCTTTATTGCTAATGATGATAAAGGTAAGGTTGGTCAAGTTACGGGGTTACCATCAGAAAGATATCAATTCCACTTCCCATCTAACCAATTTAAATTTGCTAACCAACACGGTGGTAACATTCCGGTTGTTGAGTATTTGAATGGTAAATGGTCTGAGTTTAAAGAAATATTCAAACCTGAGTTTGCGGCTGGATTTGTTAAACCAAATTCTGATAATGTTGAAATTAAATACCCGGACTCTGCTACAGGTAAGTTCGTGGCTTTATACGGATTTGATGAATTATTTACATCATTACCTATAACAATTAAAAGATTGAACATTATTAACACTTCAACAGAAAGTGTTACAATTGATGTTCCTGAGTCAATCAGTAGATTCCAATCATTAACAGCAATATTGTTTGAGAATATGATTAGTAAACTTCCAAACTCAATCTGTGAATTAAAGAACTTGGTGTTTATCGCTGTTCCGGGTAACAAAGAATTGAAAACAATTCCGGAATGTATTATGAATTTACCAAACCTTACATTTGTGAATGTAAGTAGATGTCCTAATGTTCAAGTGCCAAAAGCGTTAGAACAATACAATACGGGTGAAGGTTTCTACCATATGGAAGAATAATTTAAAAAAAATACTACTATGAAAAATGTTGACGTTGAAATCTACATTAATCAATTTATAACTTTCTTTAATAACAACCCCAATGACTTACTTGAGTTAATTGGGGATGTTTTGAAGGACGACTTCTACGACAGAGTTAAACAACAATCTTTGGATAATGTTAATAACGGTGAGGATGTTTCCTTAACCCAAAAACAAATTATATCTATTGTTGTGGCTCTTAAACAATCTCAAAATGATGAGGTTGATATGGATAAGATTAAGTCCATAATTTATCACACACAATTCGGACATTTTTCCCTTAATTAATTTGTATATTCAAATTTAATATCTTACTTTTGTGGTTCAAAATAAACCTGATGAAAGAAGAATTATTTAATTATACCGTAAAGAAATATCAAGTATCGGAATACTTGGATACCAATCCTATTCGACCTCTTAAAAAAGAGGTTCAGGATGATTTTTGGGGGGTAATTGAAACTACTATGAGTTCAACTAAAAACTCAAGTTATACGCCTTGGGGTGACTTTACTTTTAAGGAGGATTATGATACAGAAGAAAAATTTGTAGAACATTACGGGAACCCACTTACTTCATTATATTTGAATAGGGTGATTATCTGTGTGACTAAAGAGAATGATAAAGTTTCCTTTAAGATATTCAATTACAGTAAAACAAGACGTGTTGCGGGTAAATGGTTTAAATTAAGAACTAATTGTAGGTTCATTACTTTTAACTATAAAACAAATGCGTTATATACCGGTTCATTAGATAATTACCATTTGAAGAGAAAATGTCGTAAAAATATTAGAAGAGTCCTTTTTAATAATGACCCTATCAATAATATGAGACGATATTTGAGAGAGTCATTCAACTCAATAGTTGATAAAGATAAAGTTGATATCCCAACAATAGTTAATCAGGTTATCTCAACCTTTGTTAACGCCATTCCCGGAACTGAACTATACTCTGATTTACTTCCTGAACAAAGAATCTATAAAAGATATTTGGACGTTCAAGGAATTAAAGTCCCAAACAATTGGTTTGAGCTTATGAATGTTTATCCCCAACCAAAGAAGAAAGATTTGGTGAAGTGTGAGTATAAGTATATTGATGCTCTAATGAGGGTTCATAATTTAAAGGGGGATAAAGTTAAAAGGGTATTACATAACGTTAAATCATTTGAGGGTGTAAATAATTTAACCAATGCTTGTTCAATATTTGGAGATAAGTTTATTTTAAATCAACCGGACGAGTTTGTTCAATTGTTACTGGAGAAGTCTCAACCCGGATTTCATAATAATATTGGAAAAGGATTGTTAACCAAAAAAGAATTCTCTAATTTCTTTGAAATATATAAATTATTTCAAAAAGGATTAGTTAATAATAATGTGATTGAAGACCACTTTAGATTTTATCGTTTATTGGACGAAATGGAACCGGTTAAATGGACTTCAAGGACTCACGATGAGTTTGTTCAAGAACATTATGATTGGTCGGAAAAATATAACCATTACACAAACGGAGATTTCAATAGAATTTACAACCGAGGGTTTGTAGATAAAATAAATGAGGTTATCTTAACCAAAGATGGTCCATATTTCCCGGAGGTGTTAACAACATCCAAACGATATAACAACGAGTCGTTCTTCCAAAACAATTGTGTTAAGACATATGTTAAACGTGTGGGTTCTGTGTTGATATCACTAAGACGTGGTGAGGGAGAAACTGAAGAAAGAGCGTCAATTGAAATTGAAGTAACTCCGCTTGTGTGGCTGGATGAAATGTATTTTAATTTAAGACGAGTTCAAACCTTGGGAAAACGTAACAGTAGGTTAGATAATAGTTGGGATGATGTTTTGGGTAAATTAGATGATAGAATTGAATATATTGTTCGTGAGAAATTGTTTGATACATTACAGATTGATGGTGAATTTGGGGGGAGAAAAGTGTTTTCTGATTATAAAATTGGGGAATATAGTAGAGACAATTATGGTACTTTTCCAAATATAACAAAAGGGGTTCAATTAGAATGGGAAAACGATTCAATTATGAAATTAAATTCGTATAATTATAACATTGTTCCCGTCTTTAATGACCCGGACGCATTAGATTTTTAAAATGAAAGAAATACCTCAAAATTGTATAGATACGTTTAAATCTAGGTTCTTAACACAACCAAGTATTATTGAAGTGTATCCAAACCTGTCTAATGAAGACACGGACAAATTATTAAATAAATCACTTTTATTATGGTTTGATTATTTTGTAAATAACGAACACGACATAGTTTATAAAGATAGATTATACGAATATGATGCTACGGGAATTTTAATTTTACGGAAGTCACAAACTAAGATATTTATTTTAACAAGAGTGGATAAACAAAACGTAGTAGAGTATTTGTTACTACAACTAAAACGATTAACAACAAAAAAAGATTAAGAATGGAAATTACACAAGAATTATTACAGGAAAAAATTAACAATGGTGAAAAATTAGTGGTTGACTTTTGGGCTCCGTGGTGTGGACCTTGTAAAGTTATGAAACCCGCATTTGAAAAAGTTTCCGAACATTACAGAAATGAAAATTCGGAAGTTCAGTTATTCACATTGAATGTTGAGGAAAACAAAGAATTTGCGGCTAAATTAGGTATTAGAGCAATCCCAACAGTTAAAACATTTTCTGAAGGTAAAGAAGTTTATTCTCAACCGGGAATGCAAATGGAAGGACAAATTAAACAATTGGTGACTAACCTAATCAATGGATAAGTTACTAATTCTTTTCACAATGGAAGGTTGTCCTTATTGTGATATGATGAAGGAACAACTAACGAAATCAAATATCCCATTTGAGGTTAGAGATATCGATGAACACAATGATGAATATGAGATGTTTGTTGAGATTACGGAAAATGAATTTGTTCCCGCATTTATGATTGTTGAATCACCTCTAACAGATAACCACAAGAGTTATCTGTTTGCTCCGGAAAGAGATTACAACGAGATTGAAGAAGGTGTTGCAATCATTAAAGAACATTTTGGAAAATAAAGAATCCCCTTGATTGGGGGTTTTTTATTTATGGGATATTTATTATTATGAAAATAGTAATTAAAGAATCTCAGTATAACTTTTTGGTTGAACAAACTACACCATCAACAACACCGGTTCCATTAAGTAGAGAAGAACAAATTAAGTTAAATAAAGAAAAACTTGAACTTAAAAAGAAAGCTGCTGAGGAATTAAAACTTAAAACCATTCAAAAAAAGGATTCAATTGCAAAGGCTTGGGATGAAAAAAGAGCTCCTGAATTAAAGAAAGCTGAAGAATTACATAAAAAATATCTTGATGCTTGGTTAGCTGCTAATCCGGGTAAAACGGAAAAAGATTATAGTAAGTATTTGGAGAAACAAAAAAAATTACCTGATTCACCATCCTATGAAACTCAAGACCCATCATTCAAATCAACAAAATGTGGTGTTTCAAAAGCGGCGGCAAAACAATCTAAAAGTGATTGGTCTAAAAAATAAAAAATCCCCAAGTTAGGGGATTTTATTTTTAAAATAATATTAGGTCTTTAATTTTATCTCTAATTAACCAAGGTTTATTATCAAATGGTTTTGTTATGTCTTCCATAATATCATAATCTTTTATCATATCATTGAATACCAACATATCAAAATCAAACACGTCCAATGTCATTGAGATAATATCTTTTTTAGGAAACACCGTGTTAGCATTAATGTCTATTTGATTATCGTCGTCCACTTTAATGGACGAATATTTGAAAGTTAACTTATCTGTTAACAGAACATCTAATAACTGATTAGAGATGTATTCTGAGTAGTATAACTCTTGTCTTCCCATACCTAAACTATATCCGTGTGGAAACTCTGATGAGATATTCAACGGAGCATAAGTATAATATTCCAAATTGGTAGTGTCGTCTTCAGAATAATCTAATTCATATTCCAATCTTCTATTATAAAAAACTGAATTAAATTTAGGTTGAGGATTTTCAACAATATCTAAAATAAGATTACGGTGATATAACGGTCTTGATGAATGATAAAAATCAAACGTGTATTCTGTTTTTTTAGTTAAGTCTCGATTATACATAATTAAATCAATAATGTTAACCGTCTCATAACCAAATTTAGTCATTAAAGATTTATAGGTTTCAACAAATGACTCTCTTACTTTAATTATATCTAAAATTTTATCTGATGTTGTCATACCGTTAACAACAAAGAATTTACCACAATCAGTAACTTCAATTACGGAGTCATAATTAATTGTTTTATTTATCTCTTTTATTAAAAAGTCTGCGAATAGGTTTACTATACCCCGGTTTGAATTTTCATTAATATATTTCATATTTTTAAGTTATACGAAATGATATAGAAATTAATTCTAATTATAAATAAAAAAAGGGAACTAAATTGTCCCCTGTAATTTTTTTCACCCCTAACGTTTAGTTACTACCTCTTGTAATATTTCTCAACAACTTTACGAATTGATTCTTGGATAGGTTGAGTCTGTGGTTGACTTTGACCCGCAGGAGTATTCGTTTGTTGAGCTGGTGGTGGTGGAGGAGTTTGATTTCCTTGGTTTTTACATCCGCATCCCATGATAATATATGTATTAAAGTTTATATATCCATAAATATCAATAATAATCATAATAAGTAAATAAATTTTGTATCTTCGTGGATATTTATTACTATGGGTAGAAAATTAAGACTTACAGAATCCGAATTATATAAAGTAATCAAAAAAATAGTTGAGCAAACTGAGGACGAATATTATAGAATATCTCCTGAGGATTACTTGGATATGATGCAATATGCCAGTTATAATGGTAATGTGTTTAGAAAAATGAAAAAATATGGTGGAAAACCATTATATATTACAGGTGATTTAGATTTAAGCGGTTTACCGGTTAAAGACATTGGACCAATAGGTTATGTTGACGGTAGATTTGATATTAGCAGAACTAAAGTATCCGATATTGGTAATTTAAGAAGTAAGTCACATATTTGGGATTCGGGGTCTCCTCGAGAAAGAATTAGAGAAAAACAAGAACTTTTGGGTAAACAAGCTGAGATGGACTCCAAACGAGAAGATGATGAATGGAATTTTCAAAATCACGATGAAGAGGGATTAAAGGCTATGGCTTTATTAGAATATCTTGAGGGTCAAGGTAAAGTTAAAGTATTGGATAATGATGAGAAAGAAGAGTTAAAAGAATTGACTCAACAATTGGAAGAACTTAATGCCGATTATGATGATGAAGATAGAGACGGTGACCCGGATGAGAATGTGGAAATATTAAATAAAATTGAAGAAGTTCAAGAAAGAATTGATGATTTAACTGGTGACGTTGGTGACATCTATGATATGTATCCAACAAATTATACTCATTATGGTTTGACTCAATTTGAAGTTTTGGTGGATGGTTTTAAAGGTGAAGAATATACTGTTGGAACTGAGGAAGAAATGGATAGAGCGGCTTTAGAGTATTCTAAAAATTATATTGATGATGTTGGAGCTGATGGGTTTAGTAAAAGTTTTATTGAGGATTATTTGGATGAAGATGCAATTGTTGACTTTGCAAGAGAAGATTATGAATATCAAGTAAGAGATAGTCCGGAAAGTTATTTTAATGATGATGATTTTGAATTGACTTCAGAACAAGAAGAAAGAATAGAACAGATTGAATCTCAAATTGAGGATTTGGAACAACAAAAACTTGAATTAGATTCAGATGATGAAAATTATTATGACTACGAAGAGGATTTAGATAATCAGATTGAATCTCTTCAAGAAGAGTTAGACAATATTGAGGTTGATACTGACCCAACTGAGGATATGATTGATAATAAAGTTGAAGAATTAGTTAGGTGGGTTAAACGAGACCCTATGCAATATCTTAATGATTACGGTATGGACGTTAAAGAATATATTGATGGAGATGCTTTAGCTCAAGGGTTAGTTGATTCTGATGGGTGGGGTATTATGAACAGTTATGACGGTACTTATGACAGTATTGATATAGGTGGTGAGTCTTATTACGTAATGAGAGTTAACTAAAACTATTCCTTTTTCCAATCTTTTCCTGTATATTTGAAATAATAGAATATGGAAATGAGACAGAAAAATAAGAATAAATTTATAATGGACACGGATTGGTTGTTTGACGGTATTTTAGATGCTGAACAAAAACAATACGTGTTATTAGATTACTTTCAAAAGATGAACAAACATCTTGAGAGAATGGAGGTCTACCCAATGTTTATTGAGCTTTCATTACATTTAGGTAATATACAAACTTTACTAACCCAAAACAAAATCTTATATGTTGATAAAAAATTAACATCTACTGATGATGAATTGGTATTAAACGATTTAAAGGTTAGGGACATCCCGGTACTTGACGATGAAGAAGTAATTGAATATCAAAAAATATTAAAAAATAGTCAACCACAATTACACGACTATTTCAACTTTGCAAAATCAATATGGAGTATTGTTTATGATTCCATAGATATTGTTGTAAAGAAAAATAAAAACAATCTACAAAGTAAATCAGGTTTTTTTTCATATAAGACACCGGAAATTTTATATGTTTGGCAATATACTACAAGAAAAGTCTATAAAACTAAAAACCAAACAAAAACATCTTTAAAATTAATTTTTAAAGGTCAACAAGATGATTTGACTATCCCGGAAATTATCTCTACTTTTTCAAAAACATACGAGAAAAACAATGAAGTTGGTTATCCAATCTTTGAGGTGTTTTGTAGTGATATATTTCCATTAGAGCAGACTTTAGTTCCAATCTTTAAAAGAAAAATATTATCGTATGTCAATCAAAACGTTATTATAACAAGAAAATTAATATCATAATGGACAAGAAACAAATTAAAAATTTGATGGATAAGTTAAGACAACCAATCCATATTAGTTACATCTCAAAATACATTCTTAAACAGAGTATTGATGAGTCACAAAAACAATTAGATGTATTAATCTCAGAAGGATATATTCAGAAAAGTTCACTAAGTGATGGTTACTATGTGGCTATCTAAAAAAACTTATCACATTGGTATTGGGTGTAGTCAAACGGTAATTAGAATATTTAAACAATCAATATTGTTTAGTAAATCACCATCAGGTTGGTCACTTAGGATTAATGATGGGGTTGGTATTAATGTTACCACAAAACCACTCTTTTCGGTTAGAAATGGGTATAAAAAATCCATTAAATTGGGTAGATATTATTTAGTAAAATTATGAACGAATTATTTAAATCAATTGAACCTCTGTTTAAAAATAGGTTCACTATAAATGTTAATGAGGATGTTAACATTCCGGAATATCTGTTCCGTAAATTCCATATTGAAAATATTGGTGAGGATTTTATTTTTACAACAGAAATTTATCAAACCGTGGAATACACATTTAACCCATCTGATTTGACAAAAATTACGGATATCATTCTTAAATTTTTAGGTCCGGTTGGTGATTTAGTTGGAGGGTTACATATGTTAGTTAAAGGTTCCAATATGGAAATCGAGGGTGATTATGGTGATGGTGAATTATTAATTGTTAAATTTAGATTTGTTGTTAAACCGGTAGATATTAACCTATTATGTCAAGATATTAAGAAAGATGAATAAAGAAATGGTGAACCACCCGGAACATTACGGAGGTCAGGACAATCCTTATGAGGTTGTAAAAGTTTGTGAAGCTTGGGGTCTTGATAAAGACGCTTACATCTTCAACGTTGTTAAATATGTTGCAAGAGCGGGTAAGAAAGATACCGATAAAGAACTTCAGGATATGAAGAAAGCGTTGTGGTATTTAAATCGTAAAATTGAAAGATTAGAAAGTGGAAATCAATAAAGAATATATTGAATCAATAATAGGACTTGAAATTGATGATTTCAAAGTAGAGGAATTAATAGACGACGAAGACATTATAAATGTTAAAGTTAAACCTAAGGTATTACCCAAATATATTAACATTTCAATAAAAATAGATAAAGTAGATGTATAAAGTAACAGTAGATATTGACCAATACGCGGAAGGTGCGATTTTATTGGATGGTTTAGAGAGTGCAATTATTGGTATTGTTGAGGACTTTGGTTCTCCGGGAAGAAAGATATTATATTCAAAACGAGAGATATTAAACATCTTACAAGAAAGAGACTTAATGACTATGGGTGAAGCGGAAGAGTTTTACGATTATAATATATTAGGATTATATGCTGGTGAACAGAACGCAGTGTTTTTAGACCAAGGTTTAGAACCAATTAAAAATGAAGAAAACGAGTGGGAATACCACGTAAAATAATAAAATGATAGAAACAGGAAAGATAATTAATGGAGATTGTATTGAGGTAATGAAAACATTTCCTGAAGGTTCAATTGATTTACTAGTAACATCACCACCATATAATGTAAACATTTCGTATGATGTTCATAAGGATGATTTACCAATGGAGGAATATTACGAGTGGTCAAAGGATTGGTTGAGAGAGGCGTTCCGAGTATTAAAAGATGATGGTCGAATTGCTGTGAATGTCCCAAATGAATTGAATGTCCAAGAAAGAGGTGGGAGAATATTATTCGTTGCCGAGTTTTGGATGTTAATGAAAGAAGTTGGGTTTAAATTTAGTGGGTTAGTCGACCTTACGGAAGATAGTCCACATAGAGTTCGACAAACGGCTTGGGGTTCTTGGATGAGTGCGTCAGCACCTTATATCTATAATCCTAAAGAGTGTATCATATTGGCTTATAAGAAAAGTAGTAAAAAATTAACTAAAGGAGTTTCACAATGGATGGGAATATCAACTGAGGTTACTACTGAAGATGGTAAGGTTAAAAACAAAATGATTTATCAGGACGAAGATAAAAAAGAATTTATGAATTTGGTGTTTGGTAGATGGGAATATTTTGCGGATACTAGGTCATTAACTAAAGCCACATTCTCAATGGACATTCCATCAAAGGCGATTAAGATATTGTCTTATAAAAATGATATTGTTCTTGACCCTTTTATGGGAAGTGGGACTTCAGCTTTTGCGGCTGAGTTATTAGATAGACGATGGATTGGAATTGAGTTATCTCCGGATTATACAGAAATTGCAAGGAAAAGAGTTCAATCATTAATTGATGAACGAAAACAAACAAAATTAGAATTAAAAGAAGAGGTGTAATAACCTCTTTTTTATTTTCTGTATATTTATAACTAAAACAATTACTATGGCAAAAAGATTTATAATTTCGGAAGATGAAAAAAGAGATATCCGTTCAAGATATGGTTTAGTTAATGAACAAAATGATGGTTTTGAACTTAAAAAAGGGATACAATGTTTCCTTAACAAAAAAGGTTATAAAGATGATGCGAATCAACCATTAAAAGTTGACGGATTACTAGCGGGTAAAACAGCGGAAGCTTTAAGTAAATATCAATCTAAGATTGGTGTTACCGCAGATGGTGTTTGGGGTCCTGAAACACAAAATAAAATGTCTGATAAAGACGTTCAACTTTTTAAACAATGTGTATCCGATGAAGGTAGTTTCATTGATAAAGGTTTACATATGTTTGGTTTAGATTAATGAAAAAACTTATAAAAGAAAGTGGATTAAGAGACATTAACGCTCTTGCTAAAAGATACCCTAAAGCTGAAATATATTTTCACCAAGATTTAGATGGTGTAACTACGGCTATTGCGATGAAAGAATATCTTAAGAATAATGGTATTGATGTAATAGATTCTCATATCATCCAATATGGTGATAAAGAGTTCGCTGTAAAGAAGAATGACGCTAAAGGGGACGTGATGCCTGTTTTAGTTGATTTTGCTCACGGAAAACCAATGTTTGTGATTCACACAGACCACCACGATAGACAAGCCGGAGCTGAAGACACTAAATCAACATCATTTAGAAGTTCCCGTTCAAATGTTGAGACAATCTCTCAGGTAGTTTCTCCAAAAGAATTATTCCCATCCTCAGACATATTACTTATTTCTACTGTAGATTCTGCAAACTATGCGGTTAACGATATTTCAGTGGACCAAGTAATCTCTTACTTATTCAGATTAGATAAAGAGAAATCGTTAGAAAAGAATAAAATGTTAATGGGGTTAGTTGTTAACAAACTATTATTAGCGTTTAAAAACAAACCAGGGTTCTTAGAGACATTGGTTATGGAATGTTCTCCATCGTTATTAAATATACTTCACACCATTAAACGAATAATGGTTGAGAAAGGATACGCGAAACCGGACCAACTTGAAAAGAATAAAGAAGACTATGTCACATCAATGCAAACTAACCCTAATGTTAAAGTATTAGGTAATGTTATTGTTCAATATGGTGGGGGTTCAATGTTTAAGCCAGGTTCTTACGATAGATACACACCATTCAAAAATAATCCTGAGGCTGACTTTATTGTTATTGCTTGGCCGTTAGGGTTAGTTCAAGCGTCTTGTAACCCATTCAAAGGAGAACGTCAATTAAAAGGTGTGAATTTAGGTGAGATTGCCCAAGAGGTATTATCAAAATGGGAGGACCAATTAAAACAAAGAGAGATAACCCTTTCAACAATTAAATGGATTTCAGAATCATCAAAAGATTTTAATTCGGAATCAACAGGATTTACCTTTAAAGATTTTGTTGCGTTGTATGGTAAGGAATATAAAAATAAGGAAGATGGTAAAGAGGAATTAATTCACATCGGTGAGATGATGGAAAAACCTTTCTCTGAGTTACCTGAAGAACATAGACAAATGTTAGATAACATTAAGGTAAATGCTTGGGATTTTATTCAGGCAAATAGTGGGGGACACAAATGTATTACAAATATATCGGGGTTAAATTTTATGGGTAGAAGTAATCGTCCACCAAAAGGGACCGGTGGTTATAATAGAGAATCGGAAGATGCTCCTTACATTAAGTTTACTAAAATGATTCAGAATGAGTTTGTGAAATTATTACAGGAAAAGATAAATCAATCGTAGTGAATAACTTTATCACCCGATTTAACACCTAATTTTTTACAGGTTCCACCTTGAAGTTCAAGTATCATATCACCTTCACCACAATAGTTTCTACAATCTTTGGTTTTACAAGGGGGACAGTTGTGGTGAATTTTTGTTATAATATCATCTTCAATCATAATGATGTCCAATGGTATTATACAATTTTTCATCCAAAAACAGTGTTGACCTTCGGACATAATAAATAACATACCATTAAAGGTATCATCAAATCTTTTATTCATCATACCTTGACTAGTGTCTTTGGATGAGATGACAGTTTTGACTTTGAATTTATTTTTGTTTATAGTTAATTCCATATACTTATAAATACACAAAAAAATATAAAATGAAAAAAGTAAAACGATATTCCGGTGTAATTGTCAAATGTGGTGATGAGGTATTGTTGTGTAAAAGAAACGCTACGGGTAGTTTACCGGGGCAGTGGAGTATACCGGGTGGTAATTTGGAAAAAAATGAACATCCTTTGGATGGTATTCAAAGAGAATTTGAAGAAGAAACAAATTATACGTTAGATAATAAATTAAATTTAGTTGGGTTTGTTAAACGATATAATCGTGATGGTTCTGAGGTTAAAGGGTTGATGTATGTCTTTATGATGGAGACGGACGAGAAGATAAATCCGGACTTGGAAAATGCTAGAGATGGTGAGGAACATACGGAATGTGGTTATTTTAACCTTGAAAATCTACCATTTGATGATAAAAGTGACCAATTATGTAGATTAATTACAAGAATATTAAAAAAAGATTGACTTTTCTAATTTTACGATATATTTATAATCTCATTCAGCCAACAACCCCTTTCTACGGTTGGTATTATTAAAACCCTCAACAGAGTAAATTTTGTTGAGGTTTTTTTTTGTTTATATCAAAAATAGTGTTATCTTTGTCGGGAATTTAATTTATAAAATTATGGAAGTATTAGGTATTATTTTAGGTATTATTTTGGCAATAGTTGTTTTAATTGGTGTTTATAGTTCTGTCCAAAACAAAAACAGAAAGGCTAGATGTAAAAATTGGAAAGTTGGTGATAAATTATCTTTGATTAGAGGTGATTACCATAGAATTTTAGAACAAAACAGTAAAGAGTTTGCAACCCTTGAAGGGTGGGATTTGAATAATCTTTATATTAGTTGTGGTAATAATATGACATATCAAGTTAATTGGTCTGTAATGAATTTTAACAAATCAGCAACTTGGAGAAAAAATTATGAAGATGCTAAGAAAGTAATGGGTTGTGAACCCGGATTTACAGGTGGTGTTGGAGAAGGTAGTAAATCTACCGGTAAAAAAGTTGATGGTAAACCAATTGACTTAATGAATGAAATTGAGTGTGAGGTGTATTTGAAACAATCATTAGAAAATGAAGATTATGATACAGCTGAGTTAATTAAAAAAAGAATGGAAAAATTTAGATAATATGAGAGAAATGTTAAGAGGGATGTTTTTGTCCATACTGATTTATAGTGTGGTTATTGGTTTAGTGTGTGTTAGTGTTATAGTATGTGGAGGTAATATACATCAGATTCCAACCGGAGTATTTATAGGTGTTGGTGCTTGTTGTGGAGTTTTAGCGTCAATTATTAATAATAAATTAGATTAAGATGAGAAATTGGGTATTTGTGTTTGTAATAGTTGTTTTTGCGGTTGTTATTGGTATTGTTGGTTATAGAGGGTATTTGATTGGTGAAATAAAAAAAGGTGGACACCTATATGAAATATCCATTCCGGGTAACAAACGTCAAGAGACAAGTTTCTACACTGAAAAGTATGTGGAGAAAGATGGGTGTATAACATTCAAGGATGAGTTTGGTAGGTCACATAGAATATGTGGTATGTATAACATTACAGAGTATTAAGATGGAAAAAACACACATCAACAAAATTAAACAAGCGGTTGATATTATTTGTGCACAGAACAATTTAAAACAACCTTTAACTGTTCCATCCGCAGGTAAATTGATTGTGGAATATAACGGGATTGATTACGCAATTGAATTATTTGAAAATGCTTATATTGAATGTAAGGAAACTCCGAATAGGAATAACCCATTTGCTTTTGCGGCTTACAAATCAACTTTAGAAACAATTTTAATCCCGATGAGAAATAATAAATAAAATTTAACCCCAAATAATTTTTTGTTTGGGGTTTTTTATTATATCTTTGTAGAATAATTTAGGAAAAATGGAAAATATGTTTAAGTTTTACGAGGTCGGGGGAAAAGTTAGAGACGAGATTTTAGGTCTTGAATCTAAGGACGTGGATTACGTTGCAGTTCCCAACAAAAAATTGTTACAGGACTTTGATACTGCGGAATCTATGTTCTCTATGTTGGAACAATACTTAAAAGATGAGAAGTTTGAAATTTTCTTAATCACAGCAGATTGTTTTACTATCAGAGCTAAGTTCCCAAAGAACCACAAGTATAGTGGTGTTGCTGACTTTGTAATGGCTCGTAAGGAGATTGGCTACATTCCGGGAACAAGAACACCAATCGTTAAACCGGGGACCTTATATGATGATTTGGAAAGACGTGACTTCACATTAAACGCGTTAGCGAAAGATGAGGATGGAACAATCATTGATTACTTTGAAGGGTTAAGAGATTTGGCGGATGGTAGATTAGTTACACCATTGGAAACAAAGAAAACATTTGATGATGACCCATTAAGAATTTTGAGAGCGGTACGTTTCTCTATTACAAAAGGGTTTAGAATGGGTTACATTATGGACGACATTCAAGAATACGATTACGAATCTAAAATGGGGGTGGTTTCAACTGAAAGAATCAGGGAAGAATTGTTAAAGTGTTTCAAATATGATACATTAAAAACTTTGGAAATTTTAGATAACATTCCAAGATTAAAAAGATACATTTTCAAAAACAATCTGTTGTGGTTAAAACCAACAATGGAACAATAATATTAGTATGGATAAAGAAACAAAACAAATGTTGGACGTAATGACGTTAGCATCAGAGATGATTTCCAACGGAGGACTTTATAGTATATTTGGTGGGTTGACTAAAAAACCAAAACCGGTTAATCCTTATCAGTCCTTAAATGATGGGTTTGAACTTAGACCAATTAAGTTGTTAAAGAAAGAATCTGAAAATCCAAGGATTGTTGAGTCAAAATACTCGCATCTATATAAAGATGATGTGAAGGTTTCTGATGAAATATTCCGGAAAGGTGGTTTGTGTCACGGATTTAAGGAGGGGTATTGTGGATTAATTCATTATATAAGAACAAAGGAACCTAAGAAGAGTGATAGTGGATTTAGTTTTGGTGATTCGGTAATTATCGATACCAAAGGTAAGATTTGTTTATCTCGTACTGGTCTTGATTATCCATATCACGTTGGTGGTAATGTGGGTTCGGTTGGTAATTACTACTATAATTTACTTACCGGCGAGAAGATTTGTTACAGACCATCTTCAGTAATTGTAGGTGTTGAATGTCTATACCTTGACAGTAGATATAATTTTGACTATTACGAAGTTAAAATTCCTTTCGGTGTGTATAAGTTGAATAAGATTACATTAGAATTAACAAAAATTGATGAGATAAAGTAAAAAAAGTTTTTATATTAAAAAAATAGTGTTATCTTTGTAATCACAAAACATATAGATATGACAACAACAAATTATACAATCAGAATTGAGAACGAGAAGTTTGGAAAACTATTAGGTGAGACATTTGCTGACGCAATCCAATTCAAATTATTCTTGAAGATGGTTCAGGGTTGTCTTGAATTAAAAAACGATTTGACTTTCTTCAACGGGAGTGATTTCTTAATTCACGTTCCATACAAATACTTGGTGGATTCGTTTATTGTTACATCAACATTTGAAATGTCGTTGGCTGACCATATGAGAAGTAAAGTAGAAGCATTAGTAACTAAGTAAATTTAAGTTATGAGTTTAATAATTTCGCTGATTATTGTTGGGTACATAGTGTATAAGCTGTGGAAAAAGATTGTTTTAATAATTATGATTGTCGTTGCTCTTGGATTTATATTTTCCGTTAATGAAGTTAACAAAATCATTACGGGTTTAACGACAGATGATGTTAAAACAGATAGTATCGAACAGGTTGATAAAATTAATGATAATATAAATAAAGAAACATCATCGGTTAGTGATGAAGAAATTAATAAATTAGGGTTATGAATATAGATAAACTTGCTGGGGTATTTATGGTGGGGTTTTGGATTGGGATGTTAACATTTTTTATGGTGTTTCTTATGTTATGTTCAGACAAACCAACAGAGATTCAATCAAACAAAATAATTCAACCGGAGAAAAGATTAACAACAGATGGAAAAACGGTAGACACATTATACATTTATAAACAATAACAATGAGTACAAATTACTACAGAATACCGAAAGCTAGTGAGGTTAGAATCAAATACCTTGACTTGGTTGAAAGAATAAATGATTTGGATATATGGAGTCCGGATAACATAATGAATGAGTTTAGTGACATTGAAAGAGGTTTTGAGAGATGGTCTCCGTGGGATGTGTTCATTGATGGATTGAAGATTCATATTGGTAAAAGAAGTTCAGGGTGGAAATTCCTATGGAACTTTCAGGATAATAAATTCTACACTAATAAGGAAGAACTTTTTAAGTTCATCCGTTCAGGTAGAGTTGTGGACGAATATGGTGAATTACAAGACACCGAAGAGTTCATTAAGATGGCTTTGGGGTGGGGACAACCTGATGGTTATGTGTTGGATAAGAATTATATGGACGAACAAAGTAGGTTGGCTCATTATAAACCTTTCACCGATATGTCCAAGTATTATGATAAAGAAGTTGACGGACTTAGAGTATCATCAACAGCTGAGTTTTCCTAGTTCTCTTTAAAGATAGGATGGTGGAGTCGCCGACATTTCAGTCGGTCCAAAATTAACCCTCACAATAGTGGGGGTTTTTTGTTTTATATGATATTTATAAATAAACTGAATATGAAGGATATTATATTAACAGAAAAACAACTTGAAAAGTTGGTTACCAAAATGAAAACCATTAAAGAAGATGAAGGTCGTGGTTCATATATGGCAAAACAACAATTATATACTATTGTTAAGTTAGCTGAAAAGATGTGGGAAAAGATGGAAGAAGAAGAAAACGACCAACTTGACGATTGGATGGAAAGTAAAATAGCTCAGGTAGAACAAAGTATTACATCTGTTGTTAGAGCATATATGTATGACGAATTGAAAGATGATGAAGAAGTTGGGGGAATGAATAAACTAGGGTTTGACGACCTGATAATAGGAAAATAAAATGGCAGAAGATACATTAAAAGACAAATTTATGGACAACATTAAAAAAATGGATTCATCAAAAGAAACCAAAGAAGAAACTAAACCAACTGAAACAAAAACAAGTGGTGTTGAGTTATATAAATTGGATTCTAAGACAATTCAAATATTGACTGACAGAATTAAAGATGAGTATATTGCTCATTACTATTACAGAGCGGCGGCAAATTGGTGTCAAGATAAGAATTATAAAAAGGCTGCTGAGTTTTTTAATAATGAGGCTGATGATGAATTAGTTCACGCTAAAGGGATTCAAGAGTATATGACAGATTTTAATATCATTCCGGTAATACCTCAAGCACCAACATCACATAGTTTTGATAGTTTGGTTGATATCATTTACGGAGCGTATAAAGTTGAATTAGCTCTTATGAAAGAGTATAACAAAAATTCTCAAGATTTATTTAGTACTGATATTACTACATATGATTTCTTAAAGGCGTATAGAGAATTTCAAAAAAGTGCTGTTGTAGAATATAATGATTTAATCAACGCAATTGATTTGGTTGATAAAACAGATAAGTTCCAAGTGTTATACTTTGAACAAACTTATTTCTAAAATGAAAGATTTAATCAGACGTATATTAAAAGAACAAGAAGAAGAACCTGTCTTAAGTAAGAAGGAGATTTTGTTGTTTAAATTTATTAACGATAATAAGCAGAAATCAGGAACCAAAACTGAAATGATTCGACTTATTAAAGATATGTTAGGATATTTTGGTTTCCCACAAAGTGATGCCACTATGTATTACGAAATATATACCGCTAACTTCAGACCGGACGGGGACTATAAAAGTTTAACAAAGGACAATTTCAAAGACTATAGACAATTCAAACAAAGAAAAGTTACCAACAATACCGCCTATGAATATGCGACAGCTAAGATGCCGTTTAAAGGTTCAAACATTGAAGGACAATGGAATGTAAACAATAACAATGATTGGTATTATGTTATTGAGTCATATGGTTGGTATCCGGTATTTTTATTTATTAATAACCAATGGTATAGAACATTAGATACCTATTCAAGTTCTACTAGAAAACAAATGAGTCAAATTGACCCGGTTAAATACGATTCAAATTTACGAGCAAATGTTATGAGTATAACTAAAGGTGAGATGGAACGTCTTATAAATGGTAGTTATAATATTGATAGAGTTAAATCTGATAGGGTAACAAGTTTTGTAACACATAAAGATAATAAGACTAATCAATCAAAATTAATTAGTGGAGGTTATGGTGATAATGCTCATAGAGTTAATTTTATGATTAAAGATATTGAAGATGTTGATGGTAAAATTAAAATATCTGTTGAAATTCTTAAGGCAGGTAAAATGATTGGTAGAAAAATGTCTCCGGATTCCAATTTTAAAGATGACCCCGAATTATTGAATAACATTATGAAAACTATTAAACAAGACATACTGAGAACTTATCCGACTCACTTAACGGATGATAACACGGAAATAGAATTATTAAATTAAAAAAGAGGGACATTTAGTTCCTTTTTTTTGTTTATATCAAAAATAGTATTATCTTTGTACTCACAAAACAGATATACTATGACAACTACCACCACATCAACGACATCAAAAGTTAGAAATTACCAAGGTTCTAACAAATTTTTATTAAGTATTAAATCATCTTTGGAAAAATGGGGAAACTTAACACCTAAACAAGTGGAATTCGCTGAGAAAGCACTTAAAAGTGTTCAAACCGTTAATGTTGAAACAATGTCTGAAAACTTACAAAAGATTGCTAAGTATGATGGACCAAATAGTTTCGTCAATGAAATAAAAGGTAAGTTACTTAAATACGGAACATTGTCTGACAAACAAGTAAACGCTACGTTAACTCAAATCCAAAAGGATATTGATAAAGAGGATACTCGCAATTTCAAAATTCCTACTCCGGGTGATACGGTAACTGTTGGACGTAAAATTGGTCAACAAATGAAAGAGACTTACGGATTAGAATTTAATCCAATGGTTATTGACATTACTAAGTTGTTGGCAGTTTCTCCAAAGGCGTTCAAGTTCTCAGGAAAAATGACAACAGGAAGAAGTAAAGTTTGTAGATGTTGTGCTAAAACATTGACTGATGAGTTTTCAATGTTAACAGGTGTTGGAAAGACTTGTGCTAAACATATGAGAATCCCTTACATCACTGACATAAATCAAGCCGACAGATTCCGTGAGGATTACTTGAGAAGAGTTGAAGAGATTGGTGAAATGGAATTTTGGGTTCCTAAATCTCAAGTTAAAAAGTGGGATGGTGAATGGGTTTTGAAATACATAATGTAATATGAACCCATATCCTAAACGATTACAACTACTTTTAAAAGAAGTTTATAAAGAGTTTCCTGAATTAAGGAGACACCCGGACTATCGTATGTATTATTTGTATTGGTCATATCCTAATGAAAGGGAATATTTTATTGTTTTAACAAATTCAATACCTGATGATTATGGAAGTGACAATATGGTATCAATAATTAATAGTCTTGCTAAGACATTTGGATTTGTGGAGGGGGTTTTAATGAAACCGGATGATTTTGATAAATATATTAAAACCCCCATTGAAGATTCCATTAAAGAATTAAGGGGTAGTGAGTTTAAAACTTGTGGATACGAGGTTTGGTGATTTGACTTCCGGTAAAAAATGATTATACTATACAAACAAAGAACAAAACAATTTTATTATGAATATAAAGAAAGCTTTAAAAGAGAAAAACCGATTGGTTAAAGAGATTCAAGATTTGCACGTTAGAGTGGCGACATACAACTCAGTTGAGGTTGGTAATGTTAGACCATATTCGGCTAAAGAATGTATGGAGCAAATCAACCAAAAAAGTAATGAGTTGGTGGAACTTAAAACAAACATCCACAGAGCAAATGGTCCGGTATATAATCACATTTTTAGATTATCGGAATTGAAATCTATGATTACAAGAATCAAAAACTTGGATTGTAACGAAGGAAGTGTTCAAGATTACTACTCAAGAAATCGTGAGACACCATTAGTAAAAGTGACGGAAATCTCAATTGTTGAGAGAGACGAGATGGTTAAACATATGGAAAACCAAATTGAAGAAATTCAGGATATTTTGGACAACCATAACCAAATCACCAATATATAGTTCAGTGTCCGGGAGGGATTTAATGTAATGTAATATTGACTATCAATATTCAACATACAAACTATTAACAGAGTCCTCGACGTTTTGATGATGATTAAGTACTCAAACCTCAACACTCAGCAGTTCAAAATTAATTTGTCAAAACTTAAAACTCTTTTTAACTTACTTATTGAACTTCCAACCTGACTATAAAAAAACCCCTTGATAAATCAGGGGGTTTTGTATTTTAGAATTTTATTTCAAAGTTTATCGGAACGTTAACATTTTCTTCGTAGTTTTGTTCTAAATTTAAATAAATTTGGGAATCTGATGGATTAAATATAAAACTACCTTGACCACCTTCGTTGTTATACCAATCTACATCAGTTTCTTCTAACCAGTGATATAACATATCTTCAATAAGTTTTGGCATATCTTCAGATGACCCGTTAATAGACATATCACCATCTAAAGACCCCTCATCACCTCCACCTTGAAATTGTACCATACCTTCACCATTTTCACCAATCAGTTCAAATATCCTTAAAACTTCGTTATATGTTTCTTCACTATAATCTTCAGAAATTTCTTCTAAAGTTTTTGAAAACTCAAATCCGTTACTTTCAAATTCCCATTGAGTTGCGGACGCTGTTAATGTTCTTTCAATACAATCAATTTCAAGGGTTAATTGTCCTCTAAGGTCACAATCTGTGGTAGTGTTTTCAAATAGTTCATTAGATTCAATTATTTCAGTAAGAACTTCATCAATTTTTGCGTAAGTTTCTATAGATATGTTTGTTTGTGGTGAGTGAAACTGTTCATCTTCCCAATCTAAACCACACGATTCTATATAGTATTCTTTATAAGCGGTTTCAGCTCCATATGATTGTAGATAAAACGAGAAATGTTTTAATGATTTTAATTGTTCGTCAGTTACTTGTGGTTGCATAAATCTTTTTATTATAAATATATTAATCTACATTAATGTCTAGTGTTCTTATCATCCACATAGGTTTTTCTTTGGATTCTATTGCTTGTAACCATTCACGAGGTGTTGGAACGTAATTGAAACAATCTTCTTTTATATGGTCGGTTAATATATATCGTGTATAAACAACTTTCCCATCTGAGTTGGTAAAGTGACTACCAAACCTTTGTTCTGCTTCGTGAATACCCATACTATGATGTCTGAACATTCTGTGTATTGAGTGTGGCACCCAAAGTTTGCTTTCGTCTAGCCATTCGTGAAGGAATAGATAGTCGGTGTATAGTCCGCCATATTTTTTTGCGGATGATTTTGCGTGGATTACTGAATGTGCCATAAATTTGATATTTTATTTGGTTATTAACTATTTATAATTATAATTAAAATTACCACATAGAAAAGAATGAAATTAATAATAACGGAATCCAAACATAAGAGCGTCGTATTCAAATACTTTGATAAGTTTGGGGGTGAGGTAGATAATCAATTCATCAATATGTTTAAGTTGGATGATAGAACTGGTATGGTTAGTTATGATGATGCTTACAAATACTTAATTGAGTGGAGAGGTGAGGAAGAATCAAAAGAACTTGCCAAAACTTTATTACTTCAGAATCCCCATCATATAGATGAGTATGGTGGATACGATTTCTTCTTTGAGGTGGATGACATTGACTATTGGGAATTGGATGAAAAACAACCAAATGTTGTTGTTAGTGTAAAAGTTAATGATTTGTCGGGAACAGTTACCGTTTCAAATGGTGAGAATAGAACATTAGAAGATGCGTTAAATGATGATGATTATGGGTGGGAAGTTAGTGACGAGGTTCAGTGGGGTATAAATGATTATTTCAAGGAGAACATAACATCAAAAACAGGAATTAAAGTAATATTTGATTCAGAATATATTAGTCAACAATAATATGAAGCCACATTTACAAGAATATATAGACGAATTTAATTCCGGAGAATTTGAAGATTTACTTGGATTCTTTGGTAGTATGGAACAAATACTTAAGTTCTTCCATAAACAAAATCTATTACAATATATTGACCCTTTTGACGATAATTTAAGTGATTATCAACTAGAGATACTGAATTACTTATTAAACGTCTTAAACGATAAAGAAACATTAAAATATTGTATAGCTCAATTAGATGATATAGAATTTAAAGATGATGGATGTTATTTAAGAATTACAGATAAAGAAGACTTAGCTGAGTTGTTTGATAATAATGGAAGAAATTTAACTGCAAGAGATTATGTTAAAGCCATATTTGGTGAAGATAATTGGGAACATTACAGCAATACTACCGATGATGTATATAGAGATGTTATTGAAGAGTTGAACCCCGAGAACATAGAACGATTAAAACAACATATGTTAGATGTGTTAACTAATTGGAAAATTGAGGTTGATGATAGTTCACCTGATTTATTTAACAATTATTCTGAAGAAGGTATTTTTTATTTAACACCGGAGAATGTTGGTGATGTTATTGGTGATGAAGAATCATTTATGTATTTACTTGATAATGATTATTTACCTGATGTAACCGGTGACTTATATAGTATTCATTCCAATGCTTATAACAATGCGTATGAAACAGAAATATATAATGACGCTATGAGTGAATTAGAAACATTCTTTGATGTGAAATCGGGTAAATGGGAATCAAGACCAACAAGTCATAATCCTGACAAACTTATTGAAACCTATATAATAAAATTTAATCCAAACGAGGTTGTTAATTCTATTAAGAAATTTGTTGCGGATACTAGTAATTGGGGGTATTATGCGAATAACCTTGATTATGTTACTAGTTGGTTAAATATGATGAATACTTTTATGGACAATGGTGATGAACCTTGGCTTGACTTTAGAATGCCGGATTACCCGGATAGTGGTTTAGTTGATAAATACATAAATGAAATATTTCCTGACTACATATAATGGAAGATAGAAAAATAGAATCAATTAAAAAAAACATCGTTAAATTGTTTGATGAGGTTATGGTTATAGAAGGTCAATATGGTATGCCTTATTCTAGTGGTGAGGATTATGCGGATTGGTCTGTTACTTATAAGATTGATAAAATTAGTCTTTGGAACGTCACACGATATAAACGTTGTCAATATGGTGGGACCATATATCTTAATCCAATTGAAATTAAGGTTGGGTTTGAAGGTGATTGGGAATATATGAAATACATCACAGATTTACCAAGTTGGATTGAAGATGAAATTAAAGATTCAATTCTTGATGAGGTTGAAACTTGGTTTCCCAATGTTTGTGCGGATGTTGATTTTTCTTATTAAGTCAAACCATTTCCAAATCTATCGAAATATCCAATAACAGCGTTTGAATACATATATGTGCTATCATACATATTTTTATTATTAATTATTTCTGTTATAATGTGCCAAACCAAGTCTAATTCTTGTTCTTGAGCACTCTCGTTATAGACAAAGCTTTCAATAAATTCCCCAAGTGCGTCATCATCAATTTCTCCACCGTTAATCATTGGGTTAGTTAATTCCAACGATAAATAAAAATTAAACATTTCATGGTCTTCGTAACCAATATCCCAATTCAATACGTAACATTCCGAATTAAGTTTTTCTTCATCATGTAACTCAATAGATGTAAAATTACTACACTTGTCATTAATTTTCTGTCTTAATTCTTGGTTAATATAAAAGTATCTTATGTTACCTACTCTACAATATTTTTCATAAATGTCTTTTCCCCACTCTGGTAAATCTTTGGTTCCGGTCATTACCATAAAGTCGTATAGTGATTCCTCAAGGTGTCCATCAACAACAAAATTACTGTAAGATATATCGTTAGGGTTTTCTATATCCCATTCAATAGAGTCCTCGTTAAGTTGAGGATATAATAATAATCCATTGATATTAAGGGGCGTATCTATGGTTTTAAGAAATAGTCGTAATAATTTATCTTTGTTCATAACAATAAATATATATATTTATATAAATAATGAATATAGTTTATGGGAAAATTTGAAAGTTGGTTGCAAAATTTAATTGAAAAAGAAGGATTTGACGAGGCTAAGTCAATGTTGGGTTTAACCACAATAGAATTAATTCAGAAAAGTGATTGTCAAATAGATTTTGAGATGGCAAATTATATTCTTGATTATTTATTTAGGGAAAAACTATTTCCTTGGAAATATAAAAAATGTCAATTAAGTTATGATGGGTTTAGTGGTGTAGTTAATTGGGACTGTGATTGGAGTGGTGATTTTTATAATGATTATAATGATGAAACAACATCTAGTATGGCGACACCATTTTGGGATGGTTATGGTAATATTCCCGTTGACACTGAATTATATAAGGCGGTGGATTCAAATAATAATGGGATTTTATTAGGACCTGATGATTTGGATAATAGTCAATCTTACACTTCTATTGAGTGGAATAAAAAATTTGATAATCTTGCCTCATACAGTATGTGGATAAGAAGATTTTACTTACCTAACGTTTATGAAGCAATCTCACAACATTTGGATAATTATCGTAATTACGAAGATTAAATTAAAATTCTCTCGTCTGTTTTCTTTAGATATAAATCTTTTGTGTCTTTAGTTACATATAATAATACGTCACCATTGTCATATTCTGTGTAATCATCAACAATTTCCTCAGACATACCCAACAATATTGTTTGGGAATTAAACCCAAAATTTTTAGCATCTTCTCCATCTAATTGTTCGTCAGGTTTTGCTTTGAAGAAATAATCTTTCCAACGACCACTCCAAGATATATAATCTAAATATTGAATCTCAACTTGTTCATCACTATATATATTTCCTGTTGCGTCACAATTTGAACAATTTACGTCTCCATCGCCACCACAATAATTGCAAGATTCTTCTCCACTACCATTACATCTTCCACAAGTCATTCTTCCGGAACCTTCACACATATCACATTCTTCACCGGCATCTTCATCCATACCTGAACCACCACAATAGTCACAATCTTCTTCACCATTACCATCGCAACGATTACATTCTGTTTCACCTGTTCCATCACAATAATCACAAGGTTCGCGTCCGTTATGACAATCAGGACAATCAACTTCAGGTTCGGTATTGTAGATTTCAATTAACTCAACGGAATACATATTGGTTTCAATTCTGTCATAAGCTTCATCAATGTCTTGTTCCTTATTATTAATAGGAATTAAGAAACTATAAAAAATAACATCTTCAGGTGACATTCTATCTAATAATGGTTTGAAGTGTTTATCATTCCATAAAGATTGGTATACGGAGTTAGGTGATGAGTAGTCATCAAAGTAGTTTGCCGTTTTCTTAACTAATGAAAGTAATTTGTGTTTTTCCATAATATTTTAGATTACAAATATATTTATAAATATGAGAATTATAATTAAAGAAAACCAATATTTTAAAATATTAGAGAATACTGATATAGAACCGTCAAAAACAACTATTAAAAACATTTGTGATAGTGAGAAGTTCTGTAAAGCCCAAGGTAAGATTACCTTTGGTCAGTTACGAGCAATTGTTGAGAGTGCTACAAAACAAAGAATATTTAAACACGTTGGTGAAGGTGGTGTTAAAGCGACAATTAGATTATTGCCTTGGTTCTTACCACAACTTATGATTCCTGGTATTGTTGGTGGAGTTATTAGAGCCGTTAACAAAATATTAAAACCAAGTTTAACTGAAACTGAAAATTATAAAACTTTTTGGGGTAAAGTAATTCTTAAATCATTTCAGGTTGCTGAGGGTGATTTACATTTAAGTGACCCCTTCTCTAAGATATTCTTCATATCCGATGGTTTAATGACTATGATGGATGATAAATATAAAATTAGGTTTGCTAGACATATTGCAGAAATTGCTTCAAACAAACCGGATGACGAAGAAGTTCCTGAGTATTTTGTTGAGAATGAGTTAAGACATTGGGTTAACGATAAGTTTTTATTGGACCCACCATTATCATCAAGGTTAAACGAACAAGAGGAAATTGTGGATACAACACCCAACTTTAATAAATTAGTTTATCTACCTGAAGAGAAAGCTATGATTGGTGCCTATATGATTACCGGGGATAGTGGGAAGATGATTGATGTATTAAACATTCACGAACAATTGGATAATGCTGGTTTGTTTATGGATGGTGCGGAATCATACAACATTCATATATTCTTTAGTAAGTTACCAAAATCTCAAATAGAAATGTTAGGTCCGGTTGAAGGTAAAGAAGGTTTTGAATTTATTAAAATACCTTATTGGTTGTATAAGAAAATGTCTACAGAATTATCTATCAGACGATACACAAAATTAAAAAGATTATCGATTGCTCGAAGTCAGGTAAATGATTACTTTCTTAAATTAATTAACAATCCGGATGTTGAGAGGTATTTTAATATAGTTGATACGGATGATATTAGTCAACAAAGATTTAAATCATATCAAAGACATTACAAACCTTAAACAATTCTAAAGGTAGTGTCATCAATAGAATCGTCAGTAGTCTCAGAATTATAAATGTCGGTGTCAATCAAATCTCCATCCCAAACTGAGTAGTCACCCTCTTGATTCATTCCACGAGCGTAGTTAAATATATCACCTTTTTCTGAGCTATAAGTTTCAATTTGATGTCTATATGTTTGTTTAACCCACTGAGTTTCCCACAAATACCAATCAAATTCTACTTTTTTAAATGTTGGTTTATTAAGGTTGTTGGTTAATCTATCTTCTTCAAACAAATCTTCATTCAATTTCCAAACATTATAAATGTAATCACAATCAAGTGAGCTATCGTTACCTCTAATTCCAAGAGTCGATTCAATAGTTTCAACACCTTCTTGTAATTCATAATCTTGGGATGATTCCAACGTTTCAAAATCAACCTCTTCCATCACCATTTTAATGAACTTAAATAGGGTTTTGTCGGGTATTGTGTCAAAGATACTTGCGCTCATAAAAGTTTTTTATAATAAATATGACGGATTAAAAAAAAATGTCTATATTTGCCTCATATGGCACGACAAGCATTATATGATGATTTAGATTTAGTTTCCCGAGGTTATAGAATTAACCCCGATTGGAACAGGAATTTCCGTGAGGACCAAGATAAGGTAACCAAAGTAGTTAATGGAATTTTGGATATGAATTTAGGACCTTACATTAACCAAGAAAGAACAATGTTGTCAGAGTTTTATTTCACAAAGTATTGGGGTGTTGGGAACTATTGTTTTGTTTATAAAATGAAAGAAGAATATAATCAAACTGAAGTTCTTATTGGGGCTATTATGGAATCAACGGATGAAGTATTAAGATGGTATGACTTGACTACTATGATTAATTTCAATATTATTATCATCACACCACATAGAACAATTAGAAAAACTTATTTGGATTTGTTATATGAATATGTTACTATGGCGGCTAACGGTAGATTTTTCTCAGCTCAAGATGTGATTCTTAATCACCCAAGAATTCAACAAATGAAAGAATGGGTTACAAGATATAGAGAATATGATAGAGTAACAAGAAAAACTGTTTTGAGTGACCACCCATATTCTAGAATGGAAAAAAATGGAGAACACGGTGAAATTCTACAATTAAGGTATGATGTTGATTCTAGAAAGAGAGAAACGATGAATCAATATATTGGTGGTGGACAACAAATGAGTTATTCTATAGAACAAAGACAAAGAGTTGAAAAAGAAAGTTTAATAACAAGAATAAAAAATAAAATAAAATGGTAAATATGCAAACATTAGTGTTTAATAGTACAGAGAAAACAGCTGTACTTAAAGAAGGGTTTAGAGGAATGGAATTACTAAACTTTAAAGATGTTCCAACAGTAAAAGTTGAGAACGGGTATTACGAGGTAATGCAAATACAAGGAGAACAAAAAGTTCCGGTGTTAAGAGTACCAATGGCGAATACGAATATGTTAATTCAAAAATAATATGAACTACGTAGATTGGTGTATTGAACAACACCGTAAAACAAATCATTTCTACGACAGATATTTGCCGTATGAATTTCACCTACGAATGGTGAACAATGTGTATGAGGATTTTCAACACCTATTAGATGAGGAGTTAAATGATTATTGTGGTAAAGCTGTTTGGGCTCACGATACAATAGAAGACACACGAGTATCTTATAATGATGTAAAAAATCAATTAGGAGATGAAGTTGCTGATATCGTTTACGCAGTTACCAACGACAAAGGTAAGAATCGTAAAGAGAGAGCGGGAGACAGATACTATGAGGGTATTAGAAATACTCCGGGAGCTGTGTTTGTGAAACTATGTGATAGAATTGCGAACGTTCAGTATGGTAAGATGACTAAATCTCGTATGTTTGAGATGTATAAAAAAGAAAACCCCGAGTTCATCCGTCAGTTGGGGTATGATATGAACGAGTACAATGTATATGGGGATGTGTTCCATTATTTGAATAATTTATTTAGAGATTAAAAATATGGAAGATTTATTAAAGTTTGTATTTAGATTTGTGTTATGGATGGCTTGGTTTACGACCACAATTATTGGTCTTAATCTTCTTAATCAAAAAGTTGATTGGCAAAACTATTTGGGTGTTTTTATCCTTTGTCTATCTCTATTGTGTGTTGTTTATTATGTTAAAAATAATTTCCACACACTATTAAATGTTGTAAAAGATAATTTATCAAAAATGGTGGTGTATTTAAAAAAAATGTTTAAAAAATAAAAGATATGAAAAGTTTATTAAAGTTTTTAGGAGTATTAGTTGTGTTGTTTGTTTGGGTTGAATTGATTAACTTATCGTTCTATCTTATGGATTTATCTGACACCTATATTTTCTATGGTGGGGTTTTATTGTTGGCGTTGATAACAGTTGGACCAATCCTTTATTTTGGGGATAACATTGTAATGTTCTTGAAGAATATGAAAGGTGTTTTTAGTAGTGAGGAAAAAAAAGAATAAAAAAAATTGTATGTTAAACAAAATTGAGTATCTTTGTACTCTAATTAAAAAATAATAATTTAAAAAAGTAAAAAAATGAAAAGAATTTTAGCGATTGTGGGTGTAGTGGTATTGTTTTTAGCAGTATTTAATTCGTGTGAAGTAATTGATGCAGGACACGTAGGGGTTAAAGTTGATATGTATGGTTCCGGTAAAGGTGTCAATAACGTAACAGCGTGTACAGGATGGGTATTTTATAATCCTGTTACAACAAAGGTTTATGAGTTTCCAACTTTTATCCAACACAAAGAGTATAAGAATACTGAGGATGGGGACAACTCTTTCACGGTTAATACAAAAGATGGTTCCGAGTTCAGAGTATCTCCTATCTTAAACTACTCTGTAAGTGCCGATAAAGCTCCTTCAATCTTTGCGAAGTATAGAAGAACGTTACCGGAGTTAGAGGAAGGTTTCTTAAAGACGGCTATTTACGACGCATTCCGATTGGCGACCAATAAGTATACCGCAGAACAATTAATCTCTAATAGAGCACTGTTTGAAGTTGAAGTAAGAAAGTTGTTAGAATCACAGGTTGTTAAAGAAGGATTTATTGTGAATCAATTTACGTCTAATTTAGAATACCCAACATCGTTCAAGAATGCAATTAACGCTAAGAACAACGCGGTACAGGCGGCATTAACCGCGGAGAATCAAGTACAGACTGCGACAGCTCAAGCTAAGATTAAAGTGGCGAAAGCACAAGGGGACGCTGAGGCTTTGTTAACAAACGCAAGAGCTGAGGCAGAATCAAACAAGTTGAGACAATCTACTTTAACACCAATGTTGTTACAACAACAATGGATTGAGAAATGGGATGGAGCACTTCCAAGTACTCAATTGGCTTCCGGAGCAAACACAATGTACGGATTAAAATAATATTAATAATGGAAAAGGGGTGAGATAATTACTCCTTTTCCTATAATAAAATAAAAAAAAATTATGTTAGGATTAGTATTGGTAGGATTATTGATTATAGATTTAATTCTCTTCGTGTCGTTTGAGTTAGTCAACATTAACGTATGTGGGTACCCACCAAAAGATGAGGATGTTTTAGAGTTCCTTGAGAAAGTTAAAAAAAGTAACCCATCACTTTTAGATGGTGCTAAACCGGATAGTATGTTACGTTCAAATGGTAACCCGTTTATCTCAAATAGTTTAAAAACTGTTTTAATGGGTTGTTATATTAATGATGTCGGTACAATACCAAGATGGTATAAGTCGTATGGTGAGATTCAAAAATTATATGTTGAGTTGGGTGCGAATAGTAGTAAAACAAAAAAAGAAAAATTAGGATTATGATAACACTTTTAGTAATATTAGTAATTATTGTGTCAATAGTTTTAGTGGCGGTGGAAATAGTTAATTTATTTGAATTTGGTATACCCCCAAACGATTCTGACATTTTAGAGATGGTGGAAAAGTATGAGGTTGAGTACGAGGTAGATAAAAAATGGAACGATAAGTTTAAACTTAAAGCTTCTTATAGGTCAAACACTCCTAATATAAATCAAACACAGTATAGTATTATATTTCCATACTACATAAGTGATGTAGGTTTAGTACCAATTTGGTATAAATCCACAAAAATAATTGAACAATTATTTAAAGACAAAATTGCAAAGTCTAAGTATAAAATAACAACAAGAGAAAAATTAGGATTATGAGATTAAATAAAAATTCAGTTAGTTCAAGACTATACAAATGGTTTTATGGTGTTAGTGAATACCAAGGGTTACCAAACAACTTATGTCCATACTTTTGGAAAGTAGTGTTGATGTATTTAACAATCATTCCATACACATTAATATCAATCCCGGTGGTTGTTTATGATTTGTTTGATAAAAATTATAGCAATGGGGATAGAAAGACCGGTGAAAGATTAGGTATTAGTGTTGGTGTTTACATTGCATTATTTATTCTTGCGACTTTAATCTCGGCAATACTTGCCTTATTCATTAAAGTTGAGAAAAACACTTTGTTTGAATTTTTGGTAGTTGGTGGTTGTTTATTTTGGACAGGTCTTATTGTTATCGGAGTGATTGAAGGTGTTAAACATTTGAGAGAATATTCTACAACTGATAAGTCCTATTATTCTGAAACAGAAAAGAAATGGATTTATGAAAAAACCAAAGTTAATCTAACTACAGAATTTATTAAGGCGAAGTATAATAAATATTGTCCTAAGATTGATTGGGTTAGTAATGAATCAAAAGATTAATTACTTTAAAAAAATGTTGGAACACCAACACCCTAACCTCTATCATAGAGTTGGTATTAGTGCTGAGTTAGTCTCTAACTATTATCAATGTCGAGGGGTGGATGGTAGAATGAGAGCGGAACTTAATTATATCCCACAAAAATGTGAAATTGTAATTTCATTTCCCAATGTTGATTCATTATATTACGATATGTGTTTTTATGTGGATTATCTATGGGGTGGAAACGTTGATGTAATAGCTTCATTTGATTTTAACGGAACTAATCATTTTAAATTTACAGTATAAAAAACCCTCATTATGGAGGGTTTTTTTATATCTTATATTTTGTAAAGTCAGTTGAAGTTGGTTTTTCATTTTTGAAGTAATATACTTCTATCTTCCCATCATAGTTAATTGTTTTTCTATATGCTGTTGGAACGGTTGCTCCGGACGGTAACTTAATTGATTTTGGACCGAAGATACATCTGATTTCAACTACAACTACTTTATGTGTTTTTGATAGTTCTCGTTCTCTTACTTCAAGTAATCTCCACGTTGTTCTGTTAAGGTTCTCTTGTTGTAGAGAACAATTCAGGTAAGTGAATGTTTTGAATAGAGTTTCTTTATCACAATTAAAGTCGGCCGCGGGAGCTAAATGACCTTTATCGTAAGGGTTTTTTTCGTAATCTTTAGCGTCAGATGTTTTAATTGAATCACAAACATAAAAGTCCATCCCGGTTCTTGACGCAGTTCCATTTGGACATTGAACGGTGTAACGAATAAATTTAGGTTGTTCCAACTTCTCTGAATATACAATCTCAAACATTGGTGTTTTAACCACAATACTATCTCTTAATACTTTTTGTGAAAATGATGTGAATGTGATTAGGGTAATTAATACTAATAAAATGTTTTTCATAATAATGTTTTACTATAAATATCGTAACCATTATTTGTTTTTGTTATATTTATAGAGGTATGAAATTATTAGAAAGTATAAAACAAATTATTACTGAGGCTTCAAAGAAAAAAATCTTAATGGATAAGATTGGTTTTAATGAGGATAATGCTGACCTATTAGATAAATTGTGTGGTCCGTTATCGGTTTGGATGGCAAAAAAAATGATGGAGTTCCAACAATATAGTAGTGGAAGGTTGGGTAATCAAGTAAAAACGGGTTCTGAATTAATAGACCAAATGAATAACAATGGTGTTTTAAGAATGAAACAGAGTGGTATCCAATCTATTATGGATTGGGTTCGGGTTGGTTTAAACGGTAATTTGGGCGAATATAAAGATTTACCTTTTGTTGACTTGGTTTTACAGTCAAAAGAATGGCACGATAATTTGGAAATTGGACAGGGTGATATTAATTATAAAGAACAAAACCCAACTATATTAGATTTCACTGATGAAAATGGAAATGGGTTTTATTGGGCTGATTTGAATACAAAAAACTCATCAGAAGAATGTAATAGAATGGGACATTGTGGAAGAAGTTCTTATGGATATCTTTATTCATTAAGACAAGTAATTCCGATTAACAACAAATATAAATTAAACAAATCAGTTCTAACTGCGGCAATTGGTGAGGATGGTATTATGTATCAGTTGAAGGGTGTTAAGAACTCAAAACCAAAAGATGAATACCATCAATACATTCAACCGTTATTCTATGTGTTAGGTGGTGAAGGTGAAGAAGATGATTATCTAATTCAAGGTTTTGGAACGGAGTACGCATCTGAACAGGATTTTAAATTGTCTGACTTACCGGAACAAACAATCAAAGAATTGTATCAAAATAGACCGGAGTTGTTCTCGTCAAGACCTATGCAACGATTGTTAGATAAGATGGGTATTATTGAAATGGAACCATTACCAACAGGATTCTCATTAGAAATTAAACCTGAGGATTTTGATGATTATGTTGATGGATGTACCTATCGTACTTATACTAATAGAACAACCGGAAAACAAACAAGAACAAGTATTTTTGTTGAAATAATGGCTGGTGATGCTTGGGATTTGTGGAATCAAGACGGTTACGAAGATTTTGGTAGTTATTTCCAATATACAGTAGACAAACCAACCGAAGAAAGATTGTGGGATATTGTTAGAAAAATGGCAGAAAGAGATGGTGTTGAATTAGATGAGGATTTAGATTTAGAAGATTCTATCAAACAAGTGGATGATGATTGGGAAATAAGAAATGCTATTGGTGGTGCGATAAATGATGCTGACGCAAATGATTATGTAGATTTTCTACAGAAAGAAATTGAGTCGGCGTTAGAGTTTTATGGTAATGTATATGAATTTAATGACACCGGAGCCAAAATTCAAGTCGATTTAGCTAATTTAGTTGATATTGATGAAGGTTGGGTTGATGAAATATTTGAAAATCATATGAATAGGGATGGTAAGTATGATTTAGAAGGAATATTTAATGAATTATTATCTGAAAGTCATATTGATAAACCTGACTTTGACCCCGATGACAGATGGTATCCATCACCTGATGATAGTGTTGTAAATGAAAATGTTAATTATAGATTAGATGATATAAGTATATGAGTTTAAGTAAGGATTTAACAATTGTAATCCCCTGTAAAAATGAGGGATTAATCATAAAGAAAACTTTAGGATTGTTAAACTTGCAAAATAATATTAAAGGTGTAAATGTAATGGTTGCCGATTCTTCAACGGACGATGGATTCACACAGAAATGTATTCTTGGTTCATACCATACCAACATCAATGTAAAAATAGTTAAAGGGGGATTTCCGGCTGAAGCCAGAAACAATGGTGTCAAAAAGATAAAAACTCCTTATGTTTTATTTTTGGATGCCGACATATTCATCAACCAATATTGTTTATTAAATTGTATGGTTGAAGTTATGAAAGAAAATGATTATCATTTGTCAACAACTAAAATGAGAACTGACGATGGTGATTACAATTATGTGTACAAATCATTTGATGTTATCCAATACTTAACCAAATTCTCCACACCCTTTGCGGTTGGAGGATTTATGTTATTTAATTTAGAGGAATTCAATTCATTGGGAGGATTTAATCCGGATGACAAGTTCGCTGAGGATTATCATTTAAGTTCAAAAATAAAACCAAATAAGTTTTATGTGGCAAACAAAATTGTTTATACCACATCAAGACGATTCAAGAACAAAGGTTTATTCTATATGGTTAAGATGATGATTAAATCTTGGTTTAATAGAAATAATGATGAGTTCTTCACAAAGGAACATAATTACTGGACATAATGAAATACAAAACAATAATTCTATCAGACATTCACTTGGGTTCCAAATCAAGTAGAGCCAACGATGTTATAGAATTTCTTGAAAACAACACCACAGAGACATTAATATTAAATGGGGATATCGTTGATGGTTGGGCACTCAAAAGAGGTGGTAAATGGACCGAAAGTCATACCAAAGTATTGAGAAAGATAATGAAGATGAGTGAGAAAGGTGTGAATGTTATTTGGCTTAGAGGAAATCACGATGAGTTCCTAAAAGATTTCATTCCATTTCATTTATCCAATCTAACAATCACGGAGGATTATACCTTCACATCCATAGATGGTCGTAAGATGTATGTGTTTCACGGAGATGTATTGGATGTATTCATTACCAAAGCAAAATTTTTAGCTCACATCGGTTCAATAGGTTATGATATAGCATTATGGATGAATAGAGTTTACAACAAATATCGTGAGATGAGAGGGTTACCTTATTATTCCATCTCCAAAGATATTAAAAGTGGGGTTAAGAAAGCCGTTAATTTCATAAATGATTTTGAACATAACGCAATACTATTGGCTTACAAAAAAGGATGTGATGTTGCCGTATGTGGACACATTCATCAACCGGAGTTAAAAGACAATTATATGAATAGCGGGGATTGGTGTGAAAACTGTACCTCATTAGTGGAAACAAAAAAAGGAACGTGGAAAATAATAGAGTTTCACAAAAAATAAAATGGAATATAAGATAAATACCGAAAATAAAACTATCACAATAACTGATAGTGCTGGAAGAGTTGATGAGATTAAATCATTGATGACTTTATTCCCTGACTATACCCTAATTACAGGTATATTCAAGAAGGAATGTGTCTGTAATCCATCCAAAGGTGGTGACGGAATTTGTAAATGTTAAAAAAAATAACCCTAAGAGTTGAATTCTTGGGGTTTTTTATTTATATTTGTGCTATGGATAATTTAAAAAACTTTATAGTAAATAATAAATACGACTTTTTATCTTTAGGTTGTATAATTTTAATGTTCTCTGTTAGTGCGGTATTTGCCATACCATCACTTGTTTTTCTTGTAATCGGAGTAAGTGAATCAAAAAATTAATGGGTAAGTTATTACCTGTACCATATCCCGGTCAATCTATGGATGAATACCGGGAACAATTAGTTAACTTCCAAAAGAATTATTGGAGTTTCTTAAAACCATCCAAAGGTGGAAGTAAGTTCATCCCTTTACCACCATTAACATTAATCAAAAAAACAAAAGAAATGAGTTCAAAAAAATTAAGCGAACACGTCGAACAAGAATTATTCGACAAAGAAAAAAGAGTTATACCAAGTGTTTCACCTGAATACAGAGTGAAATTAAACGAAGGAGTTGACCCTAAAAAAGTTATTAAAACAACACCTGTAATCCGTAAAGAATCTGTATTGGGGTCAGTTGAGGATAAACCGGTTAAAAAGAAAAAACCATACTACAGAAAAAAATACAACAAACCAAAACCTGTTGAGGTTGTGATTCCGGAATCAACTAACCCAAACACTTTTGTTAGAGGATTTGTAATTGGGGTTATTGTTGGTATTATATTAACATCAATTATTGAAACAATTATAAATTAAAAAACTATTATTTGTATGTGGTTCTATATTTTAATTGTAATATTTGTTGGTTTAGGTGTTGGGTCTTGGTTGTATATAATGTTTGAGTTATTTAGAAATATTGTTAGACGATTAAAAGAAAAAAAAGATGTTTAAAGAGGGTGATAAGTATATCCACTTTACCAAGTATGGTGGGATAAATAAAGGTGTTGTTAGTGAATTTTTTAATACACATTGTATTGATACTAAAAACTGTGTTGCGTATGAAGTTCCCCACGTTAGAAATGAGAATGGAATTGTATTAAATCTTAGAGAAGATGGACTTATTTATAAGATAACGCACGAATATTCGGAAGAAGAGTGTGAAAATATAAGAAAAGTTGGGAAATATTATCAAAATAGGAAACAAAACAAAATAGATGAATATTTATCCGATGAAGATGTATTAATCTTCCCTAATCTATAAGTAATTCCAACAAAAATGAAATTCATTGCACCTGTCGCAATTCTAGTGATTTTAGTGTCGCTAGCTCTTTATTTAGTAAAGAAAAAACCTAAACAAATTGTTTCAGAGGAAGTGGTTATTGAACCACCGGTGAAGAAGAAAAGAGTGTATAAAAAGAAAACAAAGAAGGTATAATGGTAACACCTGACCCTTCCGCACCACTACCGTTATTAATCGGTGTGATTTGTTTGTTTGTGATAATAGTGTTGAGAGATGAGTTTAAAAAAGATAAAGATAAGAGTTAAATTATTATTTGTGTTCCTTGGATGGTGTGTATCAGATATCCGAGAGAACTACGGTGATATGAAATCTCGTTATGTTTTGGAAACCGACCCTGAATTATTTGAACTTCAAGAATTTGTTAAAGAACTAATTAAGAAAAAATGAATGATTGTGTAACTTTTTTGATGTCTGTTACGTATAATAACTGACAATAAAGTTGATGAGATAATAAATAAAAAAAACTTTAAAAAAGTTTGGTAGTATTAAAAAAAGTGTTATCTTTGTCAAACAAATAAGGAATAAAAGATTATGTCGAAAAAGAGGGGCGGAAACCCAAATACGTCGAAAGATGGTGACAAGGAATGTTAGGCAATCCTAAAACCTAACTGCTAAGAATCAAGTGTTATGATTCGGGTTAACAACCTCAACTTATGGTGAAACAAAAAAAGGTTCCTTCGGGAACCTTTTTAATTGGGCATATTTCTTGTAAACACATCACCATATCTATCAACAATAATTGTTGGGGATTCGTTAACTCTAAATTTAAGATGGTTAGGGTGTTGAATTGATGTATTTATAATTATTTTAATCCTATTATGTGTTCCATTTAACCACATATGATAATCAATACCCGCTACATTGTCGATAACATTAATTGAACATCTAACAACACATTCTTGCATTATTCTTCTTGCTGATTGTATTATTGTTGATTCTATATCCATTATAGAATCGTTAATTTCATCTGGGTCAACTCTTTGAAATGAACTACTAGAACCGACAGACTCCTGAGAATGGGGGTTTTTATACAAGTTAATTAAACTATTTTCACTTCTATGTAATCTTCTAATAAAATCTTGTTCACCTAAGATATTATTTACAACAATTTCATATATTAAAATTGGTTTTGGTTCTGTATATTCCCTTAATATCTGTCTAATTAATTCCTTCATAGTAATAAATATATATTTTTTCAATAAATGCTTGTGCAATTAAAGTAAATGTGTTACTTTTGTCCTATCAAACTGAAACAATAACCTTAACACATACAGAAACTATGAAAACAATTACCTTCACAATGCAAGAGATATGGGCGGCTTCTCGTCCATCTGTTCAAAAAAGTAAAAAAGCTTACAACAGAAAACCAAAACACAATAAAGATAAGTACTAATATCAAACCCATCTCCGGATGGGTTTTTTATTTAACGAGAGTAAAAAGTTAAAATAATTACCTTCGTTTTATTTTGGGGAGTAAAAAATTGATAAAATTACCCTCGTAATATAAACGAGAGTAATTTTTACCTTCTTGTTATATTTATAGATATGGATGTTAAAATTAGTGAGGGGAAGTTAGAGTTTTTAATGGATACTATCTTTGATGGTTTGGGTGTAGATGTCAATCGTCTATCACACAATTTCCAAGTAAGAATGAGTTATTTAGAATTTTTAGCTTCTGTAACAACAAGACGAGAAATGGTTGCTAAATATGATTTTGAGTGGAATTACATAATTGTGTTTGATGATAAGTTTTATGATTTGGTTAAACCTTGGGTTTCTCGGAAAGTTTATGATGTAATTAAAGAAGATTTAATTAAGAGAATTTTTAAGGTGTATACCAAGAAATATAAATCAATATATAAAGAGGAGCCTAAATCAATTAAATTTGTTGATAAGGATTTTAATAAAGTTTAATAAAAAAAAGAAGGAAGTAGTTGTTACTTCCTTTTTTTATGCCTACTTTTGTCGAATGGAAATGGACTTTACAAAATACTCGGTAGAAGAATTAAGAGAACTTCAAAACAAGATTGGTTATTATTTACAAACTCGTAATGATGATTTTGTTTATATCTGTGAGATTAGGTCGTATGGTAAAAATTGGGTGAATAAATACACCAATGAACTTGCTGTGAATGATTTGTGTGCTGATTACGATGGTTATGATGGTATCGTGGATGTATATACAACCAATCCGGACGCTAACATTAGTAACTATGGTGAGGTTAATTACATTAAATCTGAGGACCAATACCGTAAGTGGAAACAGAGTGAGACATTAATCTCTCAGATAAAAAGTGCGGAAGATAAGTTGGCGAAATGGAATGATAGAGATAACATCCCATTCCATTCAAGACCAACCTTTGCTCCGATGTGGACAGAACAAGATATCCTTGGGTGGAGAAATGAATTAGAAACAATTGAGTGGGATTATGAAGAGCCCGTTTCAATTAAAAAAAAGTGAAGACGATTATGATGAATAACGATTCTTATACAGGAAATGAAATGGGTGATAAACCGAAAGAGTTGACTATGAAAGAGATTAACGAGAAATATGTTAATCGTATTATTGAGTCATTAGAGAATGACAAAGAACTTTGGGTGAGAGAAGTCATGTGTGGAATGGGAGGATGTTTTGTGGATTATTATAGTCCAAAATATTCAACTAAAGATGGAGGAACTTTACAATTCTCGGACAAGGAATATGCCAAAGCTCATATTGATGGGAGACCTGCTTGGGAAATTCCATTTTGGATGTATCATAACCCATTTAGTGACAAGTCAAGAAGATTAAGAAGAGCGATGGATGTAATGAGAGTATATCTTATTAACAAGAAAGACAACGAGTATAAAGATAAATTAAGTAAATCAATTGAATAATATGTGGGTAGAAACTAAAATAGTGATGGATGGTGGTTACCAAGAGGCAATCATCTCACAAAATGAAACACAAAACGCAATTGTCTTAAATATTGTTGAGGTTGAAGAACCGGGTTCGGCAAGATTGTATATGTCTTATGATGAGGCGTTAAGATTGGCAAATGAGTTAATAGATTTTGTAAGTAAAAACAGAGGGAAATAATGGAAGGATACATTTATTTAGGGGAATATTACGATGTGATTGGTAGACCTGTTGCTTTACCGGATAAAAAAATAGGGTTTTCTAAAGTTCCGGTTTCAAGAGAATATCAACTCAATAGAACTAAGTCTCCGATTGGATATAGAGTTCTTGAAGTTTATAAGGTTGATAATATGAATAAGGTTGAAAAAATGTTACATTCCATATTGGATAGCCGTAGGTTAGTTGGGGAGTGGTTTAGAGATGATGAAGATACATTAACCGGTGACTTTATTAACTTTATGATTTCTTATGGTGGTGTAGTATCAAGTATTAGTGAGATTAAAGAATCAAAAGAATTTTTAGAATCTACTCCTGATACAAGATTAATTGATTTGGCAAACAAATTATGTAACGATACAATATTAATTAGAACTTATTTAGGTAATGACTATGAAGTGACCCTTACAACGAAAGGCATGTTGGTATTCAATGGGGAGTCATTTGACACACCAAATAAGTTATACAATAATGGGGTGGTAAAGTTTGTTAAAGGTGTTAAAGGTGGTAGTGGAACAAATAACCTATCACAATTTAAATTTAAATTAACGGGTGAGCGTTTAAAAGATTAATTATGGAAAAGAAATTAGGAAAGATTGAGTCAATAAGTTTTGGTCTTGGTGGTTATCAGGGAGCAATGATTGGTCTTCACGTTACATTAGGTAATGGAAGTTGGGGTGTTGGAGATTCAAGAGCCAATTGGGATGCGGAGCAAATAAAGTGGTCCGAACATAGCAAATGGACAGAAGAAGATAGAGACGGTTGGTATGCTGAAATTATGAGATATGTTTCATCGTTACTAAAAGACGCTAAGGTTAACTCAGTTGACCAATTAAAAGGAAAACCGGTTGAGGTAACCTTTGATGGTAATATGTTAAAGAGTTGGAGAATACTAACTGAAGTATTATAGTATTATGGGGTGGAAATCAACAATTGATATTAGTCGTGAAGAAGCAATTAAATTAATTCAGTCAAAGATGTCTGATGAGGTTTTTAAGTCTATGTTAAATAGAGATATTGAGTATATGATGGAAGATATGGGGTTTGGAGACAATCCGGATTGGGAATATTTTGGTCATAACTTCTTTGTTGTGAATGAAGTAAAGGAATATGAAAATGACTAAGTTTAACTACGCAAAGATAGAGACTCCGGATGGTGAACTTGTAGGGTATATTGCTATGGAGATTGACACAGAGAATGAAGTGGCGGTGTTAGATTATGTTGCAGATAATGGATACGTTTTAATCAAATCCACAAAGGAAGAATATGATGGTGCCGATGATGAATACACCGAAATTGAGATAAGATAATAATAACCCCCACAATGATTGGGGGTTTTTAATTTATATGATATTTATTGTTATGAAGTTAATTATAACAGAGTCACAATATGAAACCATCAACGAGATGATTAAACTTAACATTAAGGTAGGTGATACCATTATGGGTGGAAAATTTAAGAACAAGAAGGTTGTTGTGAAGACAATCGACAAGAATGAAAAGGGGGATATTACAATAAACGGTAAACCATTGTTACGTTTTAGAATCATAGAATAATGAAGATATTGATTAAAGAAGATAAAAGAGATAGAATTGCCAAACGGTTATTAACTGAGGAATTCTCCGGAATGTATGAAGATGTTAATTATATGACAGATTCACGGGGGGAACACAAAACAATCGAATACCGTAATGGTGAAGGAATCATAATGATTTACGGTAATACTGATAATATTTTATATATCTGTGAAGATGTCACTCGTCCACTTAATCTACTTAGTTACACACCAAAACAACTTAAAGATGTTATTGGTGAATGGTTCTCAGAGTTTTTTGAATTACCGGTTCAATATATTCATCACGTAAATAAATCAGTGTTAAACTAATATGAAAGAGTTAATTAAAAAAATATTACGAGAGGAAGTTCAGAAGAGATTTACAAAATCTAATCAAAGTTTTGAGCGTCTTATTATTAAACAGATGGAGTCTTTAATATCCGAAACAAATAGAGTTGTTGTCCCACCTGAAGAGAATTATGGAAACTTTAATGAGGAGTGGTGTAAAGGTGATAAAATTATTATGCAGGCAAGATACTTTTTCAGTAGTGAAGATAGTGATGAAGAAAAGTTTTTTGGTGGTGATTTATATGTTAATAAAGAAGAAATTGATTTTTTATCTCAAATGTTACAGGTTAGAAAACCCTATTTACTTAATGTAATTACCGAATGGTATGATGAGAAATACGCTACCAAGTTTGGTCAAGAAACCGGACACCCGGAATTGGAGATTGATGAGACTCACGAAACGGATAGTGACCATAAATGTTATAAAATGATTAATACTTCAAACCTAAGTAGAGAATATATGATTGATTATATTGATACAAATACATTATATAAACTTAGTGAATTGGAAAAACTACCTGATGATGAGTTAGAAAGAAAATACCGAAGTGTTTATAATATCCAATTAAATAAGTAATGAAAGTATTAATAACTGAGAGCAGATTAGAAAGTTTAATCATTGATTACTTAAATGATTCGTATTACCCTGATTATGGGTGGGCAAATCCTGATGTTTATCAAAAAGATGTTAAACAATATGGTGATGTTCTTTTCTTTGTTGATGACCGAGAATCTTATATTTATTATGGTTGTAATGCAAACGCCGGTCCGGAAGATGAGTTCTTTGCGGGTTATGGTCATCTACATAATTATAAATGTCCTTTACTGTCAATATACCCCCTTATAACTCAAAGATTGGATTCTACTTTTGGTGACATATGGAAACCAATATTCAAGAAATGGTTTGAAGATAATACAGGGTTAGAGGTTACTCAATTAACAACAAATTTCATATAATGAAAGTATTAATAAAGGAAAGTAAGTATAATAATTTAATTGAGAACTATATCCTCAATGGTTATCCTGTAGTTAAAAACGTGACATTTACAACAAAGGATGTTTACTTGGCTAGTGGTAATAAAAGTGAGAGAAGAACAATTCAAAGAAACATCATTAATGTTGGGTTTAGAGGAGGTGAGATGCAGAATAGTCCAACACGAACATTAAGAGAAATTAGAGCTGATATTAATCGTATGTTTGGTTTGGATATTGATATGTCAGGTTCACATTGGGGTATTGAGTATAAAATGTTGTAAGTATGAGAATAGTAATCACAGAAAATAAAAGAGATATGTTATTTAGAGAGGAGTTTAAAAACCTGTTTAATAAATTAACTCCAACAAGAGCCGGACATACCGAGAACATTATCTACATATACTTTGATGAGGTATATGATGATAATGCGGTTACAGGGTTGGTATATAGACCAAGTAATCGTCAATTAATTATATATCCGGATTACTTTATTAGTTTAAGAATGTTTGTTTCATCTGAAGAAGAACTAAAGGAAATGATAGGAATATGTTATGAGGAATTAACTGATAAAATAGTTAGATATTCTTGGATTTGGATAGATAATGAGTTATGAAAATATTAATCACAGAAAATAAAAGATACCAATTAGCCTACAAGATATTAGACGATATTTTGAATGGATTGACTCGTGAGGACATTGATTTAAATAAGGATTCCGTATTTAGTAACCAACAAATAATATTCAGAGATAACAGCGATGACATTTTTATGTGGTGGTCCGAAAAATACGATTTATTGGAAGTTAATAAAGTTATGTGGGAACCACTAAGATTGTTCTCATTCAGTGGAGAAGAACTTGAAAGAGTTATTCATTGGTGGGTTAAAAATAGATTAAGAATAGAACCGGAGGAGATTAATTTAATTGGTGACTATTATTAAATGTCTTTTATTCTGAACAAAAACAATAATAATGTCCGTAATAACGGACATTTACATTTATTCCTACGTAAAAGTGTTGCCAATTACATTTATTCCTACGTAAAAGTGTAATCAACAAATATATTTCATTTGTATAACTCCACACAATGTGTAGTGGAACGCAAACAGAATATTACTTCATATTCTTTAACACAGCCTCCAACATAGAGATAGATTCCTTATCTTTTTTTGATTTCACTGACTTAGAATTAAGATACTCCAACGACTCAACCATCTCCTGTTTTTTATCCATAGGTTTGAAAGGGGAGTTTGGAACATTAATAGACTGTTTAACAACTTGTGGTTGATAAACGGGAGGAGTCACGTTAGGGTATAACGTATTATATACCTTGATGGCATTATCGGACCCCTTAGTGGTTAGACGAATGATTAAGTATTTAAGTAGTTTCATATTTCAAAGATACAACATATTTTTTGTTCTCACAAGATATTTATCACTATGGACATACAGGAAAACGTATATAGAATTAAACAAATAATGACTGAAGGTAAGGACGCTTATGTCTCAAGAGCTCGTTCTGACCAAGAGTATGAGGAAGAATATCCAAAATGGAAAAAAACTATAATTAAACTTTTAGAGATGGAAATAGATTCAAAGGCAGAAATTAACAATGGTAAAATAATAGTTTTGCTTAATGGGAAAAACCTTGACAAAAATCTAATTAAATATGATAAAATAAATGAAAGATTATGGTATGATTATTCCTTACAAGAAAATTTGGAAGGTTATATACCATACGGTTATTTATCAAGACATTTTAAATACGGACTTCAGGACTTCTTCAAAAAACATTTCCCGGACTATGGTGTTAGAGAACTAACGGCTGCGAGTTTAGTAAGTTACTAATGAAATTATTCCAATAAATGTTTAACATCGTTATAACTTTTATTGTTATCCATACAAAAATCATATAGTTTTATAACACTATCAATCTCGGGGTGTTTATTTTTAATCCATTCCATCATAACAATATTAAATTTGTCAGAAGGTAAAGATAACATAGGTGCAAGTAGGTTTGAGAATCCGTAAATACCTTTGACAGTATAACCATCATTTATATATGTTACATTCTGACCGGTCCCAAATATTTTTTTCTTACGTCGTTTAATTCCGATAATTGATTGTTTCCCATAAGAAAATAAAAAATAACCATTCATACTGACAACCAATACTTCTTCCAACGAGGTTATCTCGTTAATTTTAGGATAGAATACACTAATGTATTTGTCTATTATTTTAAGTTGGTCCAACATTACACTTTGAAGATAAATTCTTTAGACATATTCTTTTTACACTCAGTTCCGATTGGGAACATACCTTGACTATTAGAAACATCTTCACAGTCAACAGCAAGCCAATCAGTAGTCATATGAACCATAAACTTTACTTGTTCCGGTTTCATAGGTTTGTTACAACAAACACATCTCTCGGTGTGTCCATCCTTTTGTAATCTTTCGTTTTTATCGAAGTTAGGGCTGATGTATAGTTCGGTAGTGTTCATAATAATATCATTTAGATTACAAAGATACAATTATATTTTTATTTGACAAAATAACTTTCAATGATTATTATTGTTGTATGAGAATTAAAGCGATATATAAGAAAAACTTAAAGATGAGTGAGGGTAAAGTGGCGGCACAGATTGCTCACGCAGTTAAGAATTTGGGAATAACACCGGTTGATAGTGATATCATAGTATTAAAGGTGTCAGATAAGAAGTTTGATGAGTTAACATCACAGAATGATTGTTACATTCAAACAGATAAAGGTATGACCGAGGTGGAGTCGGGAACACAAACCGCGGCGGCGTGGATAGAAATACAATAATGATATTACCTGCTGACTACACAAAATTAACCCAACCACAAAGGAGGGAAGTTAGACTACAATATATCAAGGAACAGAATAATCTTTGTATGTATTGTGGTGAAACATTATATGAAGGCGCACCCGAAAGAATAACAAAAAAACCAATTACTTGGGGTTTATTTCCTCCGGGATTTTTAGACCACCCAATCCATCTTCAACATTGTCATAAGACTAATATGACTGAAGGTGCCGTCCATAGTTATTGTAATGCCGTTCTATGGCAATACGAGGGGAGATAAAATTAAACGAGGGAAAGTAATTTTTCCCTTTTTTTTATATTTATAGTTATGAACTTACACGAAGATATACAAAGAATAAGACAAATGATGATTTCTGAGGAGATGGTCCAATCAGATGCGTGGAAATCAATCAAAAAAACATTAGACATTCTTAAAAAGAAAAAGAAAGTTTTAATCTTAAGTTGTTCCAATAGATATAATTGGGATGAAAAAAACCTTGACATACCAAAATCAAAGATGATTGCAATGTATCTTAACGATGAGTTAAAAGACTCAGTGTTAATTGATGTTTCCGAACTTAACATTGTTCCTTGTGAGGGGAATGTATCAAGAAAAGACGGGAACAGTTGTGGATTACTTAAATCTATGCTCAAAGATAAGAAAAAGAATCCATCCGGAGACCATAGATGTTGGGCAAGTTATAACAATCCAAAGGATGAGTTATGGAAGATATCCAAAGAGTTATTTGAGTCAGATGCTGTTGTATTCTTTAGTTCAATTAGATGGGGACAAACCAATATGTTCTATCAGAATTTAATTGAGCGATTGACTTGGATTGAGAACAGACACGCAACATTGGGGGAATCAAATCTTGTTAAAGATATTGAGACAGGATTCATTTGTGTTGGACAGAATTGGAATGGTGAGAACGTAACTGAAACACAGAAAGAAGTTCATAAGTTTTATGGATTCAAACCAAACAATGACTTGTATTGGAATTGGCAATATACCAAAGATGTGAATGATGAAACTCAAAAATCATATAAGGATTCACACAAGAAGTTTATTAAAGATACAAAATTACCTGAAGATAAATAATGAACTTACGACATGACATAAAAAGAATATTAAGGGAAGAAACAAATAAAGATTTAACTTCGGTAATAGAAATGTTATTAGAGGGATTTGTTAATGACCACAAAGACATTCTTTGTAAGGTTGAGGTTAAGCACCCGGACAAGAGAACCAAACTACCACATTCGGATAATGTTTATGAGAATTACAGAGCAACATTTTATTTAATTGCTCATAAAGGTGGGTATTCAACAACAAGAGCTCAATTGATGGATAACGTAATGAATGAGGTGTGGGATTTGGTATATAATTATACCGGACAGAAATTAGATATGTTTACCAAACACGTAAAGAGTTGTGACGATATTATAAAAGAGAGTAAAGATAATAGTATTTCTGATATGATAAAAACTTTGGGGGTTTCTGATGCCATTAAGTATTTTGGGAATTACTACACAATTGAGCCATACTTAAAAGTGGTTGATAAAGTTAATTTTATTAAAGAAAAAGTTAGAGAATTAAGTGATGATGGTAGTGGTGTTGGTTTACACGAGATAAATGAAGAGCCACTTCATTATAGTGATGAAGATGGGGAGGAACATCAAATAGAATGGTTAGGACTAACAAGTGTAGACATTAGTGTATATGAAGATGAGTATAGTGGTCATTTAAGGGACTATTATTCTAAGTATGAAAGTTTACCTGTGCAAATAATTGAGGAATTGGTTGAGATATTATTAAACCACTAAGATATGAATTTAAACGAGAACATACATAGAATCCATCAGATGATGGGTGTAGTGAGTGAAGATGTGAGTCCAAACACTGTTAAAACAATAATTGATATATTAGGTATTAGAGATGCTATTAATTATTATGGGGGTTATGAGAACCTTAAAAAATATCTAAATTTGGTTTATGATAGGAAGAGTGGTAAATGGGTGCACGCGAGTACATTACAGACCAATCCTGTTGATTTAAATACTATTACATCAAGAGAAGATAAGATTGAGTTTATTAAGGATACAATTTTTACTCAATACTACGGATTGTTTACTTATGGAGATGAAGGTTGGGACGAGAGTGATTATTCTGTGTTAGAGAGTACTGAAACTTATGAAAAGGTAGCATTTACATACTATACTGATGAATTAAATGTAACAACATTTTATAGAAATGAGAATGGTGAGTTTTCATCTCAAACCGAAAATGATGACCATAGTGAAACAATTAAATATGAGGATTTACCGGATGATATGATTAATAACGCATTTGAGTTTATAGCTAAAAAAATTTAATTATGAATTTAAACGAGAACATACATAGAATCCATCAGATGATGGGGATTATCAATGAGAATAAAGTGGTTGATGTTGTTCAAGAAATGGGGTTATACCAAGCCACTCGTTATTTTGGGGGTTATGACAAAGTTACAAAATTAATGGGGGATTATGTGTTCTCAAATGAAGAAATGATTGATTTTATTAGAGAGGCTATAAAACATTTAGCTTACAAACATAATTCAACCGGGATATCTACGTATGAATTAAATATGAATTCTATTCCATATGGTTCTCCTGATGAGGAGTTACATCAAATTGAGTATTTCAACCCGGAGTATGTTACCATAGATGTTTATGGTGGTGAAGAGTATGAAAGACACAGAAGTAGTTATACTGAACGATATGAGGATTTGGATGATAATACATTAGATGAGGTTTTCCTGTTTATGGTTGACGCAGTAGAACACTACAAATAGATATGAGTTTACAAGATACCATAAGAAGAATATTAAGAGAGGAATCCTATTCTCCGGCGAGTGATGAATATACTCCGGGGGAATATATTGTTCATAAATCAAATCCTATATGGAGAGACAACATAGAACTTACCGGATTACAAACATCGGTGGGGGAATGTTATCAATCACACGTCGGTGACGATGAAGAATGTAAACCATCCATATTTGCAACAGATTCATTAGATGAAAAAGATATGTTTGATTCCACATATGACGATGACATTTGGATTATCAATACGGAATGTGCCGGGGTTACTTGGTATAAAGACAAACATTTTGATGGTGGATATTACAAACATCATATAGTTACATTCGAGAACATATCACCGGACTGTCTTAGATTATTATATAAAGGAACGGGGAAAAGTTATTAATGTATATTATAATATACAAAACACAATAAAAACGGGGATAATGTATATTATAGTATACATTTAACACTATGGAGGCAGTATTAAAAATAGTAGATAAGTTAATAGATAAATTCATATTACCTATGGATGATGATATTATGGAATATCACATAACATCATATGATGATACAATAGAGATTACATTTTGGATGGCAGGAACCGAATCGGAAGTTGAGGAGGAGATTGTGGAAGAATGTTGGACCGTTTTAAGTACACTTGGTTCAATACCCTACAGATTTTTATTTAGATTCACTACAGAGGGGGACAATTTCTACGAATACTCATAATATAAGTCCTAAACCTTATAAACCACTAATATAAGTCCTAAACCTTATAAACGTGGGATTAATCAATATGATATTTAGTGATATGATATCTACCACATTTATTACAATGCCAAGTAGTATATACAACCTTTTCAACGTGTAGATTATATCTTTCCATAAACCAAGGGATAAAGATATCGTTTATATCATAACCACTTGTAACACCAAACATAGATACTAATTGATTTGATATCTCCTCAGATAATTCAACTATTCCATTATCACGATTAAATGTGAAAGACATATCGTCACCACTATCTTTATAGATAATAAATCTATGACCAACGGAATACTTCCTTAAGTTACCATAGTCCATATCCAACCATTTGGTAACGACATTTTTTCTCTTGTTCTCTGTGATTATTACTTTCATATTTGTTCTACTCTATGACATTTCTTGGCTCTAAACCCAAACTTTTTATTACCCCAATCCAATAACAACTCACTAACTTCATCGTTATCAAATCCGAACATACTACGGATAAAATCCCATATTTCATTTAAAACATAGAATCCTTTTACTCTACTGTTGTAAAGCATTTTGAACATTCCCTTATCGGATATGAATACTCCTTCGTGTGAGGGGAATATCATCTTTTTTAAGTCGGGATATTCCTCTTCTAACCAATTAATGGCGAGACGGATTCGTTTGTTCTCTGTGATTATAATCTTCATATCAAATAAATATCTAACAAAGATAAAACATTTTATTGATTATCCGGGGGGAATTATATATAATTAGAGTATGGAAGAATTAACATTATTAGAAGCGTTATGTATTGTGAGAACAGGTTTTGCCACAGAGGAGGAAAAACAACTTCTTTTTATGGCGGAAGATGTTATACAACAGGAAAGTAGAAGGTTACACTTAATATATAGAAAAGCGTTAATAGAAAACGAACTAAAACAAATAAATAAATAATACTATGGAATTAATAGAATCGTTACAGTGGAGATATGCCACCAAGAAAATGAATGGGGACAAAATCCCACAAGATAAATTAGAAAGAATCTTAGAGGCGACAAGATTGGCTCCGAGTTCATATGGGTTAACACCGTATCAGGTAATCGTGGTGGAGGACCAAGAATTAAAGGAGAGATTGGTGGGAGCTTGTTACGGACAAACTCAATTAAAGGATTCATCAGCTGTATTGGTATTTGCGGTGTGGGACGAGATTACTGAATGGGCGGTGGAGAATTATATCAATGATATTGCAAACCAAAGAAATATCCCGGTAAATGTATTAGAGGATTTCAAAGGAATGATGATAGGGACAATCTCCAATATGACGGAGGAACAAAAACAAACGTGGGCTCAGAAACAAACGTATATAGGATTAGGATTCTCATTAGTAGCATCAGCAGTAGAAGGTGTGGATTCAACTCCAATGGAGGGATTCTTACCTAATAAAGTAGATGAGGTATTAGGATTAAGAGAATTAGGATTAAAGTCTACATTAGTTCTTACATTAGGATATAGAGATACAGAAGGAGATTCATTATCTACAATGAAGAAGATAAGAAGAGATAATCTATTCATCAGAAAATAATAGATAGAAAGAACCTCACCAATTAAAGGTGGGGTTTTTTATTATAAGATAAAATACTAAACGATAAATCTATTCGTTCATAGTCCTACACTCCGTTCCGGAATTCACTCATAGTTTCATCCTTTACTATTTTCTTATGTATAAGAAATCCATTTATTTATACACGTCAACTTCCATATGTATAAAAAACTCAATAATTTATACATAACAGTTTACAGTTTACTATAAACAGTCAATAGTAAACAATCCCCCCACTTATACCGGGGGAACAGAGTTCCCCCCTCTGAAGAAGGGGACAATAAAGGGACACGATTAGTTATCCGGTATGGTGTTCATTATTAATGAATGTTCATTTGCAATGAACAATAAGATTAAATGAACATTGTAATGGATATTACGGTAACTTGTATTACGGTATCGATTAAAAAGTTATGTTTTGTATCAATACAGTCAGTTTTAAACTCACAAGAGTGATACGAAACATAAGTTTTAATGGTATTTTGTGTCTCTATGGTGTCCCATATATAAATCATTTAGTTCGTCCATTGTAGGGTATTTAATTGTCCCCTAACGGTTCGTTGAAGTAATCTTCCTAACACCTAACGGTTCCCACGCATCATACACCATTACTGACATTTATCGCTGGGAAACACCTATAGTAAAATAATTAGTCCTGAGAGTATCGTCAGGGGGAAAAAATTGACTTCTCACTATGCTGGAACACAATAATGGTGGGAGAAAGTGGTAAACTAAGGTAAGTCTGTGGTATTAAAAGGGGGAAAAGGATTATCCCCAATGACGAAAGAGACTGACATTTTGTCAAAAACAAGAATTTTAACATAAAAAGTTATTAACAATTCCCCCTGACAGTGTTGATAAGTGGATTGTTGATAACTATATTTAGAAAAAGTTATTAACAATTATGGTACCAAAACAATACTTAACCGGATTTACCCCTACTGTCAGTGTGTCAGGTGATACATATATAGTGGATTATGAGATAGGGGAATGTGTATACACCTATTCGAGGGTGGGGAAAAGAATAAAACAGGAGGTCCTTCAACTTATCAAATGTGATATGTGGAAGGTGATTACATTAATTAATGAGGACAACCAATTAGACGAGGGGGATTATAGGGATATCAATATGGAAATCCGGAATCATTCCCTACGTTATGTGACTGAGTTTATAAATGGTCAGAGTCTTCATCTATAATAGTTCTCTTCCACCACTTCAGGAACTTGTTATCCGGAGAAAGGTGGGGGATGATAAGTTTGTCTATCAATATCATTATGATGGATAGAGAACCCATTACCATTAGGAAGATTAAAAATGTCAACATAGTTTATATTATTAAGAGTTACCGGTGATAATCACCGTCAATTAGTAAAGATACAAATAAATTATGACATTCTCAACAAAAGGGGGGATTGTTTAATAATAATATTAAATAAAAAAAATAAACCCTTAGTGTGATTATGAGATTCGTAATAAAATGGGGGATTTATATAAAAAATATAAAGCAGGTTGGAGTCTACTCTTCCACCACTCGGTCCGCCCCCTGTCGGGTTGATTACCGATTCAGTGATACAAATATACGACTAATAATTTACACCACCAAACAAAACCGGGGATTATTTAATATTATTTCAATATATTTATCTGTATGGCAAAAGAAGAAACACCAAAGGACATTACCCCAAAGAAAAGAAGGGGAATAGATATTGCAGTCAATGGACTAAGAAAGACATATCCATTTGTAATAGGGTATGAGGATGACCCGGGAGACCAATACGCAGCATCACACTACATTGATTTAATAATAGACCTACAGAAACTATCTGACTATATGGATGTTCCTGTTAATCCCTATTGGGTGAACTTCGCAAGTCATCCGGACTATAGAAGGATATACTCCTTATGGTCCTACCTGAAGTTCCCCGAGGAAATTGAGGTTACATATGATAGAGACATATCAAACCATCCCGGATATAAATTGGGGAAGGATGTAATCTATCTACTTGAATCTATATATGAATACATCCCCGAGGAATACAAACTGTTCTATGAGTTCACCTCTGAGTTTGCCCCCGACAAACCTATGACACTCCCCGTGACTCTAAAGGTTAACGGATACATTATGACATAAGGTCATGTTCATAACCTGTTGATAACTTCTTATCATAAGTTATTAACAACTGTCACCCTGTCATGTTGATAACTTTATTTGGATATATCGAATACACTCCCTACCCCCCTATAATTACATAGGGGGTTTTTTTGACCCCTCCCCGGTAAACACCCCCCATACCCCCTCCCTTACTACCGTGGGGGTATCCCCCCTCCCCTCCCTCCCCCTATAATAGTCCAAATAGGGGGGATAATCCCTTCTGCAACGTCTAAGGGTAAAAAAAACTTTATATGAAAATCGTTTTAAAATTTCTAAAAAAATTTTTGGGAAAAAATCCCCCCAATTAATGGGGTGTCCGGATAGTGAAAAAAAATTTTTGGAAAAATTTGGTGGGAATTATGGAATGTATTATCTTTGTAAAAAATAAGATATGGGAAAAGAAACGGTTGAGCAGGGGTTTGATAGAATATACGATTCAATGGATTTTACTGAATTTTGTTTTCCTTCATTTAAGTTGGGGGTTAAATGGGAACAAGAACAAAATGGTTTAACTATGGATGAGGGGATTGACTTTGGTAAGGAGTTATCTAAATGGGGTTACAATAAGGGTAATTCAATTGATGTTGAGATTTTGGTTAATGAGATACTTCCGGATTTATTCAAACAATTTAATAAATAAGATATGAGAAATATATTTTTAATCCCCACTTCAATGGAGAGTAGATTGTGGAGGGATTTGGATTCCAATAAATTGACGTTTGAAAATTTATCGAAACCCAATAGTAATGAATGTACCAAGTGTTCCAATGAGTATGTGTATATTACCTCTGATGAGAAATTTGTTAGAGATGAATATATAACTGATGGACTTGAGGTAATTAAGGCAACACCAAAGTTGGTTGATGCTCAAGGATTGGTTAATAGAAGAGAATGGAAGAAAATCGTTATGACCAATGACTTGGAATTAACTGAGAATGGTATTCAACAGATTGGGGATTTATTTTTCCGATGGTTTGTTTTGAATCCTACCTGTGAGGAAGTTGAGATTGGTAAAACCAATAAACTCCTTGATGTATATGAGGACAAGTGGGAAGTGAGATATCACATTTACGATATACACGAGAAACCGAAAAAGAATTTCTATTGTGGGGATGAGGTTGACTATGGGGAACAGTGTGACTTTCAATGTGAGAGATGTGTTAATTGTACCGGAGTTGATTATGGATATCTTCCAAAGGAGGATTTGGGTTATACCACTAAGATTGGGATTAAGGTTGTCGATGGTATGGTTAGACCTCTTATGGTTCCAAAGAAATATTTTGGTGAAGTTGAACATATACATTATAGTTCGGTATTTGATTGGTTATCTAAAAAGGATTACCTATCTGATAAACGAGAAGATATACAGAGAGAGTTTGAACAATACTTAAATAAATAATATTGATATACCCCCGCTTATGTAGTTGGGGGTTTTTTATTTGACATTGGGGATATAATTGATTATTCTTTAATTCCATAAGGTATATAACAATTATGGTAAAAACAAAATCAATTTCGTTTCTCAAATACAATAGGTTTGAGTTCGGAGAACAAATCGTTAGTCAATTCGTGGTCTTTGAATGTAAGTGGCTATTCTCAATCATCTTCTTTTATTTTCATAAATCTCTTGGTAGTCAGGATAGGTTTCATACCCACGCTTTTAACGCGTGGTCTGTAAAACTGTTTGGGGGATATGATGAGCACATCTTGGATGACGAGGTTGGTGGGGAATATCATATTGTTAGACGTGAGAAGGTCTTGGTTTACTTCCCCCGGGATTCGTATCATCGGATATCTAATAGTGATGGATGTATGACGGTATTGTTCTCGGGTCCTTGGAAAAAGACTTGGAAGGAATATGTTAATGGGGAAGTTGTTCACTACGGTTGGGGTCGGGAATGACGGACCTCTGACCACCCGAACTCCCTCCGGTCGTATTCAAATCCCCCCGCCCCCTTTTTTTGAAAAAATATTTGTTAATATAAACTTTTTATATTATCTTTGTGGTATTAAAATAAACTACTATGATAAATCAGGAATTATTGGCTGAGGCAACAAATAAATTTAAGACATCGAATGACGACATTAAGTTAGAGGGGAATATTATTGACCTATTGATGAAATGTTATATTAAGTATGACCCATCAAAGAGGGGGAATACTCTTCAGAAGTTGATTATCGAATATTTGGGTAAAGACGTTCTTACGATTCCGGCTACTTGGAACTGTGGGGACTTTGCGTTGGGTGTAGAATCATTCAAGGGGAATAAGTTATTGAGTAAGATTTTAAAGAAATTGGATTATATCATTGGGGAGACTAAGGTTAAGGATTCTAAATCTATGATAAAGATGAGAAATGACATTATTCAAAGATTCTTTGAAATTGTTTCAACCTTCTATGAGATTAAGACATCTTATTTGAATGATAAGGGTTCCTACACAATTGGGAACATTAGGACATATCAGAATTATCACAACTTGATTGTTTTATTGGTTGACTGTGAGGATTCGTTTAATTATAAACTTCTTTCAATTCCGAAGGAGGATTTAAAGGAGTTTAAGATGCACCACCAACACGGAACTAAGGAATCTAACAATGATACAAAGAACCCCCATTTATCGTTTCACGTTAAGAAGGGTTCTGATATTGAAGATAGTTTAAAGAAGTGGGAGTTACCGGGAGGTTTTGAGGGATTGAACAAGGTATGTAAGATTCAAAGTAGTAAAGTTCGTAGAAATAGTTCAAAGTTGACAAAGGAACAATATGATTACATCATAAATGATGAGGTTAAGTTATTCTTTAGTGAACGTGGTTTTGAGGATTATGTAATTGACAATGAGATTGACATTATTCCGTATATCTACAAGAAATTCCGTAACATTAAGAAAAGTTCATATAGTAGAGGGGAATCTTATTGGGAGAATGACATGGGTGAGGTTTTATTTTATTATCAGAACCGGTCTTACATTGTATATGATAGTGTACTTGAGGATATATCTGAAAAGTTTAATTTAACTTATAAGGATGTTATGAATTATCTATCCGTATATTTTGATTTGAGGTATCCTAATTTGAAACACTATCAGGTTTTGGAGAATTAGATATATTGAACCCCCCGCTTTTATTGGTTGGGGGTTTTTTATTTGAAATTAATTGTTTATACTTAAGAAAAAAAGTTATTATGAAAAAGTTATTGTTATTATTTGCTCTGTTGTTGATGATTGGGTGTAATATGCCTGTTTATAAAACATATCACACAGATAAAATTTATTTAAGACAATTGGTGAATCGTGATGTTACGGAAACTCATACTTCGGGTTCGTTCTTTTTGATTGCCGGTTCGGTTAGTTCGGATAGTGAAACCCAAACTGTTATAAAAGTTATGGGTGAGGTTAATGGTGAATATCGTTTTATGCAATTTGATTTTACTAAAGCAAGAATCAAAATTGATAATAAGGTCACCACCCCATATATTGTTTTGAATTATGTGGACGATGAAAATAAATCAGTTGATTACTTATTGGAATACGATTACAACGTAAAGTCCGTTACCATTATTTGTCCGGAACAATATTTACCTGAGAAATTATTACCAATTCAAATATAGAGATATTATGGAAAACGAAGATAATATAATAAACCTTGCCAACTTTTATGATGGACCTTATGGTGGTGTTCCATCTCGGATTGCAACACCTCAACCCACCTTTAATGAGTTCCCGGATAACAAGGAAATTGATGTCCCCGAAAAATTAAAGGATGTTGTTAAGAAGATGTGTCCCGAGATTTTGAATATTGTTTCGGTTGGGTATAGAGAACAAACTGTTTATAACCCTATGAACTTTGAACCGGTATACAAGTATTTGGTTGGTGTTGATTTATATTTTGATAATCATAATGGAATGAAAAAAGGTAAACACGAATATAGTAAGGAAATTGATGATTATTTTAAAATGACATACGGTAGTGAGATGGATTTTATATCCTTTCACGTTCAGTCATTTATCTTTCCCCCCGAGAAGACCACTAAGGACAAGTTCTTTGAGTTGTTTGGTAAGGTGTAACCCCACCCGAACTCCCTCCGGTCGATTTCAAATCCCCCCGCCCCTTTTATTTTGGAGTTGGGGGATATTTATTATAAAAGATATATTATGTTTTCAGCAGGTGGAGTTTATGTAATGGTAGCAGGAATCCTATTGGGATTAGCTGTTATAGGTGGGTCAGTTTATTATGTTAATAAAATGTTTGCTGATAACACTCAGGAAATATTGGTTCGGTTTATTTTATTAATATTCACCTCATTGGTTGCGTTATTTATTGTTGATAAGGTAATTGCTTGGCAGGTTAAACTATTGAGTGATGAGCAGAATGGGCAATTATTTGATTTGATTAAAACATTGGTGTTAATGATATTCTCGTATTACTTTGGAACTAAAGAAGGAGTTGAAACCAATGGTGACCAAAATAAGAAAGATAAAGAATGAAAATTATTATAACAGAAGAACAGTATGGTAGAATGTTTAATTCCAAACTTTGGTTAAGACGTAACTATGATTTGGTTAAACAGGAGTTGAAGGCTACAATGGACTTCACCCGGGACCGTATCTGTGATAAAGATGAATTTGAAAATTTTGAATATTATTTCTTCTCCGTGTTTATGGATTGCCTTCACCCTTATTATTATGAGGAAGAGAATTTTGATTATAAGGAATTTCAAACCACGTTAACTGATATGTTCTATGTTGAATGTACCGAGTTTTATTTTAACGGTAGAGAGAAATGTTAACACCCCTTTTAAAGTTAAGGGATATTTATTTGATATGAGAATTATTATAACAGAAAGTAAATTTAAAAGTATGGTTACCAAAATGGTTGGGTATGATTTATCCCACCGTATTGAGATGATTACAAGTTGGGAGAATTTAACCGGTTCGGAAAAACATAATGTATTTGGTGATAATAAATCTATTTTTGTTCAGTATCAAAACCATTATGGTCCGATGTATATATTTTCAAATTTTAAAGGACATAATTATTTGGCTCAAAATCAAAAAGGTAAACTATGGTTTATTGTTGATACAAGTACTGGATACGAAATAGATTACTATGATTTTTTACAAATGCTTAATCTTGATATGACGGGTATTAGTTTAAGAAAAATAATCGATGAATTTGCTGAAGAATGAAAATAATAATTACAGAAAGTAAAGTTGGGCAAGTAAAAAATTTAGTACAAGAAATTATTGATGATGAGTTAAATAACTTACGTCAAGAGGCTGATGAAGAGTGGGGTTTGGGTGAAATGGATGAGATAAATGAGGTTGGTTCTGTTGAAAAGATTGTTGTTGATGAAATAAAAACAACTGATGGTATTAGTGTTAATGTCAATCTTTATTTAAACACAGATAGAGAAGATTTTGAAATAATTTTACCAATGATTGAATATACTATTGAGCAATGGATTCCTAATGCTAAAATTCATATAAACAAAATATATCTAAATGAAAATAATAATTACTGAGAGACAGAATAATTTATTGATGGAGGATTTACCCATTAGTCTTCGTAGACGAATTAATTATAATATTCTTAAAGACCATTTGGATTTTTCCATATTAGAATCCGTTAATCCTTGTGATTATAGTACATTAGGGGATTTTATTGGTGAGATGTGTGATATGATGGTTGTGGATTTTTTAGATGATTTTGAATATGATAGCGGTCTAAAAGTTAGTCCAAAAGATAAAGATGATTTTTATTATTTTATGACTGATAATTTTGCTGATTACCTTCAAGAATTTTATGATAAACAATGTGCGTAACCGATATATTTATATTAAAACAAATTATATGAAAAAAATTGTAAGATTAACTGAAGGAGAGTTAACAAATTTAATAAAAAGAATATTAAAGGAGGATTCGACAAAAAATAATTGTCATAAAGAATATACAAACCCTGAATCCAATACAGACCCATACATATATAGAATGGGTCCGGAATGTATTTGGCAAACTAAAAGTGATAAAACAAAAAAACAAATAGGTAAAGAAATACCTGATTGGATTTCATTATATAAAAATGAAAAGGCAAACCAAAAACTTGATAAATGGTTCCCAAACGCTAAATCGGATTGTTCAAAATGTAAAAATGGTGGTATTAAAAAAACCCCACCATCTGATTTAATTAAGAAAAAAGTTGATTTAGTTAAGGGTAAAATTGGTGAAAATAAATGTCCTAAAACCATAAATTGTATGCCGTCACCTAATGGTAAACCTAACCCTTGTGATGATTTTTTTATTAGTTACTGTATCAAATCAGGTAAGACTTCGGCAACATATTAATAATTATGAAAAAGAAAATTATAAAATTAACGGAATCAGATTTAAAAAACATTGTGATGAGAATTATCAATGAACAATTTGATATGGACTACTACGACATTATTTTGGATTTATATAACGAGGTTGGTCTTGAGGGTATGACTGATGAAGAAATTGAATATTTGAAAAGTGGCGGTGAGAGTAATGTCCCTGAAAGATTTTTGGGTGGAGACTTGGATATTGATTCTGAGGAATCTGAAGATTTTGGTGGACTTGATAGATTCAAGGAAATTATGGACGGATACAATCATAAGATTGTGGATACCGCTCCCGACGGTAAGTTGAGAGTTGTCTTTAGAGAAAACCCTGAGATATTGGAAAGACTTGATGGTGTGGTTCCGGAATCATTAATAGAAGTTAGACAAGGACATATAATCATTCTTGTTCCTGAAAATTGGACGGATGATATTTTCGGAGAAGAAATATAATTTAAGACCCCACCTTGACAGTGGGGTTTTTTATTTCTATCTTTAGACAAAACTTAAACATTATGTCAAAACATTATCAGGTAGATTATTATTTAATCTATGAAGGAGGGGGTAAAGCATCTCAATCAACAACACTAATTATGGAATCAGACTCTGATTCGGAAGCAATTAGAAAAATTAAAGGTAAGAATAATTTAACATCCAATGTTAAAGAAATTCAAATAATTAAAATAAAAAAATCTTAACATTATGTCAGAACAAACACCAAAAACAATTGCAGTATTCGCTACAGAATATTATGAAACATCAATCACCAGAGAACCGGTAGAATTAACCCTTGCAGATTATCCTGAATTGGAAGGTATGTCACAGGACGAAGCTATTAACTATGTTGAATTAAATGCTTCGGATATGGCATCAACAAATCCTGATATGTATGAATCATTGGAGGAAGAATTAAATGATATGGATATTCGTAGAGACAAAATCACGAATGAAACCCAAGAAATTAACGCGGTAGCTGAAATGTTTTAAGAATTAAACCCCAATTATTTATTTAGTTGGGGTTTTTTTATTATCTTTGTCAAATGAAAAAGTTGGTATTCAAATATTTTGACACATTTTGTTACGGGGAACTAATTCCGGATGAGGGTGACTCTAATTGGATGAAACCATTTATTGAGTATAATGCGTTTGGATATTCAATTAACGAAAACTATCTATTTTATAATGGAGGTTTGATGGACGATGTTATGGGGATGTTTAGTGTCGGTAAAGCTGACTTTAGAGAATATTTAATGGAGTGGTTTCAAAATAGATATAATTTACCGGTATCAAATGTTGTGTAATAAATAAAAATAAAAAAATGAATGAGTTAACAGTTGCTGTAACGTGGAGACGAAAAGATAAAACAAATTATTTTGATATTAAATTCCCAAAGGACCAAGAGTTATTATCGGTTAAGGAATCAATAATGATGTTGGCTGCCGGTATGTCTATGTTAATTAAAGCCGGACACAAACGAGGAGATTTTAAAGATTACGAAATGTTTGAACACGTAATTGATTATATGAAAAGTGAGTTTGTTTCTACAGAATCATTTGAAGACGCTACTATCCAACCAAACACAATTAAGAGTGAGTAATAAAAGAGAACAAAACATTTTTAAATTTTTAGATATTACCTATGGTAGTTGTATATTATTTGAAAACGATACGTGTTACTATATTGCCGGTGTTTGTATCTATTACAAAAGTTCTAAACAAGTTGGGTGGACAGGTGTTACTCATTTAGATTTAGTTAGAACTTTTGGTGAAGGAAGATACTACCCCCAACTAAACAAATGGTTCTCTGAGAAATATAATTTAGAAGTTATTAAAACCCCCATCTTTAATTAGATTGGGGGATATTTATTTATATGAATATTAAGATAAGTAAAAATCAATACGATAAATTAAAAAAGAAAATACAATTGACAATTGATTTCCCAAAAGAAATCGTTGTTAGGTTTGGAGGTTTTAAACCCGACGACTATTACCAACCAACATTTGTGTATCTTGATGAAATGCCTGAAGATGATATTCTTAAACTAAAAGAGTTAAAAGATAGAAACGAGGGTTTAACCGTTAAACTTAATAATATTTACACAAAAGAAGAATTTGATTTCCCGTTGGAAATTATAAATTTCACTAAATCACGAGGTAATCCATACATATTTAAATCAGAATACGAAAAGATTGAATCCGAACTTGAATCCCACGAACTTATATTAAGTGCTGATTTATTAAAAAAATCAATTTCAAAATTTCCTCAATTTATGTTGAATACGTTATATGACCTATATCCAAATAATATTGGTAAAAATAGTTTCATTGATGGTGATGGTATTTGTAATAGTGAAGATGGGTTGATAGATATTCCAAACACAAATGTTCCCGGACAAACTTGGTCAATCCTTAATTATTTTGATACCAATCCAATGGTTATCAAAAAACTTATTGAATGGTTTATGCACGGGGTATTTAATAATAATGAGACACCAAAGATAGTTTCTAACGAGAAATTTAAGGAATGGATTAAAAATAATTCATCCTCATTGTTTAAAGATGGTGAATACTTGGAGGAACTCGTTAACATTAATCTTAAATCATATAAGTCAGGGGTAAAAACCGAAAATTCGGCAATTAAAAAATTAACTGAATCACCATTTAATATTGATGGAAAAAACATTAAACAATATTGTTCAGGTTCAAAACAAGATAGAGTTGATGGTAAAGATATTGAAATAACGACTACTGAAGGTGTTCGTTATGCTCAGATTAAACCATTATCGGGGTATAAGGTTAATGAAATTACAATAGAAAATAAAATTACAAAAGAATATGAGGTTAACACTTATCAAATGAAAAACTATAAGAGTAAACCAATTCAATATCTTATTTTCTCAAACGCAAAAAATATTTTAATATTTGAAAATAATAATTACAAAATTATTGGTACCGGTTTAGTAGTGTTTAAAAATCCACCATTATCTAATTTAGATTAATATGAGGGTTATAATTACAGAAGATAAAAGGGAACGTCTTATTGATAATTTTTTATCTGAGGAATATGGTGGATTAATCCGATATGAACCTAAAAACAGACCTGACCTTATTTTTTTTGTAAAAGACACGGGAAAAGACCCTATAAAAAGAGATATTGTATTATTTTACAATAAAGATGACCAATATGCTTTTATTAATTGGAATATTGTGGATAGTATTAGAATGTTCACCGGTGATGAATGGGACTCAGAACAATTTGTTAAAAGATGGTTAAAGAAAACTTACGGGATTGACCCGATTAAATTATACAACAATTTTTAATATGAACAAAAGATTAAAATACTTATCTCTTATTAAGAAATTAATTTCTTGCGAAAGTCGTGAGCAATTATCCGACACTATTAAAGAAATTAATGAATTTAATAAAGAATATTCTATTACCTCAACGTCGGAAGAATTTAAAAAATTTGAAATTGCTATTGCAGTAATGAGAGTTAAATTAAAACGTAAACACGATATTATAGAAAACCAATTGAGGGGTCAAAAACAAAATAACAAGACTAATATGAAAATAGTAATTACAGAAAGACAAGAAGATTTATTATTCAGTTTACTAACCGAAGGGGAAAACAAACCAACCAACCCAAAGTTATGGGCACAATGTCTTGCTTGGGCAAGGTCAAGATATAAAGTATGTCCAAGTGCGTATTGTAATGGAGCTGCTGCCAAACGATATAAATCAAAAGGTGGTGGATGGAGAAAAAATAAAAAATCCACTAATGAGGCATCAAGTCCAACACAACAAGCGGCGATTGCCATCAATATGAAGAAGAAAGGGGTTGAACCAAAGAACGAAAATGTTAATGAAGATTTGAAAAGATGGTTTAAGGAGAAGTGGGTTGATGTAAGCAAAAAAGTTGACGGGAAACATCCACCCTGTGGAAGAAAGGACGCTGATGGTAAGTCATATCCAAAATGTCGTCCATCAAAAAAGGTTTCATCTGAAACACCTAAGGTGGCTTCATCATATGATAAAGATGAGAAGAAAGCGATGACACAACAAAAACGAAGAGCTGAAAAGAAAGACCCAAAAGTGGGAACAGGAAATAAACCAACAATGACACATTACGAAAAATGAAAATAGTGATTACAGAATCTCAATACAACAAACTATTCAACGACTTAGACGATAGTTTTTTTGGAACCGTAGAAGAAACCAACTTTGTTGTTGGTGACTTACTGACTGAGGCGGAATATCAGGGACGCAAAGTTCAACTTGGTAAAATTATGCAAGGGGATGTTAAAAAATTCAAAGTGTATGTTAAGAACGACAAAGGAAATGTTGTTAAGGTTAACTTTGGTTTTGGTGGTAAATCGGCAAAAGGAAAACGAATGGTTATCAAAAAAAATAATCCGGCTAGAAGAAAATCTTTTAGAGCAAGAATGAATTGTGATAGTCCGGGACCAAGATGGAAAGCAAGATACTGGGCTTGTAGAACTTGGTAATATGGATGTAAAAATTAAATACGATAAATTGTTTTCCACGTTTGAAAAAATGATGGAAGAGTATTCCAATTTGGACCACACCGAAAAATCTTACGATTCTTGGATTCAGGAAAAGGGTGGTTATATTGATTTGGATGTTATAAATTTTTATCGCGATATTGAAGAAGATTATGAAGATGATGATTGGGTTATGCAATATCAAGATAGTTCAGGTGATGAAGGAAGAGATGAAGATTTACCAATATTAAGATATGGTGATGGTTATTCATTTAAATCTGAACAGTCAATGTTTGGGCATCACTTTGATGAGTTATTAAAAGATTGGTTTGAAAAAGTATACGGGTATAATGTTAAAACAATTGAAAGGATATAATGAATATAGAAGATGAAATAGTTCCCAAAATGATTACCAAGTATATGAATACTTTTGGTAATAAAAAAATAAATGAAATGACTTGTTCCGACACAAAGTATAACTTCAGTGTTCATATTGTTAATTTGTATAAAGGTGAGGAACGTTGGAAGTTTGATGATAGTTGGAGAAATACATACGACTATGTTCTTGTTATTGATTCTGAGATTCCGGTCCCTAATAATATCTGTGATGAGTATAAAGAAAAACATTTTAAGGATGAAAGAGCTTTAAAATACCCGTTATTGTGGGCGTTTGACACTGAAATGATAGATGATTTAAAATATATGGGGGTTGATTTAACCTCTTGGTCATTTGGTAAAGCGGGGTTACATTTTAAAAATAGAGAATAGTGATACTTATTAGTAAATCATTATTATGTCAAAATCAAAAAAAATAGGGAAACCTAAAAAAAACAGAGTAAATGTTGTTAAGAAATTAAAGATAATGAATAAAAACAACGAAATCCTTTCAAGATTAAAATCTGAATTGTAAAATTAACCCCATCCTAAACGGTGGGGTTTTTTAATTTATCTTCCATCATCGAATATACCTTCTCCTTTAATTTTTTGGTGTCCTTAATTGTTAACCCGTCAACACTAACCTCATCTAAAAATACAACACGATTTATTCCCGGAGTTAACCCAAACAAACTTGAATGATGAAGACGTTTATCTGTGTCCAACAATAACATTGGTTTAATAGGTGTTTGAGTTTCAATAGCAATTCTAAATGCTCCGTCAAAGAAATCACATAACGTATCATCCGTATCATTAAACTTACCTTCCGGAAATAAAAATATTGAAATCCCTTTTGAAATTTCTGATTTTAATTTTCTGATACTCTCAACACGACTACTTGACTCAGTCCGTTTAATTGTTATTACACAGGTTTTCCAAATGTAACCCAACAAAGGTATTGATGATGTTTCGTGTTGACCCAAAACTCTAAAAGGTTGATTGATACTCAACGCAATTGATGGTGCGTCCATATAGGATTTATGGTTTGAGATAAAAACATATTGTTTATTCTTATCGTGAGGTTTGTCGTAAATTATTTTGTGACGAATACCAATTAAGAAGAACCAAGATTTTGCCCACAGGTTAACCACCCGGTAATTCATATTGGTCCCTTTCATACCAAAAAATGAAAATACAAATATGATTGGTGATATCAATAACATTATTAAGACAAATGTTATTAACGAATAAATTGTAAATATTTTTTTCATATCAAATTTGTTTTCCATATTCAATAACGGTTTCAGTTTTTTCTTCTTGACGGTGACCGCCAACATAAGTTCCACATACTTTATTACCATTATCAATCACGTCCTCAATTTGAGTCTCCCATCTAATATATAGAAGACTTGTTGATGGGTCGGTATAATTTCCTGACATAGTTTTTTTTACACCGTTTTTAATCACACCATTAATTCTTCCTTTGTGGTGATATACATCTTCATAGGTTTCTTTAACACCTTCACTAATAACGTCCTTTATTAAATCTGTTGGGACATCCCAATCACATTCAATGGTGTCCGTAATACCTTTGTTAATAATCTTATCAATTATGTTTTCACCAACATATTGACGTGGGGTGGAACTTCTCACACCATCTCTAACGACAAGATGTGATTCTAAAATAAGTTCTCTACCGCTAGTATCTAAAATCAGAAGAGCATTCTTTTTTTGTTTTGTTTCTTTTACACCATTTTTAAGTGCGTCTTCCATTTTATTATCAAAAAATTTCATCACATCAACGTGACTAGTTTCTTTAACACCAATATCAATCACTTTATAAGCATCAACCCTAAGTTTTGACATATGATATTTAGTTTCCTTCACACCCTTATCAATTACTTCTTCACATAAAAATTGGAATTTATCTCCCGATTTGGTTTCTTTCACACCTTCTTTAATGACACCATTAATCCAACTTTGATTTTCGTACTCACTATATTGAGTGTCTCTCACACCATTTTGAATAACATCTTTAACGTCACCTCTAAATCCTTTATACTCGTAAATTTCTTTCACCCCATTTTGAATGATGTCGTTAATATCTCCAAGTTTTTTATCTGAACTTCCGTTATCGGTATCTTTAACAAGGAATGGTCGATGGAAATGGAGGGGGTCAGTTTTCTTCACACCATTTTCAAGAGTACCCTCAACTGATAAGGTTCTTTTATCGCCCCAATAATCGGTGTTCTTCACCCCATTTTGAATGATATCGTCAACCCCAAGAAGAGTACGTCGTAATGTGCTATTAGTTTCTTTCACCCCATTCTCAATGGTATCGTCAACGGACCAACACGTTTTCATATGAGCCATCTTAGTTTTATTTACACCATTTTCAAGAGTATCTTCAAATTGTTGTTTTCTATCCCGGGCATCTCTAAAGAGTGTAACATAAGTTAACTCTTTATTTATAATATTGTCTTCCACCCATTTTGTGATGAGGTGTTGATTCTGAACGCAATCCAACGAAGCGTAAGCAAAAACACTTTTAAAAAAGTTGTAATTATACCACAGAGTTTTATTCTCAGTTAATTCAATCACCCATTGTTTAGTCTCAGTAAAGATTAACCAAGTGGAATCATTGTGGGTGTAGGTATCCACACCTTCGGTAAATTCGTTGATTAGTTTATGTATAATTTTTTCCATACAACAAAGATACTAAAACTATTTCTTATTATCTAATAATAATTTATATTTTTACAATGAAGAAGTTGATTATTATCAGAAAAGTGTTTAAGGAATTATATCCTGAGTTAAAGGTGCTTGTCCGGTATAACCAAAAAAAGTATTTTGAAATCATTCTCAAAAATGTTAAAGGGTCTTATGTAGACGACACTTCATTTAAATATATGCTCACCATCCCGGGTTCTGAAAATATTGTAATTGAAGATTTTGTTAATTCTTTATTTGGGTATTGTTCCATTCTCAATGAGGATAATTGTATAATAAAGTATTTGGATAAAAAAGGTTCCCGAACAATCACTAAAATATTACAATAGATTATTGATAGATGAATAAATTTTATCTATACTTACCTATGGAAGAATCTAAAATAACAAGAACTATTAAGTTCGTAGACAAAAAATGTGTTATGAAACCAATGGATGGAGAAACCGGTTTAACTGAAACTTGGAACACCCACCCAACCGTTGACAATCCAAGAGATGTTTTTTTTAAACAAGAAGGAACCACATATTATTTAGTTTCATCTAAATAATTCTAACCTCCGGTTAAACGGGGGTTTTTTAATTTAATGAAAATATGAAATTTATTATTTGTTTATTGTTTTGTTTGGTTGGGTATTCACAGATTCCCAATAACATTATTATCGGAGATTCCCAAACTCCATACGTTGATAGAAACTCAAAAAAAGTAGAGAGGGTGGTTGGACTATGGAAAGGTGGGATTGCTGTCCCATACCTTACAAAAATGGTTCAGAGATATAAAGTTTCACCCAATGTCCAAAATGTTTTTTTGTGTATTGGAACCAACGACTTATATGTGGATAAAGGAATTGATAAATTATTTAAGTCAATACGGATTACATTTCCAAATACCAAGATTTATGTTATTCAGGGTTCTTGGGGTTGGGGTGGTGTTACTCACACCAAGTATGATAAGATTAAAAAATATTATAAACGATATCAAGAATTGGGTGGAACAATAATTGGACCACCAATTGGTAAAGGTGACCCCCATTGTGATTGTCCTGTATATAAAGAAATCGGAAAAGTTATTGATAATATCTTGTTGTGAGATATTTATTGATATGAAAATTATAATAACTGAGAGTAAATTAAATCAAGCGGTCATTGATTACCTGAACGAGACATACGATACCAATAACATTGGTTGGACATATGGTATTGATGATTGGGGTAATGAAGTGGACTACGCAATTGAATTTTATACTGACGATTATGATGAAGGTGATAATACTTTATTTAGATGGTATGGTGAAGATTATTGGGATAGTGATGATGCTGATGGTTGGGGTGAACCATATCGTAGCGAATTAAAAAGTAAATCTCCTTTGTTAATATTTGAAAATGATGATGTTTTTATTGCTTTAAACGGTTATTTTGGTGATAAATGGAAACAACCATTTATTGATTGGTTTTGGGATAAATTCCACGTACCGGTTAAGACAATCAATAAGTAGTGGAAAATAATTGATAAAATACCTCTTTTAGTGGAAAAAAACGCCATAAATGGTATAAAATTTGATATTTAATGGAAAACTATGAAAAAAATTGTATTACTTTTAATGTTGGTTTTGTTAACTTCTTGTGAAGGTTATCAGACTATGGTTTACGCTTACGGTATTCGTCAAAGACCAGAACCACAACCAAGACCAAAACGAGTGTATCATTATTACACACCATACACTTATTATCCGGTAGTGACTCCGGTTTATGTTTATCCACGAAGATTTTCCGCACCATATTTTAATGTTAGAGGGAACAACTTTGAACAACAACATCAGGGGGGAAGAAGACGTTAATTTTTTTTAATCAATTTGGATTTTTATTTTTTTGAGATATTTATAAAAACTAGAGCATTATATTACTAGTTTTTTTTATTAAATTTATTCTTATTATTAAGATAAAAATATCAAGACCCAAATTCCCTCCTGTCCGGAGGGTTTTTTATTTACACAGATATTTATAGTTATGAAAATTAAGATTACCGAAACTCAATATAAAAATTTAGACGAAGCCGTTGGTGTCCCAACCAATATTATTTCCGTCTCCCAACAACTATACGATAAGATGATGTTGGAACTTAGACCCAACGCCAATTTAAACGCTCAATTCCAAAAAACAATTACCTTAAAAGGTGATTTTCAAATTAACGAATATAAGTTTGACACAATAAAATTATCTTTTAATGTTCACGATTTGGATGATTATGAATTTGACGGTATAGAAAAACCTAAAGTGTTGTTAAATGGTATGACACACCACGGGAAGGTTAAGATGAATGCTAAGTTTAATTATGAGGCAAACCAAAATATGAACAAAATTGAATTGTCAATTACTTTTGTTGTTGATAATGATGCGACAAGTCAAGACGTTATTGATGAGTTTAAGAAAGAACGAACATTAATGATTTCAAGTTTGGCTCACGAACTAAAACACGCTTATGATGAATCTGTTAACCCAATAGTTCAAACACATAAAAGAGTTGATTATAATATTGGGACTCAAAGAAGATTTGGGAATATCCCACCGTTAAATAAATTATTAAATTATATGTATTTTGCTCACACCACAGAAAATTTGGTTAGAGCAACTGAAGTATATGCCGCGTTGGAAGAGAGTGGAATCACAAAGGAAGATTTTCTTAAATTTATCACAAACCATAAAGTTTACGTTGCCTATAAAGATGGGATTAATTTAACTTACGAGGGATTAAAAGAAGATTTAAAGAATATTATTCCTCAAATTAAACAAACTTTTGACGATAGTGGTATTAGTTATCCGGAGGACGCATCTGATGATGAGATGGTTGAAGTGACATTAGAGGTATTCTTTAAAACATTATTACAATGGAAAGCTGGTGGTATGAGAGATTTTTTAACCGATGATTTTATGGAAGAACTATTTGGATTCAGAGGTGCTAAACAAAGATATTTTGATAAGTATCTTAGTAAGATTACTCGATTTGGTAACGACTACGAGAAATTCTTCAAATATGAGATTAATCAAACAAGAAACATTTGTCTTAAGATGACAAAAAAATTAAGTAAATTATATTCCTTAATAAAAGACAAAAACCCCCAACAATAGTTGAGGGTTTTTTTATTATTAAGATTTAAATTTTTCTCCTTTAACTTTCACCCATTCCAAATCACCATCTAAAATTAAGACATCACTATATGATGGGACATCTTTAGTGTTTTCCTCGGTGTGTTTATCATCATAATCATCCCCAATAGATGGGATAACTTTAACAAAATCAGAACCTTCTTCGGTGATTGTTATTTTCCATTCACCATTATATAAAATAGTTCCTTTAGTCCCTAATGAAGTTTTAAACTTGATAGGTTTTCTCTCGGATGAGTAAGCCTCGACCTCATCAATAATTTGTCCGTCAATCTCAATTAAATCATCGGACGCTCCGTAAATCCTTGTTATCATATTATCGTTTTAAGATTTCTTTAGAGTAAAATTCATCAAACCCAACCATCATTTCTGTCATAGATTTGTTTGTCTCTAATCCAACGATGTTATCAATTAAACCAAACTTTTTCGCCTCATCTGAGTTGAACCATTTGTCATTTCTTGATGACTCATACATCTCGTCAAATGTTTTCCCACAATTCTCCGCCAAGATTTTGAATAACATATAGTTATACTTCTCCGCCTCCAATTGGTTGATACGAGTGTCCTGAACATTTCCTTGTGTTCCGTGAGATACCATATGTGTCATAATTTTTGAGAAGATTAATGAACTTCTTTTTCCTTTGGCTCCTGACGATACTAATACGGAACCCATAGACGCACACATCCCAACATTTAATGTTGCAACATCCGGTTTGATGTAGTTCATAGTATCTCGGATTCCAAGACCTGACAATACGGAACCTCCCGGAGTGTCAAGATACATACTGATATCTTTTTTATCTGTGGTTTCCAAGAAGATAAGTTGAGCTTGTATGATAGATGCCATCTGACTCTCAACCGGTCCGGAAACCCAAATAATTCTGTCCATCATAAGTCGGGAGAAAATATCAAGTTGAGTTGCTCTCATCTCTCTTTCTTCCAAAATGTATGGAGTAACACTCTCGATGTGTTTTTGGTAGTAATCCAAATTAAGTCCTGAAATACCTCTGTCGCTCATCGCGAACTTTTGAAACTCTTTTCCGTAATTCATTATGCTTTTTGTTTGGTTGGTACTAATGTTAATGCTTTTGCAACGGCAGCATCTTTGGACTTTAATCCTTTCTCAATAAGTTTTCCGTTTTTGTAGATTCGGAAATCATACGTCATTGAATACCCGTGTTTTTTTGTTGTATCTGGTTTTGACGTTGCTAACACATAAATGTCATTAAGACCCACTTTAACAACATACTTCCCTTTTGAACTTTGTTTTCCCATCTTTAAATGTTTTAGATTATTAATATTGGACAAAGATATACAAAAAATGTTATTACAACAACTTTTAATTAAAAATATTTTTATTATACTTGTGGTATTATGGAGCAGAAAAAATTTGAAAAGATATTATATTCATTATATCCCGACCTTGAGGTTATGGACTACACCTTGTTTGAGAGGTATGACGTTGGTGAGGATGGTCAATTTGAGAATAAAATGACTTCGGCAATTTTTGTTACGGTTAAAGGTGAGTTTCAAAGTACCGGTGTTAGTATTGGTGAAGATATTAGTCGTATGGCAAATATTGAAGTTGTTGTAGATAAATTTGAATAAATGGAGAAGAAACCGGATTTAGTTGTTTGGAGTGAAAAGGATGGTTACGACGCAAAATTAAAGTCGTATCCGACGAGTGCTGGTGGTCAAGGTTTTGACTTACCTAATGTTCCGTTGTTTAGAGAACAGTCATCAAAAAAGATGATGGATGTCTTTAACAGGGAACATCAAGAAATAAAAGAAAGGATTGAAAAGATGTATGATGAGTATAATACTTCCATTATGGTGTGGGAATCTAAAATTTCTTTTGAGCCGATAGTAGGAAAGTCATATTTTTTATATAACTTTGCAGGAGAATTAACATTATCTCTTATTGCACCCAATGAATGGAGACGAGGAGACGATTTTGTTGGTGAGTATTTATTAAATTCTGATAACAAATGGATAACAAAAAATCTTGCAAAGAATGTCCCTGGATAGTTAGGAATCACTTTAACGATATGATTATCGGACATTCAATGAAACACGACAAGTCCCACAATTGTCATATGATACCTCCGGATAAAAGAGGTGGTCTGTGGGAAACAAAAGAAGAAACTAAATGTATTGGTAGAAAACAATTTGAAAAACAAAAAGAATATGAAAGCAACATTATCGTATAACTTAAACGACCCGGATGACAGAATGGCTCATATGAGAGCGGTTAAATCTTTGGATATGGCATCCGCATTATTTGAAATTACAAGAAACCTAAAAAAACAAGTTGAAAGAAAGTTTGAGAATGATGATAAAGAATATGACGAATTTGATGGTATCCAAGAGGTATTTGAAAGAATTTACGAAATATTGGGAGATAACAGTATAGATATAGATGAATTAATTAATTAAGGTATGGAACAAACAGAATTAGAATTTATGTTCTTTATGAAAGGAACATCAGGGTCATTTATGACAAACTTATTTAAAACCATAATGAATGCTGATATAGGTAATCAAGTAAAACTATCATTGGGATTCCCTAACGAAGTTGAGGTGGTTCGTAGATATCAAAACGAAGATGGTTATTGGCAAGAATTACAAAAAAAATTAGGGTAATATGAAAAAAAATACACGAATAGCGGTAATTGCTCACGACGGGAAAAAAGCGGATATGGTCGCCTTTATTATGAAGAGATTAGATTTCTTTAAAAAGGTTGATGTTATGGCAACAGGTACAACTGGAAAACATATTGAACACGCGGGACTTGATGTGAATTGTCTTAAATCAGGTCCTTTAGGTGGTGATGCTCAAATTGCTTCGTTAATATCTGATGGTAAAATAGACGCTGTTGTGTTTTTTATTGACCCATTAGGTCTTCATCCCCATCAGGTAGATGTGAATATGTTATTACGAATTTGTAATGTTTATAATATACCATTGGCGACAAATTATTCCACAGCATCTTTAGTAATAAGTGGACTTAAAAAAAAATTAAAACTGTAACGTTAAATTAAATTATGAAAAAGTTAGTATTATTATTGTGTTTAGTATTGTCATCGTGTTATGTTCCTGAAGTTCACGAAGGACCAATAGATAACACCGGACCAATTATCGTAAATCCCCCACCGGGTAGTGGAGGCGTTATCACAACACAAAGTTTGGTTGGTCAAACTTGGAAAATATTTTATTACCGAGTTGGTCCGATGGGAACGGTTATGAGTGCGAATGACACGTTAATCTTTTTAACCTCATCGACTTACACTTATAACGGATATCAATCAACATACTACTTAACCCCAACCGGTTCCGGATATAATTTAAGTTTGTATGAAACTCCTTGGGGTAATTTGAGTGGTTCAATATTATCAAACAATATAACTCAGGGACAAATATTGGGAACCAAGTTTGTGGACATCTCAACCGGGTCGTCAAATACCACTGAGTATTACTTGTGGATGAACAAAATATAACGATGTCTCCGACATTGATGTCGGGGACATATTAAAAAAATAATAAAATGGATAACGCAATTTACGAATACATAAAAAACGGAATAACTATTAATGGTAATCCAATTGATGGATATACTGTTTTCACAATCCCAACCCAACATTTCAAAATTGATAATTTGGATGAATTAACGAAATGGACTTTTGAAAATGAGATTAGAAAACAGAAAGAACACGATGAATTAACTTCTGAGATATTCAAGGAAGTTCAAAAAGAAATTGACCAAGAGATTCTAAACCAATTACGTGGTGGTGAACCTAACCCGGATTTCATCCCAATGAATACGACTGATAGATTATTTCATAAATTTTTGGATGCTCCTGACCCCGATGCTGACCCGGACGTAATATGGGGTAAAAACCAATTTGTTAATATGTTATTAACCGATGATGACTTCTACCAAAAGTGGGGTGAGAATTGTTGTGAAGAATTAACTTACGAAGAAAGATATAAATATTGGTTTTCACATAACTATGAAACCGGATTTGAATATACACCAACTATTGAACCCGATTTTGATAATGATTATTTTGAACCAACACCAAAAAGAAAATTAAAATAAAATGGAATTAAGTGTAATGGAAAGGTATGTTGCATTCATTTGTAGTGAACTACCAAAAACAAGAAGAGTATTACTAACGCCACCACCTCCAATGGAAAACGGAGAGTATGGGTATAAGAGAATGAGTAAAGTCGGACCTCACGTTTATATGCCTGTGGAAATTGAGATTGTTGAAACATATACTCGTTCTGCTAAGTTGTGTGTCAAATTTGAGGATTATCAAATGAATGATATTTTCTATATGTCCCGTCATAAAGGACCGGATAAATTATTGGAGGAAATTGACAAGAAGATTGATAAGATTGTTAATAGAACCTTGATTGATGATGGAAGACAGGAGTGGGTTAGAGAACAATATAAAATCAAGAGTGATGATTTCCCGTTATTTAAACTTCGTCCGGGAGTTGAGGTTGATGTGTATGGTGATTTGTATAAGAGGTATCTTGTACATACTATTGAAGGTGTGAAAAATGGTTTTGATAGAATAAAAGGTTATTTAGATAATTGTTTAGTTGAGTTTGATGGTTCATATGAACACTTCTCTAACCCATCATTCCAATATGGGTATAGACCTCATACACAAGAAGAATTTATTGAGAAGTTAAAAACCGACGAGGAGTTTAACAAAAAGTGGGGTGGTATGAGAAAAAATATTGTTGAGTAATATGGAAATTAAAATAAGTAGTTTAGACCCAACCGGTGTATCAGATGAAATTTTCTCAACTGATACACATATAAAGTATTTTCGGTTTTTAGTTGAAATAGACGGAGTTAAATATATGTTAACCAAATTTGACTCTTACGTAATTGAAAATAATAACCCAAATAAAACTGAAGAGTAATGTATATCATAGTTTGGAGAAATAGTCACCGGGAACCATTTATTGATGTGAATCATAGTCAATTTATGGAATCGTATTATAGTTACGAGGAGGCTAAGGCTGTTGCCGAAGAAATTGTTAAGAACGAAAGTGAGGGTGAACCAAGTCCTTGGTATTTTGATTATAAAATTTATGAAGAGGCAAATGGATAAAAAATTAGACATTAGTTGGAAATCTTATTCAAAAACCTTACCTTTGTCCAGAGAGATATATTTGGAAGTATTTGGTGAGCCAAAGACCCACGCAGAATGGGCGGATAGTTTTAATAAAATAGGAAGAATAAACGGATTAATAATAAAACACACAAATGGCAACTAAAAAAGAAAAGAAAGTTAGAGAAATAATTGATTTGGACCACGATACCCTTATGGACTTGTGGGACAATGTTGGTTATAAAGGTGATAGTCACGAATTAAATGGTGAGACATATACTCACGTTGATAAAATAAACACATCGGATAAGTCCGACGGTGATTCTTGGGATTACATTATACAAAGAAAATCAGATGGGAAACATTTTAAATTTAATGTTTGGGATGCTGGTTCACATAATGGATATGTCTTTGAAGATAAGTTCTTAAAAGAAGTATTCCCTAAAACAGTTACAACAACCAAATATAAATAAAATGGCGAAATACGATAATAAAAACAGAAAACCCCACTTAGGATTACTAAATTTTGAGGGTGACACATTCAGAGCATACAAACTTGGTGTTTCTGATTACGTAATTGTGGATGACCACCACGAGATAATTGAATTTACCAATACAAAAGGTATAATCTTTATTATGAATGGTGGTAAATCTTTAACAACAAGTTATGGTAGAACATATACCATCCCAAACGAACACGAGAACGCAAGACCATCTGACGAACAATTAAGAAGTTTCTTGGGGTTGGCATCTTTGGAACAAGAAGAAGATGATTTGGAACTTTGGGAGTCCGTTCAATATAGAATGGATGCAGAAGGTTTTGACTATTGTTTTGAGAGTTATAGTCATTGGGATGAAATCAAAGATGAAGAATTCCACCGGTTAAGAAAAGAGTTTTTAAGAACGATGGAAGAACTGAGAAACTATATTGATAATAAAGTTGATGAAGGAAGACAAAAAGAGTGGGATGGGGAATAATCCACAAGTAATTCACGATGAATTGTGGGACCATTACAGCGGGTTACCAAATCCGATGTGGTATCAACATATTACAGAATTAGAAGATGAAGAAGAAGATACAAGTGATAGTGATGATACTGAAGTTACTACTGAATAAAATAAAACAAAAAAGAAAAAGTATATGGGATTTATAGATAATCTTTACGCTGTGTATGAAAAAGTACCAGCACACGGGAGTAAAGAACATAATGTAATCTTGGCTCCTTTCAAAACTAAAGAAGAAGCAGAACAAAGCAGAATTAAATATGGTTATAACACCGATAATTATTACGTAGATATTTTGAAATATGAATAAATTAGACAAAACATATCAGGACTTACTCCAAGACATTCTTGACAACGGAGTAGTAAAACAAGACAGAACAGGGACGGGAACAATCTCGGTATTCGGAAGACAAATCAGACATAAAATGTCAGAAGGATTCCCATTACTTACAACCAAAAAAATGCCATTCAAAACAATCGTAACAGAACTTCTTTGGTTCTTAAGAGGTGATACCAACATTAAGTTTTTGGTTGATAATGGATGTAATATTTGGAATGGTGATGCTTATAAGAACTACATAAATAACCCAGCTTACAAAGCTGAATCTGTTGCCGATTTAATGGGTTCACAAGCAGGTCAATTGGTAAAATGCTCAACACAAGAAGAGTTCATCAACAAAATAAAGACAGATGATGAGTTTGCTAAGAAGTGGGGTGAATTGGGTCCAATTTACGGTAAGCAATGGAGAAATTGGGGGAGGTTTGAGTATGAAGGTTTCACCCAAGAAGGTAGCGAAACATTAAATAACATAGATGTAAATTGGAAAATACCAACAGACCAAATCCAAAACCTAATCAACGACCTTAAAACAAATCCAGACTCAAGACGATTGATGGTTAATGCTTGGAATGTTGGAGAACTGGACCAAATGGTTCTTCCACCTTGTCATTATGGATTTCAAGTTTATACAAGAGAGTTGAGTAATGAAGAACGATTAGATTGGATGAGAGGTAATAAGTCTAAAGTAATCTTACCAATGAGAGACCCTAATATTGAGTTTTCTATGGATGAATGGTTTAGACCATACGGAGTTCCTAAACGAGCAATCTCTTTAATGTGGAATCAACGTTCAGTAGATACATTCTTAGGATTACCATTCAACATTGCTTCTTATGGATTGTTATTAGAAATAATTGCAAAAGAAGTTAATATGGTTCCTGACCAGTTGATTGGGAATCTTGGTGATGTTCATTTATATTCAAATCATATTGAACAAGCCAAAGAACAAATTGGAAGAGAATATACTCACCAAGAAAGAGATGAATTGTTACAACAAGAGATGGGTAGAGAAAGATATAATAAGGCGGTTGATGAATTGATGCCGTTCGGTGGGGGATTAAGTGGATATTATGAATTTTATAAAATTCCATATAGAACAAGAGAACCTTATCGATTACCAACATTAGTAATGGTTACTAACCCCGATTTAAAGTTTGATGAATATGTTTATGATAATTTAAAACTTGTAAACTATCAATCACATCCAACCATTAAAGCACCTTTAAGTAATTAAAAATGTTAATACATATTCAGACACAGGAATTGGAAAAAGAGTTTATAAATCCGGTTAAAAATGGGTTTGTATTTCAACCGGCAATTGATTACCAAACAAATGCCATCCACGCACAATTTGAAGGGAAAGATGTTATCATCTTTAACTTCAAAAAGTATGGATGGTTTAACGATAACAGATTTAACACCTACAACCTATCATTAGGACCGGCAGGTATAACAATTGAAATACTATTATGACTATAACACAAATAACGACACCTACTTTTGAATATGACGGTGAAAAATATAGTGTATTTATCCGAAGGTTTATAGATTTTAATGATTTTCAAAATTACTTGGAAAGAAAGGAAAAATTAGGTAAAACAAAATTATTCATTCATTCCATATTTACATTACCTGAACAAACAGAAATTTGGATTAAATATCAAATACTATTATGATAGTTAACGAAAAGGTGGATGATAAAGGTAGAGTTGTTGAAAAGAAAATAACAGGTTCTTACTATAATTCCATTTGGAGTTATATCTATGACGATAAAAACCAAACCGTAACCCAAAAAAGAAGTGATTCACCTTTTTATAAAATTATTACGGATTTAATAAGTAAAACAAGTAAAATCGTTTGGAACGATGGTAAAGAAGAACAAATAATATGAAAAGTCCATTAACCGGAAAAGAAATGAAACTAATGTCGGAACCATCCACAATGGATTATAAAGGTAAGACATACAATGTGATTCACCACCATTATCTGTGTGAATTAACAAATGAACAATTCACAACATCAGAGTTAGATGAAATGAATTTATTAGAACTAAACAAACAAGTTAAACTTGATTTTTTAGACCAATTCGAGGCAACTGAGGGGAAAATTAACATAGCAACCTTATACGAAGGTAAAGATAAACAAACAATATGAAAGAATCGACAGAATTTGAAATGATGAGGTCACTCCATACATTATGGGTGAAAGGGTTAATAACTTTTGAACAAGTTGAACTATTATTAATTCAAAATAACCAATTAGAACTAACATTCTTAAATAAGAATGAATTTATGGCAGAAACATTAGATGGAAAAACAAAATATAGACTCGGAGAACAATAATTACTTTAAGAAAAATAAAGTAAAAATTAATAAAATTGTTAAGGAATATGAAAATGCCACCACAAAAGAAGTTTGGGAAGGTGTAAGAGATAATTTTACCTTTGGGTTCATAGGAGCTACCTTAGTAGTTTTCATAGCAACACGGACAGATATTGCAGTTTTAATGGGGTATATAATATATTACTTCTTTATGGGTAAGATTGTGAACCGACCAAAATACGTGACTGATTTGGGTAAGTTAATTGTATTCCCGATACCGTCAGCGTTGGGTGCATTTGCCGGATATAAATTAAGTTATGTTCTACTACATTTAATATAAAAAAAACCGACTGATGTCGGTTTTGTTGTTTTAAGCCAAATTCAAATTAGCACTTGTCATAACTGAAGCTACTTTATCTTGATTATGTAAATTTGTACTTTTTCTATCGGAAATTGCTTGTTTAATTAATTCTTCATCAGATTTACCTGATTTAATACCTTCATCTAAACTTTTTGCAAATTTCTTAAAATATCCCGGACCATTCCAGCAAGCGTATGAAAAGTGCATTAATAAACTATCATTAGCCTCAACACGTTTTTTAAGTTCAGGATTTGTAAAATAGTTTTTTGAATTAGTGTCATATTGATTTTTCATTATTTTAGCGGCTAAAGTTTTTAATGTATCCTCTAGTTGACCCCCTCTATAATAATGTTTCCAAGTTTTACAAAACTGTTGCATACCTAAGTCAGTTTTTTCTTTATCAATAATTCTAAAAAATTCCTTACCCTCAGGTGAACTTTCAATACTACCATTGTATCTGTCAAGACCAAACATAGTTTCTGTTGATACACCCATTCCTTTAGTTGAATGTCCACATTTAGGATTCCAGTAACCACCTTCAAATTCGTCAATCACTTTTTTGGTTACGTTTTCCCATTTAGAATCAACAGACCCTGAACTTAAATCAAATTTTCCAATTGCCGATTTTATTTTATTTCCAAAATCACCGGTTTTAAGCATATTAACAATTGTATCTGCCAAACCTTTAAGTGCGTCACCGGCTCCTTGTTCGTTAATATTATATAATGATTTAATATTGTTTTTTTCTTCTTCGGTTATTAATAATTTTTTTGACATATCAAATTTTCTTTTATTATAAATACTAACATATTTTAATATATTTATAAATATGAAAATAACGATTAAACATATTGATTCGGATGTCCCAAAAGAGAATTATGAATTTTATAATGATTTTATCCAATATCTACAAAAATCTTATCCGTTAAAAAATAATATAATAATTAAGTTTGTTGGAAAAAGAGTTGGAGGTATGACTACCGGACAAAGAAATACTCAAAATGAGTTAATAATATTATCTAAAGGTAGAATGAATAGGGACATTTTAAGAACACTTGCTCACGAATGGGTTCACGAATATCAAAGAACCATTTTAAATCGAGACCAAGGTCCTGATATAGGTGGAAAGAATGAAGATGAAGCAAATTCTGAGTCAGGTTCGATAATTAAGAAATTTGAACAATCTCACCCTAAGGATGAGAAAAAAATGTATGAGTAATTACGTTCCTTTAATGTATACCCAATTTTTTTGATAATTTTTATTCTTTATACAGAATAACGCATATCCGTTAACAATAGGTCTCCCGGTATTATAACATCCGCAAACTAAACCCCAATTTCCGTATCTACCGTATAATTGATTAAGTAATTTCATACTTGTCCGGATATTGAGTTCAATGTTATTTTTTAAATCCCCTTTTGATATTTTTTGTTTATGAATATAATTTGCTGTTGATGGCATAATTTGCATTGGTCCCACAGCACCGGCAAATGAAGTTTGTCCGGGTTTATATTTCCAATCAAATGGTCCTTTATAGTGAGTTTCTAAATACGCAACATTAAAGGCGATGTATTTGGGTATTTTGTAAATATTGGAGTAGTGGTCAATTAACTCGTACATCTTTAACGGAGTTGGGGAACTCACATCCGAGTTCCCCAATTCTGAAAGTTCAATACTTAGTTTTTTTTCTACTTTATTGTTCATCAGTTTGAACGACATTGTTATAATCATTGTCGACAAAATCAGTGTCGTAAATAAGATAATTCCTCGTATTTTCATAGTTTTTATTTTATAGTTGATGTCGAAACAGGGTTGTTTTGACCCCATACGTTTTTGGCGTATAGTTTAAAAATTGTTTTACCAATTGAGTCTTGGTATATACTATAATTACCTGTTTTTTTCTCAATAACGATTAAATGGTTATTTTCATCTATCGCAAGATTGACTTCTGACTTAACAATTGTTCTCACTTGAACCTTTGAAATCTTGTCTTTGTTTATCATTTGGTTATAAAATATCCCGATAAAGAACGACGCAGTTACAGAACATAAGATAATTCCGTAAATTGTTACACTTTTAAAAAAAGGTGTAATTTTTTCTTTTAAACTTTTTAGTTTTTCATTCATAATTTTTAATTTTTAATGTTTTGACAAAAATAAAGCTAAGAAACGAGTCCACCAACTTTATTAACAAAAAGTTGTTAATATCTCATTACGAGATACTAACAACTTCTAAATCAAAGATTAATTTTTTTCCTGCTAAAGGATGATTGGCGTCTAAAGTAACAGTTTCTTCGTTAACTGCAATTACTAGTACATTCACCGGTCCTTGAGGTCCATTACCTTGTAATGATTCACCAACTTGAATTCCTTCAGGAACATTAGCTCTTGGAACTTCGTTAATAAACTCAGGTTTTGGTTCACCGTAAGAATCTTCAACAGAAAGCTCAATAGTTTTTTTATCACCTTCAACCATATCGATTAAACCTGATTCAAATCCTTTAATAAGTTGTCCTAATCCTAACTCAACCTCTAATGGTTCACGACCTTCAGCGATTGATGTGTCAAAGATTGTTCCGTCTTCTAATCTTCCTGTGTAATGTACTTTTACTTTACTCGTTGTTTCTACTTTTTTCATAAATTAAATGTTTTTGATAATAATAAGATTAATAAAAATAAAAATCAAACATTATTGATTAAAAAACAAATAATCACTATAATTATATTAATAATTAACCCCCAAAAACCCTTATAATCTTATGTCAAACGAAGAACACGTTGAGGAAATGTACTATTTCGCTCACATTTCAGGAGTATTTAAAGAATTCTCAAATGAAGTAACTAAAATTAGAAATAATGACCCTAAAAAACATTTTTCGGAGGTTGTTGAAGACGTGTTTAATAAATTTGTTAACGGAGGATTAATTCAAAGTGATTTACACCTATTTATTTAACATCAATTGTTGATGTTAGGTTAATATTTTCTTTTTTACCCATATATTTCCAACCTTCTAAGACCAAATGTTCCATTCCTACCGGAAATGACTCTAAACATAATTCAGGGTCGGTGGTGAGTAACTTACAATCAACGGTAAAACATTTATTATTAGTAGAATATCGGATAAAATTGACTACAATGACGCTACCCACACCAAATAATAGTTCAAGGTCGTCTTTTAGGACAATATTTATAAAAAATTCAAAAGCTTTCTTCATATTATTAAATATAGGTGGAAAAATAGGTTTTTCCAATTAACCATTTGATTTATATTAAATCATTATTTATAATTAAAGAAAAAACTATGTATTTAAATGTAATTTTAACGATTTTCGTGGTTGTCCAAGTTGCCACACTAGTATTAATCTATAAATGGTGGGACAAATACGGAAGAAAACTATTCACATCATTTACTGATATGAAAAAAGGATTTTCAGATAACCCATTTGTTGGTCCCACGAGTAAAGGTCCAAACCCATTTGGAAATATTCCGGATATGAGTCAAATGATGAAACAATTTGAATCTATGACCAAAAATATGGGAAAAAAGTAAGTTATAACTGAGAAAAATAGAAAAAGGAGTTAGTTTTTTACTAATTCCTTTTTTTATTTGGAAAAATGTCTTATCTTTGTAAAAAATATTAAAAATGGAGCCAGAAAAAGACATATTCGACGAATGGGCGGACGAAAGAAAAAAAGAATCGTGGATTATGAGAAAACTACGTTTTATTCCGGCATGGTGGGACCACGATGGTCAATATTACCATAAATACGTTAAAATGGGTGTAAAAAACCTAATTTATTGGTTCCCAATCATATGGAAAGACAGAAATTGGGATAGTCATTACATCTTTGATATAATGAAACATAAATTATCGGGACAAGCTGATTATATTGGACGTAGAGATTTACATACACGTGCACAAGAAGACGCAAAAAGAATGAGGTTATGTGTAAAATTGATGGGTTTGGTTCAAGAGGAGTTTTATTCTTCTGAATACTCCGATTTTCATAAAACCAAACATTGGTTTGAACCTGTTCCGGATAAACCAAATTTATCATCTTGGGAATCACGATTATTAGAAGAAAATTTTGATGATTACTTCAAAAAATACCCATTAATTTACAAAAGAGTGTTAAATGGCGAGGGAGTATTTAATAGAGAAGGTCGTGAGGAAGATAAACAAATCATTGCGATGAACATTGGACATATAAACCACGACAGAGCAAGAAAATTGTTATTCAAAGTGATGGAAGAAAATATCGAGAGATGGTGGGATTAATATGAGCACATTTGATGAAGTTTGGGATAAAGTTGCGGAAGAACTCCGAGGAAATCTAACTGTTGAGGAATATAAAGAGTTAATCACTCTTGAATATGTATTAACTTGGGGTTATGGAAGTCCTGAAGACGATGAACGGTTTAAAGAATTAAGAATTAAAAAACACGGAGTGTAATGAGTAACGAATTAATTTTTACAATAGTATTTGGGTTAGCTTATTTGGGTGTAATAATTCTATGGGTAGAAGGGATTGATTATATGAAAAAAAATCATCCTGATTATAAAGGTGAAGATTTATTTAACGAAGAAGAAGGTAAAGACGAAGAAAAAAATGATTGAAGATACAAAAGGACATTCAACAAGACATAAGGCTAAAGAATATCCATTAACATATAAAAAAAATATGAAAAACTATGTAGTTGGAATTTTAAGTATGTATGAAAATGACTTAAAATTATTTAAAGTTGAAGCTGAAGACAAATATGAGGCTTTAAAAAAAGGGATGGTGGATTTTACTTCGGAAGAGTATAAAGAACACGAACTTGAATTCCAAAATGGTGCGATATGTCCCCCCAATTTTGAATCATTAACCGGATTTTATAATGTTGGAGATATAATGACAAATGTTATAGAAATATAATATTTTTTATTATCTTTGTAAAAAAATAGAAATAATGAGAGTTACATTTATAAGTGATACACACAACAAACACAAACAAGTCACACAGGATTTACCTGGTGGAGATTTACTAGTGCATAGTGGAGATTTAACATCTATGGGTTACGAACACGAAATCAGAGAGTTCTGTAAGTGGTTTAATAACATAGAAGGTTATACTCACAAGGTATTCATCGCCGGAAACCACGATTGGGGTTTTCAAGATAACGTTGACAAGGTAAAAGAGATATTAGATTTCTACACCGGAATCACATATCTTCAAGATAGTGCATTGGTAATCAAAGTTGGGGATGAAAGAGAAGTAAAAATCTATGGTAGCCCTTGGCAACCTTGGTTTCACGATTGGGCATTCAACTTACAAAAAAATGGTATGACGTTGGCAGGTAAATGGGAAGGAATCCCTGATGATACTGACATCTTACTTACTCACGGACCAGCGTTCGGAATCTTAGACACTGTTGACGGTAGAAGATACGATAATTTAGGTTGTGAGTTATTATCTGAGAGATTAGAAAGATTAAACGTTAAACTTCATAATGTTGGTCATATCCACACCGGATATGGTTACGTTAAAAAAGGGGACACACATCACTTTAACTCTGCGGTATTAGATGAGAGATACATCTACACTCAAAAACCAATGACTGTTGATTGGAATCCGGATACAAACGAAGTAGAGTTTGTTTAATAAAAAACCCCCTTAATTGGGGGTTTATTTTTTAAGACATAATCTGTTGTAACTTATTCATTATACGACCCTGTTCTTCTTGGAGTTGTCTAATTTTCAGTAACTGATTTGAATTTAGGTCGATACTCTCACCTTTAATTGAGGCGATTTCGTTAGACAGCTTATCAAAACTATAAGTTAATTGGCTGTACAATTGGGCTTTTTGGTCGTTGTTCATATCCCAATAATAAATAAGTAAATTAAAAAGTAAAACATATTGATTTTTTATCTGAGTATAGTATATTTATTACCAATGACGAGATACAAACTATACACGCCGAACAATTATATTACTTAACAAGTAAGTCCCTATTTTATTTTAGGGACTTTTTTTTGCCCATACGTAAACAATTAAAATTAAATATAAAACTATGAAACAAACAAAAACTTACCACGAATTGGTACAAAAAATGAGAACGTTCTTTGTAAACAAGAACTTTATTGAGGTTCCATCTCAATCACGATTATCTATTTTAGCTGCTTGCGAAAATCCACATTCAGTTAAAACATTTGAATATGGAGGTGAAATTTGGCCGTTACCACAGACAGGACAAATGTGGTTGGAATATGAATTATTGAAAAATCCTGAATGGGACGGTGTATTCTGTATATCAACATCATACAGAGAAGAGAAAAATCCAATCCCGGGTCGTCACGAATTAATCTTCCCAATGTTTGAATTTGAATCAAAAGGAACGATGGAAGATTTGGTTGCATTAGAACTTGAATTGTTACAATTCTTAGGATTTGATTCACCGGTTGAGGTAAACTATGAAGATGTGTGTAAAGAATACGGTGGTGTATCCATTTTAGAGGACGAACACGAATCAAGAATGTGGAAAGAAAAAAGTGAGGTTATTTCATTACAAAACTTCCCAATTAGAACAAACCCATTTTGGAATATGAAACATAATTCAGATAACATCTTCAATAAGGTTGACGTAATCCTTTTTGGGCAAGAAACAATTGGTTCAGCTGAGAGAAGTTGTGATGTTGTTAAGATGAGAGAGATGTTCTATACCATAGAAAATGGTGGTTACTCTCAGAAACTATTTGAATTATTTGGGAAAGATAGAGTTGAGAAAGAATTGGAAGAATTCTTATCTTTGGACTTCTTCCCACGTTTTGGTGCGGGGATTGGTCTAACAAGATTGGCGAGAGCTTACAATATAAATAAAGAATTAGTTGAGACATATTAAAATGAATAGTATTTATTACTATGAAGAAATTTTTAACATTTTTAATAATATGGATTGGTAGTAATTTGGCAGTACCTTTTTGGGTTGTTGGTCACGTTCATTTAAGTTTGAATATCTATAAAGATATTTATGAAATCTTGGCTTCTTGTGGTATGAACATATTAGTTTTGTTGGCTTTTTGGTTTGAATGGAAAAAAGAGAAAAAAAAAGAAAATTAATTTTGAAATGTCATAAAGATTATTTAATTTTGTCCTATGAGTAAAGTAGTAAAAGAAATAGGGAAAAAATGGGAACAAGTTTATGATGATATAGACGAGACGATTATTTGGAGATACGACACTTCAAAAAGCACATTTGGACCGTATGAGGTCGAAATAAAATATAAACGACCGGTGGTTAAAACCAAGAAGGTAATAAGGAAAGTCACAATATAGTGACTTTTTTTGGTTTATAAAATATTTATGAATTATGGAACAAACAAGAATGTCAGAAATTAATCAACTATTTGAGGAAATTAAAAGTCAAACTAAATTGAAAGAAGTTAAACCTTTATTAGTTGAATTGGAAGAAATAATTACCAAAAAAGAGGAATCAAATCAAAATAAAGTTATCCAACTACAACAGGAAATCAATCGACTTAGTCATCTGTAACATCCGGTGATAATTCTACACCAAAAACTAATAACTCCACAACACCAAATTATAATAACTCCACAAGGAATCAGGTTGGGTATACCCATAATTCACAACTTCAGGGGTATAATAATCAAATTTCACCAATTATACCTAATTTTCACGGTTTACCAATATAACACAAAAAAAAATAAAAGAAATAGTTAATACAATTATTTGTTGATATTTATTAGTAACCAAATCTATAAAACACAACAATTATGAAAAACCTATCAAAAGAAGAATTATTAAGCCGTCTTGAGGCAATTAACAGAAGTAATGCTATTATTTATTTCGATTTATCGGGAATTATATTAGGTGTTAATGACATTTTTTTGGTGGCAATGGGGTATGGAATCGGTAATCACGATGAACTTATTGGTAAACACCATAGTACTTTTGTATGTGAAGAATATGCAAAGTCACCTGAATATGAAAAATTTTGGGACATATTAAGAAGTGGTAAGTACTACCAGGGAGAATTTGAAAGGAGAAGAAAAGATAGAAGTCTTATAAATCTTCAAGCGACTTATAATCCTATTTTTGATGATAGTGGTAAGATTACTAAAATAATGAAAATCGCTACTGACATTACGTCAATTGTTGATAGCAAGAAACAAATAGACGCAATTAACCGAAGTACTGCTCTTATTAATTTTAATACAGATGGATTTATATTAGATGTAAATTCTATATTTTTAGAAACTATGGGGTATAAACCCAACGAAAAAAATAATTTAATAGGGAAACATCACAGTGTTTTTGTAAGTTACGAGTATTCAAAGTCCGATGAGTATATTAAGTTTTGGGAAAATCTAAGAAAGGGTAAGTTTTTTGATGGAATATTTGAAAGAAGAAAAGTAGATGGTTCTATTGTTTATTTACAGGCATCTTATAATCCTGTGGTTGACAGTAAAGGAAATATTACTGAAGTAGTTAAAATTGCGACAGATATTACTGAGTCAGTAAATAATAAGAAAAAAATAAATGAACTTACGACTAATTTGACAATTGAGTTGGAAAACTCTCAAAAACTTAAACACTCAATTGAATTAGAAAAAAATGCCGCTCTGAATGATTTAGATGTAGTATTGAAAAAGAGTCAAAATGAGTTAATAAAAATAATTGTTAAATGTGCATTGGCTGTTATAGTTGGTGTTGGTATTGTGACAACTATGTTATATTGGGTGGCTATTGTGACAAATCAAGATACACAAATTATTGGTTCAACTTGGTCAAATATGTTTAGTGTATTATTAACTAACGCATTTTCAATCGTTGGTACAATTATGGGAATTAAATACGCCACGCAGGATGGTAGTAATAAACCCTCAAGTAATTAAAATTTACCACAAATAACTAAAATTGAATTGTCTTTGATATTTATATTAATAAACTAATTAAATATCAAAGACAATATGTTATTAAAAGTAGGGTCGAAAGGTGACGACGTAAAAAAACTACAAACAAAATTAGGGACAACCTCTGATGGTAATTTTGGTCCCGGTACCGAGAAATTGGTTAAAGAATGGCAAACCAAAAACGGATTAACTGCTGACGGAATAGTTGGTGAAGGAACTTGGAAAAAAATGTTTCCGGGTGAGATAATCAAAGAAGATGTTGTGATTCCAACAGGTGGTCCATTTAAATTAGAAAAATTAAAAGGACATATCCCTGAATCAGTAATTGCTCAGATTCCGGACACAGCAAAAAAATTCAACATTACTAATCCATTAAGATTAGCTCACTTCTTAGCTCAATGTGGTCACGAATCAGGTGGATTCAAATCAGTGTCGGAAAACTTAAATTATTCAGCAAAAGGTTTAAAAGACACATTTAAAAAATATTTTATAAGTGAAGCTGCGGCAACACCTTACGCAAAAAACCCTGAAAAAATCGCATCAAAAGTATATGGTGGAAGAATGGGTAATGGTGATGAATCTACAAAGGAAGGTTATAAATTCAGAGGTAGAGGATATATCCAATTAACTGGTAAAGACAACTATAAAAATTTCACTAAATTCATCGGAGAAGATTGTATTGGAAATCCTGATTTAGTTGCAACAAAATATCCGTTAGCGTCTGCGGCATTCTTCTTTGACTCAAATAAATTATGGTCTATTTGTGATAAAGGCTCGGATGATGCTACGGTAACGTCGGTTACTAAAAGAGTAAATGGTGGAACCATTGGTTTACCTGACAGAATTAAACACTTTAAAGAATATTATAACTTATTAAAATAATTTTATATATTTACGGTATATTTATAATAAAAAACAATTAAAAATGAATAAGAAATTAATTAAAGAAGACATTGCAAATATGAAATACCTTTTTGGTTATAAACCGGGAAGAGTTATTTCTGAACAAGATATTGATTACACTACTGACGATTATTTAGATACTAACGACACTGAATTAGAAGAAAGTAACCCATTCAAAATTGGTGGGGGATTTGAAGATTACAATTTCCCTGATAAATTAAAAGATAGATTAAGTGACATTTATGATTTATTAGATGAAGTAATGGAAGACCCGGATAACGACCCATCTGATTATTCAGATATGTATGATTTTGCGGGTGTAATAATTAGTCAAGTCTTAAATAAATTACGTGATGAATTTGGTGAGGATTTTGAAGAATACGAAGATGATGTTGATGATTATCTTAGAAATAATGAAGATGAAACAATATTTGATTTTTATAATAGTCGTTCAGGTTTTGACGATGAAGATGATGAAGATGAATTTGATGAGGATATGAATGAACAATATGACAACCAAAATGGTATGAATTGGGTTCAAAATACTACAATGGATAGACAAAGTCCAATAGATGATGACAATGATGTTGAAGGGGGTGTGATATCAATCCTTAAAAAACATCGTTTACTTGATAACGTAGTAGAACCGGATGATGCAAGAATATTACTTAGAAATCAATCATCTGAAGTTGTTCAAAAGATTTTATCACTTTTACCTTCATTTACTGAATTAGGGTTTTTAGCGTTTATAAATTGTGAATCAGCAGATTTTTCTGATGTGGACATTTGTAGTTTACCTAACTTAGCTTTTATAAACTTAAATGGTACTGAAAATAATTTTGAAGAACAAGATTATGAATGTGCTAACACAGAAGATTCACCTTTTTATTTCCTTGAATAGATATTAAAAAAATAAAACCCCCAATTTAGGGGGTTTTTTATTTAAGATAAGTCTTTGGACATATTGATTGCAGCTTGTAAAGCCATTCCCATATCCTCAATTACTAATTTACCACGTTTCTTATATGGTATAACATAAGATATACCGGATTCTCTCATCCATTTTTTATCTAACTTGTCAGATTTACCATATAATTCAAGATACTTATATTCCCAACCAGCCCATTCCCACTCTTCGTAGTCTTCTTCTTTTGGTTTATAGTCGGCATCAAATAATCTATCCCCAATTTTAAATGTTTGACCTCCTCTGTGTGTATATCCGTGGTAACCAATTAGTTTATTATTATCGTCATATACTTCAGCAACTCCGTGAGGATATTCCTCACAAACTTTCATTTTGTTTTGGTAATACCACCAACCACGTTCAATATCACCAACATATTCATCATCTTTGGTTAAAAATGAATTTGGTAAATGTTGTTCTCTTTTTAATTCTGGGGTATCTCCAAAATAATGAGAACCAATTTTTCCTCCGGTATATTTTTGTATAAAATAAATACATTCCGGATTTATTAACCACCCATTTAAATCTCGGTGTGGAGTAATTCGGGACACTAGTTTTGTGAAACCTAAATTAATGTGAATTTTGTTTAATTTAGATTTTCCGGTATATTCAGGGTATTTTTCAAACTTTAATTTGATTTTCCCAATGTAGGGAGTTGTATTTTTTATCATAATATAAAATTTTATGTAATGATATGAAATTTCAAAGTATTTATCAATATGAAAATTAGAATAACTGAATCGCAAATAAAAAAAATCGAAGAAGGTATCTTTTGGGATGAGGAGAACTTAAATGCGTTAAAAGGTATTACGGGAACCAAACAACAAAAAGAAGTCTTTAATGTTGAGGTAATAGAACCATTTTCAATAACATTGACGGATTCAATTCAATATCATAGATTAGTTTATATATTAAGAACAAATGGTGTTAAATTTAAAGCTAAGGTTGATAAAATATGAAACTAATAATTACAGAAAGTCAGTATAGAAAAATAATCAAAGAAGATACTCAATTAGAATACACTAGTGAATTTTTGGATGGTGTTACGGTTGTTGTGGTATTTGAGGATGACCCATTATACGAACAAGTTAAAGGATACTTTGAGGAGTATGGGTTTGGGTTTATGGTTCCCGGTAAGAATTTAATCATTATTGATGGTGAAATATTAGTGGGACAACCGGACGCTAAAAGTGTTTTAAAATTTATTGAAGCTCACGAGGTTACCCACGTATTATTAAGTCACGATGGTCCAAGAGATGAGAAAGATGAGTTGGAGGCTGACTTGGGAGCTTACCTATTATTACAAGATAAAGGATATTACGAATCAATCCGAACATTACTAGACCACTTCCAAGAAAGACACGGAGTTGAGTTTGATGAGAGTATGTTGGACGATATAAAAAATAGAATGTAAAAAAAAACAATTATGACAGAAATAAATTACCCTTCAGAAAAAACGTATTTCATTGGATATAATGAAAACGATGATAATGTTCATTATGGAATAATAGATGTTGACCAATGTATGGTGACAGGAAAAGAAACCGTTTATACAACAACAGTGGAACAGGAATATATTGACGAATTATTAGTTCATAATATAATATATGAAGATACTTTACCAAAATCGTTGGATTTACCTGAAGGTTTATCTGGATTGACTCACACTTTAACAATTTAAACACAATACCTGACAAAATAACAAACTAACCTGACATCTTGTCAGGTTTTTTGTTTTGGCACGATTTTGATAAAATGAGATTTGTGCTTGACACATTATAAATTAATATATATACTTTAACAAAACTTATTAAACTATGGGAAAAATTATTGGAATTGACTTAGGAACAACTAACTCGTGTGTCTCTGTAATGGAGGGTAACGAACCGGTTGTAATAGCAAATTCAGAAGGTAAAAGAACAACACCTTCAATCATCGGTTTCATCAACGAAGGAGAAAGAAAAGTTGGTGACCCGGCAAAAAGACAGGCGGTAACCAACCCGACTAAAACAATATCATCAATTAAACGATTTATGGGTTCTACCTATGACGAGAGTAAAAACGAAATTGGGAAAGTTCCTTACTCTGTTGTAAACGAAGGTTCTCAACCAAGAGTTCAGATTGACGATAGAAAATACTCACCACAAGAATTGTCGGCAATCATCTTACAAAAGATGAAACAAACTGCCGAAGATTATTTAGGTGAATCAGTAACTGATGCGGTAATCACCGTCCCAGCTTACTTTAACGATGCCCAACGTCAGGCTACAAAAGAGGCGGGTGAAATTGCCGGATTAAATGTTCGTCGTATTATCAACGAACCAACCGCGGCGGCTCTTGCGTATGGACTTGACAAAAAAGGTGATAGTAAAATTGTTGTGTTTGACTGTGGAGGGGGAACTCACGACGTGTCTATTCTTGACTTAGGTGGTGGTGTATTTGAGGTATTATCTACCGATGGAGACACACATTTAGGAGGGGACGACTTTGACAGAGTCATTATTGATTTCTTGGTTGAAGAATTTAAGAACGATAATGGTGGTTTAGACATCTCAAAAGATGCTATGGCATTACAAAGGTTAAGAGAAGGTGCTGAGAAAGCGAAGGTTGAATTATCTTCATCACCTCAGACAGAAATCAACTTACCTTATTTAAGTGCTGATGCTACCGGACCAAAACACTTGGTAAAAACATTAACAAGAGCGAAGTTTGAACAACTTGCGGCTGAGTTAATCAAAAGAACCATTGACCCTTGTAAAACGGCATTGAAAAACGCGAAACTTAAGGTTTCCGATATTGATGAGATTATCCTTGTTGGTGGAACAACAAGAATCCCGGCAATACAAGATGCGGTTAAGAAGTTCTTTGGTAAAGAACCATCAAAAGGTGTTAATCCGGATGAGGTAGTTGCGTTAGGTGCGGCTATTCAAGGAGGTGTATTGGCTGGTGATGTGAAAGACGTGTTGTTATTAGACGTAACACCACTTTCATTAGGTATTGAAACAATGGGTGGTATTTTAACACGACTTATTGAGGCAAATACCACAATCCCAACCAAAAAGTCACAAGTGTTCTCAACAGCTGTTGATAATCAACCTTCTGTAGAGATTCACGTCTTACAAGGAGAGAGACCAATGGCAAAAGACAACAGAACGATGGGTAGATTCCATTTAGATGGTTTACCACCATCAATGAGAGGTGTTCCTCAAATTGAGGTAATCTTTGATATTGACGCGAATGGTATCATCAATGTATCTGCAGTTGACAAATCAACAAACAAAACACAATCAATTAGAATTGAGGGTTCAACGGGATTATCTCAAGAGGATATTGAAAGAATGAAGGCTGAAGCTGAAGAAAATGCTGAAGCGGACAAAAAACTTAAAGAGGATGTGGACACATTAAACTCCGCTGACAACCTGATATTCCAAACAGGTAAATCTTTAACGGATTTAGAGGATAAGATTTCTGAAGAACAAAAAACAGAAATAACAACTCTTCTTGATACCTTGAAAGAATCTCATTCTAATAAAGATGTGGAAAATGTTAAAACGATTATGGAAGAACTTACCCAAAAGTTTCAAACCATCACACAGGAATTATACAATAGTGTAAATGAGAGTGAGACTCCGGAATCAGATATTAACGCTTCTGACGTAGAGTTTGAAGAAGTTAAACCTGAGTAACATTTTACGATAATGTTTTTTAATCCCAATAATTTTTTTATTGGGATTTTTTGTTTATCTTTGTTCCATAAATAAATAATATTATGAAAGGAATATTGAAAAAAACGACAGGTGGTTTTTTTGTTTGGTATGATAAACCGGTTGATGAGGTTGCCACGGCATATGACTCACTTCCATTACATCCAAAGGCGACTGAAGGGTGGTCGGTAACGGAACGAGAAGATTTCTTCAAAAAATTTGTTGGTAAGACAATTGAATTTGAAATTGTTAATGAAACCATTACCGGTGAGTTTAGTTCTATGGGTGGTGGATATACAAATTACCAAGTTCAGTTAGCTAAACCAATTAAACCAAAATTTGATTGGGAATATTGGAAAAATAGATGTTTGGCTGCCGAACTTTTTATTGAGAAAAGTCCTTGTGACCCGGATATATATCCAAAACAAATGGAGGCGTATAACGAATGGCAAAAATGGGTAGAAGATGAAAGGTAGATTAAAAAAAATTGATGATAAGTGGGTTATTGAATACTCAGGTGTTTCATATAAAGGTGGTAATCCAAAACAATTAGGTAATTACACAAAAAAAGTTGAGAAAAAAACTTTACCATTACATCCTAATTTTGTTACAATGACAGATTATGTTTGGGTTAAAGGTATTAAGGTTTACGATGGTGACGAGGTTGAATTTACTCAAGTATTAGTTAATCCTATGGGAAGAGAAGTTGACCCGAATGATTTAGGTAAAAATCTCTCAAAATGTAAATGGTACGCTAAACCCTCTTTAGTAGAAAAAGAAGAACAAAAACAACATCTAATTGATATGATGAAATCTGATGAAGAGTTGGGTTTGTATGATGAACCTAAACAAGAATTATCTAAAGATGAAATTGATAAGTTTTTTGTTGATATGATTTGTAATCCTAAACAAGAATTATCTGTAAGACTACAAAATTCATTAAAACAATTCAATCTAACTTTAGAAGAAGCAATGAATACAGAAACGTACAAACTAAAACAAATTGGATTTGGAAACAGAAGTATTATTGAGTTGCAAAGTTTTAAATCTAAACAAGAAATTAAACTTGAGGATATCTTTAACGATGAGAAAAGAGAAGGAGCTAAAAGAGTAATTCATCAACATAAAGTTTTGAAAGGTTTGTATTTAATCAACCCTGTTCATTTGGAAATGACAAGTGATGGTCACGGAGAATTTCCGGATGGTTATAAATTGACTCATAAAGGTATTCAATATATTATTAACCAATTAAATAAAGAATAAAAAATGAGCGAGAATAACAAACCAAGAGTGTATACTTCAGAAATCTTAAAAGATATGATATCAAAAATCACACCGGAAGAATTGGCGTTAACTGAGATTGAAATGATGAATATGGTTTATGAGGATACCTACACCAATAAAGAAATTAGAACTTGGTGGTTAAACCAAACTGAGGAAAGAAGACGAAATATGGTTCGTGAATATTTCAAAGGTGGTAATAGTGAAAACATCAACACATTATACGGAATTATGCCGGAAGAAATGGAGGAAATGTATAACATTAATGTTGATGTTGTTATAATGGATTGGGAAGAAATCTTATTTGATTTTATAGATTTTTACCCGTGTCAATTACCTGACGAATTATTTGAATGGTTAAAAGAAAATTACGAAATACCAAAGAAAAAAAATGGATTATAATTATTGGCACAAACAAGTTATGATAAAGATGGGGATTCCTTTTACGGGATATCCGGTGATTATTGAGACGGAATGGGAAACTTTGGTGTTAAATAAAAATAATGGTAAATTTATAAGAAAAGATGGAAAAGATTAAAGTTATATTTTTAGACATAGATGGAGTTCTTAATGTTTACTCCCACGACCACGATGAGTTTGGTAGTCAATTTCAACCCCAATTCGTCAATAACCTTAAACGAGTTATTGAAGAAACCGGAGCCAAGATTGTAATATCATCAACTTGGAGATATGCGGGTCTTGATAGGATGAAAGAAATGTGGGAAAAGAGAAACTTACCTGGTGAGGTGATTGATATCACAGAGGATTGTACTTACTTATTTAATGAAGGTTTATTTGAATGGTTAG